ACTACGTTTTTGGTTTTGCACAACTGTCGATCTGTTCTAAAAGAGCCACCTTAGCACGCGCCTTCAGGTACCGACAGACCTGTTTGCGTTTGCGCCTAACCCAATGTATGTCTGGCGGAAGTTGGTTATGCTTATTAGCCGAGACCTCTTGGGTGGACGTGTTGGAGAACAGTAACCACAACGGATAATGTCTCAGACTACCCCCTACCGCTCGCAACACTATCGCTTGGCGAAAGGTCCGACGTGCCGCAGGAGATGCATCTTTCGGATTCTCAAGGTAGGTGCGAATCAAATAGGCGTTACTACCTTCGGGCTTGACTCGTCTGACTTGAGAATCTTTCGTACAACCCGCCCGCATAAAGACCACTGGCTGTTCAGGTTTGGGTTCAGTGAAACCTAATGCCGACAACAAAGAAGCGGGAAACTCCATGTGACATCCTTAGTTTAAGTTTATTCAAGGTATAGTTCAAAAAAGTACGATATTACTATGACTACAGGCAATGAACATTCATTGCTCACGAGGAGGTGATCCACTGAGGGGTCTGGTCCTGCCGAGACGGCACCATCCAGCCTGGTACCAGCGCCTGTATAGTGACTGCTGAGAAGCAGCCATGACTTCAGCCTCTAAAGCCCCTACCTTCGGGTAGGGGCTTTATGCTGCTTAGGGTTTTTGGTGACAGAACGAATCGGGCCAATAGTGCATGACTGCATCCATGGTGGTGGACTTGGCTTTGACTAACGAGACCCCTTCGAAATGCGGGAAGAAGAGTTTCTCGTAACGGGGGGTACTGACCTCCACTGCAATCGGTCGACAGTCTTCGCTGGCTACAAAGAAGACGATGTCCTGACTGAGCAACGGACTCTCCAACCACTGCTGAGGGGGCTTTAAACCCCAGCCCACGTAGCGAGTCATCATCGCCTGATACATCTCAGGTGTGATGCCAGAGGTGGCGATTGGGTGAACAAAATAGTCGGGTGAATTGAAGCCTTCGGGAACTTCGCACATAAACTCAATGTTACCCAACTGAGAACGAGCCAACGCATAAGGGAATGGGGGTGGGGCGTTCAGTAAAACGGGTTCTGGTGTGGGCTGTAGAAAGTCTACTTTACAACGTACTAACACGTACATGGATGCTTAATCCTCGTTGCGTTTAAACAAGTATATCACTTGCCTATGGGTAATATAGGTTTCAAATACTTTTTACTGGAAGGGGCATAAAAAACATCAGGTGAGTTACCCCACCTGAGTCTTAAAGGATGCGGTTGTACAGGTAGATGTGGACGGGAAGGTCAATGTCCGTCAATTTCTCATGGAGGAGGGGGCGAAGGAACTTAATGTAATCAAGTCCCCCATAACCACAACCCAGAGGCGGAAGCCCCAGTTCTGTGATCCCCATCTCTTTATAGTTCGCCACAAGGTAATCCAGCCCCTCGATGACGTACTCTGGTTTAGACGGATTTTTCCAGTGTGCTTTGGTGGGAAACAATAGGACCTGATGACGTGACTTTGGGATCTTATACAGTTGGGGTTGCCCCACCTTCAATTCACCCTTGTCACACAGATCTTTGTAGAAGTCGAAGAGCCCCCTCACCCGTTGTTTCATGGCCAATGCCAACCCATTCCCCATCACCCCTACCGTATTAACCGGGGCTGTGATAGTTTGCAACCGGGTATCAAACAAGGACCCTTCGCCTTCATACACGATCATCGCTTCGCGCCTCCTAAACCCACACCAGCGGCGGCCTGTGCTTGCTGGGCTGCCCGAATTTGCTTTTGAGTTTCAGCCGTCATGCGAGCCGCTTTCTCAGAAGAGATTCGTAACATCAAAGCACAGTACTCACGGGGCATGTTGAGGAAGTCCACAATAGACACCCCCCACTCTTTATGAACCTCGTACAGATGGTACTGATAAAAGGTTCGGTAAAGCGTCCCGTATTCTGACACATCTTCTTTTGGCTGATACTCAACCAACGCCAAGGGGTTAGCAGATGGGCTGCCGTGATCACAAATCCCGTACTGGGTTTCGTAGGCATCGCGCATCACCACCTGCGCCGCTATATTGTCCAACTGCTTTCCTTGCTCAAGGATTTTATCCAACAAGGTCGGCTTGTTATAAAACCGTGCCCCGAAGCCCGGCAACAACACATGGCTGTCTTGGTCTTCGGGGTTAACGGTTAAAGGGAGGACTTTATGAGTACCTTGTAGATGCGTTGGTTGAGTAGGGTAAAAAAAACTTGCGCCACATCAATCGGTACGACGTACGGACTGAACTGGGCTTCCTCTTCCTTAACCTGGTTGGCCTTACACACCGGACACTCATGCTTGGGCAGACCGATCACCGAAACAGTCACCGAGTTGATGTACTCGCTCACTGCTGCCAAGGTAGTGGTGCGGGTCTCTTCATCGGCGGTCAACACACCCATGAGGTTTTCGATCGTGTCACGGTCAGTGCCGATTTCTGCCTCTTCGATATGCACTTCCTTCACCCAGTGGCCGTACTGACGCAGGTTGGTCAAACGACCCTGGTTGGTGATGTAGGCATCGCGCTCATCGCCACGGATGTTTTCACCGAACGCACCTTCCATCACCTTGATGATGTTGGCAATCCAGGCGTTGCCCGAATTGTAGTACTGTTCGATGGTTGGGACCGCCAGAGTGATGGCGATTTGGTCGGTGATGGACACCCGACGTTCTTGGTTGTACTTGTGCTCTTCGGCGTAGCGCTTGAGGTCTTCGTCGGACATCCGCGTCTTGCGCTGAGACATGCGCTTGGTCTGCCATTCCGACAGCGCCGCACGGTTGGTCCACATCAGCTTGCTGAGATTCAGCAGGGCTTCGAACACATGGTTGCACACCTTCTCGGTGTTGATACAGCCACGCGAATACGGGTAACCGTTCGGGTAGATGGCCGATGCCAGACCCCAAAGGATCAACGGGATATCGGTCACCAACACAATGCTTTCCAAGTACTTGGGCGACATTTCTTTAGCGTTGGTGTCGTAGACGTGCTGGAGTGCAAAATCCAGCAGATCGTTGATCAGGTGAACCGCGGTGTTCGAAAACACCAGACCGTTGGTCATACGACCCAGCGTCACTTTTGCCGAACCGACACGACGCTCCAGTTCGAGGATCGACGCTTCAGACGGCGCTTTGAAACTGACCCAGATACCAGTATGCCACAGCGGTACTTGGTGGATGGTACCCAAACCCAGCGCAGCCGTCATGCGCATGACAGCACGCTCGCCAGTCAGGACAGTACCGGACTCTGCAAAGCGCGGACGGGAGATGCCCATGGGTTGGCCAGCCGACTCAACGGTCTGTTGCCAGTCACCGCCTTCTTGGTCCAGCGCTGCTTGGAAGGGTTCGTTGCGCAGCAGGTTGGCAGAACCACGTTCGAGCGATTGAACCCAACGGCGAGTACCGGCATCACCTTCGACTTCGATGTTCGGGTGGTTATCACCGGTCTCTTTGAGATCGCCCAGTGTCCCGTTGATGAACGTCAGGTGTAGGTTGGGATCGGCGAAGATCGCTTTGGCATCGGCACCGGAGTACGGTTTGTCGATGGGGTACTGAAGACGAACATTGAGGTTAACCGCTTTCGGGGCGTAGCTGCTGGTCGACTTCGAGTTCAGGGTGTTCTCGGCACCTTCTTCGGATGCGTTCTCGGGTGTTGGCAGTTCGTTCTCAGACATTGTTACACCTGCGGGTTCTGATTGAGTTGGTTGAAAAGGTCGGTGATCTGCATAGCAGTCGGCACCACGACCAATTGATATGACGTGATCCACTGATCATAGGCCTGTGCCACATCCATCAGGAGGGCCAGTTTAGGCAGGTCGACTACGCCACCACGGTGTTGATCGACTGCAGCGTTCAGTTGATTCAGTCGTGTGCTGAAATCCTGAACGTCGCGATTCAGCGTATTGGCCAGTTGCATCAGCGAAGCTTTATCCGCAACGCGTGCCACCAGTTCCTGATTGCGCAGAAGAGCAACCACTTGTGTGGGCGACTGGTTCAGCTGGAAGCACTGAGCTTGCAAATGGCTCAGATCATTCCAGATGTTTTCGAAGTCTTTGCGCTCCTGAATCAGCTCTTTAAGACTGTTCGGCCCACGCTTGACGTAGGAAGGGTTGTGCTTACGGGACATAACGTATTCCGCCTTTTGTAAATTGATTCGTGGGCTCGTGAACAATTTTCGAGCATGGTCTCGTATAATTTGGGAAGGTCGTATTATTTAACCGGAGGTCTATTGTGGTAGAAGAAATTGAAGAATTCCTGGGTACGGTGATCACACCTGAATTGACTGCAGTGTATGTGGATGCCGTCCAGGTTATTCTGGACTCCGGGATCAGTATGCACATTGTTCAACTGGAAGGTTTGATCAGTCAAGAGGGCGAAATTGGTCGCGACCAAGTGGTCAGTGAGATCGACGCCTACCTTAAAAACTTGTTGGAATCGACCCTCAACCAATTTGGTGTGTTCTTAAATGAGACCTTTGGTCTTAAACATGCCACCGCCATTATTCGCAGTATCAACACCTTGGATGACTTTGACGACGTTGAGACTATTGAAGCCATCTGTCTGTCCGAAGAATCGCCCGAGGAGCGGCTCGCAGCGCTCGTAGAGCTGACTTCCGAGTTTACTGTGGAAGATCTACTGCTTCATCTCGATAACGTCAACCCGGCGCTCCTGAAGCGTTTGCTGACCACCGTACATAAGGTAGACGATGGGTTTGATACCCCCACCGTTCAACGCACTGGAAAAGTGGTACGTATTAAAAGCTGTACCAGTCAGTTGAAAGATCCCTGGTTGTTGGCCTATGTGGATGCTGGGGGTAAGATCAATCTACCGGTTACCAACATGGCCGAAGCGTTTCGGACGTACTACGAAGAAAAACGTGTCGCCGATCCGATGTTGGATCGCAACGTCTCCGAACTGGCTTTGCAACTCATGGCCTTTATCTTGGCTTCTGATGCGGCCGATGCCGACCTACTTCGTGTCAGTGAAGAAGTGGTTGAAGACACCTTCCTTAAGTTGCCCCTGATCATTCGAGTAATGGAACAGGTGCGCGAAATCCTCTCGGCGGTAACTTATGAACAAGCTTGATTACCTTTTTGCAGCGCTTAACGCAGGCGCATATCGCAAGAAATCGTGGGCTCTGTCTGTCTTCAGTGTGACGCAGGGTCCGGAAGAACGTTACCCCTATGCTCTTCTGCGTACGGAAAAGAACACCGTCTTTGTTGATCCGGAGAACCCTGAGAACCTGATCACTATTGATGATGCCCAACCCCAAGAACCCTTATTCCGGTTCACGGATCGAGTGGACATCACTCCCGCCTTGGTACCCAATTGCAAAAAGGCAATGAACGTACCGGTTGGAAACGTCTTTTTCAACTTCTATGTGTTGGTCTACGCCTTGGGTGATCGGATCGAGTTCATGACAGGTAAGCTCACACCGGGCGCTGTACAGAACAAGATTCGTCCTTTGATGGCCGACTATCCGGAAAATGGAGAGCGTGATCCTAAGCTGATTTATCCAGACGATTACCGCAAGTTCAACAAAGCCATCTTTGGTATTTCAGGGTTCACTCAACTGTGTGTGCCTTCGGCCACCAAGCGCATGTTGACCACTCACCCAGATGCTCGTAAGTTGCGGGCAGAACTTCTTGAGAAGAACAAAGATCGTCTCTGGGACCCGGCCGTCATTGCTAAGATGGAGGCTGAACTCATTGCTCTGGATAAGGAGTGGATGAAATCTGATCCCGACGGGGGTGATGGGTTCTTCGTGAAGGAGAATAAATCCTACGGTGTGGTTCGTAAACGCATGCACCTGATGCACGGCGCCGAGATGGGCTTCCAAGACGGCACCAAGGCCACGCTGGTGGTCAACAGCCTGAATGAAGGTTGGGATATCGACAAGATGCCTGACATGATCAACTCGCTCCGGGAGGGTTCTTACAACCGCGGTCGTGATACCGCCTTGGGCGGCGAGGCAGTGAAGTTCTTGGGACGAGTCTTCCAGAACACCACCATCACTGAACAGGACTGTGGTAGCAAGTTGGGTTGGGAGAAAGAATTCACCGAACACAACTTCAAAAAGTTTGTGGGCTTTTACCGGGTAACGCCGCAAGGTTCTGAGGAGATCACTGAAGACTACGCCAAATCTCAGATTGGTAAAAAAGTCACAGTGCGCTCACCAATGTTGTGCAAGACGCCTAAGACGGGTTTCTGCCAGCGTTGCATGGGCAATCCCAATGCGATCAACCCGACGGCGTTGGGTTTGCTGGCGGCTGACTTGGGTAGTCAGATGATGTACATTTTCATGGGTGCCATGCACGGTAAAGTGTTGAGCGTATCCAAATACAACTTCAAGCATTCCATCACGTAATCTGGAGATTCCTCGATGACCAGTATCAACAAACCGGCTGCACAATGGACCGACGAAGAACTGTTGGCGTGGGCCCGTGGCGAAGCCAGTCCGAGCGGCCAAGCCAGCAATCGCACCGTCTCCCGCGAGTGCATCGCGCGCTTTGGTTTCGAAAACACCGATGACATCGACAGCGTTAAGGCTTTCGTGATTGCCAAGTTCGTGGTCGCGGGTGACGAAACGACTGACGAAGAGCCGTCCTTGGAACCGCAGCCCAACGAAGGTGGTGAAGGTAGCGACGAAGCCGGTGACACCACCGAAACTTCAGAGACCACAACTCCTGTGGTTGAAGCTGCTCCAACTCCTGTTGCTCCGGCGACTGTAGCACCTGAAGCGCCCGCCGCCGATGAAGAAAGCGGTGAGCCCGAAATGCCAGAAGAAAACGTTCTGGTCAAACCCACCCCTGTCACTTTCAATCAGGCCAACATGTCTCGCGAAATCATCGAAAACAACCTGGCGGACTACGCCAAAACCATGGCTCCGAACGTTCCGACTTCGGCCGAAACCGCAGCCACCAAACAACTGATGCTCTACCGCACCATTCAGATCGTGCTGCGCAGCACCGGTGGCGACTTCACGCAGAACCTGAACCTGCTGCTGGACTTCATCGCCGCGCATCGTCAGACCCTGTTCGCTGAGATTCGTGCGTTCCGCAGCATGGACATCGTGCGTCTGCCGGCCAACGAGCGCAAGAACTTCGAGCGACTGCTCAACCTGTTTATCGGCACCGCCGTACGTGAAACCCGTGCGCTGGCGCTGAAGCAGGTTGACCTGACTCGCACCGTCGAAGGTCTGGATGCCGGTGCTCAACAGCGCGTGATCGAGTTCTACTCGATTTAAGCGGCAAAAAAAAAGGTACTCTAGGACTCCCTTAGGAGTCCTAGAGCCTTTATGCCGTCAGTGAACCGTCGCTTGTTGAGCTTCGGCGTTAAACGGATACACCACCAGAGTTTCTTCTACCAAACTGTTCCGATACTGTTGGGTCAGAATAGCCTTGGCATGGGGGTGTAGGTTCGTTCGAGCAATCAAGTCTTCACACACCGCTTGCGAGTAGCCCACCGAAGCTAATGTGTTGATCATCGTGCTGTACTGTCGCTGCTCGTAGTAGGGATCAACCAGCTTGGACTTTTGCAATTGCTTACAATACGCCCAACAACACAACGAGGAAAAGATGAAGATCTCAGGATGTTCTTCCAAAAACATCTTGGCATCCAAAGACCCCATCAATTCCACAGCCAACCCCATGGCCCCGCAGAGCCACTCCATGTCACACTCTTTGATTACCGGATACAGGATTCGGGCATCGTGGAAGGTGAGGGGGTACTTGAGTAACAGTTCTGGGACGTCAAGGACACCGGCCATTCGAAGACGTACGGCTTGTCCTTGTTGATTGGGAACGAGGTATTGCATGACCCGTTGAGGGATTGGTTGTGGTTCCATAGTTCAAAATCGTGAAGCTCCTCGCTACACGGTTCTCCCATTTCGATAGAAGGTATATAAAGCTCCCACTCGAGGTGATCGCCCCAATCGGCGATGGTGACGCCGGTGGGTACGTATTTGTGACTAAGGACGCGCCCGGTGAAGGCCTCCTTTTTGCGATGGTGGTATTCGATGTGTTTATCGATGTCCGCACACACGAGGTAGTAGAACTTCGGCACCGACCCTTCCCACTGCAACAACTCCCGCAGGCGCCCAAAGGCTTGCAGGTTAGCAGTCGACGAACCCAACGCATCGGTCATGATGACGGTGAGCAGGTCCGGGATGTCTTGTGCTGTGCCTAACGACTTCAGGGTTGAGACAATGATTTCACCTTTGTAGGTGTCTTCAATACTCGTCCCTTGAACGTGCAGCACCACCTTGTGTTCGGGGAACATCTGTTCGAAGTGGCGATGAAGCTTAGTGCACATCTCGACAGTGGCGGCGTACACCAAACATTTCTGGCCACGTTTGAACTCTTGTAGGTAAGTCTCGGTGATGACCATCCCTACCATGTCCATGTAGGCTTTCAGGATATCCTTCTGCTTCATAATGGACTGTTCAAACAACACATGCGAATAGGACTTACGACTGTGGTTTAACCAACGCAAGCGATGGCCCACACGCAATCGATATTCCAACCCCACCGCTTCGGCGTAAACCACACGCCCTTTGGGTTTGATGCGCCAATGGGGCGGGAACATCTCCGCCACACGGGAATTCACAAACGGGTCGTCACCTTCCAAGGTACCCGACAGTGAGATGGTTTTCTCAACGTTGGTGTACAGGTCTTGGCGATAGTTCAAGTGGAAGTCTTGGTGCACCTCATCGATCAGGCGAATGCCAAACCCACAGACGTCATAGAACTCATGGGGTAGACAGGCGTAGCCCATCTCCAATATGCCTTCTTTGTGGATTTCGTATTCTTTCAGGTAATTGTAGAACGTCATGTTCGAACAGATGACGAACTTGGCATCCAACGTACCGTCCACAGCCATCTGAGTGACTGCCTTAAGGGAGGCTGATCCCTTGATGACAATGATATCGCCCTTTTTGATCTTAAAGGCTTTCTCGATATCACTGATCCATTTCTCTACGTACATCGCTTTGATGCACACAAAGGTTCTTTTCTTAATCTTGCTGATTGCAAGCAACGCGGTGAACGTTTTACCACGACCAGGGTCAATGGTGGCAACCTTGGTCACCCCTTCGTCGGTGATGTAGTCAACCAACTCGACTTGGTAGTCGCGCGGCTCCCGAAGATCAATCAGCTCCAGTTCAATGTCGTCGCCATAGTTCTTTGGCAATTCGACTACGTTGATTTTACCCTTTCCATAACCGTGGCGCTCCAGAACCACGAAGAGTTCAGGCAACAGGTTACGGTGGAAATTAAAAACAGTTCGATCCCGTGTTACACCCACAAACACGCGCAGCATGGTTCGTACGAATCGCCCATTTGGACTTCGGGTGAACCCAAACTGCGCGAGCCGGTCGCACATTTCGAACAGGGCCGGACGGACACGAGGTCCGAAGTTCGACACCCGTACGAAATGGCTTCCAAGCTCTAAGGTCAACTCTGTGCCTACTTTGGGTGGAACCGGGGTAGGTCTCGTAGGCACAATGTTGCTCCTAGTTAACGTACGCCGGATTTGCCCACGACCAGATAGTCGAGGGGATGGTCAGGACGGTTGTCCAAGATGAAGGTTCGGATATCGCTGAGTACCGCCCCCTGCTTCTCATAGGCCATGGTGGCCGACAAGCTGCGGAACCACATGTTGTCCTCGTAATACCCCACTACACCATTCAGCCGGTCAACCGGCATACGGTGGTCATGGTTCTCGGGGTCAATTGCCATGGTGGCCAACAAGATCGCTTCCAGGTGACCGATGTTAACACTGAGCTTGGAGTTGATCAGGTCGTCAAACGCAAACAGGGCTTCCTCGGTGGTGCTGTAGGAGCCTGAGTTCATGCGCTTGGAGGACTTATCGCGAGCCTTGTTCGCGCTAGGCGAGGCCTTGATGAAGTTCTCAATCATGGTCATGTATTCCACAGTGTTCAGGTGACGCTGCGGCAGTTCAAAGATATCGTCCTCGAAGTCCCAGTCCGACAGATCGATCAGGAAATCACCACGGGATGTGGTGGTCCAACCGACTTCCTTGAGGAAGCTCAAGAACAGCTCACCGAAGTAAGCGCGTCGAGAACCCATCGAGACAGAGACCGTCACAGTATTGATCGCCCCGTCATTAATAATCTCCAGCTGAACTTCAACCAACTCAGCCAGACGTTCCATCGGCAACTCACGGACATGACGTACCCGATGCAGGTCAGTCAGGCGTGGGGCATACTGATGTGGGACAATCAACCGCACTTCATCGGCAATTTTCAATTCTGCCATTAGGCGCAGTTTCGATTCGTCACTACCCTCCCGTATGTAGTATTGATCGTGTTCCGAGATCTTGAACGATTCCACGCTGGTACTGCCATCCAGGTGTTTGGTCGACAATACGCGCTGCGACAGAATCTCACAGAGCGTGGTGGCACTGACGTGACCCAGTACCGTCTTGGCCGGAATGGCGTTGGCCAGTTCGCCGAAGCAGGTGGCACAAACACCGTATGGATCAAGGTGTTGACACTTAAGGATGCTGCGGGTTTTCAGGGTACGACCGATCAACTTGTTACGATCACGCTTGATGATGGGTTTGAGTTTTCCATCATCTTCCAGATAGAACTTACCCAACAGGTTCTCGAAGTTGGAGGAGGTGATCTTCCACTCGATGTAATGTTGGCTACCGCAGTCGCCTGGGTGGATGTGCTTCAGCGTCTCACACACCAGCTGCATCCGACGGTTGAAGTACTCTGAATCAGCCACCGGGTCTTTGGCGAACCACAGGGCCTTGGATGCCGAGCGAGACTCGATCATCGATTCGTACAGCTTGGTGATCCCGTGGGTGTAGCCTTTCAGCACCGGGGTGTGGAAGATGCGTGAGTTGATGTCTGTCAGATAGCCTCGTACCGAGACACACTGGAGAATCTGACCCATGCTCACCAGACCTGACTTAGCCACCTTGGCCACAGGGTTACCCACCAGTTCGTTCTCGTCGAGCAAAACCCCCCGCACGGCGGTGTAGGTGTGTTCGATGGAGTTCGGGGAGGGTTTGGTGTTGTCGTTAATTTCCTTGATCTTGGGATGGGTGACGATGTCGATGAAGTCAAGAATACAGATACTGCTCACCGATTGCGGGACGTTCCAGGTGAAATCGTTGTAGATATCCTGGAAGGTGTCGTACACCACTTGTCGGGCAGCATCCAGATCCAACAGATGGCCTTCGCCGCATTCATCGAACCAGTCTTTGGTTTCAAACAGGGAGGTTTCAATCAGCTCGGCGGTGGTGCGCATACCGATGCGAGCTTTACCGATATGATAGCGTTTGTATACAGGGGCTTGCGGGTAGAGTCGGTTGAACACCATGGTGTACCAACTGTACTGCGTCAGCCGGGTATCAGTTTCAAGGTCCCCATCATCGAACTCCAGAATAAAGGGACGGTCCGGCATGGCCCACAGTTGAGCAGTAGACATAGCCAGAATCTGGCGCACGGGAATACGTTCCACTAGGAACCTCCTCGAAGTTAGACGGCTGTGGGGTTACCCCCACAGCGAAGTTTATAAGAACATCCTCAGATGCTAGGTGGCGTCTGAGGCCTTTCAGGTTTGTACACGAAACGAATGCCCGCACACTCCAGCACGTGGGTGACGAACAGGATATTGCGACCCTGCCCGAGTGGGTATTTGTCCCGGTCAATAACCTTGGGGATGTTGGTCGGTTGTGGTGCACGCAGGATGTTAGCCGTGATCTCTTTGTGTACCGTTGGGTTGTTGGACTGATCCACCAGATCGGCTGCTACGTAACCTCCAGCCGTACTGGCAAGTAGACGGACTTCACCTTCCCCGGTCAGGCGGATGGGTGAGGCACGACCTGGGTAGGCGTACTTATCCATCTTGGTGATCTTGGCTGGGATGCCGTGGTGCTGCAGCTTGGCAGAAGCAACGCCTGACCACTCACTACCGGTTTTCTCCAACTCGATCACGTAAACGCTACCGATCATAATCGGCGCATCCGTCACGACCCGCTTACCATGTTGTGCAATGAAGCTCACAGGACCATAGCAAGGTGGGTACTTCGCTTGGACTTGCTGGACCGTCTCGACATAATCGATCGGGTTGTGTGTTGGCATCCACAGGTAGATACCATCACGCATCACCGACAACAGGTGCTCCTCGATGGGTTGTTTGTACTCCCCACGAGCAAACATCTGAGCCATCCACGGCGACACGATGTCGTAGTAACCAAAAAGGTATTGCCACGCCTGTGCCACAATGGCCGGGTCCAACTGAATGTCTTGTCCCGGTACGATGTTGCTTTCTCGACTGCCGAACAATGCGTTCTGTAGGTTGAAGGTGGGTTTGGGTTTCGGTGGGACGTCATCACCCCAAGGACTGAAGCCAAACATTTGACGAATCTTCTTAGTGACGTCGCGCGATGCAGCATTGAAGTACTGCTCGTACAAACGACCCAAGTTCATCCGTTTGATGTTGGAGTCGGCATCCATGATGTAGTCAGCTGAATTGCCTTCTGCATCCACCGGCATGTTAGCCCGTGGCCAGATACCGCAGATAACCGCCTTATCGCCATGGGTCCCGGTGATCTTGTTGCCGATCGTAGGTACCATGTCGTATTGGTAGGTCACCTCAATCCGCCACTCATCCAACTCGTTACGACGGTAGGTTTTATTGACATCCATACTGCCTTGACGACTATCGCGATGACGTTCGTTCAGGTAGGTACGGGCTTCCACCAACAACCGGTTAAACTCATACCCAAGGGTTGGACGACCTTCCGGACGACGACAGACTTTCTCATACTCCTGCCAGATACGACGGTAGTAGTTAGTGGCGGCTGTATGGTACTTGCGCAGCTGCCGATCCATACCTGCCGGGGTATTGCAATTACGCAGCAGGTGATTGTGCTGAACCATGATATCGATCACAGTAGCGCCAGGGGTTGCATAGACCAGTCGGTCGTAGATGTAGTCAGGTTCCCGCAAAGCGGTCGGCGACATCTCGATCGGAGCCAGCAGCGGATCGTATTTGCGCAGGGCAAACAGAAGACCGTCATCACGGATCTTTTCACCAATGTCCGGTACAGGCTTGTATTCATCCGGACGTTCAGGATTACCGTAGAGATTGATCATGTAGTAGTGCTGACCACAGCTCTCTACCCGCTTCTCAAACCCTTGGGCTGTGAGTTTCGGAAGAACATCATCGGCAAAGATCGCACCGTCCTCAATCACGCCTTCGACGGACATCAGACACATGTTCAACTCAAGGCCGTATTTGTAGTCTCCTTCTGGTGTGACGCTTGGAGAATCAGCCACTTTGGTACCCGCTCGGATGCGGGCTTCGGCAGTCATCTGACGGACGACGTTCTGGTCCTTCTGATATTCGAATCCGAAGTGCTGGTGGTTACAGTTATACATCGGAAGGATCATTACATCGACGTGACCGGTTTTCGCATCTTCGTAGATGTACGCCGTTTCGGGGGAGAAAGCAATGCTGTCGATACCGGCAGTTTGGTCGTAGCGATGCACTACGGCCAAAATCACCACATTGTTCTCAAAGCGCTTGGAGAACGTGTACTTAGCAAACTCTCGTTCGGTACCGGTTTGTTGACGGCGCAGGGTGCTGCCTTTAATCACAAGGCTCGAACCCAATGCCGAGTTTGCCATCTGGACCCGCGGGGAACTGTCGCCGCGCAGGTGGGAGTTCAGGTTACTGACACCAATCAGTTCGGGGAACAGTTGGCATTCGGCTTCCATCGGGTCAACCTCATTGTAGTGAGGTACCTGAGTGTGCTTGAAGACCTCTTTGACTTCATCCGACACGATAGACTCCTTAGTCTTCTACGAGTTTAAGGGGCAGTGGTGATCACTCACCAAGGGTATTCACCTTAATAATATAGGTTTGTTTTTTCTTTACTGCGGACGGACACAGACATGACCATGCCTATCCAAGAGTTGATGACCAACACGGTGGCTCAAGTTTATTGCGACCAAGCGTTTCGCGATACGGTCGAGTCAGTCTTGAACATCATCAAAGTCAATCCTAACAATCGCACCATCGGTATCGAGCCCGGCATCGCCTACAAATATGAGTTTGACTTCTACGGGTTGTTGTCACACCTCAAAATTCCTACGAGCATGCACTGGTTAACCCTGCGGGTAAACGGTTATCGAGACCCACGGGACTATGTACACACCCATGTCGAACTGGTCATCCCAAGCGAAGACGACCTGACGTATGTGCGTCGGATGTACAAGACACGAAAGGGCATACTTTGAAAAAAAAAACAGGGGACCGAAGTCCCCTGTTTTTTTTTTATGCCGCCTTAGATCCCGGTGGGGAACATCGGCTGTTGCATAAAGGGTTGTTGCATGGGTTGTTGGTATTGACCAGGGAAGCCCATCATGGTCTGCTGCGGTTGTGCGAACTGTTGTGCGAACATCTGCTGCGGAGTCATCATCGGCTGCTGAACCGGTTGCTGATACTGAGGTTGCATCATCATCGGTTGAGGTTGAGCCGCTACGCCCATACGCTTAGCCAACAGATCACTGAAGGAGACCGTATCGGATTCCTTCGTAGCCTGATGAGCTTGCGGTTGGTACTGCGGTTGTGGCGGCTGTTGGGTTTGAGTTTCCCACGGCATGACAGCGGGGGTTGTTGGAGCTGGGGTGTTGGTGACCGGAGGTTGAAGCGACACTTCTGCGTTCTCGATGCTGGCCAACGCGTGATGCGCGGCGTGTTTCGGGGCGCTGGTGTCGAGCACCACCACCTTGTTCGATGCAGCAGGCTTGACTTCGGCACCGGTCTTATCCAGCACCACGCCTTCGTTACCCGACAGGCTCGGGATCAGATCGCGGTACTTGCCAAGGTCGTTGAGTTCCTTGTCGAAGTCCACGTTGATCAGCAGCTTGTCCGCATCGTCCAAATGTTTCTTGAACTTGCGCACGACGCTATTGAGCTGTTTGGCCACCTTAGCAAACGACGACATCATCGCATGGAAGTACGGTGCAACGTCGCTGTTGGTACCGAAGCTGTACTTGTCCACGTCCTCGGCATGCGGCAGGATGTAGTCGAACAGGGCCTTGATGGCTTTCTTGTTCTTCTGACTTCCCAGCGTAACCGTGAAGACTTCCTTCCCCGGTGTACCCAGTTGTTCGATCAGCGGGAAGGTGGTAACGGCTACGCGGGAGTAACCTTTACCTTTCCATTGACCGGCACGCTTGAGGTACATGTTGATCAGCTGGTTCTTGTCGATACCCAGCTGCTCGATGGTTTTGGTCAGGTCCTTGAACGTATTCTCGGTGACCGGACCGACCAACGAGAGGAACTCGTGCTGGTCAGGCGTGAGCTTCTTCTGAGCATCCACATTGACGGCAATCGCCATCAGCTGGGTGGCCAGCTCGGTTGTGACACCGAGTATCCGCACCATCAACAGCGCCTTGAGTTTGCGCAGTACTTCGGACTCACCACGCAACAGGCTTTCCGACAGCGGATGGAAGGCGATGGTGGTGTTCCAGTTGGGGTTGGCCAACACTTCGGAGGTCGGCATCACCAGACGCTTGGCAGGTTCCTTACCTACCGTACACGGCGTGTGGATACCGTCCAGGTCCATGCTGATCAGACCTTCCTTGTTGACAACGAGGCCGGCAGCTGCCAGCACGGACTCATATAGTGGAATGAGCATAGTTCATGCCTCCGAGTGGGTTTTGATTGTTTGCGACCTGGGTCACAGTTTTGTTTGCCAAGCTTTCGATGTCGCTGACGTACTGCATGGCGTAGTTGACGTTTTGCGAGAGCAGCGGGGTGGTCAGCGAATCTGCAAAGGACGGGGCACAGAAATACTGCTCAGGACCTCCCATTACAGAAGCGAAGATGTGGGTTTCGCCATACATGTCAATCATGACACGGATGTTGAAGTCCACTGCGTTGTTGATCGAAAGACCGGTGAGGATCTCGTGGGTCAGGCGGTTGATAAAGCTGTTGATGGAGAACTTGACCATCTCCGGTGTCGGTAGCCAAGAAGACGGGGTCCCTTGAACATCCACAACGAACTCACGGGTTACCGTACGGTTGGTAGCCGAGAACGCCACCTTGGTCAGGAAGTGGTCCGACATCAACGCCGGGACTTGCGAACTGATCACCTGTGCAATGATACCTTCGGTGTTCGACGCATTCCACTTGGCCGAGGCACCTGCTTGGTGAAGCGGCATCTCGAATCCACCGGTGGTGGAGGGTTCGATCAGGCTGACGCGATCGTCGAGGTTACCATGGTTCGATCCGATTTCCATGAGACACTTGTAGGTGAATGAACACCCTTCTTGGAAACCACCGTTCTGGATGATCTGGTGCAAGATCCGGTTTTGGTTGATACTCATCTCGGCGTAATGACCGATCGCACGATCGAGGGTGTCGCCGTACGGAGTGGCCATGCCATCGGACGCTGAGATGTTGTGGATCGGCAGCGAGCCCTTGAGCACTCGAGAGAGGTACTGGTTGGGCAGGTCATTGGCAATCGTGGAGAACTTGGGTGTGTTCCCAGCAAAAGCCGTACGACCATCAATCACAGGTTCGGAGTAGTTGCCCGGCCCTGCAATCTGCATGATGCTGAACACGTCTTCTGGACGCAGACCCAACGTAACTGTTTCGCCACCGCCCATACCGAAGGTTGGGTTGTACTCTCCCGAGAGGACTCGGTCAGAACCAGCCAGGCGGATGCCACCCTGTGCGCCGAGGTTCAAGCTGAGAACGCGGTTGACGACCAACTGCATGTCCGGGTCGAAAGTCACTTGGCTCAGATTGCGGTGGTAGCCTTGGTAGTTGGTGTAACCCGACATGTACTGCTTGACCAGGCCGGTTTGATTCTGGATCTCCACCTCCATCATGAAACGCAAGCGTGGGGTATCCCAACCACTGATGATGTTGCTATCCCAGTAAACGTCGGCCGAAGGACGCAGGATGCTGCCTGCGTAAGGGGCCAGTGCACCGGGGGTGATGTGTTGACCCTCCTGAGTGACCTGACGCAGCGTGTCAACCATGTTGTTGTCAACGTTGTTGGTCAGGTGATAAGGACGTTGGAACTGCGGGTTGTGAGATCCGGTCGGGGTGAACAGAACTCGAACGATCTTTACATAACTGGGCAACATAGGGGAACGTTCCTTACTAACAAGGGGTTTAGATTATGCGAGCGGCCGCCAACTGATGATCGACGGGGGTCAGAATGTAATCCATCAAGAGGCGAACCAATTGACTTTTCACATCAGCCGGTACTGTGATCACGTTGTCGAACTCAAAGCGAAACTCACTGACTTTCTCAACTGGTACATAGACGGCCCAGTAGTTGGTCGACATTTCCAGTGCAAGGGCGTCAATGGCCCGACAAGCCGCATTGGTCTGTCGGTCTGAAGTCTTACCGCTCTGTCTTGTGCTGTAGGGGTACAGACCCACCAGCTTTTGTACCGCATCTGAACTGATACGGCTACGGCTTTCCACGGTGAACATCGCCGACTCTTCTTCCCAGTTATAAGCCGTTGCAGTCAACAACACCGCCAGCTCTTTGAAGCCCCAATGGAACATCAAGGCTTGGGTGGCGCCGATGGTGCGAAGGAGAGAAGGTTTGTCCAAGTTGGGGATCGCCCGTGGAGACAGGACTTTCGACATGACCCACTGAACCAAAGTCATCTGGTGTGGGGCGATCGGGTCCAGCTCCAGCTTCCATGCATTGCGGATGCACATCTCCACCAACTCCGGCGGTACCGTCGGATCGATAGCATGCGTCATCTGCATGTAGTTCTCGGTGTAGATCGATTGGGGGATCAGATCACCATCCGAGATTTCTTGCTTGACCTTGTAGGTTTCAGCGATCGACATGTTGTCTTCATCGCCACCACGATCGGTCGGGTTATGCTTGGGATTCAGCTTGCCGTCACCGGCTGTAAAGCTGCGATCCAAAGACTTGTAGGTATTGCGCAGGTAGTGGTACACGTTGCTGATGATGCTACTGTTGACATCCACCACCGTCACTTCCGACAACGCCACTTTCTTGACGATGGCGCGACAGTACAGGTGGTCTGGCAATTCAGTAGAACTCAGACCAAAACACACCGAAGCCACCGAAATCGCTTCTCGTGCAATGTTGGCTTCCACATAAGCCCGCAGACGTTGAGCACCTGGTGTGGTTTCGATCCAAGTGTCCCCAAGAAGACCGTAGGCGTATTGCTCCTTATGGTTGTTACCCACGTTCTTGTTGATGAAGATGAACTGGTAGAACACCGGAACCATCAGCTCCAACGACACTGCCAAGACGGCCAGCTCTTTATAGTCGTTGATCAGGTATGTCCGGTCCTCGGGATTACCGTCATACTGGTCGTAGATGTTCTCCGGGATATAGATGCTTCCGTACCCCAAGACCCAATAACGCAGTTGGTCGTAGGTAAAGAGATCGTACATCCGCTTTACAACTTTCTTCAACTTACCGAACAGCAGTCGAAGCTCCCCCTGTGTCCGCATCAGCTCGTAAGCTTCAACGTAACACTCCCATAAAGCTTGTTGCTTATCCGCAGGCCATGAGGCGATGAACCCATTGATCGGGTTAAACAGATTGTCGAGATTCTTGAAGCTGGTGCGATTGAGCATCGACCCACTCCACTCCAACTCCTGTCCCTGATGGCTCGTCAGAAAAGAACCGATCATCTGGGCCGATTGGTTCTCTTTCGAACGAATGCCGGCAATCTTCATAAACAGGTACTCCTTAGTACTGGTTGCCAGAGGATATTATACACTTATAAAAGCTTTCAATCCCGTGGTCGCATGGAGGGACGTGGGTTGGTGTGCCTGCTGCCGGACAGGCCGACAGCAGGACTCGTGGGGTGTTACATGTTGTAATCGTCGTCGCTGCCCCAGTCGTTACCGCTACTTGCCGGTGCGCCGCCGTTACCGCCGTTGCGATTACCACCGCCGTTGTAGCCACCGCCGTTGCCGCCACCATTACGGTTGCCGCCACCGTTGTAACCACCACCAGAACCACCGTCTTTGTTCTTCGGTTCCGGAGCCACGTACTCAGCAACAGCCACACCGCCGGTCAGGTTGTTGATGGTACGACGCCAGCCACGAGCGAAGAAGTTCGACGCTTCAGCTTTCGAGAGCGGTTGACCATCCGGACCCATGATCGCATGGTAGTTGGTGCCCAGGAAATCGAACTTCAGGTACGGACGATCCTTGGCGACCAGCGCAATGAACATCACGCCTTCTTTGTCGCGACCCAGAATGGTGGTGGACACCACACGAGGTTCTTCAGAACGCTTGCCTTCGAAGAAGGTATGGTTCTTGTTGACGATCTTGTAAGCCGTGTCGGGACCCGACTTCAGGACCGCATCGAACAGTTCGAGGAATGCCCCGAAAGTCAGATGATCCATGGCAGCACGGATGTTGCCATTGTTCTTGTCGTTCGGAACGTTGGTGTAGACGTCCAGGTGGATTTGGTTTTTGACCACGCTAACAGCCAGCGCGCCGGGGAACTTCGCACCCTGGTCGGTCAGGGTTGGACCCGAAAGGCGAAGTTTGTACTCGTCCAGGGCGTTTTTCTTACGCGGTGCCGGACGGAAATTGTTGTTGCCAGCCATGATTTTTGTCACTCCTCGGTTTTACACATTATGGGGCAAAAAGGTAGTTTTTTACCTTTTTGCGTTAGAACATCTTCAACAAAATCATTTTGAATTCAGGGTGAAACGGGTAGCTGTTGATACACTGTTTCATCCGACCCAATGTGGTGGTTGGTGTCCAAAGGTACTTAGACGCCATGTCCACAAACTGACGCTTCTCTTTAATAGGGAAGGTTTGAAAGTGAACACCATCACCGAAGAGTTGAAGGGTTACGTGGTTAAAAGGCATCCGGGTCAAATCCAACCCAGCACCCCCTGTGAGTTTTGACGACCACTGGGTGTGTGGTTTGATCTTACCGGTGTGAGACTCCAATAGATCCAGTCTTTGGAATTCGTAGCGAGACAGTAGATCGATTGGCATATGCGTCACAATCAAACTGTCTTGAGGACAACCCTTAAGGGTCAAGTCGCTGTGTTGTAAATCAATCACGCCGCTTTTGGTCAATGCCCCTAGGACAAAATCCTCTTGCGACACCATTGCTTTCTGCAAATCCGTTTTGGGGGTCTTGAGAAAACAATGTTGGTATTTCTTCTCCAACCCTGCGTAGGACTGAATGTAGAAATACGGGGTACACAAACCTCGCGTGACGGAATCTAGCGACCCCATGATGACCTGAATCTCAGCGGTTAACGCATCAAACAAGTCATCGTCCTTTATTGCATCCTTTCGATCGCGCGCTACCGCGCCGATCAGGTTCCGTAGCAGGGTGCGTACGTTGAACCAGATGGCACGATAGTTGTTGATCGGTGGTTTTGCCTTGTGTTCCGGGTGATCCTCCGACACCCCGAACGCACTCTCCAGTGCTAACGCTGTGGCAATGGAGATCGGGGCGTAATTACCCAGTTCACGTTCGGCCAGAGGAGAATATCTTCTGGTCATTTAACAGATTCTCCGCAAGTTGGTGGTAGAGAGGATCGTGAACTTCTTCCTTGAAGCGCGCCATTATCAAACCGAAGATGTTGTCGGGGGTAATGGCAGCAGGGGTAAAGGGTGTGATGATGCGGTTAACCGCCTCACGTTTACCTTTCTCTTGGTCCATGACCTTGGTGGTTAGGAAGTGCTCGGTGTACTTCGTCTTCAGTTCATTCAAACTGAGGATGATGGGGTCCGTCTTATTTGCTAAGATGCGTACATGTGAGCCTGGCGGTAGCGCCAATACTTGCTGCTCTACCTTATCGGTGGCCAAATCCAGGCTATCGCCACTACAGTCTACCGAGACATACATCTTAGCGTTACGGTTTTCTATAAAGCGAATTTCATGCCGACCATCGGCTTTGGTTTTAACCCAGAGATGTCCTTTGGCTTCTTCCTCACCGTGACAGAGTCGATCAAAAGAACCTGCTGCCAGAATGTTGCCGTTCTGCGAGCGTTTGTGGATGTGTCCCCCGAATACAAAGTACCGGGTGATGTTCTGGTAACGGTCACATTGGTGCTTTGGGGCTGGGACGTGTTCAGGCAGCTGGTGCTCAAAAGCCCCGTGGAGGACAGTGAAGTCCACTTTTTCCAAGCCGTGTTCAGACAACGCTTTTTGAACATCCAACCAAACATCGTTGGGATCGTGTTTCCACTCATCCGGAACGTACAGGACGTGAATCCCCAATTCGGCAATGTACTCAATCGACAGGGTATCAACGTATTTAAAGTTGGCCCCTATCGTGTTGTTGGCGTACACCATGTTCGCACTTTGTTGCCAATCATGCGAAGGTGTTCCGTACAGACACCGAACAATGACATTGCGTCGTTTACACTGAGCGAGGAAGTCGTTCATCCAACGGTCGATCAACTCCAGATTAGGATCGGAGTAATCCAACAGTCGATCAAACAGGTCCCCTGCAATGATGAACAGATCCAGTTCACCAAAGGCATCAGTGTCCGGAAACTCCCGACGAAGGTTCTCGATGATGTGGGCCGTTTCGGTGTTGTGGTGACCTAAGTGCACATCGCCTATTTCGGCGATCGTTAGCTCACGCAAGCTCGTAGTCATCGATGAAGTCCCCATCACTGGATGGTGAGGCTGTGGTTTGTGGTTCGGCAACTTTGGTTGCGTTAGGGTCTTTGATCACCCCAAAATGTCGCAACACAACACGCCATTCCTCTTTCTCCGCTTCAGACAGGGCCACTACTTGGGTTTTGGCCTTCACCGCATTACCGATGTAGCGTTGACCAAGGGTGGGTACCACGTCGTCTTTTTGTAGGGACTTGGCTACGTGTTCAAACATCGTGTCGCCCCGATGGCGAGCCGACTTGAAGGCAAACCGACGAGAGATCGGGGGGCAACGGAAAAGCAGTTCGCTACCACGATAGACATCCAACGGCCGTTTGACGTTGTCCGACACTTGAAGCCAAGGCTGAAGGCTCGGGCGTTCTTCAGTGCTCAGCAACATGGGTAGAATGGCTTCGCGAAAGTACTCTTCGCTACAACGCGGCACATCACTTTGGAACAGTTGGTTAAGGTCTGAGATGGCTTCTTTAACGCGTTCGGTGTTTTTTACAATCGGTTCTTTCTTCGTCATGGTCTGGTCCTCAACACAAACGACTAGGGTCATACCCTAGCCGTTGTGTATAAAGAGTTACTTAGTGCGCTTTACGATTGTGTTTTAACCGGCACCTGGACAGAAGTTTCATCCAGGGGCTTGTCAGTGATCAGGTTAACAGTGATGTAAACCAGCTGACCGGGTTTGTACTGTTTGGAGCGGTGTTCTTCGAGCACGGCGGTTCCAAGTTGAGTTGCGTCGGATTCGGCGTCGAAGGGTTTGTACTGGGGCAGGCCATTCTCATCACGAGTGATATCGTAGAGAAACAACCCACCGTCACGCAGTACACACATAACCAGAGCATGGTCCGTACATTCCAGTGAGGAGTCGATAGTAGCCCGACCCTCCTCCACCAGTTGTTGGATCGTTTTAGGTTCCGGGGTGTGGGCGTGGTGGTCGTGACTGTGTTGGGTTTGTGTCAAGCGTTGACGCAGCTCAACGATCAGGTCATCAAACTTGGTACCGATTTCTTCCACCATTTTGCGACTGGCCTTGTCTGCGCAAATTTCTGCCAGACGGATGATCTTGACATTTTGTTCGGTCACCACTTCATCCAGTACCGAGATCAACTGATTCAGTCGGATGAAAACTTGGTCCACTTTCGGACCTTGTTGTGGGAATGTGGACTGTCTCATACGAGCAGCAACACCGTTCCCCTCCACCGTTACTGGAGCAGCGGTTGTGGTTTCTTGGGAAGTAGGGGTAGTCGTCAAAGAATAATCGGGAGTGGTCACAGGGGGTTTCCTTTTTTTAACCGTTGTTGATTTCAGCAATTTTCGCCACTTTGGAGTTGATCAAGGACAACTCACGACCGGCGTAATACTGTTGACCATTTACCAGCACTCGGATATCCAGCGAAAGGTCGATCAGGTCGGGTCTGTCAGGGTCAGGGGTGGTAGCTTCAGCATCCACCTCAGCACCGTCAAAGTACCGGGAGAGCAACGTCACCAACGTACTGCGAGTTTCGTCGGCCAAGCGCATGGGTTGTTCGGTGTTGTTCTGGATAATGGCGGGGAAGGATGCCACTGATCCGTCGAAGATGAAGGATTGAGATTTCTCGCTCACCAAGAAATACCCCAACAACTTATCGAGCTTCTCGGGAACATCACCAACCCAACCAGAGGCACTGAGGGAGGGGATCTCAACATTCATATACACCTCAACGAGACAGGGCAAAAAATAAGGCTTCATATAAAGGGGATGAGTGAGGGGACAAAGTCCCCTCACCAATCACCAAAGTGAGGAATTGAATTTACTGGTCGGATCGTCCCGACCGGTACGGTAGCGCATCAGCAGTTCACTCCAAGTACAGAGCACGTCAACCTTCTGATCGAAGTTCAGTTGGTCTTCCGCTTTCTCATGTTCCAAGAAGTAGGTGACTGCACGCCATTCCTCGCCTTCTTCAGTGTCCTCTACAATCCCGGACATGACGCACTGGTAGTGATAGTGTTGCTCACCCACTGCATCGCCATGTTCGTTCACGTAGGTTTCACTATAACCGTCGATCTTCTGGTCCAGATACGCTTGGCGAATCTCGGGCTGGGCCATCAGGAACGGCTGCATCACCACCGGTGCATGTTGCAAGGCTGCAATGCCCACCAGTTGATGAATGCTGTCATCATCCCACAGACTGACCACCCGTCGCGCGCCGGCTCGGGCCAGGCGGGCTGCGTCCTCACCGAAGAACCGACTCCACTCGTTCCGGGTATTCTGAACGAAGTTAAGTCCTTCTTGAGTTAGCATGGGGGTAATCTGTTGATGCAGGGTGTTGACAAACTGCTGCACTTCGGGGTGGGGTGCACCATACAACAATTGGTCAAACGTATTGGTACCGCCAATTACCATTTGGGCCATGAATTACTCCTTCTACATAAAGTAGTGGCTAATGGTAATTTTAGATCGCGTAGATGCCACGCTCCGCGAACCACTTCTCGGTACCGCGCTTTGCCACCAGGTAGAGGCCTTGTGGGTTGGTGAGGTAGAGCGAGTAGGTGGTGGCGGGTGCAGAGACACTACCCCCGTTGGCCACTTTCTTCGTTTCGGTTTGTTCATCAGGAACCAGCGAGAAGGTATAGCCGTGCTTGGCCAGCTCCTCACGCATCTCCTTGAACTCCTGTGGGGTGGACTTAACCACCAGCAGGTAGGTCCGCGACGTATTCAGTTGGTTGTTCTGCGCCAGTTGGAGCAGCTCTTGTGCCTTGTTCATTCGAGGTGTCCTCGGTGAGAGGGGACTGAAAGCCCCCTCAAGTTTATTTAACGGCCCCGATGGATGTAGTTCGAGATCGTAGTCACCACAGGCGCAGGGATTGCGATGTGGCTAGAGATACTGCGGGGTTTGCGGGTGTCGTAAACACCGTTGCGGGGTGCCAGTTCATCCAGAGCCTCCAACATCTGGTGGTCCAGAATAATGATGCCGTTCAAGGCGTCCCCGTCATAGTCTGCGTTCATGCCCGGCAGCACCAGTACAGAAAGGCTCACGGTGTTGATCCGCGGGTCTTCACTCTTGATGCGGGTGACATACAGACGTTGAGCTGACAGACGAGTCAACGTAGGGTTACGTTGGAAGATTACCGGAATACCCTTGCGAGGCGATTCGGCGATCAGTTCCTTGAAGATCTCATCGATCAGAGGATGATACCGCAAGGTGTGTTCGAACAACAGCTTGTTGATTTGCTTGGGTGAATACCCACGATGGAGCAGTTTGGCCGTCAGGTGAGTTTTGAACACCATGATGGACAGGGACCACGGGAGTTCCAGTTCCTCATGATGGTGTTGGTCTGAACGCGAGGTGATTACAGCCCGGAAGCTGAAATGGTCACGAGAACCAAACACGTGTTTACGCCACCAACCTGTTTTACTACCCAACTGCGCACCGATGAACGGGGCATAGTACTCAGATAGCATCACGATGGCCGTGACGGTACGTTTCTCGATTTCCTCTTGGCTCAGTTTGGTTTGACTGTGCACAATGCCGCTGATGGTGTAAATCGCATCAATGGCAGGGCGCATGGTCAGGTCACCGTACAGGCCTGTAGCTGCCTTCTCGATGATGAACGCCGCTTTCGACGGGATGGGCACCTTATGGCTGAAGATCAGATCGCGGTACAAAGCAATGAAAGTGCGTAGGTATTCCACCTTACGCTTCTTCTTATTGTCGTACAGCGGCCCTTCCTCCGAGCACATCAGTTGCATGATACTGTCGAAGTTGTGGTAGAAAGAATTCAACCCCCGCTTATACCCTTGTGCCGAAAGGCTTTGGGTGAAGAACTCCATCTTCTTATTCGGTGGGCGATATCCCGGATTGATCAACCAGTCCAGTAGACTGACGCTCTTGATCGTCATCTCGGACTTCAAGATCACGTAGACCCAGGGGTTGATCAGACGTTCTACCCCTTGAGGGGCAGCAATCCACAACAACGCCTCCAGCGGCCGTTCCGTAGAAGGCAGGCAGAAGTGGTTACAGATTGGACAACGTACGCCAACGTTGTACTGATACTTCAGGTAGCCGCAATCGCATGAAGGTACGATATCAAGCGACTCACCAGTGTACTTGGTGATTGCGAGGTTGTGGAGAGCGTCTCGGTCCTCTTTGCTGTCGATTTGATAATCGTTAATGATGAGCGGTACGCTGGTCAGTGAATCAAATAGCTGATCGTGGTTCACGATCTCTGCACAGACACCCATCTGTCGAGACTCCCATAGCTGACATAAAAAATAAAAAGGGGAGGCAATGCCTCCCCTTTTCGCTAGGCCGCTAAATTAGCGACCCCAAACACCGCTGAACGCCTGGTTCCCGAAACGGGTACCGTAGTTCGGCTGGATCGCACCCGAGGACATCCAGTTACCCAGGTTCGGGTTGACCAGCTGGCCTTGGAAGGTGTAGCCACCGCGAGTTGCACCCTGATTGAACGAATCAACCATGTTGCCCGGACGTACGGACAGACCGGCTTCTTCGATCGAATCGCTCAGAGCCTTGATGAACTGCTCGGAGAAGGTCACGCGACGCGCGAAGCCCTTGACCACGACGCTGCCGGAGAGCAGGCGATCGATGATGGTCTTGCGCTCGTGCAGACGCACAGCCAGCGGGATGTTGCGATCGAGGTGAGTACGCTCCCACTTCTCCACCAGAGTCGGATCGTCCTTGCCAGCCAGGTTCAGGATGGCGAGGTAGTCCAGCTCACGCAGATCACGCAGGTGACCGTCGCTGTTGGTGTAGTAGCCCAGGTGGATGCGGTCAGCATCGTCGAAGCACACCGGCGCATCGAACGGGAAGTGCTTCTCGAAGCGACCCAGGGTCAGGCGGTTGGCCGCCATCAGGATGCTCTTACGCGCGTCTTCGTTCTTGTTCGCCGCAGCGATGAAGGTCTGCTGCAGCCAGCTCAGTTCACCAGCTTCTTCGATGTCCAGCGTGTACAGCAGCTGCTGGTTGAAGAACATGCTCATCATCTGAGCAAACTGCTGGTCACCGAAGTTGGTGGCCGAAGTGTCGATCTTGTTGCCCGGTTGACCAGGGTTGGCCGGGTCCTTGATCTCGTAGCCGATGGCGCCGATATCGCGGAGGTTGATGCCCTTGCGAGCGTTGGCACCTTCCGAGTACGCCTTGAGCGGACGACGGAAAGCGTTCCACCAGTTGCCACCACGACCCAGCTGTACCGCAGTCGACAGCGCCAGGAGTTGGAGTTCCATGGACACGACGTCGGTCAGCGATTCGACGGAGGTCAGTACGAGGCGAGGCTGGTACATCACACCCGGCATCATCTGCTGCTGCTGCATCATCGGGAACATGCCGAATTGCTGCTGAGCAGGCTGCTGCGGGTTGTACATCAGATCGACGTAGCCGGTCACACGGGTCAGTTCACGCGGAGGACGCATGTCCAGACCTTGGGTGTCGGCGTTGTTGCTGGCGCTGACGGTCAGCTCGATGTCTTCGCGAACCGGCAGGCCCACGATGTTGGTGCCATGAACCGAACCGTACTCGGAGCGAGCGGTCAGGATGTCCTTCTCGCCGAACTCGGCCAGGGTGAAGGGCGGAGCCTCGGCACCCAGCTTCAGATCCAGCACAGCCCAGACGGCCTGAACGCTGTTGTGCAGCCAGTCTTGGAAACGCTCGACCGGAATTTCCTTGTCGATCTCGGTCGGGATCACGGTGCAACCGGCATCATGCACTTGGGCATTCACGCCGAAGGTGTCGATCACGAACTTCTTCACGGTGTCCCAGTGGGACTTGTGGTTGTAGATGTCGCTCGGTGCGAAGATCGTTTCGATGGTGTGGCCATCGATGGTGGTGATGTTCGGCTGCAGCGGACGGCCAGAACCTTCGATCATCAGGTCGTAGACGCCGATGTGGGTTTGACCCTGATGAACTTCCTTCATGCACACGAGGATGCTGGAGTAGTTCACTTGCAGCTGGTTGCTGTCCAGCACCAGGAAGCGGAAGGCTTCGAGGGTCTTGGTGTCCATGACACGCTTGGCGCGTTCCAGGAGACCGTCGTGGATCTTCTGAACGGTTTCACCGCTCATGTTACGGCTGACGAGGCCGCGGTGCTGGCTGTTCACGTTCATGATCGAACGGCCGGCCTGGCCCACACGGGCGGAGGTATTGGTGTTCATGGTGGTCCCTCCCGATTCCGGGATCTGCTGCTGTTGGGGTTGGGGAGCAGGTTGAGCCTGCTGGGTTTCGTTAGCGCCCAGGCCAGCTTGACGCATGGCATCGGCCAGGCTGCCGTTGGATTTCCCGCTATCGCGATTGACACTCATCAGTTTATTTCCTTCAGGTTTGTTTGCGCAAACAACCCACACATCGGTGAGTATTCCAATGGGTAATATATACCCGATTTCTTTTCGAATACGATTCAGGTGACCGATAGCGATCATGCATCCTAAATCCCTTGGCGGAAAACCCACCAAGTTGTATTCGTCTATACCATAGGTGAGAATGTAATTAAATATCTAATCCACATTCTTCCTCAAAGCTCAACACGACGATTCTCAGCCGTAACCCAATGACAGTAGCCCTCTTTGCGGGCTGCTTTCTTAGCTTCACATTCGGCACCCAGTTCAGAGATCTCTTTACTGTAGTACTCGAAGTCAAACGGGTTACCATAGGGAACGCCTCCACTGTCTAGGTGGCGAACCTTGAGTCGTACATACTGCCGCTCTTTCACATACCCTTTGCTATGGGTGTTTTTATTTACCAGGCCGGTAGGGTTACCAAAGCGCTTAACAGCAAGGGACAGAGCACGTTCCAAATCCTGCATCGCTTGAGATGTCATGATTCTTCCTTATAAAGAAGTGTTAGCGGTACCAATTCACGTGGATAGTATGTAGGCCAAATTCTTTTAAATCGCATTTTCTGGGGGCTTTATGTATTCCCTATTCAGCAAGGGGGAGTGGGGTAACCGGGGTGGTGCTCCTACCTACCTCAACTATCGCTACTCCTTAAAGGGTTTGCGGAGCAACCTGGAGCGCGTGGTTCACTATAACCGAATCTACCCACGGGCTGTCAAACCTAATCATTTCCTCGTACGTCTCATTCACTCCTTAAATGTACCCATGACCATGGACCCCCAACGCATGGTGGACGTGGTCTCTGAACGGACAGAAGGTGTGGGGATGGCGATGAACATCACCTCACCATTGAACAAAGGGCGGATCTTCCACCCAGGGGTTCTTTACGGGGAAGGGTCTCAGGAAATCCTGATTGCCGACTCTGCATACTTCGATGTCAGGGAGCATCAGGATTCGTGGGAAGAACTACGACCCCTTGAGTTCCTGTACCACCCCAAAACAGATTTGGGTATGGATCTGCCTTGGGGTCTTCAGAACAACGAAGAGTCGGGACTATCGGTGATTCGCATCAACGTACCCATGTTGGCGTTTCAATACCAGCAATGGCGTCAACGGGAATGGTCATTCAATCCTGAGAATCAACGCACCGTGATGCAGTTCATTGCCTCCTACCCTCTGAACAATCTACTGTACTCCCAAGTGGATTGGGCGATCCTGAACCGCATCATACACACCTATCGGGGTTTGCCTTGCGCAGACAGTCAGGTGCGTAAACCCTTTCAGTTAACCGATTACACCGATCGACTCCAAGTGGCCGTCGATCAGATGGTCCATGACTATCGGACTCGTGCCTTTACCATGGAGCAGTTGTTGGACAGTATCCAGCTGCTGGGCGCCCCGACTGCGTTGGAACGCGTGGCGCTCCCTAAGCTGTTGGCTACCCGGCAAGTGAAGTGGGCGCTGATGATGGCTCGAGAACCCTTGGTGCGTTTTCTGGTGGATTGGAACAATGAAACCGGCAACAAGAAAAATCGAGCACAACTGATCAAGGTTCGACAAGAACTGATCAGGTTTCACAACGACAATGTCCTTCGAGGTTCTGTACCTAAAAAGGCAGTGCCCTATTGGGAGCAACGTTTCAAAGAACTAATCGACTTGACGTCATAGGTGGCTAGGGAGGGGCGACCCTCCCTAGCTTTTATGTCGCCGTTTCCCACTCTTGAACGAAATCACTCACCAGCTTGGTGTTGTTTCCATTCACCAAGAAGATCCCAAGGGCTTCAAGGATGAGGTAGAACGGCCGAACGGTTGAGTAGACAAGTTTACGGATGTTCATTGCTTGCACCACTTCTTTAGGCAATCCTCGACGCTCCACATTGTCCTTGGGGAGGAGTAGTGTAGTCATTCCAGGTTTGTTGGCGAAGTGCTTGGCAATTTTAGCAGCAACCTCCGGGTTTTCAATAGAAGCGATCCATTCCTGAATGGCTGTCTTGTTGGAAAGATCTAGCGATACCTTAATGGCTGGGTAGGGTAGCTCAGGAGCGTCCCCATAGTGCGGGGCAAAGATATCCTGCCAATACACGTAATGTTGATACGGGGACTGGCTCGGGTTGGTGTAGGAGTTGGCTGTCTTAACCGACGATCTAGCCAAATATTCAGACTTACCTTTAACCACCGAGTCGATAATACCGAGTTCGATATTGGCAATTTTGCGGTAAAGGTCAATCATCGAGATTTGTTGGTCTGCGATAACCGTGTCCATGATCTCCTTGATGGTCTCCGTCACCACCGCCATAATCTGTGGCGGACAGTTCGAGTCCTTCAGGTAAACCCCTTTGATCTCCTCCTCGAGGTGTTTGAAGACGTTGCCTTCTCGTGCTGCCTTGTAGGCGAAGTAGTGTTTAGCCATAGAAGTCAGACCGAACACCGAGAATGCAAACTCATTCTTCATGGCCAGAACGTTCAGCTTTTCGGGAATAACACCCAAGATGGTCGACAGTTTAGCCAAGACATGGATAATTGACTGAGATGCCAAGTACACCATGGTGTAGTTGATGCTAAAGGCTTCTTCGCTGAAGTCCACCTTGCCCAAGTACCACTCCACCCAGTTCTCTACCGCAAAGATCGTGGAGTCCGTATCAGAGGTGATTGCCACATGACGCATGGAGTTACGAATCCGTGCGACGGATGCAGGGACGTTGTCCGTTACCCAAAACGCCTCGATCAACAACGCGTATTGCTCAAGGGTTTCGATAACCTTCTTCGCAAATTCACCCATGACGCAGATGCCATGGATGTCGTTAACATTCCCTTGTTCAGCCGACTCCAATAGTTTCTTCAGGGTGCGCCCGTCCAACTCTTTGGCACAGATCAAACTGACATAGGCTTTAAGGTCGTTGTCCATCCCCTTCACATAAACCTTGGCATCGGCGTACGCCAGGGTAGTGCCGGCAGGCTTACTGGACATGATTTGGAGGAAGGTGTGTACGAAGGTTGGGTTGTACTTTGCCAGATGCCACATGTCGCCCACGTAAACAAAGGCTACACGTTCTAAGGGTTGGAGACCCTCTACCAACTTACGGACTTCCAACTCCTGCTTAGTGTTGCGCCAGTAATGGCGGGTACTGTAGAGGATGACGTCCATAACTTGGTCGACACTGGGGGTTGTCAACCCGTAGGTCTCTACTGCTTTGCCCACCAGGTTGTAGTCGACATGACCGATGATGGAGGTGATGTTGGCCAAGACCACATCAGGGGCCCAGTAGTGACGATTGCCCGCCAAGAACTTCTCGTTATTGGCATTACCGTAACTGGTGGCCACACGACAGGTGGATGTCAGGCTGGAGTGAGCCGACTTATTGTAGAAGATTGTCGAAGCCGAAGCTTGACCACCAGAGATCGAGTTGTTGGCGATCTTGTACGTGGACTGTTCGTTCTCCTTAATGTCCGCCACGACCATATTACCCGCCATTTGAGCATCGAAGGCCTCGGCTTTCACCTTAGCACGACCCTCAATGTTACCGGTAACGTAAATGGAGAGGAGCGACTCTCGGCGATTGGGGTTCTCGTACACTGTCATGGCAGGCGAGAACAACAACCTACGGTCTTTGATGTTGTTAAGGTATTCGGTGTACGTTAGGACCTTTTGTTCACGGTCACCGTTTTTATTACGGGCCAGGTGCAGAACTTCTGGATCTTTGATCTCCAAACGACCGCCACGTGCCGTCACTTGGTTAACCCAGGCCTGACAAACCTCAAGAGGTTTACCGGTGCGCTTGGACAGATAAAGAGCCATGTCACTGCGATAGTTTCCCAGCACATCCAAGTCACGGTTGTAATGGCTGGCGGGCTTAATGAATGCATTGTTCATGACAGATACCTGTTTGAGACCACTCTTATCAGATAGGTCAAACTAAGATTTATTTACAGCGGGCATACACCCGCCCGAAGGCGGGTACACACCTTTAGCGTTTAATCGCCCAAGTTTCAAACAACTCGCCCACCTTTTTGTACTCTTCCGGAGTACGTTGAGAGGACTGACTCATGATGGTCTCGACGGTTGGAATCGGCAAGGGTGGAATTTCCATGTCCTTGTCTTTGAGCAACACCTCAAGATCAATTTTCACCCAGTCGTAGGGTTCGCCGTCAATGTTTTCAAAGACGTCCACCTCATACTGGTAGTCAGAACCTTCAATGGGGTAGCAGTAACGCTTCTTGCGCAGCGAATGGGGTGCCATCAACAGCATGAGTTCGAACATGTCTTGAGTGACAGGCTTCTCAGCTTCTTTCTTACCCAACTCGCCGGGGGTCTTGAACTTCAGACACAGTTCGTAGTCGCGGTCATTGACTGCCCGTACCCGAATTTGACCAAAGCCTTTCTCGCCCTTGTCCACATGGATCTCAGCCTGCTCCTGCTGCTCCTTGAGGAGTTCAGGATTGATCCAGTCAAAGTTCTCTACACGAGCAAAGAACGTGTACTCGATTTCTTGCTTGGCTTTACCTTCGCTTTCTGCGAGTTCCTCCAAGCTGATCATTAGTCGCCGTAGTCGCACAGGATCACCTTTTGAAAAAAAACGGAAAAAAATAAAGGTGGGGCACCCAAGCCGAAGCTTGAGCGCGACCACCCATCAGTCGAACGTCATTAGATAGCGGACGACTGTTTCACGATTTCTACTTGGTTAAATCCGTTAGCAGCCAAAGCCTCGAGGATCTTTTCAGCCTCGCCCGGATTGACATTGCCTACACGCACCATGACGTTGGTGTAGTCCAGCACTTGTACAGACGAGGTCTTGATCCAAGGCAAACCCAGAATGGATTGTTGACCATTGCTGTGTTTGACTCGGACGTAGAGGTACTCATCGTACGCATCTACCGACCCCTGAGGCAGTGTGGGGTAAACGTTGGCATGCATGGCCGGTGCATCCAGACCCAACATACGTGCGGTGTCCGCATCAACGATACCCATCACCTTAACGTTTTTGAAGTTGTTACCCAGGATCAGGCTGGGGTAGACTTCAAAAGAGACTTGCTTTGAAAGTGGGAATTGGTCTTGCGTGGCCATTGTGTTTGGACTCCAGTTCGAGAAGGATCAAACCCTCATCGTTAAGAAAAGTGATGTCGCGAATCTTACCTTGCTTAAGCAAGGGTTTGAGTAGCGGATCTTCGGCCAACTGTTGGACATGGTGAATTACTTTATCCAAGAGTTGACTGTCGAATTGTTCGATCTCCCCCGACAGGCTCGGTTCGTCGAACGGATCAATGGCTTCGTAGATCGATTGGACGATGTAGGCCAACAGATGCTTAACCGCCTGACTCAACCCTGGGATGTCATTAAGCGCATCTTGGTTCAGGTGTCGACCCACTAGCTGAAGGGCTTCTTCAATATCCTCAGAGGTGGTCGAGACGTTTATGAGTTTCATAATGCAGATTAACCTCGAGGTTAGAAGTAATCAGCAATTTAGGTTTTAACACCAACAGTTCCCCGACGAAACGATCGAGTTGGAAAAGGCTCTCGCCCTGGGGTGTGTAGACCTGCATGGCCGACAGACGATGTTGTAAGGTATTGGAAAGAACGGAGATAGCCGTTGAAAGGATCATCCCGTCGTTATTGGGGTGTTGGGTAGAATGTCCATACACCTGATAGGAGAACACGTAACCATTTACCGCCATAGGATCATAGCGGCGTAACATGATGTCGGTCAAACTGACTACGATCTCAGCAATGTCGTAGTCCATGTTAGTCATGGCTCGTGTGGCGCCTGTGAAATCCGATACTGCATCGCGCAAGTCAATGACTAAATTCATTCTATAAAATCTCCGGCATACTAGAGGGCCTAAGCCCTCTAGGATCTGCGGCAGACTTTGACTAGCATATTCTGACCTCGCCAACCGACCACACTGCGATACAGCATCGGGTGGTTTGCGATTTTGTAAACCTCCATGAAGTTCACGAGTTCATAATACACTTCTAAAGCCAACGCAGTAAGTTGATGGTGGACGACGGCGTCGTTCACGTCTTCATAACAATTCGTTGGATTCACGTGTTGTATTTTTTGCTCGAACTCAGCCAGAATGGTGGTGGATCTCGAGGGAGTACTGGGGAGGGGGAAGGGACTTGAGAAGTCCAAGTAGTACGCAGGGTGACTGCAGTAGCTACGTTGGTCGGCTATCTCAACTTTATCCATGACCGTAACCGATGTTTCCATGAAGTCCTTGAGAGACATCTTATTCTTCTCAAGGTGTGGCTCCACGTGTTCGTACATCGCTATCAGGTGACTCAAGGGGATCGATAGGATCATAGTGACATTCCACGACTAGCACAGCTTGGGTTTGTTTGCTGACGCGAAGGCTACACTGACTCATATGCTCTCCCACGTATTGGAACAGTAAGTGGTCCAGCGCATTCATGTAATCTTGGTACTGTTGGTGTAGGTGGGTCACCGTTTCCGAGTACACCACCCCTTCATCACCTAAGACCCGATCAAAGAATAAATCGGCCAACACTTGACTGTCGCTCCTATTACCTAAGAGTTTCACAGCCAAACAACACAAGCTTTGTGACGACTCATTTAAGTACGTCAAGAGTTTAAGGGAGGGAGGTGGTAGTTCGGAGTTCGGGATTGCCAACACCACCACCGGACTCATCGCATTGCTTCCAAAGCGCGGCGCACGCGTTCGGGTACGTAGTCGCCGTTGTATTCTGCTTCTTCCAACCACTCCTGTGCTTGTTCCTCAATATTAAAGGTGACAGGTGCGGTTCGCTCACGAAGGATTTCCACTAAGGTATCTCCCCGTCGAATCAGACGAAAGTTACAGACGTACTCGCTGATGTCGTACTCGAAGCTGAGGTTGAAGATTTGGTTCATCTGGTCACGCACCGCATCGAAGATCTCTTCGAGTTGGGTCGTCTCCAGTCCGTAATCAGCGATTTGTTTCTTGATGACTTCACAGCACGCCATCACATTACCGCTTATACGGTTCTCTACCAGTTGGTAGAGGATCGACTCCAGGTTCAGGTACTGAGCAGCGGCACCGAAGTGATCGCATAGCGCAGTCTCCATAAACCCCAAGACCCGAGAGGTCTCAACCACCACCCGTCTAGGGTTTGATGGTGTTTCGGTATTTGTCCCAGAATAGTGCACGGTAATCTTCCCCGCGATTCAAAATGTAACTGTTACCCATCTGCTTGAGTGTGGCGTGTTGCCAACTGGGTTCAAGTGAGAAGGAGCTGGCAAGGTGGTCTTGAAGGAAACTGTCCAGAGGTTCGATCACCTCAAGCTCGATGATTTCACCCCATTTGAGCAAAACCGGATTGGGCTTTTCAGTCACCCCGACCACACTGGCGAAGTTAGGGAAGATCCGTGCAATCAATCCTTCCATCACTTCCAGTTCAAAGGATACTAACATATCCTTACGGTCCACCAGATTCAGCTCCAGCTCATCTTCATACCACAGCATTAGATCACGCAAACGCATGATCAGCAGGTGCCGCACCACGTGGGTACACACCGAGTTGCTAAAACGCAGTTCTTCTTTCGGGATCATCCCTTCTTCGATGATATCGTGAAGTCTTGCCTTTAGGAACTCAACCCAATCACGGGTGGGGATAACGTATTTCACAGGTTAATCCTTTCTTTAAAGGGGTCGGCCACTTCACTAAGATGTTATAGGTTTGAAACTTCTTAGGATGCGTTACAAGGGGTTCTCTATAAAATACGTGGCTAGGTATTGTTTAACAGACGAAAACGCTATCATGCGCTCCCTAGAGGGCTTATAAAAGATTCAAAGAAATGGCGGCATAAAGGGAGGGGCGAACCCCTCCCTCTACACCCCACCTTCTGGGTGGAAAGGAGTAAACTGACCGGCCTGGTAACGTACGAAGACTTCCCCTTAAGCAGTCCTGTACCTACCAGCGATGTTCTCTGTACGACACAACACCGTTCCCGAGTCGTTGTTGCATCAGAACATAATCCAGCCTCGTTCACCCACTGAAAAACCGCTACCCCGTCCTACGGATTGTAATAACTTTGCTCGCTCCACCGTGCGCAAACAAACAAATGAACGGTGGCAAAGTCCGGGTCACCTTTGTATCTTCTCACACAGCTTTCACCGAGACCCATAACTCGGTTATCCGTACACACGGAGCAGCGCCATAGACGTTGCCAGCGAGAGACACTTGGTGTTAATCCATTGACCGTGAAAACCAACGGATTTTTTTCATACAACGATTAGATCGCATACTATAGGGCAAAGCCCCGAGAAAAAAAAAAAGGAGGCCGAAGCCTCCTGAGGTTTTGTGCCACCTCAGGGAATCTGAGGCAGTCCAACGAGCTGAGAAACAAGGTTGCGGCGGTACTTATACCATCCATCTGGGTGGGTGTGTAATCCGGCTTCTTGGCTAGCACGACGGATGCTGTCATCGTCCTCAAAAAGCAGGGGTACCGGAAAATAGCGATAGCAACCAGGTTGACCTGAACGTACCAGCGTGTGTTTGGAACGTCCCTCCCAATTACCAGTTTCAATGCCCCGCTTGATCAGTTCGATCATGGAGGTGCCTTCATTAGACAGGCTCTGAATGTTGGTGTAGTGGGTGTGAGTCCGCGCAGGGTCATCCAGTTGCGGGGTGATGTTACGGATGAAGACAGTCCCTTCTTCATCGTGTTCAATAGTGTTACCGTTATTAAGCCGCACGTAAGACTTATCGGCGTTAATGGTAATGTCTACCATGAGTTTTACTCCACGTGTATTTCCGTACGAGTTGATAGGACTGGTATTCGAATGCGAACGACACGCACCCGAAGGCCAAAGGTCCCCACCACCCTAGGAAAATGAAAGGGATGATACCGACCACAATAGTCATAAACGTCAAGCTGGCTTGGTCAGTTGCTGACTTCAACCAAATCTCAACGGCCTTCCCCCCCAACACTGCTAGACAGAGTGCTCTAGCGCCCGCATAGAAAGTCCACACCATTGCGATACGATGGGTTAACGCAAGGCCTGCCCATTTATATATCCCCAGCATCCCTACTGCTATGATGAGGTAGATCACAAAAGGTATTACACCCTTGTTAGTTTTCATGTTGGCTACTTCTTATTTCCGTTTTAGTTTTAGTCTCACCGCTAGGAGCACGTCCCATGACGGCTAAACTTACTTCCCTCTTCGACCCAAATCTCAGTTTGGTTTATAGTGCCGAAGGGATCGAGTTGGTTGATGCGGCTAAACGCCGTGACGCACCCTCGATTTACATTCTGTTGACGGACACCAAGACCCAGTTTAGCAAAGTCAGTAAACTGATTACGGGTGATCCCTACAACCATGTGTCCTTGATGTTAACCGACAGTTTCGACGATCCTATCTACACCTACGCCTTGAACAACGGCATCAGTTCACTTAAGGGCGGTTTCATGGTGGAAGATCGTTCTAACTTGTACGGTTCATTTTATTCGCTTTATGAGTTAAAAGTAACAGACGCAGCATACCGTCAGATCAAGGAACGGGTGGAGTACCTTGCGGCAAATCCCAATCAGACTCGGTATAACCACCTGGGTTTGTTCAACGCCATCTTCCGCAAGAACATCTTTTCCTCTGAGGACGGGCAGATCTCCATCTGTTCTGAATTCGTGGTAGAGGTCTTACGCTTTGGCGGCATAGAACTCTTGAAGGGTAGACTCGGTAGCACCGTTCGGCCTTACGACCTGGTGCGCTCGAAGCTACTGAAATTTGTCCGCCGCGGTAAAATCAACTAGACGGCATAAATAGGAAACGCCCCCGTCTCGACTCGAGTCAGGTCTGAGTGTCTTTCGCTTCGCTGCTGCCTCAAAGGGCTGCTGCTAGCTTGGACTACTGCCTGGGCTGCGGCCGAGGGGGGTGTTCTTTATTGCTTTTGAAGCTCTCAAGCAAACCCTAGGGGGGTGGACGGCTGATAGAGGCCGTTCGTCCTAGGTGTGTTACTATTAACGACTGCTGGGTTGGCAAACCCTTAATGCCGAACTTAATCGGTTCATATATATAGCGCGTCAAGATAGGCGCTTCTATCTTTTAACCAGGGCCCTGAACCCTGTGAACACGGTGGAGGTTTTATGCCGCAAACTTTCAGGGTGCGGACTTGCCCTCAGTCTATGTTCAAAGATAGACGCTCCGTTGACCGCCAGCACTGACCGAACCACCCAAATGACTTGGCGCCATTGGTAGCATAAGGCCAGCATGATGAGAAGCAGAAAGAAAAAGATTCCTTGTGTGCTCGCATGGACGGTTAATGAGAAATAGGAGACGTCTGCACCTTACACCCGCCCTATGGGTGTGGTGGGACGCACCCGGCATGTAGTGTCGCCTAGGCCAACTCCCAATCAGTCCGAACCCGTAAGCTGCTTTAACACTGAGGATATCGATTCCTTCTCGTGTTGCTGCCTCGTGCTCGAATGACCGCAAAGCGTAAACCTTCTGCGACCAGCTGTCGGCGGTAGTATAGTAGCCGGCATCCACACCCTGAACTTCAACCCCAAGGGCTCCGTGATTCAGTAAGTGCGCCAACGCCAATGCACCTATACCACCGATGATCAAGACTCTTATACAAAGCCCCTTATTAAAAATGGTGGGTTGGTAGAGCGACCAGGAAAAGGTATCGCTCTAGGCTCCAACCCCACCAAAACCTTAACAGACCATCTCGGGAACCGGGATGCCCAACTCTTCGCACCGTTTCTCCAAATCAACTTGGGCTTGTTGAAACTGCTCAACCCGCTTCAAAGTCTCTTCTCGAGCCTTCGGATTCGGCGTGGGTAGCTTCAAGTCGCTTAACTTGATTGGACGGAGCATGTGGTGTCCTCATATGGATAACGTTCGAGCATCGCGATTCGCTTGCGAGTCAAACCCATACACAGTACAAACTGGAACAAGCCCAGCCCCACTGCTAATTGCCAGGAAAACAAACTACCAATGGCTGCACCTATCACCGCACAGAATACGACGAACAAGGTGCGTAAAACCACATACTCTTTTTGCTCTTGTGTCACGGTACGAATTCCCTTTTAACGACGATCTTTCAACCCAGCCCAATTCCCGAAGGACGATTAACCACGAGATGTTTCTCGGGGTCGTACTTCTCTTGCGGGAACTGGTTGTGCCAGGGCCGGCTCATGCAGCAGGTACAGAGCCACTTGCCGGATGGGCAAGGTTGCGGCAACGGGGACAACTCATCGAGGTCTACCGTGTCGCAGGTATCGCATGCAAACAAGTGGCTCATATAGTACCTCTTACAGAACCAAACCGTCGTCTTGTGCTTCGTCCAGATCCACGATCTTGCGGGTCTGTACGCGGCTGTCGCGACGAGCGTTGTAGTCGTTACGGGTTTCCTCGAGCTTCTCGTAAGTCGCGCCGAGGTGTTGGGTCGAGATCACGAAATGGATCTCTTCGATGTCCTGCACCTTGTGCTGGAAGTAACCAGTTGCCGAGTAGTCCGGCACCGGATCGGTAAGATGCGGTTGGTCACGATCAGCGTATAGGCTGGCCACCGAGATCGGATCGGTGATGCTCTTGGCCGACTTCTGGTCGATGAAGATGTCCAGCAGCGAGAGCTGAGGAGCGACTTCGGTCGAGTGGTTGTAACGCAGCCAGTGACTGACGTCTTTGGTATCCAGTTCGGCATTCTGACGCGAAGCCAGGTACGACAGGCAGGAGGTAGCGAACGCCAGCTTTTTGTCCACCGCGCTGCGGGTGTTGTCGCCACCGTTGTGCAGGTAGTAGGTCACGACCGGGGCCGATTCCTTCTTGCTGATAGCCGCCAGCGACTTCAGGGTGTTGACGGTGTTGTTGGCAGTGATGTTCGATTCCGAAGAACCGGCAGTCAGTACCACGACCGGCAGACCACGCGCCAGCAGTTCGGAGACGATCAGCGGACCCAGAACCGAACCCGAGCCACCGGAGGCCGAGAACACGACGATGTTGAACTCACCAGGCTGCTGCGATTGCAGGATGTGCTTGATGGAGCTGGAGATCTGAGCGTGGTTCTCACGACGCACCTTACCGGAACCGTCGGTGTTGTCGAGGATGTAGATCTTTTCCTCGGGGATTTCCGGGGTCAGGTTGGAGCGACTGGTGTCGATGAACGCCGGATCGATCGCAGCGAACCCATCACCGCCCTGACTCTTCAGGTAGTTTGCAGCGAAATTGACGCCGAGACCACCACAGCCAAAAAGCCTTACTTTTCCAACTTCCATTGAATTCACCTTGTATTCAGGTTAAGTTTAGTACATAGGGATTACCGTTTATAGGTTGGGTAGATCCCTACGTGGGTTTTATGCTGGCATCTCTTCAAAGAAATACCAAACACATATCTTTTTTTACTTACAACAAATCCACGAGATCGCGTTGTTCTTGAAGCTCCTGTTTAAACGCCTGTGTGTACAGGTTTGGATAGCGAGCATAGCCTTGACTACCAAACTTCTCTTTCACGTGGGTCAATGCCCCTTTGCGGGCGGCTTCGTGATTATCCCCACGATGGAGTCGATACTCAATGGCGCGTTGGAGCATGCCTTTAAGATTCTTCTCCGGGAACCCCCGATCTGCTGAGGACATCAATTCAGCAAACTGGTTGGTAAACGGCTGCTGGTTAGACGCCCGGTGTTCACGACAACCTGAGGCCACCAAAGAACGCTCTTCAGGGTCCAATTGAGCGATCAGTGGGTAATCAGTAGTCATGATCCACTCACCGGACATCAAGTGGTGGTTGTGACGACTCCACGAAAACAAGTCGTGGAAATAAGCAACCAACAGAATGTGTTTGGGGTTAAAACCCAAGCGCAGGGTTTCATTGATGTGGTAGCCTGTCAGCTCCACCATTCGAAAATGCTCCACCCGATGCGCGGCGTCGTTCAATGACCACGCTTGAGAGAAGTCACTGATGATGGTGCGCCGCATGTCATCGAGTTCATCTTTGTTCGACATCTTCATTCTCCTTAGAATTGCTGGGGGTGGCTTATTTATCGCAGAGGGCAAAGGCCTTGTTAGCCAACTCGAGGGCTTTTTTCATACAGGCATCTTTAAGCGGACCTTCGCGATGACTGTCAGCTTCAATAACCATCAGGTCGGCCTGTTGAAAGAACTGCTCCGCCTTACGACGGTTCTCCCAACGTTTGACTGCATGTGCTGCACGCTTTCCCCAATGTGCAGGGTTAATCCATTTGAACATGATAGTGCTCCAATCGACTGAAGGCTGGACATTACTTCCCACAGATAGTATACACCTGAATTATTTTCCAATAAGGCTATGACTTACCCGCAATTTTATAGAAGGGGAAACTAACGTAGGACCTTAACTATGAACGCCATTCAAAAAGCTCTAAAGGACATTCGTTCTAGTATCCCTCGTGAGATACTGGAGCGTACCTTCCTGACCCAAAATATGTCTGCCTTCGGCGGGCGCCATAACTTCCAACCTTTGTCGCTGGATCAACGTATTCGTGAGGCCGTAATCGATGGAACTGTTTTGCCGGATTGTCATCTTGTGGGTGGTACTGAAGTCACTGTCCCGCTTGGCTCAGTACGTCCCGAGTACGTCAACTCGTACAACCTCGTTTATCGGGTGCCGAAGCACCTCACGCAACAACGCAGTATCGTCCGTGTTCTCCATATAACCTTCGGTGATGGCGGTATCGCAGGGTCGATGAACCTAGGTCTTCAAGGCCGCTCTGCGATATTGGACAAAGCCCAAGGGGTGTTGCAGTCACGCCTGCCGATTCCGATTGTCTCTACCGCCAACATTGAGTTGATCGGTGAAAACACCGTACTGGTACGAGAGAACATCGCCATGCCAGGCAATCCGTACCTGCGGTGTGTGGTCGAGAACGATGCCGAACTGAACGGACTATTACCGGCCGCGATCTTGGTGTTTGGTAAGATGTGTGTGTTGTCGTGTAAAAGCTACATCTACAACACCATCAACATTAGCTTGGACCAGGCTCAGTTGTCGGGTGGCATGGCCTTAGGTCGTTTCCGTGAAGTGGTCGACAGTTACTCCGATGCCCAAGAACAGTACGAAACCATGTTCAATGAACGCTGGCGAAAGGTGGCGCTCCTCAGTGACCCGGAACAACACAAACGCCATTTAGGTCTCTTGACCGGCGGACGTTGGTAACTCAACCATAGGAGGGGCTGGCCCCTCCTCGTAAGGATTTCTTTATGTCTCTTGAAAAAACCCCCTATCAAGAAGGTCCCGATAGTACCTTTCGTCACATGGATAAGGACTACCAACTAGACCCCCTGTTGGCTGATGCAGCAAAGCTTCCCGTCAAACAAGTCCATACCAAAAAGTTGGAGTGGAACTTACGTTACGGGGAACCGGACCCGATCCGCTTGAAAGAGGCTGATACCCGATACCCCATCATCATCACCGAAGAACCTCGGTTTGGTTGGGTGATCCTTGATGGCTTTCACCGCTTCTGTAAGCTGATCGAACAGAAACGCACCACCTGTTCGGTACGGATCATACCCCGAGAGTGGCTCAAACGCTACAGGGTGTCTCTGGAGAGCGATTCGCCCATCACGGTAGGTCGAGCTACCTTAGATCAAGCTAAAGCCTTCCTAGAGCCTCTAGGGATCATTTACAACATCCCTCAAATGGGTGCCATCAACTACTCAGACGTCCCGCACCAATACACCTTCGCCTACCAGCAAGAACAACCCGTAGGACTCCTGATCACCACCACGTTACACAACGACTTCGTGTCATTGAATGTCAACCCAGAAGCGGATTACATTCACGTAGGCGGTACGCTGTTAAATTCAGTCAGGATCAATCAGGTACTGGTCAGGACAGAGGACGAGGCTTTAAACAGCCTACTCAAGTATGCAGGGTATCGCCTGGCTGAGTCTTTGGTGAAGTATAACCTCTACCGTAAAGTCTTCCCTGCCTCTGAGTTCCTCTCAATCCAATAACGGCATAACAGGCGAGGGGTAACCCTCGCCGTATGCTGTCTTAGAATTTTAAATCGATGTGGACGTCTACAGGAAACTGGCGAGCGGTTACTAACTCATGCGTAATGAACGTCATGTCGTATTGGGGTTCGTAGTAGTGCCCGCTGTATATGGCAACGTGTCCGTTGAGGTAGATGACCTGAGCCAACTTATTTACATCAACCCGACCGAAAAACTGCAACGATACCCACTTCCAGGAAGCAACGCCCCCCACCACATCACTACCTGTCTCAATACCACGAATCAACCACGTCTCGCCTTCGACGGTAAATTCAAGATAGCTAATCGCACCATCCGATACAGGTCCGGGAGTACCCCCTACAGCAGGACCCCAACCACTGCGGATAAAGGAACGTCGTTCGTAAACATTGCCATTCACACCCGTGTTGAGCGCACTTCTAAAGATCACACCCATGGGCGGCGTAACCAACGGAAACTTAAATTTACGAAAGACTCCGTTGACTTTAATCCACCCGGTATTGACGTCCTTCCAAACGCCCCCTATCTTGATTTTGGGTAGGACTTGTCGCCACAAACCCGCAATACGTCGCTTCATTACCCACCCCATGAAAAAAAAAAGACCAATCCTCTTTCATAGGATACCCGAGCATAAAGCCCTGCCTCCCCGTAGGGAGACAGGGCTCTACTCAGTAAGCGAAGTTACGTGCAGCGACTTCAGCTTGAGAGAAGTCCAAGTCAAACAAGAACGTTCCCACAGGCGTTACCGCTTGATACCGATGTGCACTCGGGGTTGGGTTAGACCGACGAGCAAAGAACTCAGGGTCTTCCAACTGTACCAAGACTTCATGGTGACGTCCTACCACGTCTACCAGAGCGCCCAGTACCTTAGGTTCCAGTCGCCCCGTAAGCTCCAGGTTACGACTAGGGTTTTCGCCGATTTTCTCACGGATTACCCGTAGGGCTTGAGCGTAGCGTGCACAGACGACTTCGTTATCTTTCCAGACGTTGTTTTTCATGTTGGATGTTGGCTCGTTGTTGTTGGTTCACTTACACCCCAACTCCACTGGAGGTTACGTTGGTTGGGTGCTTGTGTTTAATAGGGTTAGTTAACAGTAGAGACGTAAAAGGTTTTTCAAAAGCATAGGAAGGGAATCTTCGATTCCCTGCTCTTTAGCCCCCTTTCCCCCGCCAGTTCATGGCCTTTACGCTACGCTCCAAGACCATTCACGCGAGTGAAATGGGATTGGTTTAGCTGTCAGTCAGTCCTAGTATCTCCGCTTACGCTTCGCTACTACTCCTTCCTTCCGCTTTTATGTCAAAGCCATACCGAAGTAATGTAAAAAAATACTGACACAGGAAAACAAGACTAGATAACCCTAAGATATACCCCAGAGGGGATCTAAAAAAGCAAACATTTATCTATGCCCCGCCGCCCCGCGCCGCCCGCCGGCATAACCGGGCGCAACGGCCGAAGCCGCCCGCCCAGTCTACTTAGCACGCTGTGGCTACGTACAAGGCAGCATCTTCCAGAGAAGTCACTACCGCGATGCCTTTCTGTCGCAATGCGTCCACCGCCAGCGCCTCAGGGCGCTTGGTGACCACCACCGAGTTCTCAGGGTTGTTCATCGCAGCGTTCAGAAACTCTTCCTGAACAGCCTGACCCAGATCCTCTTCAGGCAGTACATACACCTGAGTGGCTTCACTCAACAACTCTTCGGTGAGTTCGGCTGCATGCTCTTGAAGCTGGATGGTTTCCAGCGAAGGGATTTCTACACCCCGCCCAGGTAGATTCCATACCCGGAACTCTTTGTAAGAGTCCTGGAGGATCTGCTCCCATTCACCCGATTGGATGTTGCCATGGAAGATCACACTGCGTTCAGGCTCGAAGCCCTCGAAGAGAGGATGTTCGACGCTGTCGTCGTCCACCACGCTTTCTTCGTGATTTTCCATACTGAGTTGGAAGATGTCACGGACGCTCATTGTCGGTACCTCAGCTAGTGGCTAAGAATGTGGATAAAAAAAAAGAAGAGTCGAGCGCACCCCTTAGGATGCACCCGACTTCATAGGTATTACGTTGTGGTGATGAATTTGCGCAGGTAGACTTTACGGCTGAAACCCACGTTCTGAGCAAAGAGGATCAGGAGGTGTCCGTCACCACTTTCTTCTGGACACAAGGCCACATTGATACCCGCAGCTTCCAAGCGAACCAGGTTCTTGCGGATCAGACCTGCATCAGACACCAACAGTGCTCGAGCCGAAGTCATCATCGCATTGATGTGACTGGAGAGGTCCAGGCGCAGCTCTGGGGTGTCTTTGCCTTGCAACGCAGACTTCAGGACATCGAAACGCAGGATCAGGCTTCCTACGGCATCGGTCTTGAACGTTGGGCGAATGGCATCAGTCACCACACGCTGTTCTTGTGTCGACGCCGCCTGATGGAGTGTCATGTCCGCAGCCAAGTCATTACCCCTGTGTTGAGACCCTTCACTTTCCATAAAGGTCTGTAGGTTCTGGTTCAATGCATCCATGTCCAGATGGAAGTGGGTATCGGTGTTCAGAGTGTCGATAGTGTTCATGGTACTTTTCCTTAAAAGTCAGACAAGTTTATTCTTCGAAGCGTGCTTGGATTTTCTTCAAGGTTTCAGCAGCCGCTTCTTCACCGTACTCTTTACGTACAATGTCCAGCATCTCCACAATCTCATCTCGCAACATGATAGTGGCGTTATAAGCAAAGGTGGAGAGCAACGCCCCATCGAAGTAGCGTTCAGAATCCTCCACCATTGGAAACCGACGGAAGAGGTCAAACCACATACGGGCAACTGCTACTTCAGACAGATACAGCTGTTCCAACAAACGGACCATCACACACCCTCCTTAGGGCTATAGACTGGGGTCCGAAGACCCCGACGGTTTTTACTGACCGACGTTCATCTGAGCGTAGGCTTTCTTGTTGTAGCGATCAACCATGCTCTTCTGCAGCTCAACCAAACGCAGGCCAAGGTTAGGGTTGCCGGGAATACCGAGAATGGTGTTGAACTCATCGGAGGTCAATTCGTTAGGGTACATCCAACGTAGTTCCCGTGGCAGGTTGGTCACCACAATCACGGCATCGTGTGGCTGAACTTTATCGAGCTTACGGGCACGGCGCTCGAATATGACCAGGTTGCCCAGAGGGCTACCGATGATGATCCCGTTACGCATCATGTTATCCACGAAGCGCACCACTTCACCGTCTTCCAACTCAAGGTCATCATGGACCAAGTGGTCGAAATACCCGGTTCCGTTATTCCACTTGGGATCGAATGGTACGAAGCGTTCGATCTTGGCCAGGACGCTGTCGATCTGACGGATAGTGGGATGAGTCATTGTGAATCTCCTGAGATTACGAGGGTTAATGAATAAGAGTTTGTAACTTATTCCCTTGAGTAATATGTATTTGAAAATATTTTATTTGGTATCCTGTGACTCCCAAGCCTTAGGACATAAACCATGGCCTCCACTATCAAGGACACCTTCAAGAAGGAATTGTCCTACCTTGAGATTGACAGTAAGTTGGTCAAACGGTTGGCCAATTTCAAACACAGCTTCATTAACCGCAACGACGACCACATCAAGTTCTTTGGGGGAAACCTCCTCGGGGTTGAAGTCGTCCGTTATCTGCAAGCCGACCGGGACACGTGGTTCGGGGAAGTGTTGGATATTGACGATGACGCCCTGACAGAATCACTCTACTCCTTGGAAGTGATCAACGAAGAATACAAACGTACCTCGGACGTGGTGAACCTCACCAGTGCGTGGTTGCTCCATGCGCTGTACACCTCCAGTAAGCTGACGGTGCGTGAGAAAGAACAAGCCATGATCGATGTGGCGTACATGCTTCAGGTCAAGTTCATCACAAGCATCTTCGCCCATTACTTCAAGTACCCAGCCGACAAAGAGTTGGCCCAAGCGGTCTACGAGTCGTTGAGCAAGAAGTATGCCTTGAAGCAACACGGTAGTTGGCATGCGTTGTTTACCGCCCGTTCGCAAGACATCATAGCTCGCAACGGCATTCATCACAAGACGATCAAAGACTTTACAGACGATGATGCAATTTTGTACCTAATTACAGACGTGCAGGGTCGTATCCGTGAAGTCGTCAAAAAGATGTATGCGGTAATGATCGAGCTGAAGGACAATCAGCAACGCATTTCGTCGACCAGCAGTACGGTGGCCATCGATGGGGAGAATATCCTCAAAGACCGCCAGCGTAGCATCAGCAACTACAAGCGGTATATCCACACGATCATCACAGACCGCGACACCTTCATTCGCAATGAGGTTTTGTCGGTGATCAACGATGCCATGCACACCATGCCTCCGAAGCTTCTGGTCGAGGTGTTGGAATACTGTTCGGCGAACTATGGTAAGGCTCGGCATGAGAACATCGGTGAACTCTGTGACGAGACCCTGCTCCATGCGTTTGAGTTCTTGTCACAAAACCGCGCTTTGATCCGCAACCAATCGAACCTCTCGAGTCTGGTCAGTCGCCTTCGAAACCTGTACATGGCATCGAAGATGAATGACCCAGTCCTCCTCAAGATGAAGGGGTTGGCCGAAGAGATCGTCTCTAAGTCAGCCACCACCAAGTCCAGTTCGGTTCAAGCGAGTCTGCGTACAGGTCTGCAACTGTATATCGTCCTGCGTACGTTTACCATGGAGTACTACTCATGAAGAAACTCTTCAGTCGGGCGGATCGTTGGGAACACTACCAAGAGTACGTGCGCCTACCTTTTGGTCGAGAAGAGGAGTTTCGTGGGGTTAAGCGCAGCCGGTTCTTGATCAAAAAGCAATACACGCAGATCTATGCTCACCTTGGTTGGTTCTCGTGGAAGGTTAGACAAGAAGGAGAAAGCTTCTCTATCTTCCTCTTTCACGAGTTCACCGACGGGCGTGTCGGAGGTGTGGCGGCTCACAACGTTCCTCACAAGCAGTTGGATCGGATGGTGGAGAAGTGTTACGCCCGCCGTCCTACGCCTGGCTGGACACTGCTGGCATAAAAGCCTACAGGGAGGCATGAGCCTCCCTGTATGCCGCCTTTACGCTTGCTCTTGATAAATGGTGTCGATCTCAGCCTGACTCAAAGCCCGGTTGTAGAACAAAAGGTCGCGTTGATAGCCATTGGAATATTCGTCTTCATACCCACGACCTACGTACATATTCGTAGCCAATTGGGTCACGGTGACATTAGCAGTGGTTTGCAATACCCTATTCAGGTAGATCTTCAAGACCCCTGCTTCATGAGTAACCGTAACCATTGACCATTGGTTCAGAGGCAGTCCCGAACTTGACAGCCCGTAACTAACACCTTTGTAGTGGAGATACGGTCGTCCGTCTGTATGGGTCAACTTGAGCGCGAAGTTGACCTGACCACTTACATGTGTTAGCAAATGGCTATAGGTCGCATACCCCAATGGGTAATACCACAGGTTAATGGTCCAATTGCCACTTAGGCTTACGCTAGGAACCAATGCATACCGACCCCCATAAACGCGCAGAGACATCCGACCCAACACAGCCGCAAAGCTTGCCCCCGATGAAACGGTCAGTGAAGTTCCGGTGATCGGATCAACGGTTTTGCTTTCCGACAACCACCAACGGGTAAGCCCATTCATTACCGAGAGTAAGTGCTGGATACCTTGCCAGACCCCGTTGACCTTTGTCAGTATCCGCTGAGGCGTTTTCCATAGCCCGCCCCACTTCACTCGAAGGTGTGACCACCGCCAAGACCCCCCTTGTTTAATACGCATTACAAGCCCCCTAAAAAAGAAATTACCAATTGGTGTACAGTTCGGTCACTTCAGCCTGACTCAGGAGCTTTGAGTAGATCACCAGATCTGATACCAATCCAACGTTTTTCTCACCCTCCACTTCCTCATTAATCGACCCACAGAGGTAATTACCCAGAGGCGGTCTGTAACTGGAAGCCTGAAGTAACGACAAGACGCCATTAATGTAAATGCGATAGTTGCTACCGTCGTAGGACAACGTCAACATGTGCCAGCCTGTTGCCCCAATGACATCGGGTGCTCTGTAGCTGACACCATTAAAATGGATGTACGGTCGTCCGGGATACGTCGGACTCAACTTAAAGGTGAAGTTGGCCTGGTTATCCGAGAAGGTAAAGAAATGTTGATAAAGATCAAGACTGCGGGCGTGATACCACAGGTTGATCGTCCATTGTGTAGGTAGTTGGAGATCATTCATCTTGATCCATCCACCATTGATGAAGTCAACACAATCGCGACCATTGAGCTTACGTTCGAATGCATTAAGACCTAGGGTTGTGTTTGGGTCATACAACTGAGCTACACTCAACCCTGTGGCGTAATGTCGAAGTTTGTAGTTCTCGAGGTAATAGCTCACCCCAACTTTCAACCACTTCGCATTGTGTTTTTGCCAAGTTGATCGTGGTCGAATCCAAGACCCTTGTCGTTTAAAGCGGGTAAGGCCAACTCCCCACTTCCCACCTGCTTTAATTTTCATGTCAGTTCCACCGTATAACCTAGGTTAAGTCTACCCATTCATACGATTTCGAGACCTAGTCGGCAAAAAAAAGAAAGGAAGCCGAAGCCTCCTTTCTTTCTTGTTAGCCTAAACGATACGAGGCGTATTCTGATTTGTCGGACAGCACATAGCGTTTGATTGAGCGTGGACTCAACCCGGTGGCTTTAGCGGCCTGACTGTAGTTGGGGTACTTTACCCCATTGACTACCACCGGTAGACGGATCGATGCTTCGCGTTTCAGCGCAGCCTTACGGACCTTCTCACGGTGTTCTCTGGACAACTCACCCCCTTCATTCCAGGTTTTATGTCCTGGCTTAAAATGGGTGACTGTCGGTGCAGTTCCAGGTTTCCAACTGGTGCTGCTTATTGCCATTCACACACCTCGTATCGATCATTGACTTCGGTGCGATGTATCTCACGATCCTGCCCATCCACGATGATGGCCAAATTCAATTGAGGGTACATGTACATCCGTCGAGAAGAACGATGATCACACAACACTACTCGGTGGTATTGACGATCATCCCATACCCCTACCACCCGACCCAAGGGATCAGTAGTGACTTCTTGACAAGGTTTCAGCGACGTGTCAACTCGCTCGACCACATAGTGATTTGATTTCAGACAATGGTTTCGACGCAACTCCATTGCCTTGACCAGTTCAAACTTCTGTTGATTAATTTCTTCGGTGCGCATGGTTTTATTCCACTGAGTTCGGGTGGTAGCTGGGGTTGACTATGAAGACATCGTTATCACGAACTTCGTAGTCCGTGCGGTAAGTGCCTTGGTTGGTGATCTCAAGTTGACCAATCAGGCGACGGATCAGGAAGGGGAGGTTTTGCCAGTAACCCTGTTTTACCGTTAGGAAAGCATAGGCCACATCGTTGGTGGTGTAACACAACCGTTCTTCTTCGTCGCGGTAGAACGACAGTTTGAAGGCTAAAGGTTGTTTGCTGTTGGGATGTACGGTGAAGTTCTCAATTGCTACCACCACTTCATCGCAAGCCCGGTACTGACCCACCACGGACAGCTCTGCCCAATCGGGCGTACCTGGGTTGTCGTTCTTCAGCGCTTCGAAAGCACCACCCTCCATTCGGTCACAGAAGTAGAGATACTCCTCCCCTATTTGAGCATAGTCAACATAGGCGACCGGCGTAACGTTCAACAACACATTCAAGTCGGTGCGTTCAACCTGCTCAAGTTCGTTGGTGTAGTAAACTCGCTCTATGGTGAAATCGGGGTAGATGGTCTCGAACTCGCTAAGGGAGTGACCGCTGGGGTTAACCACCTTCAACGGGCTGTAGAACCGAGTACTTCCAGAGCCGTAAGAGAAGAGATGGTAAGGACGTGCATAGTCAGCCAACTCCCCTGCAATGTATTGCTTGTTGAGTAAGAGGTAGTAGTACCACCCCATCAACCGAACCGGCTCTGGTAGCGTGGTGTTGCTACGCTCGTTCTTCTTGAAGTGGACCTGTCCGTAATTTTCTGCTGGGTTTTTGTAGATCATGGCGTGGACTTGGCTTTTCGGACCGCGTCCTGCCACCATCTCCCAAAACAAGCGCCGTTGTTCTTCCTGACCCAGTATCTCAATCTGGGTGGCCGCAAGTCGCAGGGTTTGTTCGATACCAGGGATCATGCTGGCCATCCCCGAAGTTGAGAGGATCGATTGAGCGATGTCTTTACAAGCCCGACTGTAATCATTGTTCATGGAGGATATCCTCGTTGCGTTTAAGGTTAGGCTGAAAGCTCTGCGACACGCAAAGCTTCTTGTGCAATTGGGGTGTTAAGGAACTGACTAGCCCAGACTTGACCTTCAGGGGTGTACAGATTGATCCGGTGTTTAACCTCGGCCTTTTTGGCAATCTGTAGGGCGGTATTGGTACCACCGCGCACTTTCTCGGTTTTACCCACAGGAATGGCCCAATACACCAAGTACTCAACCTTGTCTTGAAGACTAGCCCCATGGATCTGCATGACGTTGCGACTGTGAAGATTAATCCCCCACTCATTCAGTCCGTTGAAACTCCCTCGAGCTTCGAAAGCCATTTGCTTGGCTTTCTCAAACGTCGGAAACCGTTGGGCATTGTAAAAGAAGTTCTTAGGATCGGCACTGCGTCCTCGAACCCATTCATCACACAAGTAGATGCGCGCCCCAATCTTGCGATAGAAAGGACTCAGCAAAGCACCCTCCCAAAAGGCTCTATCAGCCCCTCTGGCATCACCTGAGGATAATCCGTACCCTAGGGCATAAAAGACCACAGCAAGCTTCTGCATGAGCTTACAGACGTCTTCTGGGGTTTCTCTACTCCCCACACCTGCAAACCATCCTTTGAACTCGGGTGTTTGCATCTTCACTCCCCTCGTTTGATCTCTAGAGGTACTTTAAGTGGTGTTGGGCTTTGCTGTCCAAGGCTTGGAATGACCCCGGTAACAATACCCATCGACACGCAGAACATCAACCCTATTAGGGCTATAAAACCTTTTTCCATTTTATTACTCGGGTGGTTCATGAGGCAAGGCCTCTTTGGTCATGTACCGCAGGTCTACAAAGACGCTGCATTCGGTGGTGCGTTCTTGTTCGGTGTAGGTCACTGACGCATGTTTGGTTAACACCTGTGAGTGTTCGTCTTCACACCCGCCTAAGGACAACGCTTGATAGACCGTCACCGTTTCTTCCTTAGGGACAGTACAACCCATTATCAGAACACTAAAGCCTAGTAACAGCTGAGCACGCATAAGCCTACTCCTAGTTTAAAGGGGGTCATAGACAATCAGGACTTACGCCCTGATTGTAGAGAGTTACTGGGTCAGCGCTTTCTTCTGAGCGTACTCTTCGGCGATGGTGTAGGGACGTTCGACACCCATTTGGGCTAACAACACGAGAAATTGATAGTCGTTCACCACTCCCCCATAACCAACACTGGTTCAAATAACCCCGCCCCAGTCATCATGTAGCGAAGTGCTACCATCATGATAACCAAGACCGCACTAATCCATGTAAATTGGACAAGCGCCTTACGGCGCCTGTCCCAAAGGAAATGCCAAAACCCTCGCCCGAGGATCAACTTATGGCGCCCTTGGTATTTGTCCCAAGTACTGACAAAGACAATTACCAAGGTTGTTATGGTACTGAAGACGAGTAGCTCAAGCAAAACAACCCCCTTTACATGCGCGGTACGACTACGCCGGTTTGGCCCTGATACTTCCCCCCACGGTCGGCGTAGGAGGTTTCGCATTCCTCATTCGACTCGAAAAACAGGAACTGTGAGATCCCTTCGTTGGCATAGATCTTCAATGGGAGGTTCGTGCTGTTGGAGATCTCGATCACGACGTTACCTTCGAACTCAGCTTCAATCGGCGTCACGTTAACAATCGCCCCTGCGCGTGCATAGGTGCTCTTGCCTACGGCCACCACTGTCACACTCCGCGGAATATGGAAGTACTCAATGGTGCGCCCCAACAGATACGAGTTCGGTGGAAGGATCACGTACTTGTCGCCATTGGGATCAACTTTCAATTCGGCATCGATCAGACACTTTTCGTCAAACCGCTTGGGGTCGATAACGGCCGAGTTGATGTTAGTGAAGAGCTTGAACTCCTCAGACAAACGAACGTCGTATCCATAGCTGGAGTTACCGTAGGAGATCACGCGCTCTCCACTTTGTTCACGAACCTGTTGGCGCTCGAAAGGTTCGATCATCGGTACCCAGCCTTCTTTCTGAAGGTCTTCAGGACTGATACGGGTAGCAACGTATCGCTCTTGCATGGTACGCAGCTGTTCCTTGGTATGGGTGATGCCCTCCCAAGCAAACTTAGTTTCTCGACCGTGTACGGTGTGGAGGATGTGACTCGGGGGAGTCGAACGAGTAGCGATCCAACGATCTGATTTAATCATTTTTGTTTCCTTAGAAGTTTAAGGTCAGCGAGAAGATTCCTTTATATAGTTTAGGTTTTTAATATTTTTTAATAAGGCGGCATAAACGGGAGGGTGTCCTCCCGTTTGAGCTTAGTGTCTTAACGTAACTTGGAAATCCTTCATCCCACGGGGTGTGAATGGTCGTAAGGTACCGCTGTCATCACGTCCATAAGAGGCCACATCCATACTTACAATCGTTCTGCCTTCCGGGACGGTATAGGTCCAACGTGCACCCAAAACATTGATGGTTTCTTTATGACTTGTTCCCAAATCGCCTCGAAACAAGGTTTGTCCGTCCCGTCCCGACAACCCTTGGTCATTTGTCCCTATAAAGTGATAAGTACCGTCATCCAAGTATACACGGATGAAGTTTGTCCCCATTGAGTTCGTTATGGCGTTAAACTCACTGTAGAACACCCCCGAGATCTGACGGATCTTAGACAATTGTTCTTGACTTAACTTAACCGCAATCATCGATCCTGCGGCTGGAGAATGAACATTGCGATACCACCCCCTCGTTACATCATAGGTCCATTCGCTATTGATGTCAATGAGATTGGACAGATCCCACGAAAGTAATTGTGTACCTTGTATGGGTACCCAGACACCACCCTTTTTAAGAAATGATGTCTTAGGTTCAACCCAACCCTGTCCGGCTCTTTTGAATTTCAAGTCGCCTTTGTACCAGTTACCTTTTTTAATCAACATGATCAATACTCCAGAGTGAACTCAAAGTCCTTCATCCCGCGTAATGAGGACGGGTAGTACCGACCTTGGGTATATGCTGGGTAAGACAGAAAGTCAAGACCCACCACCTTAATGTCGACAGGTACCGTAAAGCTATACCGTTCATTAATAACGTTTCGAGTAACCTTCGATTCGGTCCCTGCATCACCTTTGTAAAGATTCTGTCCAGTGCCTGCATCGGCCCATGCGTCGTTGGTGCCTAACAACTTAACAACCCCATTACTTAAATGAATTCTCAAATAGTTGAGGTTAAGGCCTTCGGCGGGTGTGTTGTAGTAACCAGTAAAGGTGGCCGACACTTTTCTTATTTTAGATAAAGTGTCTGCTGACAGTTTGGTGGGGATGGGTATGTAGCTATCTTGAACGGTTGGGTATACGTCTCGATACCAACCACGGGTTTCATTAAGAATCCAATCTGTCGTGGTAGTGATCAAATCCCCTAAGTCCTGTTGGATAACTTGGTTACCTTGTACAGGAACCCATAAACCGTTTTGTTTAAGAAACGAAGTTTTGGGTTCTATCCAACCTTGTTCGGGTAGTTTACATTTGAGCAAGCCCTTATACCAAGTACCCTGTTTGATTAACATGACGAACCCCTTAAATCAAAATGCGATGTTGGACTTGTGTGGTTGGAAGATCGCGATAAGTCCGATACCATACCCGCGTCGCACCGTATTGCGGTTGCCAGACGTTGGCGTAGAAGTGAAGCGGAATGTCGTTAAACATACCAATCTGTGGCCACGGAATATGCGTTTGGTTTCCCGCCACGTGGAACGTAAACCATCGTAGCGCACCTACACCAATCTGTGAGTCCATACCCCACTCACAACTCGCCCAGATGATGTTGTTGTCAAACAGGTTAAAACGATCAGTGCTAATGTCCCCAGTGGGTACGTAGGACTGCGCATAACCAAACCGCTCACCATAGGGCGGAAAGACGTGTGTGGGGGTAATCAATAGATCGATGATGCTCGCCGGTTTGTGGGGTTCGCTGACATCCTTCCACTGACCCGACACTTTACTGAACACGTGTTCGCCTTTGCGCCACACGCCGGCTTGTTTAAAGAGAGGCAGAGTCTTTCTCCACGCCCCACCCGTACGTAGTCTCATGTTGGTATCCTAGAAGTTGTTAAACAGGGTCGTGGATGAGTTTGATGGTGAGTGTTTTACCGTACTGGCTCTTCAAGTACTGATGAACGTTCTTAACGCCATCTGAAAAGTATCGACGTGTGATCGGGTCAGAACTTCCCTGGTTCGTACTTCTGAACGGTAGTCGTCCCAAACCCTCGATTTCAACAGCGATGACTTTAGACGAGTCACCACCTTCATACAGACCAAACTGGAAGCCTGTTTGATTGTCATCGGGTGAGTTGAAGTCACGGATCTGGAACCCACGGTAATACGCAGGAGAAACGGTACCTGGGTCAGGACTGCCTTGTTTGAAGAAGCCGTACCACACCTGTGGGGCGTTAAAGGTCCCTACGCGTATTTGGAATGTTTCAATAAGTTCGTGTTGGTGCGCTATCGACCAGACTCCATTAATCTTGCGGTAGACAATATCTCCTCTCACCCAACCACCCAAGCGTTTGAGTTTGAGGTCGTTAACGTCTAACCAGCCCTCGTTAACTCGAATCTTCATAGCAACCTCTGTCGTGTTAGTGGGATTAGATATAGGTACCTTCATAAAATTTCTAAGCTTTGGCGGCATAACCGGGAGGTTGCCCTCCCGGCTAGCTCTTTATGCCGCCCGGCGCCCGGTAAGGCCACCACGACCCATGATCTTACCCCATGGGTTAAGGCTCTTCTGAACATGCGCCGCGTTGTGTGCACGTGCAGCTTTGATGTTGCGCAGACTACGTTCTTCCGAGGCCTTCTGGATCAGGCTGGACAAGCTGGTAACGGTGTCCTCATCCACACTGTCCATGGCGGCCAGTTTACGCGTGAGGTGTTCAAGCTTGGCTTCCAACCGCGCTACCACAAAGGTCTCTTTGGCATTAACCAACAGTTCGTAGACTTCTTCCATCTCCTTCTTCATCTTGTTAAACTGTGCCCGCTGATACAGCTCTTCAGGCGTCAGTTGTTTGTTGTTGCTGGTCACCGCGGACAACAGCTTACTGGTATCGATTCCATAGTGATCCAAATTACGACCCATGGTCACCAACCACTGCGCCAACAACCACGCAATGACCGTGTCATCATGACCGGAGGCCGCGTGATCGATCCGACCTTTCTTCACCACCAACCCACGAATCTCTTCAGACAATTGCTTGTCGTGTACCAGGTGCCCGCTGTCTTTCGCCGCATTCTGAAGAACCGGTCCGTAGAGTAGCGCACGGGTTTCGGCATTCGTGTTAAAGCCAAAGTAGCCTTTAGTCTCGTCGTAGAATTGTTCCGTCCGAGTACCCATGGGTTTACAGATGGTCTTGTAAAGGTCTGCTTTCTCATTGGAGTTCTCCACAATACGGTTGAAGATACGACGGAACGGATCTTCGCCCATGGCTGGCAACTTCAGGATCAAGGCATCAACGATCATCTGGCCGGTCGACTTCTTCTCAGGAATCAAGGTGATGTTCTTAAACCGCACCAAGAACTCTGCCAAGAAGTTAGAGAACCGAATCAGGTTAGTCTCATTGACATTGAACGCACCCACCACCGACAAGTCTTTGGTGTTAATGATCGTCCCTGCAATCCCGTCTCGACCCACCGCTTCAGAGGTATCCAACCCCAAGATGAACTGGTCGGTCTGTGTCAAGCGCTGAAGGCTGACTTCATCGACATACCAACGCACCACGTACAACTCTTTGGACACGAAGTTGTACATCACATCCCGTACCGAGTTTTTGATCATCTCGTTGAGCTGCGGGGTGAGCGGAGAGCTTTGTGTACCCGACGTCCAGACGTTGAAGAAGTCACGGTTTGCACCATCGCCATAGGAGTTGGCTTCTGCCATGGTCTTGTACAACCACTCGTCGGTGTAACCCAACTGACGGTGTGAGAAGGTTGCATTGATCAGGATCTTACGACCGGGGTTGTTCTTCGCCACCATCTCATGGAAGGCCGCCTTGTCTACACAGTCAAAGTACAGCTCAGTCCACTTAGCACCACCGTGGATCATGTCGTACATGTACTTACCGTCACGGTCATCCTTCTTACCGGCGGTTGTGGTGAAGATGTTTCCGTGTGGTCGGTTGTGTTTACGGGCTTCTTCACGGGCTGCGTTACCGGCAGCCAGCGCAGCAGGCAAAGTGATGCCAATGAAGTTAATGAACGGACCTTCGTCGATGTGGCTGATTGGAGAGGTCTGTCCACGACCCAGGTTGTTAGCACTGGATTCGGAGTTTTGAGCAACGCCTGTGGAGTAGGTGTTCTCCCACTTCTTACAGGTGACTTCGAATTGGTTATCAGAGTCTGCACGACCCTTAGCAACCAAATACGGGGGCAACAGATCCCGGATCTTCTTCAGACGCTCAACGTTAGCCTTACGCAGGGCATCGTCCTTTGTGATCATGTTGATACGAGAGTTACTCGTACCCAAGAATAGCAACCAGATCATCAAACAGTCAGTAGACACTGACTTACCAGTCTGACGAGGTTGGATCAGGGCGATGTCCATGTTGTTGATAAAGGTCCATGTGGTCGCCATGTTCCCCCGGTTGGCTTTGTAGGGTACCGGGTTGGGACCTGCCACGGGAGGAATGCGCACTACTTCACGTAAGTAGTACCAAATGTTGTACCGGCACTCCAAACCAATCTTCATCTTGTAGGCATCAGACAACACTTCAGAATGTGGGTCAACCCCAATCAATTCCGGTTGCATAACCGCCAAGGGCCACAAACAGTTTTTAATCCCCATCTCTTTTAGCAGGGAGCTGTAGCGTAGGAAAGATTCGTTCTTTGTGGAGTAATCCACTCTGGCCATCGGGTAACGATGCCAATCGTTTCCAAACAAAATCATAGTCGTTACCTATTGACAGGGAAGCTATATAGTCTATAGGATTGGGGAACCCTTACAAAAGGCAAAAAAAAAGAGGCCCGAAGGCCTCTTTTCTAATTCATTGTGCCTGCAGTCGCATTCGAAGACAAACGCCCTCATTTGTCTCCATGCGATATAGGGCTGCCAGCCAATTTCGACCTTGATATTTCAAGGGGATTACTTTTCCCGGATTGGGAATATCGGCAATCATCTCTTGTAGTAGTTCATCCAACAAGGGATTATACTTCAAGCGCGCCTCACTCAGCATGAGCTGTATATCGACCACGGAAAATTGTTTAGATAACAACCTAGCCGTAAAGTGGGGTGTGAAGAGCAAAACAATCTCACCCCACGACAATACCAGTTCTTGGTTATCTGTCTTACGACTGGTGATCAATTGTCTGAAACTGGATTTCAAGTTCATAGTTGCTCCACCACGTAGGTGGCAATACCATGGTCTCGAAATTCAGCAAAGAGTATCGCAGAGTATTCGGTGGCCGACTCCAGCAACACCTCCTCTACTCGATAATTAGTCGACTCTAAAACCAAACCCACCACTTCTTCTGCTAAGTGTAATCGACTTACATCATCAAGCGCTTGTTCCAAACGGGTGAGTAGATCAACCAACTGATCACGTTCTTTCAATTCAACCACCCGAGCTTTCTGCTCGGGGGTGAGGTTACGAAGCGTAATGTTTACAATGTCCATTGTGAGCCTCCCGACTTATTTGTAGAAGCTATAACCCATTGCAGCTTTACCCGACTGACAATGGATTTCCAATTCTTCACGCTCACGCTCTAGACGATTGAGTTCTTCGTCAAACTCCATCAACGCTTCTTCCATCGACAGCAGAGCAAGGTTTTGGTTCTTTTCTTTAGTGGCCATGGTGTTCCCTCCTTAGGGATACAGGGGATGAATCAGAAGTCTTCTTCGACCTCTTCTACAAGTTCGTGTTTCAGGGGTTGGCGAGTCCAAAGACCTGCCCGCACCATGTCTTGAGCGGACATGGATTTGAGTTTAGACAATTGATCAGCGTTGTAACTGTCGCTATCTGGATCGATGTCATTGAGTTCTTGTTGCATGCGTTTGACCAACGCCTTCTGGTGGGGTTCGTCGATGAGTTCTTCTCGATCGGCTTCCCAGATGTTGACGTATTGGTTAAACGGAATCCCGAACACGACGTAACCGTCTCGGGTTCTTTCAAGGATATTGGCGCGTCGCTGAAGGACCTTGCCTGCTTGTTGGAGGACCTTAAGCAAGACGTTTCGGGTTTCATCCATGCCTAGGTTAAGAAGCCTGGCGTAGCGGTTCACATTAACGGGTGACATACTTGTTCTCCTAAGAACTGGTACAGGTAAGTAAAGAGTTTAGGTATCCTAATCACAAGGGTAATATAGATCTGAAATTTTTTTATTTGACCAGACGGCATAAACGGGAGGTTGCCCTCCCGTTTAGTCCAATCAGACTTAACTGATCTGCTTGGTATACATGACACCCATGCCCAACTGTACGTCAGTCACCGCCGTACGTCGGAAGAAGCGGATGATCACCGGCTCTCCCGACTTAATGGCGTGCGGCGACACCAGTTCGTGGTTCCACATCTCAAGTGGGTACTCGAAGTTCTCACCGTTGATGTAGAGCGCGAAGTGGGTCGGTTCCGGCGCACGTTGTTCCACAGCAGGATTGAACAACGGTTCGGCGCGGTAGAACACCTGGTCCAACCACACCGCGTAGTTGCTCAAACCGTTACTGAGGTCCAGCTTCCAGTTGTTGACGTTCTCCATGCGGGAGGTGGCTTTAACACCCGAACCGTACATCGGGTTTTGACCCGGCGTGTAGCGGATAGCCCAACGGTCTTCGCTGACCAAGCTGTCCGGTTGACGCAGTACGATGCCGATGGTTTGGCTGTGACGGTAGTTTTTGAACTGACCATCCACTTCCTGCATGTTGATCCCAACTGTGAGGTTTTGCAGCACCCCATAGTCCGTCGGACGGAACTCGGCAGACCCTACCGCGAAGGACACCAAGTGACTCACCTCGAACCACTCTTCACGGTCCAGGTTCATCAAGAACCAGCGCAGTCGGTAGCCGTAGATGTTATCCACCCACACCGGTGCACAGAACAGCTTCACGCTATACGCCCCGTCCAACCGCAACGTAGTGGCCTTGTAGGCCGCCGAGATGTGCTTGCCCTGGTTGGCAGTCGCCCCGTAGCAATACTCATCATCACCCAGACGGTACGTCAACACCAAGTCCATCCGCTGACCTTGTTGGGTGGCCATGTAGTTATTCAACCCATACAGGTTAAACTTACTACCGTCCACAGCCATGCGAGTTTGACTGTTGTCACTGTACGTCACCACGCCAATTGCATTGAGTGCCGACACCGGAAGGTTAATCGGGAACTGAAGCAACGACTGGTCCACTTCCGAAAGGAAGGGAGATTCCAGATGAATCGCGGTGATGTACTTGCGGTACGCATCGGTGGTGCGAGCAAAGGCGCTATTGCACACCAAGACCCGCGCCATCGAACGTACGTTACCGACTTGGTCATACGCCACGACCGTCAACACTTCATTGTCTGGGAGTTGACGCATGGTGTAGGCAGCCATCGGTACCTTTACCGCCTTGTTGTAGGCAGCCGGTTGTCCATCCGGGTTGTTCGGTACCTGCGCCAGCTCAAGCGGAATGTTTTCACCCAACATCTGACCGTTTTGATCATACATGGCCGAGATGACATTCGCGCTGTCACCGATATCTGATCCCAAGAACACCTTAACGTATTCAACCGTCGTGCCTTTGAACGACAGACGAGAATCCAACGCCAGCGTGTAAGGCACCACCGAGGTATCAATGAACGCCCGGAACGACTCGCTTTGATAGCCAGGACCCACACCCAACAGGATGTCCTCATCGTTCAACGAATCACTTTCCAGTGGCTCCTCATAACGCTGAAGACGCGACAGCCCCGTGGTGTAGTCCACACTCACCACACGCCACAGGCCCGTGGCCCAATCCCAAACTTCATCATCCAAGTTCGGGCAATACCGACCGGTCCCATCCGGTCCGGTGTACAGCTCAGATTTGCGCCAGCGACGATGTCCCCGATCGGGGTTAATCACCGGCACCATTGGGGTAGTTGACATAACTCACCTAATCGTCAGAAATGGAAACAAAGTGGTTGACGTTGACCTTATCTTCGAGATAATACTCGATAGCCCGTTTCAAGAACGTCAGCTTGTAGATGTTCAACTCAAAGACTGAGTTGTACGTGTGGGGGTGAACCACCACGTAACGGTCGTCCACAGCCTTACGAGTGGGTTCGAAGTCCAACAACCATTCGTAGCTTTTGAGCAGACTGCGCATGAATGGGATGTCATACCGACCAATCATTCGATCGTCCCACAACACACCCCGGTCCAAATCGGACAGTAGGCGAGCCACAAACGGACTGTAAACTCGGTAACGGTCTGGGATAGGTGTGATGCCGGGCAGTTCAGGTTCACGACGTTTCCCATTGACATACGTCTCCACAATCACATCCACCTCTTGCGACTGTTCTCTCAACACGTAGGTGTCTGTGGGTGTGTACACGCCCAACGGGTTAACGATTTCATCCACCTGATAAGGACGCCCATTTTGCAGCAGCTTGGTGGCATCAACGTTTGGATAGTCCTCAACAAAAGCGACCTCCGAACGGTGTTTGGCACACCCACCCACCACGATCCGCACGTTCTTGTCGTCACGTAGGTTGATGGTTTGGTTCATACTGAGCAAACCGTACTCCACAAACCCAACGTCCGGTTGCGCTTCCGGTGTCATGTCGTCTTGACAGAACCCTTCGGCCATCACCACCACATCTTGAGTCCCATCGACCAAATACTCTTTGTTAGTCAATACCACTTTGGGCCAACTTACAAAGTAGTCGAGGTTCTCAATCAAACCGTAACCATTCAACCACACACTGATCCGCCGTGGTGGCAGCGTCAGGTCACCGTCGGTATAACCATTCCCCGAACGTTCTTCTTTGCTGCGCAGGGTCAGGTGGTAGATGCCGGCATCCATCGCCAGTTGTTGACGGTATAGCAGGAAAGCTTCGTCAGACTTCACCAACCCTTGCCAGTTAACCGCATTGAGGGTCCAAGTCAATTGACCGTTTTGGAAACTGAAATCCACCCCTTCTTGCGCAGGCACCCAATCGCCAGTTACCACACCCGCCACTTTAGACGACTTATAGAACCGGTAATTGTGTCGTGTGTCTAGGGTTCTCGCCGTCAACCCATGGATAGCGCTTACTTGTTGACTACCAATTCCACGATGGGCTTCAATCATCCGAGTCCCACGTTCGATGGGGTTGTAGTACTCACCCCCGTTGTGAACATGAAAACCCAGCAGCTTACCCTGTGCATCAAACTCCAGCATTGTGGAGGGGTCATAGAAGCCGACAGGCAGCTTGACGAAACGAGTCCCGGCCATCAAGTCCACCTTTTGCGGTGTCGGTACCACTAACTGCGTGATGGCGTTATAACCGTAGGCCTTCTCCACCATGGCGTTGGTGATTTGACCGTCCTGTACTCGCATCATTGCCGTGTACCACGACTGTTCCAGATGGTCAGCCCGCCAGTTAGGTACTGTCGATTCCAACCCCAACATCGCCTCTTGGATCTGTTGGTCGGTGAGCTTATACAGCTCATGAAGACGGTTGTGTTCAAACACCAATGGACGCTTGTAACCAGACTCCCGAATAAACAGGTGTAGTTCCAAGTCATTGATGTCGGACCAATCGGGGTGGTCATTGACATAACCCTGAACATAGGTCACAGGAATCGAATACGCGTTGTGCGTTACCATCCGCACCGCGTCTTCTTTGTTACGGTGATAGAACACACCTGAGAAACGCCCATTGACCTCCGGTTTTACCAGATAGATGTCAATGTCATCGCGGTAATCAATCCACGCATCAGCGTTAGCTTTGTCGCGGTAAATCAAAAACTTACGTTTCTGATCCAATACGCTGTCAAAGGTGGGAAGATCCTTGACCTTCAACACCACTCGCCGCCGCATTGAGGCATCATAAAAGAATTCCGCCTCATCACCCAATCCCATTCGCCCAGGCTGTACATCATCGACGTAACGACCGTTGTGAAAGGTTAGGGTTTGTCCGACTTTGGCTTTGAAGCTATTGCGCAGGTTTTGGAACGACACCAGATCTTGCGTGCTACCCCAGTGGGTATAACCCGTACAGGTCAGGGTTTCAGACTGTCCATCCGAACGCCGCGAACTGTAGTACGCATTCGAGTAGAAGCGCACAAACAAAGGTTTCACGTAACGACCGCTCAACACATCCACTTGCCGCAGTGCGATCACCACATTGCGATCACCCATCACCATCACGTAGGCCAGCTTCCGAGGGAACTGAAAACCGTCTTTGTGATACAGGTTGATGGTCACCCCTTCGTTCTTTGCCAGCTGGTCCACCGATTGCCAAACCTTTTGTTTAGCACCAATCCCCAAATGACGGGGATGAACCTGACCAACAGAGAACACGTGATAGATGTCACCACTGGTGGGGAGTGGAATAGTTTGCCATTCCACCGCACACACCTTAGAAACCCCGAGGTCTCGAGTGATGCGTGCGACTTGGAAGACGTGTTGATAGTCCTGATCTGGAGTGCACCAAACGTTTTTGGTTCCGTGCAGCGCCAGAAAATTAGACATTAGAGCACCTCGAGCATGCGTGCCAAGTTGATGGTGAATTGCTTACCGGCACCGTTGCGATCATTGATCTGAACAACGTTGGCGATCGGTGCCTTACGGAAGCTCCGATCAATCAAGGCCGTATAGATGATGGCGTACCACGTCGGAATGTGTTCCAGTGCCACAGCCACCACTTCCCGTGCGTTGAAACCAAACCATCCGCCACCCAACATGGCGTATAGCAGTGCCACATCCAGTTGTTCCAGACGACGGTTGGGAATCACTTCTTTGACCACCGCAACGAAATCAGCCACCCCATCCATATAACGAATCGGACCGATGTTGTCGAAGATCCACTGGGCGTTGAGCTTGGTGCAGCGCGCCACACGGGGGACCATACGCTGAAGATCGCTTTCCGTCAGTTCTGTCAGCTCCCGCATACCACAGAGGTGCCAGAAGGAGGCAACCATCGCCAGCTTCATTTGCTCTTCGGGGTTGAGATTCAGACGACGAGTGATGTTCTCGGAAACGTAACGGGCAAAGGTGGTCAGTGCCAAATCACCCAAATTGCCGATGTCTTCCATGCTGTGACGATGGGCATACAACGTCAAGGCTGCACGCGTCACGTTGAATTGAAACTCGGTGTGGTTGGCCACCTTATAAGTGGAACCGTCTTCACGGATGAGTGCGCGAGCATCGATAACGACAACCGTTTGCCCGGCATGTTCGATCAATACTGGATGGGTGAACGGTTTGATCTCGCGATTGCGTGGCGAGACCAAGTAGATACCGTTGAGCGACGTGCCTTCAAGGCTGTAGAGAGTACCCTCCACAAACGCCAAACGAAGGTGTTTGAGCGTGTCGGCCATGTTATACGACGCGCAGGGCTTGGTATCGTATGGAGAGACTTTCATCTATTCAATCTCCTGGTTTACTGGGACGTAAAAGTTTACTAAACTTAGGTATGTAGTTCGTCGCTGGAATAGTATGATGTACTACATCAGTGTACGGCAACTATACCATTCAAGTTATTTCTCCTCCGATAAGACCATGGCTTGGACGAAGAGTAGATTTGTTTGGTCCTTTAATCGCGATTAATGATCAACGTTTGATCACGGGAGCTGTTATGATCACAATCAAAAACGCTGCCCCTCGCGCCATCCTGAACGGTATCAAGGATGAGTCTGGTCGCGCTCCGGTCTACCAACCGGAAGCACGTCCCACTCACATGCCGCATGTGTTTCTGTTTGCACAGCGCGGTCCTCTGGTTCCTCAGGTTGTCGTGGGTGACAGTCTTGTCTCCACCTACGGCGCGGAGTCTTTCGACTACCGCTCCAAGTACGCTACTCACCAGACGGTGCTGATCAACACCGTTAACGGTCGCGGCAACATGATGGTTGCTCAGCGTGTAGTGGCCGAAGACGCAGCCATCGCTGCACTGGTTCTGTGGGCTGACTACGTGGCCGATGACGTTCCGGACTTCCAGCGTGCTGAAAACGGCCGCTTCCTCCTGGACGCCGAGGGCAAGCGCATTCCGACCGGTCAAACCGTTCCGGGTATCCGCGTTCGCTACGAGATCAGCGGTCTGGAAGCAGAACAGGATCTGCACACCCTGGAGCCTCGCGTAGGTACCTTGGTGGCTGAATCCGACGGTACTCAATCGACCATGGTTCCGCTGCACGCTTGGCGTGTCTCGTCCCACGGTTCGTTCGGTGACCTCGTCGGTATCCGTCTGTCGTCCCCGACCATCGACTCTTCGTCGCCGGTTAACGACGAACTGATCGAAACGGCTCGTGCCTACATGTACCGCCTCGCGATGGTTGAGCGCCCCTCGATCAACAGCCTGCCGGTTGTGAAGGAAACCCTGTATGGTGACCAGTTCATCGACTTCACCTACAAGCCGGGCGTGATCAACACCAAAACCGATACCGAAGTGTCGGTTGATGACATCCTGCTCCAGAGCTGGAACCAAGAGGCCTCCAACGGTCTGCCACCGACCATCGGTCTGATCAACGATCAGCACGTCTACTTCGACAACATCGAAGCCCTGCTGACCAAGATCCAGGAAAACGAAAGCCTGCACGGCCTGGTCTCCGAGTCCGAAGACGACCTGCACATGGTCAACTTCATCGGCGGTCACGACTACAACGGTACGCCGTACTACAGTCTGGTCATCGAAGGGCCTTCGGCGGGTGGTATCCTGCTGAACGAGAACTCGACCCATTATGCCCGTGGCGGTGCTGACGGCACGATGGATTTCGAAACCTTCGATCGTCTGGTCGGCGACATCTGCGCCAACTACGGTGAAGGTGAATACCACTTCCTCGACAGCGCGGTCTACCCGCAGTCGATCATCTGGGATTCGGGTTTCAGCCTGGAAACCAAGAAGAAGTTGCTCACCGTTCTCGGTCGTCGTAAAGACATCGCTGTGATCCTGTCCACCCAGGACGTGTCGCAGCCACAGAACAGCAACTCGGAAGAATCCTCGATCGCCGTTTCGCTGCGTACGGCTGCCCGTATGTTCCCGGAATCGGAAATCTACGGTACCTCCGTTTGCCGCGCCATGGTTGTCGGTCATTCCGGTTATCTGGTCAACTCCAAGTGGAAGCAGCTGACGCCGCTGACCATCGAGCTGGCGGATAAGTGTGCGGCTTACATGGGTGCCGGCGACGGCGTCTGGAAGTCCCGCGCCAAGTTCGACATCTCTCCGGCCAACCAAGTCACCATGTTCCGCGGTGTGAACTCGACCTATAAAAAGGCCAACGTTCGCTCCAACGATTGGGATGCCGGTCTGGTCTGGGTACAGAACTTCGACCGCCGCAGCCAGTTCTTCCCTGGCCTGCAAACCGTGTACGACGACGACACCAGCATCCTGAACTCCATGTTCAACATGCTGATCGCCGTTGAACTCGAGAAGGTTGCTGAAATCACCTGGCGTCAGCTGACTGGTATTTCCGGTCTCACTGAAAACCAGTTCATCACCCGTTCGAACCGTCTGATCGAAGAAGCCGTCAAAGGTCGCTTCGATAACCGCGTTGTGATCGTCCCGGATACCTTCGTATCCGAAGCCGACAGTCAGCGTGGCTTCAGCTGGGGTTGCAACATCGTGATGTACGGCAACAACATGAAAACCGTGGGCTCGTTCACCATCGTAGCCCGCCGTCGTGAGGACCTCGAACAATGAGCCGCCTAGCAGATACGCTCCTTGACAACAAGGGGTTCAACCAGTACGGTCAGGCGCCTGCCGTGGACATCCGTAAGGGTGGTCAAATGGGCCATGCTCCGGTATTCGATGCTTACGTATCGAACGCTTCGTACATCCGCCGTAACCTGATCGCGATCCTCATCGAGGCACCGCGTGGGTTCCAGGACCTCGAAGACCCGGAGTACTGGGTAGCTACGCTGAAGAACCTGGTCGAGCTGGCTCCGCTGACCATCGAAGGGCTGAACCAGACCCTGTCGGTGGAACACAGTGAGAACCCGTTCGGTGGTGCTGGTGAGATGCAACAAGACATCACCAACGTCACCCGCCAGCGTTCGACCCCGTCGTTCACCTGGAACGAGAAGTACGGTCGCTCGGTCGCCAACTTCCTGAACGGTTGGACTCTCAACCTGATCATGGACCCGGAAACCAAGTACCCGCGTGTGGTCAAGCTCGCCAACCGTCCGGTTGACCTGCTGCCCGACTACACCGGCATGACCGTACTGTTCATCGAACCCGATCCGACCCACTCCAAAGTGGTAACGTCGTGGCTCTCGACGAACATGCGTCCGAACGGCACCGTGGCTGAAATCCAAGGTCGTCGTGAACTGACCGCCGGCGGTGACAAGACCGACTACACGGTTGAGTTCACTGCGCTGACTCAGGTCGGTGAAGGTGTGGACCTGCTGGCTCAGGAATTCCTGGACCGCATGACCCTCACCGGCGCCAACCAGAACCTGCGTCAAGCCTTCATCACCGAAATCGACGCCGACGTCGAGGCCGCTGGTGCAGACGGCAACGGTTACAGCGAGCAGATGGAAGAGATCGCAGCTGCGGCTGTCCTCTAACCCCTGGGCTAGACAGCGGGCTTCGGCTCGCTGTCTATGCTGACTTTAGACAACACTATCTAATGAACCTCCCAATAACCCTTTCAAGATAGGTGCATCATGCTTGCCGATCTTTTTAAAGAAGACAACCTGAATAAGCCCCAGTACAGCACTGAGTCTTTGATGGTAGCCTTGGAACACTTCAACCATGTCCAAGATAATTTCGAGCACTTGGTTGCGACCATGGAAGAGCTTGAAGAACTGGAAGATACCATCGAGACCCTCCAAGGGGCCGACAAGGTTTCTGAAACCGAAACGTTCATGGTTCACTCTCGTCTACAGGACCTCGGTGACACACTGGGTGTAGACTCCGTCAACGTATCGCTGGAAGACGCTACCCACGACCCCCACGCCTACCTGGCTGTTTCCATGGAAGCGGTTTCGGGTATGTGGAACCGGATCAAGCAGCTGTACGTGGCTGACTTCCAACAAGGAATCGATGCATGGGCTCAGCTGTTCAGTACGGCTGACGGGTGGGGGCGGCGCCAACAAGGCCGTATCCACAAACTGCGTCAAGAATGGCGAGCCAAGAAACCGGAACTTAACGAGAAGCGTCACAAGTCCTCGTTGGCTGGTAGTTCCCTCCCTCAACTCTTCGCCTTGAACGGTCGCTTCAGTACCGCCCCGGTCAGTGATTTGGCTAACGACTATCAGTACGCCAAATACATCAGCAACCAGTACCCCAAAGACTTGGCGGTGTACCTGGAGCGCGTACGCAGTATCCTCGGGGCCGGTGTATACGACTCGTCCGCGAAATTCGAATCCACCGTACTGGAAAAGATGATCAAACTGGATCATCCCTCCACTGTCTTCAAAGGTAAGGGGGTCGGAGAAGGTAACGTCCTGTTGGGTAACCGCGGTCTGGAAATCAAGAAAGGGCGGGGCGTTAAGCCGGTCTCTTCGGACAAGCGCCACCAAGCGTTGGCTGACCTGTGCGTCAAGACGTATGTTAAAGAGTATGTCTTTACGTGGGCGAATATCAACAGCGGTGTGTTGGAAGACTTCTACTTCACCACCGATGAAGTGGACAAGATGCTCGATCACGCCGACGCGTATTGTCAACTGATCATCGATGCCAAAACCCAATTTGCTCCACTGACCCGCGCGTTCAAGAACCTGGCCAACTCGACCAAGAAGATGAACAACATCGACGGCCTGGACCCTGTCAACAAGAAGGTGTTCAAGCAAGTCCTGTCGTTCACCCGAGGTCTGACCCGTTATTCCAAGACGCCTTATCGCATCGAGCTGAACCGTATCATGAACCTGGTACCTGGTATTCGCATTTTGGCCAGTCGGACCATCGCCACGTCCAAGTAACTCCTCGTCCGGGTAGAGTCCCCTACCCGGCTTTTAATTTAGGTGATCCCCATGTTACAGAAATTGGCGCGCCCCAACCCACGCCCCACCAACCTCTCCATTGATCAGTTGCACATGATCGTACACACCAACCAAAACTGGCTGGTAAGTATGGAAGAGTTGGCCGATACGGTTGATGAATTGGATCATTTGGAAGTCACGCTGGAGAACCTCGATCAAGCCGGTGCGTTGAACCACGGCGTTGGTATCTTGGCCATGGAGCGCATTCAATCGCTGGAGAGCATTACCGGTCGTATTCTGGGTACGCTCCCCTCGCTTGAAAGTGATACCTATAGCAGCGAAGACTTCAAAGACAGTGTCCTGCCTGCACTACAGAGTGTTGCGCAGATGACCAGTAAGGCCTACCACGACAACTTCGCCAGTGTCCTCACGGCGTTGTCCAACGTCTCGCTCGGCAGCATTCATACTGCCAAGTCGGGTCTTAAGCGCACCGATGTACTTAAGCAAAAGCTTAAAGCTGCAGACATCAAAGGCAGTCTTGAAGTTGCTCTCTCGGGGAAGAACGTGGGAAATGCGTTTACCCGTGATGGCAAGGCTGTTCGTGAGTTGCTCCCTGCACTGAAGAAAGATTTGGCACAAGCCAAAATCCTGATGGAAGTGATACCGGCTCAAGTGTTGGCGTTTGCCAATGAGTTTCACAAGCTGGTTGAGGGAATTGACTTGGATTCGGACGAAGGCTTCAAACGTACGGTCCTGGACAAAATCCAAAACCTAACCCACCCCATCGAAGCTTTCTCCAAGAAGATCTCTCCAACCGAGGAGTTGCTTTTCAACACGTCGTTGTACGTGGTTAAGAAGAATGCTCCGAAGGCTCGGGGTATCAGCAACGACTACGTCCATCTAGCAGACCTTGCAACGAAGCAGGTGGTGCGCGAGCGCGGTGGTAAGCCCCTACAACGGTCCGACTCAGCAAAGCTCACCAAGAGCGATTTAGAGGCCTTGCTGGAGTGCTCGGCGACCTACTGTGAACTGGTGATCTCTGGTTGGGGAACTTATCGGAAAATGTCCAGTGCTTTGCAACGAGTCATGCGCTCGATTCAAAAGCTGGACTACAGTGCCGGTGAGTTGAAATCGTCGGATAACATCCACGCCCTCAAACAGCTGGTCAAGATCTCCAAACACATCCCCCAGTACTACCGCAGTCCACTGGCGGATGAGACCGATCGCTGCATCAAGATGGCGCTGGCCACTCGTGTTGTGGTATCACGAGCAATCAAAAGCGACACGCCAGCATAAAAGCAAAAAAAAAAGAAAGGGGCGAGAGTCCCTTTCTTTTTATGCCACGAAGCGAAAGACAACAGTCTTTTCCTCACGGCGATCTACTTCGTACAGCTCTACGTGAACACCCAAATCCGACACAGCGACTGTAAGGATCACAGCAACCGAGACTTTCAAGGCGATGGTGCGAGCCACCACTTTATCCAAGCCGGCTTTGATAAGCTCTTTGTAGTTTTCGATTACACGCATTTGTTTCAAAGTTAACATTTTTTCCATTTTCATTTTCTTTTTCCTATTTAAGGTTAAATTGGGCGTAGACGTCTTAGACGCCTACGCCACTGTTTTCGTTATGCCGCTTTAGCAGCAGAGTCTTTAACGGGGATGATCTCGAGGAATTTCCCCAGCCGACCTTCGTCGTCAGTGTAGCGCCGGCAGCGCTCTTCCATGCTCAGGCTGACGGCATCGACCGTTCCGCCCACCGAGTTACGGCTCAGGGTGGGTGCCTCTCCGGTGATGTCGATGTGGTTGATGCAGAACAATACCCCATCGATCAACGCGACGAGGACTGGGTTTTTCGCTTTGTCGCTTTGCATGAACACGCCGACATGGGTGATTTGGATCATGCCGTTCTGACGGTGATCATCCCCAATCAGACCATTGCAGGCTTTGATCTTAGCGATGGCGGCTTCGTGATGACGCTTGATGTTTTCGCTGGTGTAGGACATTGTTTGTTCTCCTAAGAACTTGAGGTTAGCGGGTAGGTGCTTCTGCACCTACCTAAGGGGTCTTACTTCAGGAAGAACTCTTTCAGTTCATCCATTGGCAACACAAGGACCAGGTTCTGCAGCTCGTCGACCGAGTTAATCTCGATCTCACCGAGCGACCAGTTGCCTTTGTGGTGGGTCAGGGCGATGCCCTTGGCGGTCAGCTTGAAGACGGCGGTGCCCGAGGTTTTGAATTCACCTTGGGCCTTGGAGCAGGTAACGTCTTTGAAATCCCAAACCAACTGAATTTCTTCAACCTTGAATTCACCCTCACCTTTGACGGCGAAGGCAAAGTCTTTCAGTTTGATACTGCCATTACCACTGCCTTTGTAGTCAGCGACGATTTTGGCTACGATGTTCATTGCGATCTGCTTGTTCATGGTTGTTCTCCTTAGAACTGGGGTTGGTTAGAAGCCAAGGGTTTGTTTAGCGTTGCGTTCTGTCACTTTGCCACCTACCCAGACTTTAGCAGTGGTCTGGGTGAAGTAACCATTCTGATCGATGGTGGTTTGGGACATGTCACAGAAGCCTTCCGAACAGTTGCTCAAAGGCGACTTGTAGGTCAGGTCCTTGGTCACATTGTAAGCGGCAAACAAAGAGATCATGGTGCCGATAACAGCTGCGATAGAGATAGCGCGGATGATGTTGAAAGTCATGGTCGTATTCCTTAAACTTGAGTGAGGTTTGTTTTACTTATTGTTTTCAAGCTGACGCAGTTCAGCTTTCAAGTTACTGCTCTGCTCCCAAGCTTGGGTTGGAGTCAGTCTATCATTGGTCTTAACAGCCAGAACGACAGTACCTACACAAGCAAGAGCGATCAGGGTATACAGGATGAAGTTACGCATGGTTAGTTCTCCTTAGAACTTATGGGGTAGGGCCCGAAGACCCTTGGTATTGTAGAGGGTGTAGCTTACAGCAGGTAGAGACCGAGGTCATCAGCCATGCTCTTGGCGGTGTCGCCTTCGTACATCAGTTCAGCTTTGGTGGTCCAACGACCGTTCTCACCTTGGGAGATGACAACGAACTCAGGACCTTCTGGGTAGGCGAATACGCCAGCTACCTTGAAGTCACGAACGTCTTTAACCATGTAGAGTTCTGCAGCCATGGTGTCGTTCAGACCGGTACGCTTAACAGTTTCCAGTACAGCTTGAGCTTGAGTAGTGTTCATGTTGATTCTCCTGAGAATCCAAGGGTATTAGATACAAGATTTTGTATCCTATTCACTTGAGTAATATAGATCTGAAAAAATTTTAATTGGCATTTTGGGCATAACGCACTCCTAGGGGCAAAAGCCCCTAGGAGTGCAGACATTACTTACAGAAGTCGGCGTAGTTGAAGACCGCCGTCTTTTTGCCCATGTTGATCACGTACAGCTCAGCCGGCATCAGGATCTGTATCCCACGTTCTCCTTCACCGACATACAGCGCTTTCCACGCCCCTTCGCTCAACCCCACGATGTTCATAGCTGTGCCTCGCACATCCACCACAGTGCTTTCAGTGACCTTCTTACTCTCTCGGTATTGGATACCGAAGAACTCTTTTTGCATGTAGGAGTATTCGCGTTTACCCGTCAGTTCGAAGTTCTGTTCTTCACTGACGTACTTACAGGTGCGGTAGTCAGTAACTCGTACGCCTGGCTTTTTGTACTCGAGGTACACTCGGTACCCTGCCGACGAGACCGCAGCAATGAGGAAGAAAGCAAGGACAGTCAGTACTGTCCAGAGTGCCTTGCGGGACTTACGCTTGGTTTCCAAACGCTCTCGAGCCTCAACCCCTGCGTCGCGATTCAGTTCGGAAGTCTCAACCAGCTTTTCAATGTCGCCCATATGAGTCATGTCACAATGCTCCAGTTTAAGGTTAGGTGTTACACGGCATAAAGGGCTAGGTTAACCTAGCCCTCGATGTTTTTGTTATCGACGATAGCCCAAGGCCAGATATGGATCTTCACGATCCTCGTCATTAGAAACCACCAGCACCGGTTTAGGGATCTTAGGCGGTTCCGGCTGGGCAGCCTTAATGGCACGATCCAAGTCGCTTGCCGCCAAGATCTTACCCATCCAGTCGACATTAAAGCCTGCGAAGGTGCGCTTGCCCTTGATGCTGATCACCCCACGCCGAACGTGGAAATATTGAAGCAGTTGGTGAATGCGAGCTTCTTCAGCTATCACTTCGTAATAGGTAGCTTCCGGATGCCGTAGACACAACTCTGGCAATTGGCTCAGAGGAAATGCTTCGGTAACCTGTAGGATATCGAGCACCCGCTTAACTTCATCGTCATTGTCCGCCAAGACGATATTGAGACCTTGCTCATTACGCATAGCACAACTCCCCCAACGATGCCCAATGGGCGATAATTAATTGATCAACACCACATCCAGGTCCAGTTGGCGCTGACCTAGAAAGGCATAGAAGGCTGAACGCCGAACTTTGGTGAAGACCAAGGTCGCGTCATCGACGTACACTCGATCAAACCGTTCACGCAGTTCATCACGACCGTAAGGCTTGCGCATTTGGTCGATGGCTTCTTGGAGTTCTTCTTCGGTATAGACCCGATCACGAACCGTTCTATCATAGTGTTGATTGAACGCTGCGCTCAAAGGCTCACGCACAATGGCGATAGCCTCAGGGTTGTCTACCAACTCTTCTAGCGCCCAACGGGTCTTCCCCGATTGCCTTGGTGCAGTAAAGCCTACGGTACAGTAGTCGCTCAAATACTGTCCCCGACTAACGCCTTCAGGAATGCTTCCAGAGCGATTCCGTCGAGCCGTCGTAAGCATGGTTTGTACGATGCTGCTAAAGATGTTGTCCGGTTGTTTTGGTGAGTTCACTTCATTAATCCTTCCCCGTGCATGATTCTGCCGTTCGCCGGGACCCATGGTCAATTCTCCCATCAGTCTCAGCTCAACGCCCTGTTCCTTCGCATAGGATTGGAAGTAGCTGGCGAGCAAGTGACGGTGACAGAACTTACCGGAGGAGCAGAAGCAGGCAAAAGCAAAACGAGGCAAAGCTAATAACTCACGCCATTTATCAGCGTTGGCAACAACACTGTAATCCAACATCCGGATGTAGGTATTGGTGTATTCCTCCTCGGTGATCTCTCCGGACTTGACGCCCATGACGATATCCCACGAAGGAGCAAGAAAACCATAACCTGATTTAGGGGCTGATTTAACTGTGGTGTCCACCACCACGATGTTCTTGGATTGGGCCAGTCGCCAGCGTGCCAGTTGGACAGTATAGAGTTCAATCATCACACAAACCTTCAAAAAGAAAAGGGCGACCAGCTAGCATAAAACCCAACGGGGGCGAACCCCCGTTGGATCACACAGGCTTAGTCGGCCAGAGCAGCGGCAGCCAGGGCACCGATGTGGGTGCGCACTTTCTTCAGCTCACCCTTGTTACCGTTGCTGGCCACTTCGTAGCTCGCTTCGATAACGCCGTACTTGGTGATCTTCGCGTTCGGGTCACGAACTTCACCTTCCTTCGGAATGCCACCGGCCGGGTATTCGCGGCTGCGGATGACCGCGGTGGAGATCTTGTCGCCCACTGCCGGGATTTCAGCAGTCACGCGCTGCAGGTCTTTGTCGGCCTTGAAAGCATCGATGGCCAGCTCGCCAACCGCCATTGCCGAAGCGGCAACCAGTGCGGTGTTGTGCTGTTGGATTGCCTTGATCTGGTCAGCGGTGATCCCTTCGGGCAGGGACTTCTCGTAGAGACCTTCTTCGGCCAGTACCACGCCGTTGTCGGCGAGGGTGAACATCGGCTTGATCTTGGCGGCCAGATCTTGTACAGCTTGCTTGACGTCGGACATTGCAATGTTTCCTTGTTTGCGTTTAAGGGGTTACGGGTCTTTCATACCCTTGGGTGTGACGATAATCTTTTATCGACAGACAACCCAATACGAAGGTTCAGCGCTGAATCTTCATGTAGGTAATATAGGTCTATGTTTCTTTTGAATCTGATTGTGCTTGGGGACGTATTACCTCCACGGTTCGAAGGATGCGAGGCCTTTGAAGGATAACCTTTAAACGACCTTGGGGATCACGGTACAACAAGCTGGCATCGTGTGCCAGTAGGATGCGACCATCAGAGAGGGTATACCGTACGTTACGAATCGAACGTTTGGACACCCCATAACGTTGAGGCTCCACTCCTGTCACGATCGCACCTAAGATCGGAAGATAGTCGTTTACTTGTAGCTTGAAGAGGTCAACGTTTAGGTTTTGCATTTAGCTCCCTTCTTGGTAGGGATTTTAACCGGTACCTGTTCGGGCGGATCAATAGGTAGTTTGTCATCAGGGATTTCTGAAACCTCGCTGACAGTACCTTTGAACATAGCACGAATGTTGGGGTGTAGGCTATTGATCAACACCTCTGGGTCAACGGGAGTATCGAAGTGCTTGATCTCCCGATCCAACACCCACTCTCGTTTCTCCTCGTCATAGACAGCTTCAATGTAGGACCCATTGCTAGAGCTGGGGTCAACTGATGAAGCCATACGAAAGAGTAGCACGGGGTCGGTTTGAAAGATGTTCTTACTGGCGTCGAAATAGAAGCTCCCACTCCCGCAGGCTTTGACTTTCCGGCTCACAGGACTCTTGTGAAAGATTCGTTCGTTAATGAACAATCTCACACAGTCACCGGTTTCCAGACACAGTAGAAATGTGGAGGGTGTGGGTAAACCAATGATTTTGTAGATCATCTCCTCACTACCGGTGAAGGAGTCAAGGAACTGTTCTAAAGGACATTGGAGTCGCCGCAAGAACTCACCGAAGGATTTCATACCTGAAGTAGTGCCTGCTGCCCCCATGAGTTGGATCTGTCGGCACTGGTCCCAGAAGAAACCCGGACCAAAGGTTTCTAACTTAGTCGTTCGGTCATTTACAAGATCGGTGTCGCCATTGACCCCCACGAAGCCCTTTTGTCTAATCGATGCACGGGTATCCGCAATGATGCGATCACCCAGATAAACTACTGTGGTCATGGTCTGACTCGCTTAGAGTTTGATAGTGTAGGAGATGAGCTTCATCTATTCGAATAGGTAATATAGGTTTAAATATATTTTCGATGACGGCATATACCCGCCCGTAGGCGGGTACAGGTTACCAATGGGCACTCGGCGGCTCTTGGTAGGAGAGCATGTCGGCGTGCAGAACCTTGATGCCTTTGTACTCCGAACTGCTGAGCTGTCGGACATTCTGGGCGTCTTCGGTATCCCACTCTTTCATCGACCGAGTAAAGGTCATGATCCAATAACCTTCCGTCAGGGTCAGTCCTTTGAAAGCACGAATTTCGCAGCCTCGATTGACTTCGAACACCACCTCCACTTCCCAGATGCTGTTGCCTTTAAGAACGTTCTGGGTACTGACAGTGCGGTAGAAGAACTTACCGATTACCTTGGCAGGATAGCTCCACTTCTTAGCCGTGTAGGGTACCAACCAGTGCTCGTCGCTGATGCGTACATCGGTAAGTAACTTCTTCTTAGGCAGAAGGCTGACTTCACTTTCAAACCCATAGATGTACCACCCACCTTTCCAACCATCCTCCACATCGTTACCGAGGAACTCGTTGATATCGTTCTGGTAGCCCAAGATACAACCAATGATCGTTGGGGCGGTCGAAATACGCGGAACCGTACGGTCTTCTTTCTGTGCAGTGCGGCGCGTTAACGAAGGAACGAACTGCTTGATCTTCGGGTCGAGAGAGATGTGATAAAGCCACCGTTGACCCAGTTCGTTAGCGGAGACGATCGTGACGTTCTCAGCGACTCCGTTGTTAAAATTGGAGAGGTACTTCTCCATCAGTTCTTTATCATTCATTACAAATCACCAATTTGAACTGGGAGGTTCCTTACCTAACTCATCCCCAGGCTTAAGAGTACCTTCCTTCATCCGTTTGTTGTAGCCGTGTCTCTCTTGGTCTTTTTTAGGATCTAGTAACAAATAGAGTAGGAAACCCCTGTTTTTACTAAACTTACCGGATTCTAGGTCTTTGATGTAGTCGTTGATTTCTTTTTGTGTTGCGATAGTACAGATCTGATATATCGCTTTTTCATCAACTATCTGTTCATACACCTTTTGTGGTGTAACGTCTTGTCGAACGGTGTACTCATCGATTTCCGGTGAGCTACCGAAACCTACTTTATTCCTGGGTATGTCTGCCTCGTAAACATAACACTTCCCATTGTCTGCCGCACTGAGGAGTTCTTTGTATTGTTCTTTTGTAACCAACACGCCATTATTAATGACGTTGTAGACCAACCGTTGTTTGAGTGTCCGTCTTAGGTATTGGAAGATAGCCCATTTCCTGGCTTTCTCGTAGTCGTCCCAGAAATAAATAGCCCAGTGTGCTTTCTGAAGTCGATTACCCATATTAACACCCGTGGGCTTTAATACGGTAAATAGTTTTTCTGACCCATGATAAAGTTTCATTACAAATCACCATTCAGAACTTTTGGGTTGTGACGCACGCACCCTTTCATACATATCCCGAACGGCCTGCTGTTGCTCCGGCGTAAAGAGGAAGTGTTCCTTAGGAGGCGTTCCGGTTCCTGCGGGTGTGACCTTCTGCCACTCAGCATCAGTGGGATGGATGATGCCGTCGAGTGAACCAAACTTCAACGCGTTGTGTTCACCTAAGTGTTTACACAAGTCTACACGCCCCACACCGCGAGAATGAGCAATGTAGAAATCGGCTTTGGGTGGACAGGTATAGTCGGCTCCCGGATCAAAGCCGACGCGCTTAACCCCAAGCCCATAGAGGAACTTCTCAATGGCTTTATAATACTGACGCGCCACAGGGGTATTGATAAACTTGGGGTTGCCTTTAATGATGACGACGTACATGAGTCATTCCTTAAGTATTTGCCCGTGAATAGTACAGACCTTTAAAAACTTTGAATACGGACATAAACAAAGCTGCTGGCGAACCAGCAGCTTTGCATATTTACCAGCGAGCGCTTGGGGGCAGTACCAGATCGGAACCGACCTTCTTCTTCCAACCGAAGTCGACGAAGATGGTTTTGCAGATCTCGTTAACCGACTCCATACCTACACCCTTGGCTTCACCCAGACTCTCCACCATCTGACGACTGAAAACCGCATCGTCAAACGATTCCAGAGAAGGCGAGTGCCACTTCTTGGCGACAGCGATGCCCGGCTCATTCACGTAGTCCCACGTGATGATGGAACGGATGTGCTTAACCAGACGACCCCCTTCAACCCGATCGTCAGTCAGACTGCGAACCGAGAAGCAGACGTTTTCATCCTTGCTCTCCAAAGAGGCACGAAGGAATTCGCCTTTAGGACCACTGGGTTTAACGCGACCCACAACAGCAACCACGCGATTGCCGTCTTTGTCTTTGACCGCGTTCTGTTCCAGACGCACATCTTTGAAGTGACAACAGACGTTGTCTTCGTAGATGGTCGACACCCGTTGGAGGAAGCTCGACATGTTCTGGTTGGGGTCTTTCTTCGGGTGACCGTATTCACCTCGACAAGCCCCAGTTTCAATCCGACGCATCAGAGTCGAAGACGCTTCGAACAATGAACGCGCCGTAGACAGCGGGTAGAAAGCTCCACCGCTGTTGTAGCAGTCCAACCCACCCAGCACCAGTTCGTAGTAGCCATCGCTGTCAGCCGAAAGCTTACCCGTCTTATTGGTGCCGACTAGGGCGGTACAGCCATAGACTACCCGTTCTGTAGACATACCCTTACCTTCTTAAGAGTCCTTCGATCGGCTCGACCGTTTCTGTCGGATTCACCAAAGCAGAGGTGAGGCCTTCTTCCCAGTACGCACCGATCAGTTTTGCTGTGGTGTTACTCGCCCCGTAGGTGACACTACGCAACGGGATAAACGTCGGAACCTGAGTCCCCAGATCCTGCCGATCATTCAGCTGGTGGCGGAAGTACTTGGTACGGTCTTTCTCCGAACGACTGATTGCTGCCATGATCATTTCGATCACCGCAAAGTTAGCACCCACCGAAACACCCGCATGGTGAGGCGCACTCTCAAACAGACGACCCATGTCTTCGTAACCCATAAACCAAGGAACGTTGCCCTTAGCCATGATCTCCGAATAGACCAGATAGATGAAGGTGTCAGCCTTCACCAGTTCCGTACTGGAGATAACGGTGCTACCTGGATCGAATACGAACTCCAGGTACTCGTCTTCTCCAACCTTAACGGTGTTTGTCACCGTGGGTTCGATGCGCATCATGGCCATGGCGGAGGAGACCCCATAGTACTGGTCATCCACCACAATGGCAAAGAGACCACAGATGTTAGTCTCGTTGCCCAACACAGCCAATTGTTGCTCGGCGAAACGGGCCGGGATGTAGATTTTCACCCCTTTGATCGCAACGACCGACCCGTCCTCGAGTTCCTTCAATGCAGCATGAACCTTCGAAGCGTCGCGTGTCAGCTTTTTAGGGTCCATAACGTTCTCGTGTTACGCCGAAGCGTCGACTTTGATCAGTTGTGTCAGCCAGTCGGCCACCACTTCCATTGCGCCGAAGAAGGCTGCTTCACGCACCGGTAGATCCGGATGAGCTTCACAGGCACTGTCGATGGCAACCAGGATGTCGAAGGCCATGGTGTGCGGGTAGATCACGCTGCACACGGTCTTACGGACCGAGTAGTACAGGTTTTCTTTCTGCCACCCATTCGGAAGGTTACGCATGTAGTCGTTCAGGACCGACAGGTACTTCTTGCGATCGACCAGCAGTTCGTCTTCCGGCAGCTGAAGGATCTCTTGTTCCACAGCCTTGTTCAACCCCACCAGGGTGTGGTTGTCCAGTTGCAGACGGCGCTCGCTTTGCAGCAGACGCTGTTGGCGAGCCCATGCACTTGCGTACGCTTCTTTGCGCTCAAGCAGCAGGTTGTAGTTGCTCAGGCGGTCGGTACAGAACGCACCGAAGAGCACATCCGGAGAACCGCCTTCTTGCAGCCACTTGTTGTACACGTCACCGTTGACTTCGATCACCACAGGGGTAATGCCAAGGTCGCTGACTTGCTGTTGCGGCCAAGTGGAGACCAGTGTCTTGTTCTTGGCAGCTGCTTCGCGGCGCTCGATCTGACGACACAGCGCACGACCAGCTTGTGCCATGATTGCGGTGATGTATTCCTTGTACTGCTCAGGGGTGGTCTTCACACCTTCCGGGATGTTGTCCACCAGTTTCTGGGCAATCAGGAACACCAGCAGCGGCTGGTTCGGTTTGACCCGCAGGTAGTTCAGATACGGCAGAATGGTCGGAACGTAGTCCTCACTCTCCGTTACGAACAGACGGCGATACAGGTCGGTCAGGGTGCCGGGTTCCAGCGTACGAACCAGATCCATCAGCTCTTCATCGAAGCGCGTGAGACCGGTGCTGATCAGCTCGAACTCGTTCTCCACGGTCGGCATCGGTACTTTGATGGACAGGCGAATGTCGTTGACGGCCGTTTCGGTGAAACGCTCCACCATTCCGGTCAGGTAGTGGCTCGACCACACCTTGTGGTAGTGAAGTGGGGAAATGCTGATCGCACCCGCATCAACCGCCTGCTTGTTGGAAACGTACTCTTGAGTCGCCTCCAATACCCGCTTGACCATCGGGTTGACCTTGTTCTGGGTCAGGTCGAGGTTGAAGTTGACAGTCTTCTCGACCACATCAACAATCTCGTCCATCACGAGGTCGTGTTCACAGATACCCTGTTGGTTCTTGTACAGCGAACCCGAGAGCAGGCGATTCTCGAAGTCCAGACCAATCAAACCCCCTTGGTCAGGCATCGGGATGCTACCGGCACTGATCAGCGACGCCAGCGGCGAGCTTTCAACAGGCGCCAAAGCGACATTGGCATTAGCCAACTTATCAGCCAGCGCAACTACGCTGTTGAGTGTGTTTTGACGAATCATTAGACCACCCCGTGTTTCTTGGTCAGTTTGCGTTGAATGACAGCGACCAAGGCACCCTTGGTAGCACCGTCGTTTTGCAGCTGACCATCGATGTGGTTGGAGACTGCATTGCCGGCAATGCGACGCATGATGGCTGCACCCAGCTCGGCGGCATTGGCGAGCACCGTGGCGTTTTGCTCGAATTTCTTACTCATGGGAAGACCTTCCGTTTACTAAAAGAAAGGGGTCTTACGACCCCTTATAAACCTTGACGGCTTGTTTGGCAATCACCTTCAACAGGGTGGTGGTGGTACCGATCAAATCCGGCGACAACACGATACGGTTGCTGATACTGGTGTATCCGAAGATGGCATCCAGATCTTCACCGGACTCCGTGCGGTTCTCACCTGACATCACGCGCCCAAAGATGGTTTTCATTTGGTTGGCGAACACGCCCTTGTCACCGACCCCGGTCCCGATGTTCGAAGTGATATACACCCGTATCGCCATCGAATCCAAGTTCAGGGGATTACCCCCAATACGCAGTGAACTGTCCACTTGGCCGGTCAGAACGGTTTTGTTCATCCCCTTGGCAAACTTAGCACGAGCTTTGTCTGCAGCCACGGCAACCGCCCGAATGGATTCGGACATGTCCTCCAGATCGCCGTTATAGAAGACCTCGACCTTTTCGACTAGCCCTTCGTACTTTGCTCTAGGGGTTTGTGACCCCAACAGACGCAAGGTATCGATAGAGTTTTCATCAAACAGTTCGTTGTCCGCCGTCACGGCATCTTCAATCGTACATAAAATATCGTCCGCTTCAAGCTTTTGCCCAACTTTGACCAGAGAATGGAGCTTCTGATCAAAGGTGACCACGATATCTCGTACCTTGGTGATCTTGGTACCCAGCTTGTTAGCCAAGCGCTCAGAGATCACAGAGGAGTCTTCCAGCGTGTCAGTCGATTCCAGCAATGCCGTCTTTGCCAAGATCCCCGTCTTCATCAACAGGAATTTCGGATTCAACGGGTCGATCTGGAAATAGTTGGTGTTGTAGGCAATGGGTTCACCTACCTTGAACTTATCGCCCGCTTTAAGTGGAGTGACCACATTGTGCGGGAACATGGTTCCGGCCACCGTACCAAACCGACGTCCCAGCTGGATGCTTTTGGAAGTACCGTTCTTGTACGCGATGGTGATAGCCTCATCAGTCACCTGTACCACGGTCCCATCATCTTTAGCCGTTGTGGCGTAGAGATCATCCACTCGGTGAGCAACCATCTGCTCATAACCTGTCCGCACCATCGCAGGCTCGTAACCCTCCGAGAACATCGTCGAGTGATACTGAATCCCAACGAAGTTAACCCGCTTCGGATCGTCTCGGTCGGAACCGGGAGAGATCAAGGCGGCTGTACTGAACAGTGTAGCGGGGCTGTCGTTTTTCGGATCGTAACGGTTGCTGGTACCCCGTAGCGATTTGAAGTTTGGATCAGCCGACAGGAACGTGTTGATTGCTACGTCCCCGGAGTCTACTGTCGCTTCAGAAATTACCCCCATGTCGTTGCGGTGATAAATACGGCTTTTCTTAACCATCGAGCGACGGCTACGACCACCCGTACCTCCCATGGTAACGGCTTCTTGTTCACGCAAACATTCAATCGGATTGGATTCCTCCACCATCCCTTTTGAGGGGTCTTCTTGAATGGCTTGCCAGATTGCATTAGGTGGCATCTCGATTTTGTTGTTCGAGGCGCCGCGCCGTGCTTGGTGTGTCCGAATCGAACGCACTATTTCGGTGTAGACCGCTCCAGCAATACGCTCGTAACCCTTAATGCGCATGAACTCCATGTCCGTCTCTGCAGGCGACCAGTCAGTCGTCAACAGTTCAGTGGCACGAACCACCAACCCAATCCAATCGGTGGGTTCTTGCATTTCCACCAACAGGTCATGGGTGATCGGATCAATGAACATGTCTTTCAACAGGTCCAGTTCACGCAGGTAACGAATACCAATGCCATTAGCTTCCAAGACGTTCAGGTACACGTCCTTGCGGTCGAAGTCGTAGACGTTGTAATTTCGGATGGTCTTGTGGTAGCTGTTAAAACCTGCCATAACCAATGCGACCAAGCGATCATCACGGTGGAAGACCAGGTTCTCATCAGCAAAGCGCACCACATATTCCCCATCGGTCAATTTCAACCGATCCCCCACCTGAACACGGCGATAGGCCGAAGGCTTTAAGGCCTTGATCAGCTTCTCCAAGCCCAAGTAGTAACCAAGTACCAGACCGATTGGAATCTCTTTGTTGTACACCTTAAGCTCAGCCACTTCGATAGGGGCTTTGGCAGTGTCCAACCCAATCAACTCCTCGATACTCTCGATCGGTTGAGGTCCGCGGTTCTTCAACACAAACAACATGTTGCTCGGGTCAACATAGACAACATCCGACCCTTGCTTGCCGATAGGAGTCAATCCCTTGGCTTCAGGGCGGTTGACCGCCTTCTCACCAAAGTTCTCCATCAGTTTGCTGTAGTCGAAGAAGAAGTCAATCCCCTTAACCGTAAAGCTGCGGAACTTGTGGGCCAACAGACTGTAAAGCTTAGGTGTCTTGTTGAGCGGGTTAAAGACGTTGGTGGGTTTGAGGTTTGTGACGCGATTGTCCTTACTATCCAACCCGATCGCCATGATCTGGTTACACAACCAACCTGGGTAGTTGTGTACGGCTTTCTCAGACCGCGAGATAAAGCTTTTACCGTAGTAGCTGGTCAGTGCCACCCGATTCGGCAATACCTTACGGATGGGCATGTCGCCACGTTGTTTACGCAGGTGGTAACGCACCCCGTTAGCGAAGTATGTTCCATCTTCGTGGATCTTCGGAACGCGGAAACGAATGGTGCTACCCACACCCGTCACAGGTGCCAGTTTGATGGCGTGAATTTCGTAATGGTTCATTACGTCTTCCACAGTCTCGACATTATAGTCGGCTACCACAACCCCTGCGTTCTGTACGGACATCACCGAGTTCACGATGTCTTTGGGCAACACATCCTGTACATAACGCGAATCGAATTCGAACAGTGTCGACTTCAACATGCGTTCATCAAACACCTCAGCGTTCTTCGGCATCTTGGGTGGATTGGAGATCTTAAGGACCTCAGGCTCCAACCGCATTACGTCTTCGAGTGTACCTTTTCCACCGTAGGGGTTAGGGAGCGTCTTGTAGGTACTGGCCAAACGTTCAGCACGCTTGTATTCAGCACCGGACAACAACCCAGCATCGGCCATCTCGTTGGCCTTATCCATAATCCCTTTTTCAACATCCCGTGGGGCTCCGGTGACTTTGACCAGTTCCACAGGCGCCTCTTCGGCGAAAGCTACTTCTTCTTTGACCTGCTCAATGACTTCCAAACCTTCGAGTTCTTTCTCAATTTGGGCATCATCCAACTCGGCCTGACGGATCAGATCGTAGTCTTCTTTAAGGAGTTCGGCCAACTCGTCTTCGAAGTTGAGGTCGGAGGTGTTTTCGCTGACAGGATCGCCCTTGACTACCACCAGCTCAGGCTTGGTTGTTTTGCCCTTAACATCAAGGTCGTCTTGTTGCTTACGACGCCCATCACTGATACGAGTCGGACCATCGTCGTCCTCGTCATCGGGCAAGATAACCTCTTCCTCTTCCTCGCTTTCCTCAACCTCCTCTTCAAGGTCAACAATCGACCGCGATTCGATGAGGTGCATCAGGCCACGCAGGAAACGCTTTTGCAAAGCAAACGAATCCAACCCCTCAGCCGTTCCTTCCTCGACATTAGCGGTTTTGCGCCAAGCATTCAACATGCCGATGTTGATGCAGAACCAACGGTCCTTATAAAGGAAAAGAAGATTCAGGCGGTCCAGGTTTTTAAGCTGGAGCCTCGACATTGGCGATTCACTGCGGTATTCACCCAACCACGTCCAGATGTCCAAGACGTCCAGCGATTCGTTGGTTGGAAACTTCTCTAGCGTACTGCGTACAATGCTTTTTTCAGCACGACGCAGCGCTGAGATCGAAGGCAGTACTTCCGGCAACACCACCTTCAGAAAGAGATGACGCTCTGGGAATTGAGCCGCCACCTCATTGAGCTTGTCCCACATGGTGTGGCGAATGTTCGCCCACTTGTAATAGGAGGCAAAGAAGTTGGCGGTGTAGCGCTTCACGAACTGCAACGGAGCAAAGTTCTCCACGACCAAAATCCGTGGGTTCGACATCACCGTTTCAGGATTCAGCAGGGGACGTATCTTGCCGCGGTTGGCACGCTGGTAGTCACGCAGATGTTTATCAGCCGACCACACCACAGGTTTCGGATTACCGATCTCGCTGCGCAGTTGAGTGATGTGATCAACGTAGACGATGCGTTCAGCCGCTTTGACCAACGGATCATCTTTACCGATACCAATGCTGGTACTGTCTTCGGGGAGGTAACCCAACACTGCCCCACGGGGCAAGGCCAGATTCACCACGCTGTGGGTTTCGGGGGCAGTCAAGGCAACCAATCGACGAATACCGCGTCGACGGTACCAAGCAGGATAAAGAAGCATGGGTTAAGTCCTTAATGTCAAAAACAGGAAAGGGGAAAACGGACGACCTTAGTCGCCCGTCATGTTCTTCAACACCAGCGTGATAGTGTCAACATCACACCCGGCTTTGAACCCCCCACGAGGATCGAGGTAAGCCGCCGTGCTATCGAGATAACGGTCCAGCTCAGCAATGGCCTCGTCGCTGTACACGATGGTGGCAGAAGCGGTGTCACCGTCGTAGTCGGCTGCAAGACCGGCCAATCGACTGGGGTGGATCACTTGAGAATCCACAAAGGCTTCAGGTTTACGAGTAGGGAACTCCAAGGCTTTGAATTCTTCGCCTTTAAGTTGCCAGTCATCACCCAACTCGTAACGTACCTCACCGACGATGGTCGTTTTACAGTACACATGCGAAGGATAGGTCGAGCCAATACCGGCTACCGGATAACGCGTGACGATCGCCTTTAGCGTGTTCCAACGACGATACCCGCAAAGGTAGAACAGATGGACGTACGTCAGTGGTTCTACGTACTGACGATCCAAGTGTTCAGGGAGTTCACGGATGTCACCGAAGATCTTAAACGTTTTGTCAGGACCGATGTAAATCAGACCCAAATAACGTCCTTCAATCTTGATGGGTTTAAAACGGATGTTGGGGTTACGAAAGCCTTCCACCAACTTTTCCAGTCCTTCGACGGTGACCCACTTGTCACGAACATCCAAGGGGAGGTCAACGATGTCTTGTTGCAGGGTCTTGGGGTCAATCAAACGAGCGCTGGTACCAGACCCGCCTACACCAAAGACCTCACCCAACCAACCATTACGCAATTGGTAGATGGTGACCGGTAGTGCCCCTTTCATCACTTGGAACAAGCCGATGATACTGTCGTTAAATCCGGGAGCATTCTCAGCATCCAGATCGGCGACCGAGGTGTCCATTGCCGAGATTACGTTACGTGTCCCGTTGAAGACACGTCGACTACCAAACTTCTCCTGAAAGAAGCCTTTCTTGCCCGTAATCATTTGTGAGATCGTGTCGTAGATCTCATTGAAACTTTGTTGTATGGATTTACGACTGTTGTCAAAAATGGGGGACAACTCAGCCCCTTCGGCACTGACCAGTACCTTAGAAGCACCCAAGATCTTGCGATAGATGTCGTTGATCTCGTCCTGAGTTCCTCGACCCGATGCATCGATGACAAAGTCACGCAAACCGGCAGGCAACACCAGGATCTTATTGATCGTGGCCACCTTGCGGTATTTCTCGATCATCTTGATTCGTTCGGTTCGAATCGGCGACTTCGAATCTTTGAATTTGATTTTGTGCCAGTGGGTTAAAAAGAATGCGTAGCCTGTTTCGCCATCCAGTTCAGTGGCGGCTTCAAAGTCAGCTTCTTGGACATTCCAGGTGGCATAACGCGTACCGGACATGATGTCACGGTACAAGGCTTTGAGTTGACACAGAGCACGAAAGATCGTGGGGTGGAAGACCGTCACTACAGCGTCGATGTAGCCAAAACGCTGGTCGCGCAGCTCGTCACCGACCCGCCCGAAAGTTTGGACACTGAACAACCCGTCCTCGGCAAAATTGCCACTGATGCCATCGTAGATGTCAGGGGATTTCACTGGGCGAATCTTGGCCAACTTTTCCGGCGTCAGCTCCATGATGGAGACGTTAAAAGGAATGGAACTATTTTTCACGGTGACCGCTCCGAAAATGATATGATCAATTTAAACCCTGAGAGTGGAGTCCAGCATGGCTAAGGACAAGGACCTCGATTTCGACGATGATTTCGACGATTTCGACTTCGGGGCAGATGGCGATTTTGGTACGCCTCCGCCTGCCGATGATAGAAAACCTATCACCAAGGTCGCGACCTCCTTCCTAGGGGGTGTGGCTGATGAATTCACCAACCCAACCACCGTTAAGCGCCTCACTCTGGAGTCCCTGCCGGACGGCTATTCAAAAGCCGACAATCTGCTGGGAGAAGTAGCGGGAGCTGGACGTGATCTATACAATACCACCATTACCGAACTGAAACCGGTAATCAATGACGCCAAGCGTGTAGCACGGCGTGCATTGCCTGGGGTGAAGAATCTTTTACCTGAAAAGCTGGCCGAAAAGCTTGAAAAGTTAACCGAGGACGACCAAGCAGGTGGGCTTAATGCCCAACAGTCTCGTGAAGCGGCTGTTCAGTCTGAGGTGGCCAGTATCTTCGGTGCGGTGGCCGAACAGGACCAAGAAGACCGCATTATTGATAAAGCCGAAAAGGCTCGGGAGAAGGTTGAAGAGCGTAAGAAGTTCAAACTGGAAATTGATGCATTGTCATCGATCCACAGTGGGATCTCTCGCTTAGTCACGTACCAAGACCAAGTCACTGCCAAGTACCAGCGCAAGTCGTTGGAGTTGGCGTACCTGCAATACTACACCTTAAAAGACACCTTCGAGTTGCATCGGGCAGCCACCCGTGAAACCAAAACACAACTCGACGTCATCGCTAAAAACACGGCGTTGCCGGAATACCAGAAAACGACATTGGGTGAGGCAGCCGGTCAGCAGTTCCGTGATCGTTTGTTGAGTGCCACACAGGCTCGGGTGAAAGATGTTGCTGGGAAGTATTTTGGTAAGTACAAAGACAACCTGGTTAAGAATGTCAAGGGCCATCTGAGCAACTTCAAGGAAGGGGCATTAGGTGCATTGTCGGGCGCTGAAATGGCGATCGACATGCAAGAACAGATGGAAGAAATGGGTGAGCGTTCTGACCCCTACAAGACAGGCGGTCGAATGGCCGGCTCTGTGGCAGGGAATTGGGTGGGTGGTAAGCTTGCCAAACTCCTCAAGCCTATTTTGGGCGACATGGATAAAGTCAAACGGGGTGGGGCTTACTTAGAATACGGGGTGGATAACTTCCCCGGATTGGTCGAACAGTTGGTCCGTAGCGATAAAGGCGAGAACACAAAGTTTGAGTGGGTCAACAACGCCGTTCGGTGGCTGAAAGAACAAGCTCCTAATGAGTTGGACGATCCGTTGCTTGACAGTAAAAAGGAAACTGACCTGACTAAGGCGAACGATGCGGTGGCATTCAGTCATGCGGCGCGTAAGTCTTTGACAGACATTATTCCAGGCTTCCTGTCTCGTATTCACCATGAGTTGGCTATCATCCGTACGGGTGATCCAACCATCGCTCGGATTGATTACGATCTGCGTGACGGTTCATTCCGTGACACCGGATCAATCACCAAGAACCTCGTAGGGTCTTTGTTCTCTAAAGACAACTTCGAGAAAACACACGAAAGTACCGATGCTTTGATCGACGACCTGACCGGAGGAGATGATTCCAAACTGTCTCCCGAGGCCCGCAAAGCATTGAAACGACGGATGATCTCCGAAGCTTCACGGTTAACAGGTCACTATGATGCCAAGAAGTTTTATGACGTTGACGGGTGGGATGAAGAAGGGCTGTCTGATGAAGACCGCATCGCCTTGTCCGACCTCTTCCTTGATTCTAAGGATGACATCCTAAAGCAGAATGCGCAATCTAAAAAGTTCCACCAGATCCGCGATTACCTCAACAACCCGGCCGATGCCGTTAAAGCGTTGTCGATGCAAGCGGGTGCGTTGGAACATATGCGTCGGGCGGGCTTAGTGACAGGGGAGAATGAAGACCGCAAGGTTAACTTCGACCGTATCACCGAGATGCTCGTCCAAGGAGGCTTTGGTGATAAATTTGATCAAGCAGATGGCGATTCTCGTATCGCTTCTAATCTGTTTGGTCCTGTTGGCCCTGGTGGAGGGAACTCTGGCAGTGGTTTCAATTCCTCTGGCATTAATAGGAGCAGTACTCCAAAGTCTGCGGCCGAAGTAAAGGCTAAGGTGGAAGAGTGTGTTTGCGGGGATGAGTTTGATCGTCTGATCCAAGCTGTTAAAGAGGGCAACGATCGATTGGTGGCTGAAATCACCAAGTCTCACACCGAGAACGCACAACAGGCCGAACAGATTGCGCTGTTGGCCGGAATCTACGAATACATGCAGTCAGGCCAGATGATGGTCTTCTCAGTAGACGGAACAGGTATGTTCCAGTCCATGAAGGATCGCATGGGTCGTGGGTTCAAAGGGTTGAAAAACCGCTTTAAAGGACTCAAAGATAATCGGTTGGTTAAAGGGGCGGGTAACCTATTCGGTATGGCTAAGACGGGTGTGATGAACACCATCAAGTCACCGATGTGGGCCGCTAACAAAGCCAAAGACGGATTGAAGGCTGTTTGGAATAAAGCCACCGGTAAGTTCAACGACATCAAGGAGCTTTATGTCCGAGGTGAGTTTGCAGCTAAACTGACTAAGGCAAAGTTAGATGCTAAGGAGTACTATGATGCCAAGACCGGCGAGCTGATCGAGAAGTGGGAGGATATCAAAGGTCCTGTTAAAGACAAGGCTGGAGAAATCGTTCTGTCTGCTGAAGACCTTGCCAAAGGGTTGTGGACCAACCATGGTAAACCGTGGAAGGAAAGCTTCTTTAAACGCGTTGGTAATGCTTGGCTCGGTGCTAAATCCTTGGCTAAGAAGCCGGGTGATCTGATCAAGGGTGTGTATCAAGGGCTTAAGAGCTTTGGTAAGTCTGTTCGTGATGCGTTTAACAAACCGCGCGACATCTACATCCCTGGTCGTGAAGACCCAGTAATCCTTGCTTCGGTGATGCAAGCCGGTGGTTACCGCAATGCCGATGGCAGTCCGATCAACAAGTGGACTGACATTAAAGGAACGGTATACGACCTTGAGGGCAACGTGGTGGTGTCGTTGGAGCTATTGGCCAAAGGCATGATGGATTCGGCGGGTGAGAAACTCGAGTTGGCACGTGGCTTCTTGGGTACAGCAGTAGATGCTGCTAAGAAGTGGGGTGGTCGTGCTATCGACGGCGCTAAGCGTTTGGGTCGTGGTGCACTGAACATGGCTAAGGGTATCGGCGGCTTCCTCAAAGGAGGCTTTAAAGGTATCAGTAGTAAGTTCGGTAAGGGTGGCGGTTCGTCCGAGATGATGGAAGTGATCGGCGAATACCAAATCCTGTTGCTCGAAGAAATTCGGGATGGGGTACGTGACCTTAAGCCCAAGCGAGTCAAAGGCGATCTCAACGGCGACGGTACGCGTGACGGTTCTTGGGAAGCAATTCAAGCAAAGCGTCAAGCAGCGCGAGATGCGAAGAACAAGGACAAGCCAGAACCGAAAGAGAAGAAGGAAAAGAAAAGCGGTCTGATGGGGTTGTTGACTACTGCGGTTGGATTGTTAGCAGGCATCCCTGCAACGCTCTCCAACGGTATCAGTAAGTTGGGCGAGATCCTCGCTCAGAAAGCAATGCTCAAAGGGGCGGCTGATGTATTGAGTAGCGGTGCTGATCTGCCTGACGGTCGTCGTCGACCAGGTCGTGGTGGTAAGCTCGGTCGTTTTGCACGCGGTGCTTGGACGGCTGCTAAGACGGTTGGTCGAGTTGGTTTACATGCGGGTCGCTTTGCCCTGATGGGTGGCGGTGCCATGTTGAGTGGTTTGGCCAGTGGTGCAGCGGCGGTAGGTTCGGCGGTGTTGGGTGCTTTGAGTGCACCGGTTCTCTTGGGTGCTGCAGCCGTGGCTGCTGTGGGCTTTGGAGCATGGTGGTTGTATAAACGTAACAAGCGTAATCAACGAGGTGGTTTGCTGAAATTGCGTATGGCGCAATACGGTTTTGCCATCGATGACCATGACAACATCGATAAACTTCTTGCGTTCGAAGACTTGGTGAAACCTGCAGTCAAGTCGCGAGGAGGAGAGCCGTTGATCGACTTCCAAATGTTGGAGGTTGAGAAAATCCGTGAGATGTTCAATATCAAGGAAGATGACCAAGATGGCTTCCAACGATTCGCTCGTTGGTGTGATACCCGGTTCACACCGGTGTACCTGTCCCATGATGCAGCAACGAAGAAATTCTCCCCCACCGGTAAGATGGAAGAGAACGATGAGAAGCTGTCTGCTGAGGACAAGCTGAAGTATCTCGAAGTGGTTAAGCTACCCAGCGACGACGCTTACGAGTTCTTGGATCACCCAATGGAAGATGGTCGTCTGGCCATGAGTACCGATCAGATCCAAGCGATCTTCGCCGAACTCAAAAACGAGTACGAGAAAGAGGTGGGTCAAAAAGCTAAACCTGAAGCAGCAGCAGCCGGCGGTGCAGCGGCAGCAGCAGCGGCTACAGGGACCGCAAAGGAGGAACCGGGTTTCTTGGCCAAAGCTTTCAATTCGGCCAAAGACACGGCGCTGTCCATCCTCAAGTATCAACCCACGGTGATGTTGGCAAACGTTGCTGCTAAAGCGGCTGAGAAGATTGTAGGGTTGGGTAAATCGTTGTTTGATTGGGTCAAAGGAAAGTTCTTTACGGATGAGTACAAAGTCCCACCAATTCTCAATCGTGAAATCGATCCGCTGACCAGTATTCGTTATCGCCTCTACGGTCTGTCGGTTATGGAGTACGCCAAAGCCGTTCCGCTCTCGCGGTTGGAAGAGGCGCTGATCAAGGACATCGGTTATAGTGGTAAAGGTCAGGCTAAGTGGGACGGTGACGCCAAGTCGCTGTTTAAACAAGTCGGAGGATTGTTTGTAACCAACACTGAATCTGAAGAAGTCATGAAGATGTGGTGTGAATGGTTCACCAAACGGTTCTTACCGGTATTCCTGTCGTTCCTGACAGCAGTACGTGGGTTCGCTAAGAACGGTAACCCGTTCGAAGCTTACGAGCGATTCTCGGCGCCACAATCGCTGGAGATTGCTCGCTTCATGGCCCGTGCCGTCAGTAACCCTGACGATAAGCCAGAAGACCAGATATCGGTTTGGACGATTGCAGACATTCCGTACGATAAACACGAACCTAACATGGACCCGGCTTCGATCACGCCGTTCTTGGCAATGCTTGAAGACGATGCCCGTGTAGCCATTCTCGCTGAGAAGCGTAACGCAAATAAAGGTACCACAGGTGCACCTACCAGTGCACAAACCACCGGCGGTGACGTTAGTCTTGCTGCTGCGCGTGCGGTAAACAATCCGAACGCCACTTACGCATCGCCACTTCAACGGGCGATGTATAGCTCTGCACCCGTGTCAACGGAAGTGGGGCGAACGGGCGGCGGGATGCGTGTGGCGGAGATGGAAGCGCAGGGTGGTGTGTGGTCTACGTTGCCGGGTGTAGCAGGTCCAGAAGGACAATGGTCGTCGTATAAAGACTTGATTCTGGCAGCCTCTAAAATGGCGGGTGTTGACCCAGGGTTGATGGCCACCATGGCGGGGGTAGAGTCTACTTTCCGCGGTCGTGTATCGGCGAGTGTGGGTAGTGCCAAAGGCCTGTACCAGTTCATGCCTGGTACCTGGAAAGAGATGCTTAAGAAGTACGGGAAGAAGTACGGTCTCCCTGAAGACGCCGACATTCTTGATCCGCGTGCAAACGCGTTGATGGGTGCTGAGTATCTGAAGGAAAACGCCAAGGGTATTAAACAATCCTTCGGTCGTGAGGCCACCGACATCGACCTGTATCTGTCGCACTTCTTAGGGCCTGGTGATGTGAAGAAATTTCTCAACGCCAATCCGAACGAAATCGCGGCTAAGGTCTTGCCTGCACCGGCTAAGTACAACGAAGGGATTTTCTTTAGCAAGGATGGTAAAGCGCGTACGATTGCACAGGTTCATGCTGAAGTCGATTCTCGGATGTCTAACTGGCGGAAAACGGCCGGTCAGGATGCGAGGGATGCAGCCGGAATGGGTCCGCTGGAAACGTTGGCTTCAACACCAATGTTGCCGGGGATTACGTCACCGACCTCAGTGGGTGGTGAACAAGCGCCGACTGTCCTTCAATCCGTGACCACGGTTCCAAGTGCCTCTACCCCTGCGGCTAATCAACAGGGTCCGATCGGTATCTTGAAACCTGACCAAGGAACAGCGGTACCGGGTCCTGTAGGTAGTTATACTGCGGGTCCGAAACCGGTGAACCCCACCGTCAATGCGGCACAGGCTAGGGATGCAGGTCAGGCCATGTTGATGCGTGAGGCATCGCAAGATGACGGCACGTATGGCATCCTGACTCTCCCGGATGGTTCGACTTTCCACACACTGGAACTCCCGTGGCTTAACAATGAAACGGGTAAGTCCTGTATCCCACCGGGTACGTACAAAATGGAAATGCGCGATTCGCCGAAGTTCGGTCCGGTCTATGAAGTCAAAGGTGTACCTAACCGGTCAGCGATCCTGATCCATGCAGGCAACACCGCAGGTAACGCAGACCGTGGTCTGAAGTCAGATGTCCAGGGTTGTATTCTACTGGGTCTGAGTCGGGGTCGTATCAGCAACCAAAGTGCGGTACTTGAAAGTAAACCTGCGTTGGCATCATTCATGCAGAAGATGGGCGGGCGTCCATTCACGCTGAATATCGTAGGGGCTGCTCAAGACACCAGCCAAGCACCCGTTCCAACCGAAACTACAACACCTGTGGTAGCACCTGTGGTAGCACCCGGACTGAAGCCTGCGGGCAGCGTTCCTGGTGTCTCACTGAATGCTACGATGGAAGTTCCTAACCTGCTAGCACCACCGTCTCCGGCTAATGTTACACCAGAGTCGGTAGTTGAGAAACAGCGTCAAAATGCTCAGCAGGCAGCGAACACCCAGCGTCAATCGACTGAGGTGTCCAAGAAGACCCAAGCCAATACTGCAGCCGTTGAAACTTTGATGAATCAGCAGCTTCAGGTGCAAATGTCTATGGATGCAAGCCTTAAGAACATTGACGTCGGAATCCAACAGCTGGCACAAACGATGAGCGGGTTCGGTCAAGGCCAACAGCCTGAAGCTAAACCTTCGACGTCGTCGCCAACACCCAAGCGCGCTGAAGCCACCAAGGCCACGCTCGCTCCTGTTCGGTTCCATCGTCGCAACAGTGGTTAACGGAAGTCTGGAGGGGAGGCGACTCCCCTCCATTCTTTTTTCTTTTTTAGGTTGAGGTAAGTGTATGTCGACTTCTCCTTTGCGTGACGTGGACTGGGTTCGACAGTCGTTCATGCTCCCCAAGCGCACGATCTCCAATTCGGATGCCCTGCGCCGCACATTGAGTGATGCACGGTTCAAATTTACCGACACCACCTTGGGGGGTAGTTTTGCGATTAACCCACCCTATCAATTCACACGCTTTGCTGATATTCCCGTACCCAGTCTCTTTGCCGGTTCGGCAGGACTTGGTCGCTACTACAGCGAAGCCATTGAGGACAACGCCCAGCTCATCCACATGCGCTTTGGTGTTCCTCAGTTCAACTCGTTGTTGAACTACTTCTTCAACTTCTTCAACCCACAAGCAGCGCGTACGGCGCGTACGGGTCGAAGCTACGATCTGGCCTTCTCATTGGGTAAGATCACAGGGACCTTGTTCCCACTCCCGGTTCAGCTGTTCACCGCAGCAGGGGCTGCATTGAATTTTCTGATGGGGCGTGATACCTCGAAGTATTACTACCTCAAACCCACCATGCCGCTGTATTGGAACGCCGTGAACACCATTGCTAACGGCATTGCCGTGAACATGGGTCTGGTGCCTCGCATCATGTCCAATGCGGAGAAGTCCACTGTTAAAGGTGAACCCGAGTACACCGCTGAGATCGGTCGTCGTTATCAGCGTTTGAACCCTGAGGTTTGGCATGAAAGTGGTGAGATCGACATCTACTCACTGGCCTCTCGTGCACAACGCATCGCCAACGAACAACGTCGTGAGTTGAATAAGGCGTTGGAGACTGGGGAGAGTGCTGAAGCCGTTCAAGCCAAGATTCAATCGATGGTGGATGCTGGTCGATACACCGACACTAAACGTGCCTTCCAGTCCTACGAGGATTACCTCAAGTCGTGGCATTCGCTTAACGACCGGACTGAACAAGAAGACGACGGTAGCGTGGACGTCATTGGTAAGAAAATGACGTTCAAAGAAAAGACCTTGAAGTTCTTCGAGGCTGAGTATGAAGACGGTACCCAGTTCGTTACCTTCCATGTGGAACACACAGGGACGGTATCGGAATCGTTCAGCAACAGTGCCACCGAACCTGAGATCTCCAGTAAGTTGAATGGGTTGTCTTCGGGTGCTCGTCAGGCACGCTTCAGCTCGGCGGACGGTCAAACAGGGATTGGCTTCATCGACGACATGTTGAAGATGGGTGGAGCGTTCATTGAAGGCATTGCCACCGCGGTGAACCTACAAGGGTTGCTCGCCTTCTCAGGTTCTGCAATTGCTGACATCCCCAAGATGTGGGACAGTTCTTCTGCGGACCTTCCGAAGTCGGACTACCAGATCAAATTGCGCACACCCTACGGAAATGATTACAGTCGTTTTACGGACCTGTTCATCCCGTTGAGTATGTTGTTGGCAGGTAGCCTTCCTATCTCCACAGGTAAGCAATCCTACACCAGTCCGTTTCTCTGCGAGGTCTATGACAAAGGGCGTACACAAACCCGTTTGGGTATGATTCAGAATCTCCAGGTTAGTCGGGGTGAAGGTAACCTAGGTTGGACTCGTGACATGAAACCTTTGGGTATCAACGTCAGTTTCAGTGTGATGGATTTGTCTTCAATCATGCACATGCCGATCACCGCAGGTTTCGATCTGAGTGATGCGGTGGAACTGGCTGGTGCTGCAGGGTTGGCTGCAAGGGCTGCTAACGCGACCAGCGTGGGTGGCGTTATTGGGCGTGCAGGTGGGGCATTGGGTCTGGCGGCAGGTACTGACTTTGCTAAGGGGTTTTTCGATTCGGACACAGTCTATTCGGATTACTTGGCAACGTTGGCGAGCCTGTCACTGACCGAGCAAGTGTACACCATGCAAAAACTGCGGATCAACATGACCCGTCAGTTCAGCTCGATGAATACTTGGTTCTCGGCCTCTCACTTCACCAACTGGGTGATGGGTAGTGCACCAGCACGTTTGATCTCGGCTAAAGCGGTCGGTATGAGTATGTGACGGCATACAGGGCGGGTCACCCCGCCCTGTACGTTTTATGCCGTTAAACCGCTACGCGAGGATGGTCTTTCTTATACAGATTAACCAAGTTCTCACTCCGGTACATGGGGGCAACCATCACAGCCAACTGCCAACGAGGATCACTTCCCAACAGGGTCTTTGCAGCCTTAGAGGCGTAGGCAAATGGGGCCAAGTCTACAATCGATTCACCGTGACGTACATACCGGTCCCAAGACGAGTTAATCCGATTGAGGGTGTTGACCAGAACCGACAGCTCTTCAGCCCTTTTCTCAGGGGCATTACGACTAGGTGATTTATAGAAGGTCAGGATTTGTCGCGTGGCATCTGGAACTTGAGCCAAGACTCCACCTACACCGATCTTATCGATGATCTGATTCAACAAGGGTAGGTTACTCTGGGCAATGGTCACTCGCACATTCAACGAATACGAGCGCCGGATAATCTCCTCGTCTCGCGCCGAGTTGAGAATACCTGGAATCAAATCAGTCAGTCCTGACTCGATAGCAAACTCGAGTACGGTACTGAAGGTCGCGACCTCTGTGGCCAGGTCAAACAACTCGAAAAGGTCTGTTTGCCCACTGACCCGCTTGAGCAGATCCGACGCCCCTTTCAGAGTGTCGTAGTCTCCACGACTATAAGCACGTACACCCTCTTTACCCAAGACGAGCAAATCCTTGGTGGTGTTAGTAGAAACACCCAAAGATTCCATGGTCTTAAATAGCTTGCCTTGTACACCAGCCGTTAAAGACTTTGTAAGGCTCCCTCCGCCGAGTTTCTTGCCAATGCTAGTCAGGACATCAACTTTAGACATCCGCCCCGTAGAGAGCTTCTCAAGGTCTTTTGTGATGGATTTCACTAACTGCGGTGAACGCTTGAGCTTATCCACTGCCCCTTCGGCAGTATTGACCAGTACGTCGGGGATATTGTTGAGGGTTTCTTGTTTCTTTACCTTGTAGGCGTCAACCGTCAAGAGGTCATCAATGGGCCCCGATTCGAACAGTGACGTCAGTCTCTTTTTAGAAGCCATTGTGGTCTCCGAAGGTCAAAAAAAAAACAAGGGGCCGAAGCCCCTCATTTCACAGACGGGCCGTAGCCAAGTACTTACCCAAAGCTTGTATCTTCAGAAAGCCTTTTGCCGCCATCTGCTCCAACACGTCCTTAGCCGGGAAGACCACCTGAGGGAACGAGATAAAGTCGCCTTCTTGCAGGTCCGACACTTCGATCGAAGGCAGGTCCATTTTGATGGGGGCAAGCTTGATCGGGTACTCACGATAAACGTCGCCGTCCTTACGCCAGAATGACATCTCCGAAGGACACAGCTTAGGGATGGCTTCCCCTACAGTAGCCGCGCGACAGTTCAGGTGTTCATGGATCTTCATTAACGTGTCCTTAAAGGTTGAACAGATACTCATAGTATCAACGGTCAGTGAGGAACTTACACACCGCCGTTAGATTGTCTGTGAAGTTGGAACGGTCCGGAATTACTTTACAGTTGTCGGGTTTACCGTAGTAGTAATAATGAACCAGTGGAAGGGTGTTAGTGATCACCAACTCATACAGCTTTGGGTTCTGGGTTATCTTGCAAATCCACCCAATTCGCATCAAACGATCAAAGTCAGGGTTTTGGATGTAGTTCTTGTGATCAGCCTTTCCTTTCTTACGCACCTCAAACCCTGAGAGTTGGGCATACTCATAATCAAGCATCCCCGTTTTCAAGAAGAAGTGTAAACCCTCGGCTGTGTTGAAGTGACCAAAGGCTGGGTGTTCAAACCCGATAGGTGAAGGGTTGGTTAACAAACGACCCAGCTCAGTGTGTCCTCGACTGTAAATGTTGACGTGTGTGATCCCATCGTCCAATGGTGACAATTCCATAAGACATACCTCAGAAGTACTCTGTTGTCGATTCATAACACATTCAACCGTAAGGGGCATATAGCGCAGGTTGCCCTGCGCTTGTTTGCTAGGAGGAGAGTTTATCACCAATACCACTGCGTTTGATCTTCTCCAACTGCTCATTGAGGCGGTCGTTCTGAGGATCGATCACGGGGGCATTGATCATCTGGTAGGGGCTGGGTTTAAGGGGCTGTTGTCCAGGACGCCTGCGATAGATTGTCATGGGAAGGACAATCTTGTCTCGTTCAAACTCGATCTCGAGGGTCAACTTGGCAGAGACCGGATTTATGAAGGACAAACCTTTCATAAACACGTTCCATGTCATGGTGTTTCGGGACAACTCTTTCGATAGGTTCCCGCGCGCAGACGACATATCCTTGCCATTTTGCGGAATGCGGTTGCGTGGGTCTTTTAGATATTCAGGCATGCTGTTATTCCAATCGATCACGCTAAACCGAGATTCTCGCAAGATGGTGCGAAACGCTTTGCTTAAGACATCGCGCGCCTCATCTATCTTCTTGTCAGGGTCGTGGAGAATCTCCAGCATCTGACTGCGGTTTTCTCTGCCGTACATGGGGTATCTCCAAAAAGGCCAGGGTAAGTGCCTCGACTTCACCCATCAGGTGTGACAGCTGTCGATTGTAGTAATCGACACTACCCTGGCGCGTTATGCCGGCGCTGGTGAGACCTTTTTGAATAAACTCCAACTGTAGGATGATCGCATTGTATACCTCCAACGGTACAATTGGCGCATCGTCTGGAGTGACCAAATAGTCATCCAAAGTCACACGCCTTAAGTTTAATGGGTTTTCTCGACTGCGTTGAATCTTCTCGGATACTGTCTCATTCGCCGAAATTTGCTTACTGGCTAAGTTGAGCAATCGAATCAACTCGTAAGCGTTAGGGTGTGTGGTATTCAGATGGATGCGAATTCCAACGGCTACCACGTACCCCCTCAAGACATCCAGGTCCAGAAGACGCAGAAGCTTGAGGCAATAGACTACATTCCTATGAAGGTAGCCATTGTCTGTATGTTCCGAGCGAATGCGACTTACGGCCTCTTCCACAGTCTCTTTACGGAGACCGCCAAAGAGTTTTCGTAGGTACTGCTCGAAAACATAATATAGGTTTGTAATTTTTTTCAAGGAAACCACCATGTCCGAATTCAATTTGTCCGATGACGACATTCTTCGTCTGACCCAGGGTCAACGCAAAAAGCTACTCGACCACTACACTGAAAAAGGCATACCTAGCTCGATTGAAGAGCAAGAGGCCTTGATGCGCCTACTGGCTGACATGGACCGCACGGCGCTGGGCAACAAGCGTGTCAAGACGGACGAGAAGCTAGCAGGCACTAACGAGTTGGTGGCTCAGGCTATCACCGATGTGATCAAACATTTCGGTGGACAAAACCCGTTCGAGAACAACACCACAGGCGTGATCATTGACGCCATCCCAGAACCGGACACGAAGCTACTTCCAGCAGCTAACCCAGTCCCTGGGGAAATGAACATTGGGATCGAGTCCCATGACTTCAATGACTTCGTCAAGAAGTTTGAAGACTAACATATCATCAGGTATTCAGTAACGGTTTACTGACGGCATACAGGGCGGGGTGACCCGCCCTGTTTATGCACGCAACAAGCTGAAGAAGGCAGGAGGTAACAGTTGTAGGGAGATGTACACCGACATCACCATCTCACTTACCGCAAAGGGATTAACCTCACCGAAGTGCTCAACTGTACGGTCTTCTTTGGTAATGACTCGGTCATGGCTGACAGCGGGTGCTAACAGATTGACTTCGGGAATCGCATGGGTGCGGAAGTTATCCTTCTGCGCCTCCATCCAACTCCAATAGTCGTACATCACCAATAGCGAAACCTCACGCTTGATCCACTGAGGGGTCAACTGTTCTGGTTTCATAAAGACCATCTTGACTTCAACCACATTGCCTGTGAGGATCTCACAGGCCTGTTGAATGGCGGCCACCTCAAGCTCTTCGAGTTGATAAGGCCAGTAGTTAACCAAATACTGCGTACGTGACACGAAGGGTAGGTTAACTTGACTCACCACTAACGCTTCACTCAGTTCCTCTAAGATCCGAATGATGTTAGTGGGCCTTGCTGCTATCAAAGCTTGTTTGTCGCGCGCTTTCCACCACTGCTTAAATTGGCTATGGGTAACCAACCCTTGAGTCAACTCGGAGTAGTCGTCAGACTCACGGGTCCAATAGCCCTCCTGCATCAACATCGTGGCGGCTTCAGGCGAATGAATAGCGACTACCCCCACCCGCGTATCCAACAAGCTGTCAAGGTCGATGTAGACCTTCTGATCGAACTCAGAGGGTGCTGAGGAAGTCTGGTTTGACATACTCGTCCCTACCTAGTGCGATCAACAGCACAACTGCGAACCACGGGTTATCGGTAATGAGAGGTTCTATTTCAGTCGGACCCACTACCCGCTCGTAATAGTCGGCGTCCAACGCCCCTTGTTCTTTGGTCACCACTTGGGCTGCAAACCGCAGCGCTTTAGCCACCTCGGTGTGAAAGTCGTGTTGAACATGAGTCAGCATCAACAACGTCACTTCAGTCACCATCTCCTGAACAACGCTTTCTTCACGAATCTCCTCCCACAAATCCTCGACGACATCGTCGGTGATAAAGAGTGGTTGGAAGTCCAGGCGCAATTTACTTACAAACTGGAACACCTTAAGACGTTCTTCAAGCATTGTCTTGGTGGCAGTGTTGTGATCGGCCCGAATAGCAACGAGTCGATTGATGTAGCTGTTCACCAGGGCGTGGGTTTGCTGGCAGAGATGCGTAAAGTTTTCGTGCTGGTTCATCATTTATCCAACGTGTTGTCCAAGTGCATCGCTTTGAGTAAGGTACTAAGGGTCGTGACCGATTTCACCTTGGTACCTGCTTGACCCAAATGTTCGATCGAAGCCCCACCCGTCTCGTAGATGCTTCGGTTCATGGCGTTAAAGCCTTTGGCGTCACCGCCACGGAACTTAATCAGTTCGGTGATGGTGTAATCCAAGTTCTGGGCAAAAAGCACCTGTAGCTCCGGGAAGGAGATCTTCGAACCTTTAGAGGCCCCCGTGGCTTGTCCTGACAGGTCATCGACATGCTTGTTGTTCTCAGGAATCGAAACCTTCTTTTGGAGCAACTGTACTTGCCGCCGCACCGGAAGATCAACCACCATATAACGAATGGGGGTGAGGTAGGTCATACCTGTGGTGGGGTCAGTCAGAACCAAGCGTTGGAAGAACTCGTGGTTCAGCTCTTTGGCAATCTTAAGGTTTCGCTCAAGATCCAAACGGTCCTTGGTCAGGTTTGGAGAGATGATAGACAGGTTGGCTTCACCACTCTCCAACTGCTGCATGAACTGATCGAATTGGCGATCAGACATAGCGGCAAACATTTCTTCATACCGGGCGCGATTAGGGCTGCCCGGCAAGAGTTTGTCGATGTACTTCAAAATGAATTCTGTGGCGGCTTTGCGATTGCCCATGACTTCTCCCCCGACTACCAATCACAGACTACATCAAGCACCCCAATGCACAGGGATTTGGCCATACCCCGTGCAGTCAAGTTCACAGGTTCGTTTAGCCCGTGGAACGAGATCAGGTGGGTGAGGTGCTTAAACTCGTAGTCTAACTGTTGATAGTACTCTGCACTTAAAGGTGCGTGAAATATGTAAGCGGCTGATTTGGAAAATGCGATGTCCTGAACCAAGCTGGACATACGCAACACCGTTGGTTGTGTTCCAATGAAACGAACGGCCACCCCCAAGCGCGGGTCGTCAGGGTCCCACCCTAAACTGGTCAATGCTGACAACAGTGTATGGCGAAAGGACTGAGCATCCAAATTGGGGGTCGACGCAAAAACACCAACCACCACAGAATCGTACAGACCTGTTGTCGCCATATTGACTTTGGCTGATGGTTGGGGAGCTATGCCCAATAGGAAGTCATCCATTCGGATTACACTCCGTGTTGGGCAAGTGTCGGAAATACGTGGCGTTCCAGATCACGCAACCAGAGCCCTACAGGACGTTGGTCGATCAGGTATTCGCGCTCTTTCTGAGTGTTGACTTCCAGCGAGCCGAGGTGGCAACGCAGAAAGCCGTTGATTTCAGCCTGTTGAGCTTGTGGAGTCTTTGCCGTACAGGTGAAGCTTTGACTGAACTTTTGAGCGACCTCCGGACAGGAACGCTCCAGTCTCTCCAGCAATTTATTCATGGTACTCATCCTAGTGATCCTCGAATGAAGTTAGTGGGCTGTAAGGAAACAGCCTTCGTATCATTACGAGTAGTGTTGGCATTTGTTCTATATGGTAGGTGATGCATTTAAAAAATAACCGTCATACGCCCAGGCCGAAGCCTGAGCGTAGAGGACAGGTTAGTCGTGTCGGCGAGTAACGCCCAAAGCGAAGCGCAACAGACCCATCAAACCAAACGATCGCCGCTTAAGGCGTTCGGCAGTAAGCGGATCAATCTGACGATCTTCAGTTACAATGTCCAAGGTGCGAAGTCCGAGTGGACTCATCATTTAAAACCCTCCGGACTGTACTCCCCTTTAGCCATGCGCAGGATGTCGAAGGTCGACAGGAACTTACGTGGATTCGAAGCTTCGTCCTCCTTGTAGATCCAGTAGCCCCGACTGTTCAGGATCTTCTGCCAGTCGTAACCCTGCTCTTTGATCTTGGCGTACAGCTCAGCCGGTGCCATCATGTAGTCGATGGTCTGACTGAACCCCAGAACATCCATCTGGCAAAGCTCGGAGGTGATTTCTGCAGCCCGCTTTTGTTCGTAGGTTTCCACCAACTTACTGCGCACGGTGGTACGTTGCATCACCACTTCGGGGTTGATGTCGAAGTAGTAAGCGCGGTCATGACCACCCAGACCAAACTTGTAGAACTTGCAGTAGTTGAATTCGGACAACGACGCCAGCAGACCATCACGCTGCGAATAGATCACTTCGAACGGCATCCCTGTAGGGCCCGACTTGGCCCGCAGGTTCTGCAACGTCAGCAGGTTGAGGTCGGTATCCCCCTTGAGGTTGTCATCGGAGTTCTCCGGGTACTCAGGTCCCTTGGTGGTGGCGTTCTGTAGTACCGAAACGCTATGGCAGTACCAGAGGTTGTTGGTGAGGAAGGTGAACTTCTCCGGAACGTTTTTGAAGACGTTCTTACCTTTAAGGAAGGCCAACTTCTTCGGGTCCGGGGCATACGGGTCGAGTTGATGTTTGTCACCCACGTGAGCTGTGGTGATCACGAAGTTCGAGGCACCAGCTGTCATGTTCGGCAACTGCATCAACATCTGCGTCTTGGCTGCCGCAGAGCGCAGGGCGTCGGTGTTGGCACCAGAGTCACCGATCTGGTTCTTGTCATAGATGCCTTCGACCGAGTCGGTGATGAACATGCTGAGCGAATCGATCTCGAACAGGTGGGCCATCAGCGTTTGGATGTAGTTACCCTTGTTGTCCACGAACGGCAGTGTCCGAGTCATGGACTTCGCTTCTTTACGCTTGGCGTTAGAGAAGTCGCGGAAACGATCGAACCACTTGTTGCCCGAGATCATGGTCGAATCGGTGAGGATCAGCTTACGCAGGTCCACCAGATCCAACCCTTGAAGCTCTGGGAATATTGAAGCAAGGTGATACAGACGTTCCAACATCAGCGACACTTCGGTGTCGTAGAAGTTAGCAGGACTGCCGTAGCGCGCCAAGGCGCAAAGCATCATGTAGTGTGCAACAAGGGATTTGCCCATGTTACCACGACCCCCAATCCCGGTAAACGGAGCAAGACCACCGTTAAGGATCATCTCACCGTTTTTACCTTCGTAGTATCGGCCGGTGGGGATGTCCATCAGACAGCCGAGGTTGAGGAAAGGGCGCAGACGTGGCGCTTGGTCAAAATAGTCAGAAAGTTCCATTCAAAATACTCGCTTGAACCGTGTTGGGTCGTGTTAAGTGTTGTTACTCACATTGATATCCGAAAGATGTTTATTTTTATGACCCCACCTTCCCTATCACCTTGAGGTAGTTATGGACTTTACCATTTCATTGGAACAACAGGCGTCTCTGTTGTCGATGGAGGCATTCAACGTCAAAGCGTCGATGCAAGCCGTCACTCGTGTTTTCCCTTCGTTTGCCCGTAACGTTCAGGACAAACTGAAAACCTTTCTGGCCACCGAACCTCCGTTGATCCCGGCAGTAAAGCCCTTGAGCATGGCCAAACTCAAGAGCATCAATTTCGCCGCCCATCGCAAGACCCAAGTCTATGGTCCTTTGGGACTGAAGGTCACTTACGGTGAGTACCTCCACGCCCTCGATGCATCGATTGATGTGGTGACCCAACTCCAAGAAAAGCAGGTGGGTGCGCTAACTCAATTTGCTAACGGCTTGTTGGCAGAACCAGGTCGCTTCAACAGCGCCCGTTCCGATAAGCCAGTCCTGCCGTTTGGGGAAGACACTATCGTTGAGTGCCGCAAGAAGATCGACAAGTGCGTGGATCGTGCCAGCACCCAATCGATTCACGAATACGGCAAGCTGTTTCGCAACAACACCGAAGTACACATCACCACGGAACAGGTCAACGGTATGATCGACCGCTACCTGCGCGTTAACCGTGAAGAGCTGATTCAATCGGTGGCTGATTGCGTGGACGTGTTGGAGCGTATGGCTGACCGTTTGGAGCATGACGATAGCTTCAAGCCTAACGGCGCAACGCTGTCTGCACTGACTCAAGGCATCCTCACCACCGCTAAACTGGTTGAGTTCTTTTCGGTCACAGGCTTCCTGCTTGCAGAAGTGGCCGGTTGTGTACAAGAGACCAATAAAGGCGTTGAGCGCTTGGCGTAACGGGCATAAACACCTGACTACCCCATCCCACCCAGGGAGGGGTAGTCAGCCTATGCCGCTTGTGTCAAGCCGCCTGTAGGCGCGTGTGGTTAACCACGCCGCGAATGTCTTCGACCATGACCTCGTTGGTATCGTAACGCAACCATTGAGGGATGTTGGCCACCAGCTTGTCGTAGGTACTTTCAGGTGCAGTGTTGAGGTCCACGCCATCCAACTCAATACCCTTCCAAATCCGTTTGGACACCATCGCTGGGAACTCCAGCGCCTCAGGGCATGAAGCCAGACCCAGCGTAGCATTCAGACGCTCCAACTCATCCGGCGTTATCGCTTTGAGATGACGCATCCCCGAGAACACACCGACCAACAACATCAGCTTCTTCCCGTAGCGCGGCAACCCGAAACGAAGAATCACGCCGAGTAGCCGGCGGTTGCAGCGCTCGAGCTTCTCCGTTGCAGTTCCGATCAGGTTCATGTATAGACCTACTTAACCAGGTAGTAGACAAATGTTTGAATAAACACTCGCCCAGATGCCTGCATCATCTACTGTTTCAATCACCACGCCATACCGGAAGGCCTGATCGCTTTCACGCCAGGTGACCACCGTTACAGTCGGCGATTGTTCCGCAATCCCAGACATCAGGTTGCGGATACCGACGTCCAACCCAAAGGTGATCGGGATTTTAAATTCCCCGCTCTTAACCCCCGTGTCATACGCTGCAACAACATCCATCTTTTTGACGGCATTGTTGATACTCGGCAACAGTTTATTAACAGGCTTCTTGGCGGATTTATCCTCCGCGTAAAACATTGAGGTGATGTCCGTCTTAACCAGCGGGATCGACTGCTCCAAATCCAAATGGTTTCGAAGCACCTCTTCGAGTGCAGAGAGGTTTTCAGCCAACCGGAACGCGGTCAACGGCGGACGCAGCTCACGGGTCAGTAACACATCGTTTGCCGTACAAACGTCATTACGACCGAAGTTTGGGGTGTGAAGGAAGTTAGTACCGTTTTCCTGAATATCGGCGTAGTTCGTCGCATTCAGAATGTTGGACAACCGCCCCACGATGACGTTGCTGAACTCACCCTTGTCCAGTTCGTCTTGGTAAGTGGTCAAACGTTCCAGAACAGGATCGCTTTCTTTGAAGTACAGTACCGCAAAGCCTGCATCACTTACCTTCTTGCCAATGAATTCATCCTCAGTACCGTGGTCGCCCACGAAGTACACCACACGATCGTCGGGGGATTTGAGAGGGCCACCCACATGCGTGTTGAAGTACCAGTACGGGTGATTCAAAAGCTTGTTGTACGAAACTTTGTTCGTCCAATACCCTTTGGCTTCGGTGATCTTGTGTTCACTGATCTCCAAACCCTTTCGGCCAGCAATGATGCAGCGTGAGGCTTGGTTATCGACGATAGTGTTACCAAAATCGCCAGCATGACCTTGCACCCACTCCAGCTGTACATTGCACCCACTGGCACGCAGTTGACGAGCGAGTTTCAATAGCTCGATCCATTCTTCTACGTTAGCCACAGGTTCACCGTCACGACGGCGCCAGCCTTGCGCTTCCCAGTTATCGCAGTACGTCAAACCCTTTATGACGTAGTTGCTGTCTGTCAACAACAACAGATCTTTTACACCGTGCGCTATAGCATACCGGAGCGCATTCGTCGCTGCGGTCAATTCAGCGATGTTGTTGGTGCTGATAGGGATCAAACTACCGTAGCCATCCAGGTATTTCACCGGGGTCACTACTTGGATTTTGTCGATGGTCATCTGGGTGCGGGGGAAGAAAGAACCCAAACCTTCCATCGACTTCAATTCTTCATAGGTCGTCTTGTCATCGACATACCCCATGTTGGTCAAGATGGCTTGACAACCCGAACCTTGCTTCGGTACATCCAAGGTATAGAGATACCCATGAACACCCCAACCACCGATACCCCGAGACGGCTTACACCCCCCATCGCTATAAAGTACAGCGCCCAGATCACGGTGCTCCATCGCTTCGATGGCTTTCTTGGCTACGTCAGCCGGAGTGACGGACTTTGAGAGATCCTGTCCACTCAGAGCTTCAGCCACGGTTGCTACAGCCGCCATGGCTTCAGGGGAAAGCTTGCCCTTGGTGTGGGAACCAAACAACCCAGCATTTTTGATTTTAATAGTGTCAGTCACAATCTTGGCCTTTTAGTCCGGTCTACTACTTCATAGCGCTTTGCTATAAGCTTTTACTGGACCGGTTTGGAGTAACCTAACCGGTCACGCAACATCTCGATAGTGACTCGCATCTCACCCAAACGCTCTTCACGCAACTGGATGGTTTTATTAGCTTCAGCCAAATCAATCTCATACTGGTGGTTCTGTTGCTTAAGCTCAACCACCTCGATCCGGATGGCCGACAGCTCTTCGGTCAATTCCCGATGATCGGCTTCCACCACCTCAAAACCTCGTTTAAGTTCACGAATCTTTTCTTGGTTGGCCATCAGCGTATCCAAGTGATCCAGATTTAGCATGAACAAAACGATACACGCCAAGAACACACCCAGTACCGCTCGGTTGTGTATGATGGCTTCACGAAAGTCTTTGTTCTTGATAAAGACTTCCTTTAAAAACGGTAACAGCTTAACCAGTAAGCCGAACAGCGCTACGATATTGGTCACAGACGGCTCCTTAAAAACTCGTAATACTATAGACAGCCCAGTCACGGAACTCCCAGATAATTGAGGTAAATTCCATGTATATTCTCAAAGGCTTTATGGTGATTTCACCACTGGCCGACAACACGGTGAACGTGATCGCACCGCTGGGGGAACTTTCCACCCAAAGCTACACGTACGCCAAAGAAAAAGGTCAGTACACCAATCCCAGTTACAAAGACGTTGTGCTCACAACCTTCCGTAGTAAATCGGTGGAAGAGGAAACTGAGACCTTGGTGGTTGTACCGATCGTCCATCAAAACGCCGCGTTGCAGATCGGACAGTGGCTTTACACCAAAGCCGAACTGGGTGAGCTTAACAGCAATTACCAACGCTGTCAAGAACTACTTCAAGCGCAGTTTGGTAGTTTGGTTAGCAACATCAAAGTTGGCCAAATGCAAACTGACCGCACCCGCTGGTTACCTGAATGGGTCAGCTATACCCTCACAGGCAGTGATAACGAGGTTAAGTTCTGGTTCAGCGATACAGCTTTCCAAGACCAGTACGACGAATACGAAATCGAATTCGTTCCTGCGCTGGAGCCTCTGGACAGCTTCTTCAATGACCCTCTCGTGGTTCAAGCGGCGCTGGCTACACGTAGCATGACGGCGATCTTTAACCGGATCGAGGAAGTCAAGAACAAGCAACCTTATACCAGCTTGCTCAACCAGGAGTTCGAGTACCGTGGTGGTCCTATTGGTGAAAACCGACTGATGACCAATTGGACGGTGATGATTTGGGGTGTGGCGGGTAACAACCCGGACATTATCAAAGAAGAACTGGCCGAGTACATCCTTGGTAACACCCAACACACCGAAGAAGAATGGATCAAGATCTTTCCTGACATCTTCACCAACACGGAATTCATCCTAATGCCATTCTGGGATCAGTATGCTATTCCAAACCGCACCATCGTAACTGGCATGTACTCGCCGAGTACGCACCTGCTGTCAGCCCTGTCTCTGGCTTACGCTGCTGTGGAAGGTAAGGGGTATTACCGGGAACACGTCCAGCAGAACCTGGTGCTGTCCTCGGTCTTGTACAAGTCGCTGGCCTTTGCTGCGGTAGGTGGACCCTACAACCGTGATGGCATTTATCGCCTTGACATGAAGTGGGAAGATTATCTGATCGTACCCACTACGTCGCCCGACTTTAACCGGATGGATATCAAAACGCAGGAATGGATCACGCTCTTTTACGAGATGTTGATCGTGGCTGAGAACGCCACACCTACGTCGAGCATTCCGCGCGGCATGAGTCGTGTAATCCGCAATGGGGTGATGTACATCGCAGCAAGCTTTGAACGCGTACTGTATTTGGTGCTGACGCGGTACACGGTTCAGGAGATTGAAACCTCCCCCGAACGTTTCCCGTGGGTGCCTGAACGTGGGTTGATTCTGACTGACTCGACTGACACGTTGTACATGATCGACCAAGAGGAAAACCTCTTGTCTCGGATGGTAGTGACGAACGATCCACTGGTAACAGCATAAAGCTAGACATCCCTCAGGACCCGAAGGTCCTGAGGGGTGGTTTTATGACCAGACTTCGAGGTACAACCCTCCGTAATTCTATGAGAGAGGCCAAACTCTTATAACCACGAGGAACATGACATGTCTACCCTTCTCGATCAACAAACCGAGGTGCACGTCCAGCTCGGTAACGGCGCACCGGCATTTCTGCCTACTGCGATCGGTCAACACTACATCGACATCGCCAACCGCCGCGTTTACCAATCGGTAGGCATCAACTCTGTCGAAGACTGGTCGGTACCGCTGGCCAATATGGCTGACCTTGATGCTCTACCTAAGACCAAAGTCGACTTCGGTCTCGGTAACGTTGAGGACTACGCAGTTGCCAGTCAGTCGGAAGCCGAACTGGGTCAGGCCAATGACCGTTACATGACGCCGCTGCGTGTCACTCAGCTGCTCAATGCCCTGTTCATGCCGGTCCTCGACACCTTCATGGCTCGTCGCGACAACCCGCATCAGGTCACTGCTGAACAAGTCGGTGCACTGACTTCGGAAGCCACCCAACTGCTGTTGGATGAGAAACTGGCCGAAGGAGACCTCGCCGGTCTGCTGCAAGCGTTCTGGGCGGAAAAGGTCGGCAGTGCTCCGGAAACTCTGGATACCATCCAAGAGATCTCTGCTGCGCTGCAAAACAACCCGGACGTTATCACTGTCCTGCAACAGTTGGTCAATGACAACGCCGCTGCGATTGGTGCGTTGGAAACTCGTGTTGATGGTATCGATGCTGAGATCACCCAAACGCAAGCAGACTTCGCCGCTGGCGTGCAGGCCGTTAACGACCGCGTTGATGCTGAAGCCCTGGCTCGCAACACTGCTGACCAAGCGCTTGATGACAAGATTGTTGAAGTCGACACGCGTCTGTCTGCCGGTAAGGTTGACGTAGGCGGTGACATCTCCACCAACACTGTCACTCAAGGTGAAGGTGAAGCGGCTCAACAGGTTGCCCTGAGCGTTCTGATTGCTCAGCTTCAGGCGGGTATTTCTGAAGCAGGCGATGCCAGTGACCTCGAAGCACTACAGAGTGCGTTCAATGCGTTTGTTGCTGCTAAAGCCACTACCGCTGAAGTCATCGCCGGTCTGGATGATGAGAAATACACCACTGCCATGGCAGTTAAAGGTGCTATTGACCAAGCCGTCGCCGAATTGGTGGGTACTGCTCCTGAAGCACTGGATACCATCCAAGAGCTGGCTGAAGCGCTACAGAACAACCCTGATGTGATCGCTGGTCTGGTTGACCAGATCGCTACTAAGGAAACGCCTGAAGGCGCACAAGCTAAAGCCGATGCCGCTCTGGTTGAAGCCAAAGCCTACGCCGACACCACTGCAGCTTCCAGCGTTGAAGCCGCTCAGCTGTACAGCGACAGCACCACCCAAGCCCTGATCGACGAACTCAACCGCCTGGCTGCTGAGATCGAAGGGTCTGGTACCGAAGAAGTACCGGCACAGTAACACCTGCACTTAAGTGAGCACTCTTAAGACCGTTCTTTTTTAATCGGAACGGTTTGTTTAATTCAGTCCATGGGGATGTAAAAAATGGCAATGTCTAATGCGGAACTCGAAGTTGCCCTGAAATCGGGTCTTCAACGCTTGGTTACCGCTCTGGCCAACAAAGTTGCGCCGGACTCTCTCTTGCTCGAAGGCAAGTCTCTGGCTGAAATCACCAGCCTGATCCTCGCTGGTAAAGCCACCACTGCAGGCACAGCCGACAACGCACTGGCTGTAGGTGGTAAGGACCTCACCACGCTGGAAAGCGAGCGTAATGCTCAGCTGGTTGCTGCCATCGATGCCCTGCGTATCGAACTGGAAGGCGACATCAGCAACGTCACAGCTGAATCCCTCGGTCTGGGTAACGTCGTTAATTACGGTATTGCCACCGAAGAAGAAGCTCTGGCTGGTGCCGTTGACAAATACGTCACTGCCGCTCTGGCAGTCAAGATCGCTCAGGCCAAGATCGATGCGATCGTTGATGCTGCTCCGGAAACCTTGGATACCCTCAAGGAAATCTCCGAAGCTCTGCACAACAACCCGGACATCATCGACAACCTGATGTCCAGCATTGGCGTTAACGCCACTGCCATCGAAGCACTGGACACTGCTGTTCAGGCCTTCGAAGCCAAGGTAATGGGTTACTTCGACGTTGACGGTAATGCCAACAACGCCAACCTGTTCGCCGGCAAGACGCTGAACGAAGTTCTGGACATGGCGCGTGACGGCGTTGACATGTCTAACGTTGTACTGAAGACCGATGACTTCGGTCCGTACACCGTTGCGCTGGCTTCGGATACTACTACTCAAGAAGTACCGATTCTGGTCGAGACTGTCGACACTGCTGCAGCGATGGCCCACATCGTTCGTGTCGGTGAAGTCGTCACTGTTGAAATCAACGATGGTGAAGGCAACTTCGCTGTTGTCACCGAAGCTGAAATGGGTGGCGGATGGGTCCTGATCCAAGAAGCCATCGATGCTCGCGAAGGTGACTTCGACCAGTATTTCCTGCTGGGTTCGACTAACCAAGAAGTGACTGCTGCTGCGCGTACCCTCAAGACGCTTTTCGAAGCCCTCGAGCTGGCTGACAAAAACACGCAGACTCGCATCACCTCGGAAGTGGAAGGGCTTAACAGCGCCATCACCACTGGTCTGGCCGGTGCTCATGATCATGCTGAAAGTGTTCGACAGAATGCCCAACAGGCGCTGGATAACTGGACTGAATCCATTCAGCAGAACCTGAGTCGCATCGATGCCTTTGCTGTCGAAACTCGCCAGATGGCTTTCGACAACCAGCAAATGCTGTCGGAACTGATGTCGGAAAAGGTAGATGTAGCTGGCGACATCAGCAGTAACACCGTTCTTGTAGATGAGACTGCAATTGAACTGTCGCAAGTCATCGCCGACATCAAAGCTGAAATCGCCAGCGCCGGTCAAGCAAGTGGCGAAAGCCTTGCTCTGCTTGAACAAAAGGTTGACGACTTCATCGCGGCGAAAGCCACTGGTGAAGAAGCCATCGCTGGTACCGACGATGCCAAGTACATCACTGCGCTGGCCCTTAAAGCCGCACTGGATGCGCTGAACCTCGCTGGTAAACTCGACGTTGATGCCCAGGCCGTTGACTCGGCTAAGCTCGGCGGCAAGAGCTTGGAAGAAGTCATCGCTGACGCTCAAGCTGGCGTTGACATGTCGAACCTGGTCTTCAAGACCGACGACATGGGCCAATACTCCCTGGCTCTGGCCAGTGACGTAGAAGGCGAGCCGGTTCGTACCTTCAAGCAGATCCTCGACGCGTTCGAAGTGACGCTGGGTGAGAAAGCCACTGCTGTTGATCTGGCTGCTGAAGTTGCAGCTCGTGAAGCACTGGACACTCGCCTGTCGGGTGAAATGGATGCTGTTGAGGCTCGGGCAACCGCGCTGGAAGACCGCGCCACTGCGCTGGAATCCGACAAGCTCGACGCTACCGCGCAAGCTGTAGACTCGGCTAAGTTGGAAGGCAAGTCGATTGCTGACTTGACTGCCAGCGGTGAAGAAGCAGCTGCCGGTGTCATCACCGATAAGTTCATGACTCCCGGTACTGCCAAGGAAGCTTTCGATGCTCGTTGGGCTGAGAAAGTCGGTGCTGCGCCTGAGACCCTCGACACGATCGAAGAGATCGCGTTGGCTCTGCGCAACAACCCAGATTCCCTGGCTGCAGTGGAAACCGTTGCCAAGCAGTACACCGATGCTGAAGTTCTGGCTGCCATTCAGCAGATCTCCGGCGAAGACATGGTTGCTGGCACCACGCTGGCTAGCCTGTACGCTCAGGTTCAAGCTCTGCAAACCTCCAAGCTGGACGCTACTGCGACTGCAGTAAACTCCGAGAAGCTCGGTGGCAAGAGCCTCATGGAAGTCATCGATTCGGCTATCCAGCCTGGTCGTCTGTTCTACCCGGTTGTCCATGTCAATGGTAGCCTGGAAGACGACAACTACGTCATGCCGACTCCGGCTGATGTGTGGGCGGAAGTGAAGACCAACGCCGTCATGGAACAGGTCGACACCATCTACGCTGTGGGCGTCAAGCGTCTGCTGCCGGGTAACCTGCTCGCCCTGACCCACCAGGAGGGCATGACCCTGCGTGGTGCAGTGTCTGAAGCACAGGAAGGTCCTGGCTACGTCATCATGCGTGCTGGTATCGAAGACACCGAATGGGAGATCATCACTGATCCTCTGCTCGGCTGCCTGGCACGTCTGTCCAAACATTGCGTTGTGGTCGGTGACAACACCGAGCGTTTCGTTCCGGGTCAGACGCTGTTCTACAACGGCTTCGAAGCTCTGAGCGAAAACGTGTACTACGACTGGACGCTGATGGCGGACAAGGAGTGGGAAGTCGCTACCTTCACCGGTACTGACCTCGTGATCGACAGCGCTCGTTACCATCGCAGCGAAATCCGCATTCAATCGACCGGTCCGGTCACCGTGACGTTCGACGTCCCGACTGACCTGCCGTACGAGATGGAAGTGCGGTTCGTGAACCAGACTGGGGTCGAAGTGACCTTCGCTGGTAGTAACGTGGTGTCGGTACCGCGTATGCAACAGTACACCCTGACTAAGGTCAACGGTGTGGTGCGTGCTGTACGTTACACCAACACCTCCGTTGCGTTGGCGGGTGATATGGATGAAGCGTTCTTCGCCAATCCGGATTACTCGGCACCTCAGGCCTAAGTAACAATCGTGCAGCGAGGGGCAACCCTCGCTGTATGACGCCTATTTAATGACAGTCGACTTCTTTTAAAAGGTTTAACCATGGCCCGAATGACCCCACCGTTGCTTACAAAAGGGCGTTACACCCTGGTCAATCCGTTTGTGGCTGAGGACACCGTACTCTATACCTGTACGGCACTGCGTACTTTTGCTGAATGCGAAGTGGCGGGCGAAAACGTCTTACAGGACGTGTACCTCAAACACAACCTGACCGAACGTGAATACAACCGTGACTTGGATGCCGGTGCATTGTTGGTTACGTTGATGTCTGAGACTCAACCACCAATCTTTGTACCTGACACCTACATCGAGTCATACCCCAATCTCTCCGATGTCGTGTATAACCATGTGGTGTTAACCGTCTCCTTGGGATCAGTTCCAGATTTCCTGAACTTCGATTTCCTCAAGGCCCAGATGGCTGCGCTGGTTTCCGACGTTATCGGTGTTACACCAGAAGTTCAGTTGGCACGGGCGATCAGTAGCGGTATCGTCACCCCCGAACAACACGAAGCAATGGAAGTGGGACGACAAGCAGCTATCAAACTTCGTACCACCGATCGGGCAAAGAACGTAGAGCTACAAAACAAGTGTACCCGTCTGGAAGAGCAAAACAAGATTCTGGTCGAACTACTTCAACAACACGACATCATTCCGATGTAATGCGGCATACAGGGAGGCTCACGCCTCCCTGTAGCTGTTATGCTGCATAGGTAAACATGTAGATGGTTGCACGGTTGTCCAGCTGACGATCTACAATCAATAACTCTTCAAGATATTGACGGAACTCCAACGGCCAACCTTCGAAATCGCGCAAGAACCGCCGCACTTCCAAAGAGCGACTTTGGATCTTCTTGACATTGAAGGGGAACAGGCTTTTGATTACCACCACAGCCATTGTTACTTGTAGGTCCGTAGTTTGGTCTTCTTCAAATTCCTGCATAAACAATTCAACCGTTACCCAAGCGCGTTCAAGCACTTGATACAGATGGTCACGATTGCTACAAGCAGCCAACACATAAGCTGCGAACTCTTCGCCCAAGACTGTAACCAACAAACGCAACCGAGTACGGGTGAATTCGTCAACCGCCGCTGCCTTAAGCGAAGGGTTTACAGAAAGCACGCGATTGGCTTGCATCGATTGGGCGTCAGCTTGAGTCACTAAACGCCGCATAAATTTCATGACAACTCCCACTTAAGGTCTGCCGGTTCGTAACGTTGGAAGCTACCGTAGCCCCCCTGCTCAAACTGAAACGCAGGTTTACCCAGAGCATCGAGGGCGTGTCCTAACTTGCCGTCATATAAGCACAGCGCGAAGGAATCCCACGCGCTGTGTTCACACGGTATAATCGGACCTGCGTTTTTGACCCAGTTGAACAGGTAGGCATGAAGTAGGCAGGCTTGGGGTGCACCGACCACCTGCCCACGAACATCGATAGGTAGATAGAACAGTACTTCCCCACTGAGCAACTCTCGACTGGTGAGTCGGAAGTTGACAAACTCCTTTACCACACTCATGCGCTACCCCACCCCTTACTTGTCGTCCTGCTCTTCCTCTTCTTCGGATTCGGACTCCTCCTCCTCCTGTTCTTCTTCCTGCTCTTCCTCTTCTTCCTGTTCCTGTTCACCGCCTTCAGCACCGCCAGTAGGCTCTGCGTCTTCGTCGGTGTCGGTGTTGGTCAGGTCAGCAGGGTCGGTACCGCCATCGTTTTCACCGCCTTCATTCGGCAGACCTGCGTCGGCTTCGTTGGCACCACCGATGATTACACCTGGCTTCGGGTTGTTGTCGTCTTCGCTGAGTACCAGCGCACCAGCCTTCTGAGAGATTTCCAGATGTTCGACGAACTTCTTCTTCGACTCCCCTACCGCGGCAGGATCACCGATACCGGTCAGGACGACACCACGGTCGCGCAGCAGTTCGATGACGGCGAGCAGGTCGTTCATCTTGGCGACGATCGTCTGGTGTGAAGGTTTCTCGGTCTTCGGGTCGATCGACTGCAGACTGAAACGGTTACCTTTGGAAAAAGCAACGGCGAGTTCAGCTGCTTCTTCAGCAGCGGTTTGCACCAAGTTCTCAATGAGGTTCATGAGTTAACACCTTTGATTTAATGAAAGGGACACAAGACCATGTCATAACATCAGGCCATGGTCACGTGTTGATTATGTCTCATGGGTACGGTGATATTGGCAGCATCCATAACCAACACCTCAGCGTTCGTAAACGAACCGTGTGATGAGGCATAGTGACTAATCATAAATACTTGGCTAAAACCTTTAGTTTCCACAAGGTCTTTAACGAAGTTCATGACATTCGTCCGATGGCGTTCATCGAACGAATGTCCCAGTTCGTCCAAGTACAACGGGTAGTCTGTTAGGCGCAAATAGAACATCACGATCAGCTTAAAGGCAAAATCAATGATCTCACATTGACCTGTTGATCCCTTAGCCACATCCGGTACCCGGTTAGCTTCTGATTTAACATGAATCGGGAATTTGTAATCCAACTCCCCAGATTCCAGCCCACACGGTACAATGTTGAGGTCGTATTCCCACACATTCCCAATCAACGTATTCATGTGGTCGGTGAAGGCTTTGATGAACCCAATCAACTGTTCGGCAATCAAGCCATCGACAGGGGACAAGATCTTCGCCAGGATTTTGTACGTCTCCCACTTCTTATTGGTGAGTTCATGGTCCAACATCAGGTCGTTGATCAAACCTTCAACCGCATGCTTTTCTGCAATCTTAGATTTGAGTACACCCAATCGTGCTTGATGGGCTTGGATCACCCGATCGATTCCGTTGTTACGGTACTCCACCACAAGGTCTTCGTAAGCCGCCAACTTCTCACCATGGAGCACTTGGAGACGTTGTCCAACCTCGGTGACCGTGTGAGCATCCCGTAACGCACGAGTCAACGACATATGGCTGGCTTTAGCTTCTACCAACTCCTCTGTCAACAACGAGATCTTCTGCTCAGTCTCATTGATGTGGGTCGACAAACTCTCAAAGCCGGTGGCCGACTCCATTGCCTTCAGAGCCAGCTCAAGCTTTTTAAGACGTTGGTCGTATTCAGCCAACTCCACCCAATGTTTGACGTCTTCGGTAAAGATACCGTAGTCCCTGATCCAGCGCTTGGGATTGTCATGGATGGCTTCGGCCTCAATCATTCGATCCCAGAGAGGCTTCAAACTACGGAAACTATTGACCAGGCCTTTAAAGCGTGTGAGGTAACCACTGAAACTTTCAGCCGTGGTCAGGTACGTCTCATTAACTTCTAGTTCCTTTTGAAAGCCCTCAACCTTCGCGCGCGCCTTGACGATGAAGTCTTCAATCATGCCTTTGCGGTCATCAGCATTGTCAGGATACCAACGATGCTTACAGCTCGGACATTCTTGTTGACACACCCCATTCAGATGCTCAAGCTTGATCTCTTCCCGACTGATGCGGTTGTTAAGGTTCGCGATGTTCTCTTTGAGTTCTCGTGTAGCCTCACGGGTACGAGTCACCTGATCGCGGTTAAATCGCATCCCGACGTTATCAGGGATCTCTTGAACGATACACATGAACTCTTCACGGGCTTGGTCCAACGCTGTCAACGTTCCGAAGGCATCGCTCTGACCATCCCACTGATATTCACGAATCTTCTGTCGAACCTCGAGGGACTTGTCATGAAGTTCGTGGATCTCTTGTCGAGCAGCATCTACATCGGTTACACCCGACTGCTGAACCGTGTGTTGGAGTTTGAGTAGATCATCCAGACTGTTGCTGGTGTGACTAATCGACATCTCCAGACCTTGCACCCGATAGCGTGCTTTATCCACGGCCTCAGACAAGGCCTCTAAAGAGCCGTAGCGCTTGATGACAGAGTCGTTCTGCCGTAGCTCCAATACCTCACGGGCCAAGGCTTCTTCTTGTCGTGCCAGCTCTTCTAGGCGGTTACGGGAGCCTTGCGGTGGACGGGCATAGCGAGTCATGTACAACAGGTCCAACTCGTCATTCAACAGCGCCAGTTCATCTTCATCGTCCTCACTAACCCCCAGACTCTTGAGCTTGAGGGTTTCATCCGTGAGGCGATTTGCTACGTGTTTCACCGCACCTTGATGGTCACGCGCTGCGCTGGCCAACTTCTTATGTGTTGCAAGGGCAAAACTGAAATCGGTATCGCAGAGTTTGGTCAACCAGTCCCGCCGCTTAGTGAAGCTCATGGTGGTGAACTTCTCGTTACCCACTAACAAGTCATGGATGTCTGGGGTGTAGTTGAAATGAGACTCCACCAGTTCCTTTTGAATGGTGATAGTCCCACCTCGATTGAGTTCCTCAGAACCATCAATCAAAAACGAATGGCGAGCACTCCCACCTGCGAAGTTGGAGGTGAGTTCATAAATCTTACCGTTGTGGAGCCACTTGCTGTACTTGCGACCCCCTTTAACGTAATCGGCAGGATTCGCCGGAAGAGGGGAAGCTTCGTAAACAACAGAACTCTTACCACTCCCGTTAGTCCCCAGAATGATTTGGTAGACGTCGGTGGGTGTATAACGGAATTGTTTGATGTTGTTCAGCATCAGGCGGCGATAGCCATCCAAGTGCAATTCTAAGAGTTTCATAACAAGCTTCCAAGGTTCCTTACATAGTTTATGAGCCGTTGATAGTTTTTTATAGGTGCCTTATGCAAGCCTCATGCTTTCAAAATGTTGCACTCGGCATCGTGGCCGAGAATAAAGCAATGAAGGATGCTTCGGGTAAGTTTAACCGAACCATTCTCGTCACAGACATTGAATCCCTTAACATGACCAACGGGGAAATTCGTTCTAACCCCGAACAGTTGGAGTCATCAGGTGTAGATGCCACCGGGAAGGTCTATAACAGCGCTGTGGTGGTCGATCAGGTCATTGAGGCAACGTGGGTGCCCTTTCTCAGCAATCGTCTCACAGCGCCTGACGTACGCCGTGGTGAGCGAGTACGCCTTTGGCGCAGTGGTGATGCTGATAAGTACTACTGGTCCACAATGGGGTTGGATGAGAACCTGCGTAAGCTTGAGACAGTGATCTTCGCATTCAGTGGAACTCAGGATGAGTCTCAAACGGAACTCGACCTTGAGAACTGCTATTACTTCGAAGTCTCAACCCACAACAAAAGCATTACGCTCCAAACCTCAGCTAGTAATGGAGAACCCTTTCGCTATACCGCCCAAATCAATGCGGCAGAAGGCGCGCTCCTTATTGAAGATGACGTCGGTAACTCCTTTGAGCTTGACAGTACTGAAAACCGTCTAACCTTGGAAAATGCTGATGACTCCAAGGTTGAACTGAACCGAGGGAAAATTGCCATTGTCGCCAACGAAGAAGTCTCCCTCACGGTGGGTGGTACCAAACAAGTTTGGAAGCCTAGCATCACCACCCTGAAGACGCCTAAGTTTGCAGGAGGTAGTTAATGCCCGGTATCACAGTAAAAGGTTTGGATAGTGCTGGTGGGACTCAGTTAGCAGGAGGACAAAGTGCATTCACCGTCAATGGGCAAGCTGTTGTTGTAAAAGGTGATCCAGTAGCCGGTCATGGCGATGCACCCCATAACGGTCCAGTTATGGCTGAAGGTTCGAGTTGGATGACCTGGGACGGTATCCCCGTTGTACGTGCAGGCCACAAGGCCACCTGTGGTCACGCAGCCACCGGACAGAGTAACTGGGAGATCGATTAATGCGGCGGGGGAAACCCCGCTGTATGTCGCCAGAAATGATATGAAGACCCACTCAGAGTATCCTTGGATGAAAATCAAGACATCTACTCTCTGGCGAATCCCTAACGCCTTGAGATTCAAGCAACAAAACATGTGGAAACAAGCAATGCAAGTGTTTGCCAAGCAAGGTGGTCGTTGGGTCAAAACAGCTGATTACAACCCCGCTTTGTTTTTTGACACCTATTGCAATACCACAAACGTTAATGTAAACAGCTATGCCTACGACACTATTTGGAAGGGGAATTTTGTTGTAGAGGCAGGTGACACATTCGAGTTTGAGATGTACGCCACCACACCGATGGCCACTTTGGACATTGACTTTGGCGTTGAGAAACTGCGACATCTTCCCGTGGTGGACCAATATGGTAGACGTATCCACGCTGCTGAATTGGTGTGGGAACAAGTTAACCGTTGGCATCACCGCGTCTTTAACCTAGACCCTATCGTAGGTTACGTTGGTAAGTCTGCAGCCTGTGCCATTGAAGACGACCAACCCGGTTGGCGACACCTATTCGTCCGCAATGCGTACATTAAAAATCGTTTTGGTCAAATCAAAGTCGATTTCTTACGGGACGTAGGTTTCTTTGCACCTCACGAACCTTGGCCGGGTGGTGGTTATGTCAACTACTCCTTCCAAACCAAAAGTTTGACAGCTTCTGCAAACTTTGATTAAGAGGTCTTTACCATGAGAATTAAAGCCGGGTCTAGTTGGCGTGACCCGAAGCAGGTGGCTGTTAAGACCGATGCTGTTTGGAAGGAGGCTTCTGAGGTCCATCACAAACAAGGAAATGGTGAATGGTTGAAGGTGTATGACAAAGCGCCCGTTTTCCGTTTCATCGCAAACAGTGGTGGTAACTTAAATGTGAACCCTTGTATCTACGATCGTTTTTGGGGCGGCAACTACATTGTTCAACCGGGAGACTATCTGGAATACGAGATGTGTATTGGGGTAGGCGTTAAATATCCGGCAATCGAGTTGGCTTTCACAGGACACCCTGCCTCACCACGTGCAGCCTTCTACACCTTGGCAATGATGGGTTATACCGTACCTTCAGATCAAAACGGAGATCTGGCCCATGCGGGAACTCACGGTATGTGGAAATCTGGTGTGTGGCATTACCGTAAGATAGGGTTAGGTCCGATAGTTGGGACCGATGTCATTGCAGCGCTGGCTGTATTCGAGGACGACAGTGGTGGTCGCAAAGAATCTTACTACCGCCGGGTTTCGATCAAAAGTTCAAACGGTACAGTTAAAGTCAATCTATTCAGTAACGCGCTGGGTGTTCCTCAAGCTGACCCGTGGTACAACCCCGGTGATTTGCGTGATTACACCTACGTGGTTAAGGACGTTATAGGACCTTACAATCCGTAATGGGCATAAAACAGGACAGGGGTAACCCTGTCCTGTATGCCGTCAATCGAAAACCGCAGCGCCAATCAGCCACTGAAACGCCATTGAATAGCGATCAGGTTCCGAACTGTACTGGGTGTCATCAAACGAGTTTTCTGTGAACAGTGACGTGGTCTCGTGATTGTAGGTTGGTCGTAGGTTCTCCTTACCCTTAATCACACACCGATCCATCTCAGTGATTTCCCACGTGTCGTACAACATCCCTTTTTTATACAGCACAGGCAAGCCTGCTGGGGATTGCGTCAGATAAACACCGGGTGTACGAGTACGTTCCACAGGCCGCTGACTGACCATTACGTCTGGGTTGTCAACCAAGACAATAAAGGAGTTCGAAAGAGTCAACAGCGCCTTAAGGACGTCGTCACTGAACAACTCTTCATTGGCCACCTGAACGTAGGTACCGTTCTTACGCGTCATGTGTGCGTGAAGTGTACTAAGGTCCAAGCGTTTGAGCAACTCGAAGTACCGGGACTCCCATCCGAAGTTACCCAGATCAACCTTGAAGCAGTTGTTGCCCAAGTAGCTAAAGATCGACCCCAGTGAATGCAAAAACCCACCAACCGAGATCATCGGAAACATTTGTTCCACGTTGTACTCGCTCGGCACTTTGATGACGCAAAGATCGCTGAGATTGGATTGACCTGACATCCCAGCAATCATGTCTTCAGCGATGGACACTACTTTGAGTTTCCCGACTTTCTCAAAGCTCAGAATGCCAAGGTGGTTGTCGTTGTACAGTCGATTGCTAATACCCGCATCGATTACTTGAACCTCTTCATCCACCCCACGCATGGCTAAGTGGACCAAGTTATTCACGGTCACCAGACAGTAGTCCAAGAACCGTTGCGCAGTCACCCCTTCCTTATACATGCGAACGTCGTCTTTTTCAGACTTAGGCATTTGGACGCTAGGGTGAGCGGTTCGATGACACAGGTCCATTTTCCAACCAGCTTGGATGGCGTCCTTATATTTGACGTACTCCACCTTAAGCTTCAGTGATTTCTCAGTCACTGGGAGTGAGGCCTGACCGAGCCCTGCCAACCACTGAGTGATGGTAGTGGTGTTGCTCTGTTGAGCAAAACGCTCAGCTACATCATCACAATCCAGTGTCAATTCCCCCTCGTAGTAGGGGTTTGTCAACACCAGATAGCATTTGGTGTAGAGTGAGGCGATTTGTCGTACAGGTATATCTGTTTCAGACGACTCAAACCAACTCCCCGTCCGACCACGTGTTTTGGCAATTACTTTTACTAGGGTGTACATAGTGGTTCCTCTTTCGAAAACCTGTGCCTGCCCGGACTTGAGGGGGGCTTGCCAATGATATGGTGTGTAATATTTTACTCTCTATTTAGGGAGCAACTATACCATTCGTTTAAATTCTGGAGAGCGCGGAATGTCGCAGACCTACGTTTATCCATTCGACCCGACGGGCTCGTTGACTTCCAACGTGATCCCTAATGAACGCCATGTGCTGTCTGGGGTAACGGATCGTGAATTCAATTTCATCGTTCCCAAATTTGCACCGTTCTTTCGCAACAACTTGCGTATCCGTCATCTCGGCCTGGGTCGCGATTTGGTGGAAGGGGTGGATTACCACCTCACGCACTGGTTCCATGCAGCCTCCCACGGTGTGGGTCGTCCTGTTTATGGCTCTATCACTTTTATCGACCGCAGCCTAACGGGTGTAGTCGAACTCCGCTACCAGACCATCGGTGGGGACTGGGTGTATGATGAGGGTACTGTCCTCGAACTGATGGCTAACCGCTTGATGAACCCGCGCATCACCACGTGGGAACAGGTGGTGGATCTGCCTTTTCAGTTCCCGGTCATCGACCACGAGTGGAATCTGGACGACCTCACAGGAGCTACTCACATCGTTGAACAGCTCCAAGGTATCGTTGCAGCTATCAACGCCGCTAACGATGCCAACGGGGCTTCGCACGTAGGGGACACCAACAACCCTCACCGTGTGAACAAAGTCCAAGTCGGTCTAGGGTCCGTTGAAAACTACCCGATGGCTAACATTGCCGAAGCCACTGCTGGTTTGAGCAATGAGCTGTACATGACACCTATACGAGTACGTAACTTCGTTGAGAATTACGTAAACCCCTTGCTTGAGACTCACACCCTGCGTAACGACAACCCGCACGGGGTGACGAAGACGCAAGTGGGTTTGGGTAACGTACAGAACTACGGCGTCGCCACCACTGAACAAGCCGTGGCCGGTACGTCGAACACGCTGTACCTGACACCTGTGGCGTTGAAAGCAACTCTTGATACCAACGTGCTTCCTGTTATTGCGGCTCACACCAACCGCATTGACAACCCGCATGGAACAACTAAAGTTCAGGTTGGGTTGGGGTTGGTTGAAAACTTACCGCTGGCTTCTGAAGCAGAAGCGGTAGCCGGCAGCCGTAACGACCGCTATATGACACCGTTGTCTACTTACCAGATGGTGAGTCAGTACGTCGGTGAAGGGATGAATAACCACATCTCTGACATTGCTAACCCACACCGGGTGACCAAAGCACAAGTGGGACTTGGGAATGTACTGAACTACGGCATTGCAACTGATGCCCAGATGGTTACAGGTACTGCTGACAACCTCTACACCACACCAAAGGGTGTACGGGCAGCCATCGAAGAAGTCGCACTGGCTTCGTATCGGACACACACCAACGATGGTAACAACCCACACGGTACCACCAAGGCACACGTTGGGTTGAGCAACGTTGACAACTACCCCACTGCAACACGTGAGGAAGCTGTGGCTGGTACGGCCACTAACCGCTTTATGACTCCGGCAACCACCCAAGCCATGCTTGAAAACGTGGTCGGTGATTCAGTGGGTAGTCACGTAGGTCGTAAGGATAACCCACACGCGGTTAATAAAGAGCAGGTGGGACTTAGCCGTGTTGACAACTATGCAACGGCCAGTAACGTAGAAGCGCTAGAGGGGGGTTCAAGCGAATTGTTCATGACCCCTGTAACGTCATGGTTAGTGGCACAAAGCGCTGCGCGTACCTTGGTCAACGAACACGCCAATCGTCTCGATAACCCACATGGTGTAACGGCTGAACAGTTGGGTGCCGTGACAGTCAATGCTCTGTCTTCGGTCTTGGAAGGCTATATGACCGTGGGAAGTGTTGCGACTAACTCTGAGGCACTCAACGGGTACACGTATCAGCAGATTGTTGATTCCGTGTCCCAAGGCGTAGCAGACGATACCACGCGCTTTAACGGCATGACCTACCAGGAGCTCCAAACGGCACTCACTACCCACATAGCCCCTCGTGCAACTGCTCTCGACGGAAAATCTCTGACGGTCATCAAAGAAGAGATTGCCTCCGAGACTTCGGCACCGACTACTATCGTCATGGAATCGGTCACCACTCCAGATTTGGAGAAGTTTGGGTGGAGTCGTCTCTTTCACACCAAAGCTCCACAGTTTGAAGTTCTGCTCACCGTCAGTGATAGCGACTCTCCTTCCAGGTCGGTATCGCTGGTAAGTTTCATAAACGATGACGTTGACGACTTGTATACTCAGTTCAACGAACTATTGATTCAGGGTGAAGTGCAACCCCATCAGTTACATTTGGTGGAGTTGAATGGCGGTCGTGAGTTGTGGCTCGAACACACAAGTCAAACGCGGGGGCGGGTTCATTGTGTTGTGTTAAGCAATCACCAACAAGGCGAACTAACTGGCAAAGGCGAATTGTTTAACGAGGAGCCGGAGTGGACTACGTTTGACCCACGGTGGGACTTGTCGTCTTTTATTCCACTTACCGACACTCGTAAACTGATCGATAACGTGACCTTGGAAGAGCGTCTCGACGCCTTCGCCGAAGAGATGCGTGCTGAGGCCATTGCGTCCATTTCCAACTGATTAACCTTCACTTAAGGGTGTGCTAACCCCACACCCGAATCGGAGTAACATCATGTCCTCTACCCTGACTCGGGGACTTATTCTTAAGTATCCCTTGGACCCAACGGCGGTCAACCCCAACAACCTGATTGTTGGGGAAGAACACGATCTGGGTACCGGTGTCAACCGGGCGATTGTTCCACACTACAGTGCGTTCTACAGTCAATCCTTAGTGGTACGGGTTGAAGACAGCGTCGAGCCACTGATACCCAACCAACACTACATCGCTGCACAGTTACACGCCGATGCAACCGCAGCGCTGGACCATGAAGTCTGTATGGCGGTGGTAATCATCGATCAGAACGTGGTGGGTAAAATCACGTTAGAGTATCAAACGGTCGGTGGTGATTTCAGTGTCTCGGTGGACGCCTTGCGCCAAGCCATCGAAGACGAAGACTTGGACGAACGGACTGTGAGTTGGGGTGATGTCATTGCGCGCCCCAGTGCTTTTCCACCAGCGCCGCACTTACACGACATCGGTGACCTGTACGGTTTCGAGTATCTCACAGAAGCCCTCGAAGCTTTGCGGGCAGCCATTCTGATCGGTGACGAAGCCATTCACGAAGAGATTCGTCAGTGGGTGCGTTATGAAGACAGTCTGTTGCGAGACAGCATTGCTGAAACCAATGCCAATCTCAACACCCACGTTCGCGACCAATCCAATCCACACGCGGTAACTAAAGCGCAGGTGGGTTTGGGTAATGTCTTGAACTACGGGGTGGCTCAAACTGCCGACATGGTTGCAGCGACCAGTAACACGCTGTACACCACCCCAATCCGCGTGCGTGATGCCATCAACGAGCATGCCATCAAACCCTTGAACGCCCACATTGCACGTACGGATAATCCGCACGGAGTGACTAAAGCACAAGTAGGCTTGGGGCTGGTGGCTAACTACAACGTGGCTTCCCAGGCTGACATGATCGCTGGTACGTCGCCTTCGTTGTACACCACGCCGATTCTGGTCAAACAAGCGATCGATGAACATGCACTCAAACCACTTAATGCTCACACTGCACGGGTGGATAACCCACATGCGGTGACTAAGGCTCAGGTTGGCCTTGGTAGCGTGTTGAACTACGGCGTGGCCAGTGAAGCGCAAGCGCGTGCAGGGACCAGTGACTCGTTGTATATGACGGCGTTGAAGACCGCTCAGGCGATCGATACGCAAGCACTGACACCGTTAAGAGCACACACCAATCGCGTGGACAACCCCCACGGTGTGACGAAAGCTCAAGTCGGGTTGGGTAGCGTAAATGACTTTGCAACCTCAACTGAGGCAGAAGCGCGGGCCGGGTCAGTAAACAACCGGTTCATGACACCCTTGCGTACAGCTCAAGCGATTAACACCCAAGCAGTAGTGCCGCTGAACGCCCACGTCTCGCGGTCTGACAACCCGCACGGGGTGACTAAAGCCCAAGTTGGATTGAGTAGTGTTGATAACTACCCAACTGCCACCCAGGCTGAAGCTGTGGCTGCCACAGCGGGTAACCGGTTCATGACCGCATTGCGTACGGGTGAAGCCATCAAGTCGTTGGCGGTGGACCCGCTGAACGCCCACGTCTCGCGGTCTGACAACCCGCACGGTGTGACGAAAGCGCAGATAGGGCTAAGTGCTATCCCCAACTCGATCACTGACAGCCGTCTCCTTAACTCCAGCGGTTCTTTGTTGACTGCGAAAGGGATGCGCGATCACCTGTACTCGGGCGATCACGATGAGCGTTACGCACCTAAGAATACTCCAGGGGTTGACTGTAGTGTTCACGTAAGTGGTAGCAACATTTACATCTGGGCAGCAGGCGCTTGGCGTCACGTTTGGCCGGCGCAGTGGTCGTAAAAACGTTACCTACAGGTGGCTGGGGTTTCCTAGCCACCTAGGGTGATGTATTTAAATATGAAAGGCTCTAATTTTATAATGGCCTTTATAGACCCTTTTATAGAGAAGGAAATACCATGGATCAGACATTATTGTTCCTCGAGTTAGCAAAAAAACTGGGTCGTCTTGAAAAAGCCAACGACTCATCAAGACTTGAAGGAAAGACGCTTGAAGAGCTGCTAAGTTACATCAGTGACAATGTAGAAGTCGCTTCAGCCAAATCTATTAACGGGGTTTCTGGAGACGAGATTATCAGAAAACTCCATGAGTTAGAAATCCTTCCAAACGATGCCGAGACGCTCAACGGTCTGACCTTCGACCAGATCTTCGACAGCCTGAAAAAACAAACAGAGTGCTCCAGCAGTAAGATCCTTAATGCTGCTCTGAATGACAACGTGGCCGGTTGGAAGAAAATCGCCAGCATCAACGAAACCTACCAAAATGAACATGGTGAGGGCGCCATTCGCCGAAACGATGTGGTTATGGTTATCGTGGGTGGAGGCCATCCCGGCGGACCAGTCCCCTACCCCGTGTCCTATTTGCGCATCGGTATGGAATTGCGACCATCCGTCGTCCACGTGCTAAGTGGTTTCGTCAACGGCAATTTTTATACCCGTCGCGTTAGTAAAGAAAACGGTGAGAACATTCGGGAGATCTGGTTTGAAAGCCCGACTAACCACCAGAACATGACATTGACCTTGTTCGGTGAAACTCGAGGTTGTGTTCTTTCGGAACCTGACGTAGAAATCGGCGAGAAGCCAGAGGGCTTGCTCTCACCAATCACCCTCGAGCGCACAGTACACGTGAGTTTCTTGGAAAAAGAACTTGCACCCCTCAAAGCCCAGATCGCCGAACTCAAAGAAGAGATCGCCGAGCTTAAGGCAGCGGCTAAATAACCAACACGGTGGTTCGATAATAATGTTTGATGAAATTCGCAAACACGCGTTAGAGTACATTGAGAGTTGTTTGGCGTCTCATTACGCTATTTCTCAAGACCTAGTTTTGATAATCCCTAGGCCTGACCATGTCGAACCACTTTGTACCCACAATACCCATTTGCTCTTGGCCGAGAACACCACGATAAAGTTGGAAGGGTTCGAGAACTATAACACCTTTACCAAACAGTGGTGTCAAGAGAAGGCGAATCAGTACAAGCACAGCGGACCCATTACGGCCCACATCTTTGTGTCACCAGAAGCGGGATTCAGTTTTAAAGCACATACTGACCCAGACAATGTGTTGCTAGTTGTAGTGGACGGTAAGAAAACCATGGAAATAGATGGCGTTCACGTCACCATCGAAACCGGGTGCGAACACTACATGCCAACAAATACCGTGCACAAAGCCACTAACCACCACTACTCAGTGATGATTAGTCTGGGTTTGGAGCAATGGATAAGGGACAAGCTATGAGCTTTAAAACTGTCTATGTAAAAACAACAGGTACCTGTAACCTGAACTGCGATCACTGCTTTACTAGCGGTCGCAATGGGGACCCGACCCGCTTTGACCCAAATCAAGTGTATGGTTGGATTCAAGACCTCCGCAGCAATGTAGATCCCGACACACACACCCACATCGAGTTACACGGTGGGGAACCTTTCATGGTGCCCATAGAGCTATTGGAGTCTTTCGCCGAACGGTTTGAAGGCGACCCGCTAGTATCGATGGGTGCCAACTCCAACCTGACTTTCACGATCAAGCCTCGGATGGTCAAATTCATCCAGCGTTTTCTGGAGTCTAGGGTTGGGACCAGTTGGGACCGCAACATCCGGTGGGACACACAAAGTAAATACCAGTTGTGGTTAGATAACCTTGCTTTTCTAAAAGCAGCAGGGATCACCATTAACCTTAAAGTGTCTGTTAGTAAGTCGCTGGTCGAATCTGACCCAGTTGAATTTCTAAAAGAGATGTCTAAACTACCTGTAGATCAAATCGCCCTAGAGCGGTTGACTGTGGGGGGCAATAGTTTTTATAACCCAGACATCTTCCCCAACAACGAAACCCAAGACAATTGGTATCTGGCACTCCTGAAGGCGTATCGACAAGATAACCACGGAGTAACCATTACAACCCTTGACATCCTGATCGATAAGGTTGAGAACAACCAAGTCAAGGTAGATACCAACTGTAGAAATTGTGAACAGAACATAGCCACCATCAATTCAGACGGCACAATAGGTGGGTGTCCAAACGTGGCCAGTGAGCAAAAACACGCCCATATCTCTCAGTCGGCTAAAGAGTTTCTTTATTCCGAAGGTCGGATCGATGAGATAGCTAAGGAGCTAGATTTCTCCGAGGTGTGTATTACTTGCGACGTATTTAGTATCTGCGGTGGGGATTGTCACAGATTGCCTTGGCAAGGAAAACGTTGTGGTGGACTTAAGAACACGTTACGTTATCTGACCAACAAACCAAATCCTTATGACCCATCCATTATAATCAAGGTGTAAAATGTCATGGCTGCCATCACTCGAGTCACTGCTGCATCATTAATCAACAACGCCCTGAGAAATAGACTCAACGGTAACATTGGTTATGGTACCAACTATTTTCTCTCGGACTTTACCAGCGCTTATTTCGGCGGTACCACTGCGGGCATTTATGAGAACTTCACCGCCTCTGACATTCCAGAAGGTCCGATCAATGCCTCTGTGTTAGTAAATGCCATCTCTGCCTACATGCGTAAGTGGGGGAGAATTCGCTTAACCCAGTTTGTCTCCTACTACAGTGCCAATACCGGTACCTCCGTACGCCAGAACGTCACTACGTATTCGTACCTCAACACGTCAGTGCCTTCGAACGCCTACCAGCCGGCTGGGTCCAACAACAACACTTCTGGCGCAGCCTTTACCCAAACGGGTTGGTTCGATCCCTACATGCACGCCATTGGGGATCAGGCAGGTGGTGCACCTAGTGCCGGTTCGTCGGTGATTACTTCTGCCATCACCAACTACTGCAACAACCTCTTTAATCAGTACGTGTCGTTGAACACCAACAACAAGCTCGTACTGACCCGTACGTTCTGTCATTCAAACTGTCACGATAACTGCCACACATCCCGCGGTCGGCGGTAATTCTGGAGCATCCCCTTATGAACTACATCGACACCACAGCACCAGTACCCATCTCAGACCTTAAGCGCAGGTTCAGCGAGGACGTAGAATTTCGGATTGACTACCACAATAGCAAGTTCAAAGGTCCGGTCTTTCTCACTTACCTGAGCAACCTTGCCATCGACTTCTCCCTGGTGGTGGCTAACGACGAGGAGTTGGCTGAGCTGACTCGAGAGTACCTTAAGTCTCCTGTCTTGTTGAAGTTCCCCTTGATGGTGAGCTTCATCATGAACCTGATCATGCTGCGCAACGGTCTGCCGGGTTCTGTTCCGTTTGAGGCAGAACCCTTCCTTGAGGAACATGGCGAACTGCTCGACCTGTGGGAGAAACGCCTCTGCATGCTCCCTCTGTATGCTACATTCTGTCTGGATCGGGAGAAGTTCAATCCCGACGATTTCGAACAGGATGCTGATGATTCTGTAATGGGTATAAACTGGGTACACTGTATCGACCACCCCGCTTGCGAAATCCTTTTGGGGATGGGTAAAGTGTGCTACTACAACAAGCACATTTTCAGCAAGCACATGTTCGCTGGCAAGTCTCTCTACGAGTACATCGGTGAGCGCCACAACAGCGTATTCTACACACTCGTCATGGCGGTGTGTCCTGAGATTGATCATGAGTTTGCTAAGCTGGGTGAAGAGGTTGAGCGTCACTTGTCAACCCTCATGCTTGAGGAATAGTCATGTACCACCTAATGAACGATATCTACGTAGAGAGTGATATCTTCGGTCGGAACAATGTTCATAGGGTGAACATATCGAAGTCGTTGGGGTTTGAATATATCCCCGACGCTTTCGAACCCGAGGTGTACACCCAGTACTCCTATGCCGAATCTCTTGACGACTACTGCGCAGAAGATTTAGAAATCCTGTTCAAAAGGCTGGTCTCCGAAGAAAAGAAAATATTCATCTTCGCAGACACCGACACTTACATCAGGTTGTGGGCAGCGACCGTTAAGGCACACCTCCCAAACGTTGATCTGGAAACATTCAAGTACCTGTTCCTCTGCAAGAAGATTGCTGTGGATTGCAAGAACATGTACCTGTACAGACAAGTACTGGCTACAGAGAAACCTGTGGCTGTGCTTTACCAAGACGTTGTGGATGCGTTCCATCGAGAAGACCTGCACTTGGTTGAGCTGTTTAAGGAGCTGCTTAGCCGACACAACACGCGTAGGTCGTTTGAGTGGGACTTGCTCAAAGCACGGTACACCGAGAGCACCCTAGACTTAGTACCAAGACTCAAGGTCATCATCAACCGGGTGATCATGACAGTGGTACACGAGTCGTTGGGACACCTTGCCGGGGCTGCAGCAGAGAATCAACACTGGGATTATTTGGGTTGTGACATGGACAGCATGTTGATGGAGAAATCTATCTTCAACTCATTTAACAACCTCACCTACCTGAGCAACTCCGACTTTGTTTTAAGCAGTGCCTTGAAGACGATGTATCCCGACGATTTCTTGATCCCCATGATGGAGGAATTGTTGGACCTGTTGAAGATCAATAACGACTTCAGCGTGTACAAATACGTGGAAAGTGTTCTCGGGGTTTACAAAAGAGGCTTTGAGGACATCACCACAATAGAAGAACTGATGGACGTACTGCACCAGTTCTTTGATCACAGTGAAGCGATGGTTCGTATCAGCCACATGGACCTAGGTAAGTTCGACGACAACATGATTCGTTGGGCCATTAACCTAGACGTTGAAACAATGACTCGTTGTTTGGAGGGGGTCCCGTGGACGGACTGATACCGATTGTCGATCTCTTGGCGAGTAAAAAAGGGGCGCTCAAAGAAGCACACCTGATTCTGTTTGAGTATTGCAACCTGCGCTGTAGCTTCTGTCATCAAGACCACGACTCCAAAGTGGGAATGAGTACAGATGCCATGTGGGATAAAGTGAACGCTCTGTTTGAGAGCACCGACCCTCGTCACCCGTATGTGATAAACATCACCGGCGGTGAGTTGTTCTTGGATGAATTCCCTGACGACTACTTCGACGATTACTACGGCATCGGCCGGCGCATTCTCGAACACTACGATGATGCAACGGTAGTCTTGGGGACGAACTTGGTCTACCACAATGTGGATCGAGTGGTGAAGTTGGTCGAAAGCCTGAAAGTCCACGGTAAGGTGAAGATCGCTACGTCTTATGACCCTGCAGGTCGTTTCGACCGTGACTCGTATCCTTTGTTCATGCAGAACCTGAATACGGTGCGTGAGTACGTCGATACAGTGAACGTGGTAATCACCAAGCAGAACATCGAAACCATCTTGGCGGGTAAAGAAACCACACCCCTGACATGGCTCTGTGACAACTTCACGGTGTACTTCGATCACTACATCCCGAGCGCCAACTACGAACGGCTTCAACCGTCAGAGGACCTGATCGGAAAACTGTACCTGTACCTGAACGACCATCATCCCAATTCGTACCCGCTGATTGATTGGAAAGAGAATCGGGAAAACGTCACCACGTGTCGGTCCACTAAGATCATCAACAAGGACGGCGACGTCACCACGTGTTGGTCAGAAGCGGGTAAAGATGCGGTCTTGGACGAACAGACAGGTCTGCTGGCTAAGAATGCGGCTGAGGAGCGTTTCCTGGACCACTACGGCTGTTTCTCGTGTGAGTACTATCAACGGTGCGGATTACGGTGCTTCTTGCACCACAGTTTCGTTGAGGGCTCTGCGGGGACATGTCAAATAAAGGCTATGTTTGATCAAATCCTGTAAGCGAAGACCGTCGGGGGAAACCCTGGCGGTCTTTTATTACGTCTATTCACGATGGTATAATAAAACCCATTGGAGTTTACCATGAATCTGCATCAAGTTGGCGACGTTGTTTATGCAAACCGCACCATTGTCTCTGAGAACGTAGGGGGCATAAAAGGCAAGACCAAAGTGAACGCTGAAATGGGCGATGCCCTCAAAGTCTTGGCCGTCAGTATTCAGGCGCCTTATCCATATCGGGTGAGTAAGTACATCACTGAAGCGGAATCCTTCTGGGTGAGTGGTCACGAGATCAACGGCACACCTGGTCTGATTGAGGAATGAACCTGTGGACCTTATACTGAAACCGACGGTGGCTTGTAATTTCAAGTGCACCTTCTGCTCCAGCACCCACCTGTCTGAAAACCCCAAAGACATCGTTGAGCTAAGTGACATCGAGTCGTTCATTCAGAGATTTCCTGAAACCAGCACTGTCATTGTAAATGGCGGCGACCCCCTGATGATGTCGCCTAAGTACTATTGGGAAATCATAGACATCCTCGAACGCAACGGGTGCGACGCCACGATTAGTTTCACAACTAATCTTTGGGGCTTCTACAAAAAGCCTGAGATGTGGAAGGAATTGTTTAACCACCCACGTCTAGGCATCACCACCTCGTTCCAATATGGTGAAGGGCGGCGTAAAGGTGACTCTAGCGTATTTACCGAAGCGGACTTCATTGCCTGTAGCGACGCTATGTTGGAGCACGTGGGCTATCGTCCAGATTTCATCACCGTGATTGACCGAGAGAACGAACACACAGTACTCGACACGATCCGTCTGGCGCAGAGGTTGGGGGTTGAGTGTAAGCTCAATCACGCGATCGCCTCAGGACCAGAGGTGAGTGTTGGTAACATCACGATGGGTAATATCAACAAATTGTTTACTCAGGCTGAAATTTACAAACACTACTTAGCCATTCACGAAGCCGGTCTGTCTGAGTGGGAGTACAACACAAAGCAAATGTTGGTTAAACTTCGTGGTCATGCCACTACCTGTCCCTTGGCCAGAGACTGCGATGAAGGCATTCGGGCACTGCAACCGGGTGGGGGTTATTACTCCTGTGGGTCCTTTGGGGATGACAACGAGTACCCTATCGACTTTAAGCAAGAGATGTCTGGTGAGTTCTTTACGCCGTTAAGAAATCAACCCGAACTAGACTCGATGAAAGAGTCTTGTTATGCGTGTCCTATGTTTGCTATCTGTAATGGGTGTAAGAAGACCATTGCCGACACCAAACGGTTGGGTTTAGTAGAACTGCAATGTTCTACTATGAAAAGCCTCGCACCACAGATCATCAAATTAAACGGGTTGGAAGGTATCTTGGTACCTACCCCCTATGTGGACGAATCGATCAGAATCATCGCCAAAGGGTAGTGTTGTGGATAAGCCTCTGATAAACGTAAGTCTGAACCCGACCTACTACTGCAACTTCAGTTGTGACTTCTGTTACCTGACCCCAGAACAACTTAACGACAAAACTACCTTGGATTTGGAGCGCTTGGAAGAGTTGTTAATGGAACTCAGCCAGCACAGAACCATCGATCAGGTGGATCTTTACGGTGGTGAGGTTCTATTGCTATCTGAGAGCTACCACAAGGCACTTAGAGAGCTGTTAGGTGCTTATGGGTGCGATGATATCAGTTTGATCACAAACCTCTCTACGGTCAATTCTGTGGCCTTAGATCCGACCTATATACTCACCGTCTCTTATGACTTTGAAGCGAGGGAGAAAGCCGATCGAGTGTTCAACAACCTACTGACCCTCCCACGAGAGTTCAGCATACTAACCCTCGTCAGTCGTGCGTTCTTGGACACGGTCACGCCGGATGAGTATGTGCACACGTTTAACCTGTTAACCAACATGACTGTGGCTGAGCTTAAGCCCTACAGTAAGAACCAAGCCAACCAACAACCGGTCACCAACCGCGAATTTGAGCAGTTTGTTTATGCAGTACTGACACACCCTGATCGACAGTTCCATCTAGAGAACCAGACTCACTTAGAGCAAGTATTAGAAGGCACTCACAACTCTTTTAGCGACGACCACGTTTATATCACGCCTGCCGGTAACTTCGCAGTGTTGGAGTTTGATAAAGACAACAGGGAACTCTTCTTAGAACTCGATTCTTTTGAGGACTACCTTGCGTGGTGTACAATTGAACAACAGCGAGTTGTTAATAACAGTGTATGTGGCTCTTGTCAGTTCTTTGGTAAGTGTTTGTCAGAGCATCTGCGAGAAGAACACAATCTGCTGGATTCGTGTAACGGCTTTCACGACCTAATCGTGAGATGGAGCGAGACATGATAGTTCCTCATCGTCAACGTTTGGAAATCACCCTAGACCTATACGAAGGGTGTAGTCACCATTGTGGTGGCTGTATGGTCAACCGTGAAGTGGGCGGTAACCTTGACGACATGCCAGAAATCTTGGCGTTATTAAAAGAGCTGGTTGAGGCAGGGTACGTCGCGTTTGATTTGGGGTTGGGTGCCACCGATACCATGTCAGCGACCAACGGGTATCAAGTACTGCGTGATCCAGGTGTGCGGGACATCATTCACCTGTTTCATCAGTTTACTTTACAGATGGCCATGCTCGAAAAGCGCTTGGAGCTGTACGATGAGATGTGTGCTGAAGTCGACGCCGCAGCCCCAGGCCAACGGATTCGTTTTCTGATCCCAGCCGCCCCTGATTCCTTTCGTAACCCCAAGTTCTCAGAAGGTATCGTGCAGCGCATGCGTCACGCACAAGCGGAGTTTAAGTCAGCGTACTTGAACGAGGCAGGCTTTGTGGTTAACTGTACTGCCGAGACCATGAACGAACACCACAAAGAAAACCTGCTGCGTGGGTTGGATGTTGAGTTTCCGGTAGACAAAGACGATATCCTCAACATTCCCTACGGTCGCAAAGAAGTCAAAGACCTGTTGTTAGGTCAGACCATGCGTCGAATCTCGTACCTGATCTCAGACTTCTACCAAGAACTCGAAGGCGAAGACGAACGTAGACAGAACCCTGACTTGTGTTACCACACAGGTACGATGCTTAACCTACTCTACACGGATGGGAAGTTGTATTGGGTACCGTTCTTAAAAGATGACTGTGCCTTTATTGACCCCTTCTTTGAGATTCCGCGACCATGGACGATGGAGCACCTGCTCAGTATCCGCACACAAGCCCAGCAAGGCTCTCTGGAGTACCTAGCAGACACGCAGTGCATGGGGTGTGTGTATCTTAGCAGCTGCGTAGAAAAGGGCATCACTAGCCTTATGGAGCGCCTGAGCATCAAAGACTGTATGGTGGGTATAGCGCATGGATAGATTGTGTGATTTCAACCTCACGTTAGAGGTATTGGAAGGTTGTGGCTACAGTTGTTCGGACTGTGCCGTGGATAAGAGTTTTGAACCTACCTTAACAGTAAACCCAGACACCGAAGCGTTGTTGGGTGTGGTGGTCGGGCTCGCGTCCCAAGGGTTCAGGCCTTTTGAATTCACTCTAGGACCAACCGACATCGTCTCTTCGAGTAACGGGATGGAGCTGTTGCAAAGTCCTTTGGTTAAGGGTTTGCTCGAGCACTTCGGTTCGATGGTGATCTCCCTTAGCCTACTTAGCGACAAAGGACTTAAAGAGCTAGCAGAATCCCTCGATGCGATTATGGGTGGTAAGCGGTTGCGGGTAATTACGCCTGTGACGGTAAAGAACCTTAAAAACCCGAAGTACATCCAAAAGCTTCAAGAACGCTTGGGTTTGCTAAAGGGGTACCTTACCAAGACGGACCTCTACGCGTCCTATTTGACCATCAACATGTTCAAAGAAAACGCACAGGACTTCGATGCCGAATACCACCGGATCGCTACAAGCATCGACTTAGGTCCTCGCACCACCGTGGACTATAGCTTCGCCCACTCTCGTGGTGGGTTTGAAAACTTGTTGAGACAGGATCTGTTTAAACGGGACATCTACAAGTTTGCCCAAGTCATCGCCGACAACGATGTGAAGTTCTCAGGACAACTGCTCCATGACCCGTTCGACGGTATTGAGTTAGGGTACCGAGACGGCAAGCTCTACTACATCCCTGTGGTGGTGGAGAAATTCCCAATCTTCGACGACTTCTTTGAAATCCCCAAACCGTGGACGGCTGAATCTGTGGTGGGGTACAAGGGAAGTTTGTATGAAGACAATCTTGTCGAGTTCGTTACCAGTCCAGAGTGTGGTGATTGTTGTCATCTAAACAACTGTGCTCATGGCGACCTACATTCTGTCATGCGCTACCTGAAACACGACACGTGTTTACTACACATGAAAAACCGTACCGACCTACACGTACCGACCTATAAGGATCAGAAGTACGGTGGGCAGGATGGAATGGAGACCCTACATCGGGAGAAAGAATCATGATCAATCCGTTCGGTGAGATGCCAATCAACTTCACCGTTGAAATCCTTAGGGGTTGCGGTTACAGCTGTTCCGACTGTGCGGTGGACAAAGACTACATCAAAGACAACATTAGTGATGTGGACACCGATGACCTAATCAAGCTCGTCCACGACCTTAAAGCCAACGGAGCGAGGTTGTTTGAATTTACCCTAGGGCCAACAGATTTTGTGAGTTCGGACAATGGGTTTAGTTTGCTCAAACACCGTCTCGTAGAAACCATTGGGGGTGAATACGAGTCGTTGACCGTGTCTTTAACCTTACTCAGTGACAACAACCTAGAGTTGTTGGGAGGAATGATTGGTGAACTGATACCTAACAAAAGGTTTCGCCTCGTTGTCCCTGTGTTAGTCAAGAACCTGAAAAACCAAAAGTACCTAGAGGTTCTTAAACGAAGGGTGGGTCTGATCAAAGACAACCTCGGTACGACCACATTCCACCAGCTCTACATCAACTCCAACATGGTAGAAGAAAACATCAAGGAGCTATCTTTTGATAATCTGGATGTGACTGGCAACTTTGATTTTGGGGTAAGGACCACGATTGAGCACGGGTTTGGACATGGTCGTAAAGACCTTAATAACCTCATCCTAAGGGATAAGTACTTAAGGGACTTGTTGCATTACGCAGAGAAAATCAATGAGGTGGGGGATACTCGTTATTGTCGCCCCTTGGTCTCTAAAGGGGTTGAGGGTACCGACCTAACCTACCGGGCGGGTAAGCTTTACTATAACCCGATCGTCATTGAGAAGTTCCCGTGTTTTGACCCGTTCTTTGAAATACCTAAGCCTTGGACGGCTGAAACCATTTTGGAGTTTGTTAACAATCTCCACTATGAGAACTTAGCCCAGTTTGTTAACCATCCGGAATGCGGGGATTGTTGTTTCAATAACCTTTGTTCAATAAACGGTAACCACACTTTGATGCGCTATCTGAAACACGATCGTTGTCTGGTGGGGATGAAGAACCGAGTGGACCTAGTTAAGCATTAAGAGGCGTTGTCATGAAACCTTACACTATGTGTCAAATGTTGTACAACCAATTGGTGACTGATCACACAGACGCCTTTTCCAAAATGCCACACATCGTGTCTGAGGAATTAGTGGACAACGCTTTGCGCTACTTTGAAAGTAAAACCTTCCCGCTGATTTATCCGGCCAAGGCCTACTCAGTGGCTATCATCTACGCCACCCTGATCGAGAAGGTGTATGGTTTTCCTGTTAGGGAAAGTCTAGACGATCCTGACTTGTTCTTGGGACAAGACCCGTACTTCAAACGGTATTCGGAAGACCCTGACACCTACGAGCAAATTCTCACCAAATTAGAGGGTATGGCTAATTGGATTGAGTCTGGGTGGTCTCCGCAAACTGTTGAATACTTCTACGCTGAATGTACCGAAGAGGGCATTGAGCGTGTGACAGAGGCGCTTTACTCATGAAAGTACTCGAGCCTTGGAGAACCGTGATTGGGGTTGTCAATGCAGAAGGGTACTACGACCCTGAGACAATAGCCTCGGAGATACACGCCCTACATTGTCTTCAAGAGGGTGGGGAAGAACTCTCAGACCGTCCGGTGGATTACCAACTCTTGCCTGAGATCGATAAGTTCCGTAAAGGCTTTGTGACCGACAGTCTCAGAGAGTATCTCCACCTCTATTTCGATCATGAATTAGGACCCCACCGCATTGACACCAATGCCAATTGGGTACCTAGGGGACAGGGTCTCTTCCCACACATCCATCGTAGTTCACACTTCTCCTGTGTATTCTACCCAGAATCTACGAAATTCGGTCTGTCGTTTTTTGACCCACGGGCGCTAGCGTGTAGAGGGTATCCTTCTGAATTTGTTAAGAACCATTTCAGGGCACAAAACATCTCCCCGAAAGCTGGCGATATGGTGATATTCCCAAGCTACCTCCAACATAGCGTTTCCTATGTTCAGGAGGACCTTCGACTGACCCTTTTGAATGAATTTACGCTTGAGGTAGATTAATGGAAAAGCACACCCTTTGGCCAACCACTGTGATTCGGGTTAATTTGGCCGACAAAGAAGATATCGACCTTGACCAATTGGCACAAGAGATCATTCTCAATTATGGTCACGCCGACAATACCCATAAAGAACTGGATGACCACGGCTTTATGGTACAAGGTTTGGTGAACCTGAGGGAGAAGTATATAACCCCTTTGGTTAAGAAATATTTGAGTGAGGAGTTCAGGGTCGATCTTGACCACTATGACGTAACAGTGTACTCATTCCCTGTGTCTATCACCGGAGACATGGAACACCACTACCATCCTAAGTCGACCATCACCACCATTTTCTATCCGCTGGATGCCACCGCTATGTTGGTGTTGCTCGATCCTCGCGGAGCCAGTTGTCGAGGGTATCCTGCCGAGATGATGCGAGACTACTTCGGTAGCATGCGCATTACTCCTGTGGCTGGAGACCTTTGGATAATACCAAGCTTTCTAGCCCACCAAGTGCGTTGCGGTAAAGAAGAAATGCGACTGTCTTTCGTCAGCGATTACCACATAGAGGTGAAAGGTGTCCAGTAAGGTCTTGATCCAACCTTGGAATACGAGTATCGTTAGTCTTAATCTGAACGACGTTGTAGACCCAGAGGAGATGGCTCAACTCATCTTGTGTTGTGGTGAAGGAACTGCCTCAGACCTGGCTCCGGGCACTGTTGGGGTAGATGCCTTAATCGAGTTTCGCAACCAATACATCACGCCCCACGTGAAGGATTACTTCAAGGAGCATTGGGGTAGTGAGATGGATGTAAGTGAACTCTCCGTTGGGATGTGGGCTGTGTGTAACACAGGTAGTGAAGGGTTGGAAATGCACAACCACGAGTGGGGGTTGTTGACAACAGTTTATTATCCGTTGGATAGCGATTCTTGTATTGTCATGGCCGACCCTAGACACAACGCTAATCGTGGCTATCCTGCTGACATCGCTAACGGACACTTCGCCAAGTTGAGAATCGCCCCGAAGGCCGGTGACTTGTTATTGTTCCCGTCATTCGTTTACCATCAAGTAAGTCCTGGTAAGCCTGGGATGAGAATAGCGTTGGTAAATAACTTCGGTATTTGAAAGGTATAAACCCTAGGGAGGCTTCGGCCTCCCTGGGTTTTTATGCCCGGTATCCTATGAGAAGGGGGTACATAACGGGGTTTTGTATGAGAATTAAACAAGCAGGTGTTTGGAGAGCGCCATCTGTGTTCATCAAACAACAAGGGAGGTGGTATTATCCCTACCGCACACTTGTTAAACGTAATGGTGTGTGGAAGGACGATTACCTAAGGGGGATGTTGAACAGTCTGTATAACGGCACGGTTAACGTAGGTTCCTCAGTTGGTTGGGACTACACCGCGTATGGATGGTTGGTTAATGGCTTTGGTACAACCAACAACAACACCACCAAGTTCGTAAACAAGGTAACAGTAATTGTCACGGGAACCAAGCCTTACTATAATGCGCCGCCGTACCAGTGGTTGGAGATGGCTGTCGAAGGCGATATTCGACATGTCGCCAACCAAATCGGCGACATCACCGTCAACGGTATCTATGGGCGCCTCGTTAATGTTGGAGTAGGTACAAGTGGGACAACCCGTACCTTCATTGGTTGGGTGTTCGACCGACCTCTACCGACCTCTGGACAATGGGTAGTTAATACTTAAACGTGGAGTAGTGAAAATGTCCGTAACTAAAGAAACCTTGAAAGACCTACAGCGCAACATGAAAGCGTTGGGCTTTTATACAGGACTCATTGATGGTTCGTGGGGTCCGCTGTCCCATGGTGCGTTTACTAACGCACGTCGCTCGGTGGTCGGTAAGAAGACTGTGCCGGAAGGGATGACTCCGCTGCTCTTTGCTTACTGTAAAGCAACGGCGTGGTCAACTAAGGTCAGTGATCGTTTCGTCAAGCGTGTGAATGAGATCGCGACACTGCTCCAACTGGGCACGCAAGGTCCGGATCAGCTGATGGCCTGTATGGCGTTCGAGACTGGAGAAACCTTCAGTCCTTCGATCAAGAACGGTGCAGGTGCACCTTACTATGGCCTGATCCAGTTTGGTGCTGCTGCGGCTAAGGACGTAGGGACGACTACTACGAAGCTTGTGAAGATGTCTGCCGAAGAACAGTTGGAGTACGTCTACAAGTTCTTCAAACCGTATACCGGTAAGATCAAAACCACGAGTGACATCTATCTCCGTATACTTTGGCCCGTGGCTGTAGGTAAGGCTGAAGACTACGTAATCTTCTCCGAGAAGAAGCCGGGTAAAGCCTACATCCAAAATCGAGGATTGGATGCCAACCGTGACGGTCTGATTACCAAAGCTGAATGCGCAGCTAAGGTTGAGCAGAAGTTGGTATTGGGTCTGCATCCAAGCAACCTTCGAATCAACGCAGCATAAAAGCCTACAGGGAGGCGTGAGCCTCCCTGTATGCCGTTACGTGCCTGTCAGTACCTGTAGTAAGGTCTGGAGTGCAGAGACCAGCGCTTGCGTCATCTGCGACTTTTCTTCATCACCCACCCCAGCAGGATTGAAGTGATAGGTAGCAAAGGTGCTAACCATTGCCATAACCACAGACAGCATCACAAGACCTGCGCGTACATACGTCGCTTTAGTCTTGTTACCGCTGTCTAGAATGGTGCCGACTTCCATCGACAACAACTTGATCTGGATCGCGTCCTTCAAAGTTGCAATCTTGGCGTATGCGTCATTCCCCGAGTCAGTCAACAACAGCTGATTCTTTTCATTCAGATGGCTGTTGCAAATATCAACGATGGTTTCCCCCCACTCGAACTCCCCCAACGGGCGTTTCCCAGCTATCCCCAACGCCCCACCGATGTTCATGGCTATTTACCTCGCAAGTTGACCCTCTTGGCCGTTTCCTCATACCATTTCTGGAAAGATTCTTGCGTTGCAAAACAAAGGCCCAGGTTTTTAGTCTGGATCATGTACGCCAATGAAGCCATCAACAACTTTTCTTCATCAGTTGCTCGGTTGAACGCTTCGAGATCCGGCGGGGGTTGAACCGGCGCCTTTCTCTGGTACTCCGGTGGGATCTGGCTTGGGAGGTCCGTTGAGGGATTGGGTGGAGGCATACGCGTTCCACATCCCGTTGATAGCAGAGCTAGCGATATCAGGACGAATATTAACAACAGTGTTTTGAGGTTCGGGCTTTTTGGCGTTGACGGCCAGCTCGTACCGAAACTTAGTGAGCACATTTTCAACCTCGGTCTGGTAACCAAGTTGTACATTAGTAAACTTGGTGGTGGTGTTAAACCAATCCTCGACCGATTCGCGATCAATGCGCATTTGTTCACGCAGATCTTCCACATCCGACGTCAGGTCTGAGACCTTCTGTTGCGAATCTTTAAGCGAGGACGTTAGTTCGGTGATGTTTTTCTCTTGACTGTAGATCTTCCACTGTGTCCAGCTAATTACCGCCACGATCACAATCATGAGGATGTTACGAGGATTAAGAAAGAACTTGAGCATTAAACTTCTCCTAGCAACCACTTGCGTACCAAGGTATACTTGTAGTACCCAACCGCAATGGCGTCGATGGTGTGTTCGTCAAAACTTTCCATCGGTGTACCTGTGAGGTTGTTCAGGTGCGTAAGTTTGAGGATGCTTTCTTTGACGTTGTCTTTACTACCTTTTTTAACCAGGGCACCCACAGCCGATTTAGCACTGGGGGGATCAATGGTTTCCAACGGCATAAAGGCATCGTACTGAGTTAGGGCTCTGCGAATCGTTGCCTTACACTCCACGAGGGATTCAAAGGCTTGTGGGAAGCGTCCCAGAAATGGTGACTCGCAGATCAACGCATGCGGTTGATAAGTCCGAAGCCAGTGGAGGATGTTTTGCTCATGCATAAAAAGCTTGGCCCAACGGTCACCATGAATAGTGAAACTGTCAGGCGCTTTTCGACTCATGCGCAACCCCGAGGACGTGTAAGCAGACACCAAGTCCAACCCACACGTTCTCAGGTCCACATCCAGTACCGCCAACCCCATGGTGTCAGTCCCAGGGTCAATGGCACAGATTCGGTACTTACCCACCCCTTGTGGGACGGTAAGCATAACTACCCCTTAGTTCGGCAGCACCCCAGCCGTTACGACATCAGTCGCGGACAGCAGTGGTTCAGTCGCACCGAGTTCAATGTTCTGTTCGAACCCGCTGTTAGTGAATGCCACACGGTGATCGGTAGTGATGAAGCTACAGATCTGTGCGCAAGCCACTTCCATCATGTTGAACGATTGGTTACCGCTGCCTTGAACAGTGGCCAGTCGATCAACCCCCGAAACCAGACCGATCTCAGAGATCACGGCGTAGGCTTCATTGTCGTACTTGATACGACAGGCTTCGATCAACTCGAGCACGTCTTTGGCAGTGAACAGCAGCTTCAGGATCGAAGACACCGAGAGGTAGTTACCCGAGGTGGTGATCACACCATCATTCGGCACTTCCGGTGGCGTGGGGTTGAGGTTCGCCATCGTGAATTCGTACGGCGAGGAAATTTCATTGTCGCCGTTCACCACCGTGTGTTCAATCACAGGGAGTACGTCGGCGAGGTTGATGCGTTTGAGGTAATACGCCCAATAACGCAGGTTGTTGTGGGTTTCCAGTACACGCATACCGTACTGGGCACGCTCGGAGACGCTCAGGTCGTTGTCGACCGGACGCAGCACAAACGGCAAGTGGCGGTACAGGGCCGCGTGAGAAGACACGCGATGATGGGGAGTGCTGTAGGGAGTACCGTCGCCGCCAACGCGGTTACGATGACCACCGTTACCAATGGCGAAATAACCCAAATGGGGGACCTCACCCTCGTTCAGTTCCGCATCAGCCAACACACCGAACTTTTCGTTGAGTGTGGTGAAAGGTAGGATTTGCGGGCGAATACCCAGCAGCAGTGCGCTTTGCAGGGCCGAACCCATGATAGTACGCGTAATCGTTTTCATGTGGGGATAAAACCTTATCAGGTGAGACTCACATAATAGGGCATAAAATGTAATTTGGCATAGACGGGACCGAAGCCCCGCCCATACACTATTTCAATGACAATTTCAGATCTGGAGACTAAGCGTCGAGACTGGTTACTGGAGGTAACTGTTTCGTGGGTCCTATCAAGGCCAGATCCGAGCCCGTAGTACTGACAATGCGGATGTACAGCGAATCACCCCCACGTACCTTAGGAATGAAACGGGGCGAGTGCTCAGCAATAGCCAATTCGATGGTGCGGTCAAACGGTGCGTAAGTCGACTCTTGGAATTGATGCGCGTCAGTCAATGTCTGTGTTTCACTACCTGGAACGAGCACATCGACGTTCTCAATCAACACCCCATAGGCTCCCAAGAGGTGCGCTTTGATCGAACCCCAAGTAACAGGCCACTCCGAAGGGAAGAAGAAAACCGGGCGACCATTGAAGAGGGTCTGGAGACTCTCTCGCCGATAGCGAACCGAAGCTTCATTCATATACCGACCGGGTTGCATTTGGTCAGTCAGTGCCCGTGCCCGAATGTTCACCACCACATAGTCCCCATCCGCTTGATAGCTCAAGGTAGTGTGGTCAGTGTCCAAGTCATGGTCATTCACCATGCTGTACAGATTCTCCAGCAGCGTCTTGGAATCTAAACGCAATACTTGACTGATGGATAAAAGGCTCATGTGGTTATCTCGTGTAGTAAATCAGAAAACGACCGCCGAAGTACGTACAGTACTGTGGGTCTAAACGCACCACCCAGATCAGCGTAAGGTGGGGATCGGGGCTGGCTGGGTAACCAACGTTGCGCCCCAAATACTCTACCTCAGCATTGAACAGGTTCACCTGAGAGGGCGTAGGACTACATTGTGTCGTACCCTCAGGTAGACCCAGTATTCGATCCATAAACGTCAAATCTGGCAAGGATGTTAAGACCGTACCTTCATAGAGCGCTTGGAAACCTTCCAGTTCCGGCGTACCGTCCAACAGCCCCGCCCACAACTCCGCAGGATACCGATACCCCTGTTCGGGGAATTCAGGTACCAACTCAGTGACTTGGGTATTGTAGTTAAGAGTAAGAGGACCCCTTACTTTGGTGTTGAGGGTCTCGTCCAATTCAACCTGCAGTACCCGACTGACTGTGAAAACGTAGGGAGTGATTCCCAGATCGATAGCCCGACCATTGAAGGTCACTTTCGCACCTTTAAGGTTAGCTTCGGCCGGGACAGAAGAATGGGCCCAACTGTAGTTGGTCTCACCCACTTCAAAATAGACACGCCCCAAGGCTTGATGAAGAATAGAATCGGCTGCAACACCACCCAACGGGATACGCTTGAGGTGATCTCCGTAAAAGCGACCGTCAGTAAAATGCTTACGGTGCTGAACGAAGTCACGCGTCTTACTGGGATCTATCAGTCTGCCGAAATCACTGACCACTGTCACTTGATCCAACGCTTCTTTTTTAAGCAGTGTCAGCGTCACCTGACCCCACCACCGAAGTGAATAGGGGGCTGCCTTAAGCACATACCTGTAGGCGTTCTCTGCAGTGATCAGTTCGTTAACATAATCACTGCTGTCAAAGACGTAGCCGTAATGGTGACTCAACACCCGAATGACGTCCGAGGTCTTACAAGGCAAGTCCATCTGAATGGACAGTTGGGTATTGGCAAACAACTCACCAAAATCAATGCGCTTATAAAAGAAGTCAACCGAGCCCCGGTAGACCTGACCCATAAAGCTGTCGTTGGGTTTGCGACCCGTCACCTTAATCATGGTCTCACGACCCACCAAGGCTTGGGGTATACCAAACTCCATGTGATCAGGCGCAATAGAGACCTGATTACTGTGAGTGATGATTCGGACCAACGCTTGTTGCGGAGTCAGACTCAACAACTCTTTAAAATCGAGGGCATCAATCATAAACCCACCCTGAAAAAAAAAAGGCCTCCGAAGAGGCCCTGAGGTTAAATATCGAGATCTTCTGGTGGCGTGTCCGGATAACGGTATTCATCGCTGGTACGGACCGGGAAGACGTCTTCCAACTCCTCCAACGGACGAACACTGAGCGTGGCGTAGACAGACGGAATCGTCATGCGCACACGGCTGGTGTAGCCAGTTCCAGATGACATGTCCAGTGTTGGATCAAGTCGATCGGTGTGAAACTGGGTCGCCGAGGTGTCTGATTCGAACGTGGCGTCCGATAGATCCACATACTCGGTGTCATAACCTTTACCGAACAGATCCTGAACGTACACGTTACTTTGGTGAATGCGAGTCACCCCTTCACCGCGCCCTTGATAATCCCCCACCCGAATAGCCGGACAACCGACCACAGTGATGTTTTTACCTTGGAGTTCCGTGACCACTTGGATTGAATAGCTGCTAAGCTGACGCAGCAAACGCACCATGCTCTCCTGTAGGTCACTCAACCCCACAGACACCTTAAGGTCCGACCCCGTTGCAGTTGCCATCAGGTTGTTAGCCAGTAGATCAAACTCTTCATGGGACAAGTTGTCCAATTCCAAGTTCTTAGCTTTCAACCAATCGGTGTAGTCCATACCACCGGCCAAGTCGTAGTGTACGTCTTGATACAGGTGATAAGCCACATTTTCAACTTGTCCACGAGTTACCATGTGTTCACGGAAGGCAATGAAATCGCTGTGTAGCTTCCACGCCTTATGAATCTCTTGGCACTTCTCGTAGAAAGCAGCGGTGGAGATCACATCACCAATTACCGGTTGGTCTTCACGCAGGTAATGAATCCATTCCGTGGGGACACGAGAGGGTTGCGCCAGTGCCCGCATCTCAGCTACCGAAGGAATCACAGGTTTGCGAACAAAGGTAGCCACCACATCCGGGACTTGTTCCAACCGAACACCATGCGAGGCGTTGTAGGCGTACAAGAAAAGGATAAACGCATCCTTAGCCGTAAACCACAAAGACTCACCATTGGCTGGGTTGTCGAAGTTGGTCATGGCCAAATAGTTGCCTTCACACGCCCAACTGATCCAGTGGTTCAGCAGGATATCCCCTAACTTAACGCTAAAGGCTTCAGACCGATCCACCACCGAGGACTCCAACACTTTGGTTGGGAGTTCGCTGTGAGTGTGTCGTCCGTATTTGTGAGTAAGCTCTTGGAGCGCTTCAGCTTGGTATTGAGCGTTGTTGCGAGTGACTGACACTTCTTTCTGGATCAACTCATTCGCCGAATAAATGTCGCGTGCAGTGCCGCTGACATACTTCGTCAGATCAAAGCGTTTGGCGTTGATTGTCGGCAGTAATTTATTAGGCATCCCCGAAATATTGTGTTGCAGGCGATACTTAGCCAGCGGTAATAGCCGCTCTGTCAGCAGGTTCTCAACCAACCAGTCAAAGGTTTCTTGTTTACCAGCATTGCGGTTAATGTACTGGATGTTCCGATACAAAAACAACATCTGCTTTTTATTGAGGTTGTCAATGTAGCTGTCCAATTTGCCGTTGGATGCTAGGTATTGTCTGATATGGAAACTGTGCACCTTTTCGGTTCGGCAATTGGCTAACCGAATGTTCAAGATGAACAGGGGAATGTTCATATAAAGGATGGCCAAGTTAGCGGCTGGATACAGATCATCCACCTTCGCATAGTCGGCTACATCCCAACGGACTTTCCATCCATCGATTTTCTTTTGCAGCTCCGGAATCAGATTGGTTTCGTTGCTCTCAACTAGGTTGGTGTCATAGCTGAGGATCTCCCCATCCCGTGCCGCAATGGCTTGTTGGATATCGATGGGTTCCAAGATCCCTTGAATCAGATCGATCTGATTCGGGTATTTACGCACCAGTTCTTTATAGAAACGTGTACCGGGCAAGTAACCACGCTTAGTGGCACGATGCTCGACCAGATTGGCCTTGGAGAACTCGATCATTTCACGAGTATCCAATGAGGTGACAAACATCCGGGTGTCGGTACTATGGTACTCACCCGCCAAATTCAGGTAATACTTCCACGTTTCTGGTTGCTCTTCGAAGACTTCCGCTGCGCCTGAATCGCGAAAAAACTGGTTGATAGAATTCGCCGTACTTTCGCTTTTGAGGACGATCGAGCGGGCGAGCAAGAGCACATCGTCGACATACAGCTTATAGCGTGCATTGGACACGTCCAAGCCCCCTTTAGTGGATTTGAAAAGATAGGAGTGTGAAAATGAGTCGAAGTCCCGATTCGAACGAGTTGGCGCAACTGGGGTTGTCAACCCAGGAAAAGCGCCACGAACGCGTTAAGGCGTTCCGTCGCAACCCCACATCGGCAGCCGTGGTGAACAAACTGGTTCGGGAAAATCAAGGCCTCTATGACCGTGATACTCGGGCTAAAGACCAGTTGAACGTTGGTGGGTACCTGCGCCGTACTTCTGACGAGACCGCAGCCAACGTTACCGACTCCAGCAACCTGTATCAACTGTTGCCTGACACTGAACTGGCCGAGCAAATTCTCGTCAGCTCTATTCTGGCACCAAAAGACATGGTCAATGTGGAGTTGAACTTCAACGTCAACAGTCCAAAAATTCCCTTGGAGATCTCAGGTCCGATGCTTGGCATCGTGGAAGAGTTCTTTACCAAGACCTATAAAATACCTTCTCTTTTACCGAAGATTTTGTCGGACGCGTTGTTTAAGCGCGGTAGCTACCCCATGTTGATTCTGCCAGAGAGTTCGATCGATGAGATCATTAACTCTTCAGGTCAAGTGGGTTTGGAAGACCTGTCTAACAACGACCCTTTCAAACTGTCGGTCGGTATTCTGGGTAACGCTTTGGATAGCGTGGGTCAAGCCATCCCTCGCCGCAAAACCAACGTATCGATGGAATCGGCTCGCGACATTCTGTCTACTCGGGTGGGTACGTACAACCCCTCTGTCAATGCCAAAGGCAAAGATAAAAACCGGGTAGATCTCAAGGTGTTGGTGAGTGACAACCCCGATGTGCTTAAGGCACCCTTCTTGTACAGTCGTGTCCGTAGTCAAGCGGTGAGTAACCGGTTGGGCCTTTCGATGGAATCTCGTGCTGAACTCAGCCGTTCTGACATCGAGGCTAGTTTCTACAAGCCACGTCAGTATCAATCCCGTGAAGTCGTAGGGTTGAAAACTGCAGCGCAGGTAGGTCGTCCTACGATCGGTCACCCGTTGGTGATGCGTTTGCCTTCTGAGAGCATCATTCCGGTCCACGTGCCGGGCTCTCCTGAAGAACACGTAGGCTACTTTGTTTTGCTCGATGCCACAGGTAACCCGCTGAACAAAGCCAACAAAGCCGACTACTACAACGACTTGGGTCACAACCTTCAAGCTAACCGGGAACTGGCCAGTCAGTTGATTGGACAAGCCACGCGGGCTGTAGAGGGTTGGCGTGACGGCACCGTCGACACCGCCGTCGATGAAGCCACACGAATGTACGCAACGGTCGTTGAGAATGACCTGATCTCTCGCCTGAAGAACGGGTTGTACAACGACACCGTAGAGATTGCACGACCCCTGGAAGTGTACCGGATCATGCTGGCGCGCACCTTTGCCAACATGACTACGCAGTTGCTGTATGTACCGGTGGAACTCGTCAGCTACATTGCTTTCGATTACAACCAGTACGGTGTGGGTCAATCCTTGTTGGAAAACAACAAGATCCTGGCTTCTTTGCGTGTGAGTATGATGCTCGCCAACACCATGTCGGCCATCGACAATTCGGTGGCGCACACGGGCCTTAATATCACGCTGGACCCTGATGATCCTGATCCCTCTACCACGGTAGAGAAATTGGTTCACAACTACGTCAATACGCGCCGGGCGAGTTACCCCTTGGGTGCTTCCAGTCCAGTTGACATCATCAACTTCCTTCAAAACGCCGGGGTCGATATTCACGTCAGTGGTAACCCTGCGTATCCGGAAACTCGGATGGAGGTTGAAGACCGGGGTCGGAGCATCGTAGAGCCTAACAACGAGCTGGAAGAGTCGTTGAAAAAGCGCTACCTGATGTCGTTGGGTCTGTCACCTGAAACTGTGGACAATAGCTACAACGTGGAGTTCGCGACGTCCATCGTGTCCTCTAACCTGCTGTTGACCAAACGTGTTGTGTTGTATCAAGACATGTTTACTGAGATGCTGTCGGATTTCTTCCGTAAGTACATCAGTCAGTCGGGTGCCTTGCGAGATGCACTGCTCAAGTGTATTGCGTCTGCTCAACAATCGGCGGCTGAACAAGAAGCCAAAGAGAAAGAGGGACAAAGTCCTGCTGAAGAGAAAGCCCAAGCTTCTAACCAAGGGCCTGAACTTCAAACGGATGGTAAAGAGCAGAACGAACAGCACCTTGAGTGGTACCGTGAGTTTGTGATGGCTCTGTCTGTGTCCCTACCGCGGCCTGACAACATCACCATCGAGCGTCAGCTGGAAGCATACGACAAGTATGTAGAAGCGCTGGAGAAGGTGGTAGATGCCTACATCAACAGTGAGTTCTTGGACGGCACTGCGTTGGGTGAACAGGCCGACCAAGTCGATGTTATCAAATCTGCCATTCTTGCGTACTTCAAACGTAAGTGGCTGAACGAGAACAACGTCATGCCTGAGTTGCTTGACTTGGTAACCTTCAAAGATGAAAAACATCCGATGTTGGACCTTCTGGAAGTGCACAACGATCACATCACTGCGATCGGTGCCTCTATCCAAGGGTACATGGTCAAGGTGGCAGAAGCTCAGACTAAGCGTGATGAACTGAGCCGCGCCATTGAAGCCGACAAAGGCATCAAGTTGGGATCGGGTGACGAGTACGGTAGCGACAGTTCGTCTGATGACGACAGCGAAAGCTCGGACGATGATTTCGGAGACGATGACGACTTCGGTGACATGGATGATGACATGGGCGGTGAAGACGAAGAGTTGGATGCTGAACCTGAAGCTGAAGCCGAACCTGAAGAAGAGGAAGCAGAAGAAGAATCTGATGCGGATCTCGAATCAACGGGCGGTGTTGCAGGGGATGGGGTAATCATTCAACCTGAGTGATCCAAGGCAAAAAAAAAAACAGGAGGGGAAACCCTCCTGTTATGCCGCATAATAAGTCAGGGAGCCGAAGCCCCCTGACCTACCATACTTACAGAGCAGTTACACGACGTACCAGCATCGAACCTGGAACCAGCCAGCCACGATGGACTTCCAGTACGTTACCCACACTGTCCACGAAGTAGTGGTGTTTAACCCGCTTCTTCTGATCGCCGTGGTGACGACCAAAGGAGGCACGAATGGCACCCAAGAGGGCTTCATCCATTTCCTTCGTGATTTGCAGTGCTTCATCGTCACGGAACTCCGGACCGAACACACCCGGCAGGTGTACCACGACGTTGGTTTCAACCAACGACAGTACCGACTGGTACTGCTTACGATGATCTTTAGGCGTACCTTCGATCAGTTGATTGAGATAAGCAGACTGTTCTTCACCCGTCAGTACTTCCAAGACAGGCAACGCAATCGCTGCGTAGCGTTCCTTGTTCAGGGTTTGACATAGGGTGTGATACCCATCTTCTACCAACGTTTCTGCCAGTTCGTGCATGTCGTAGATGAAGTCGTCGATGTTCAGCCCTTTACCATAACCCAGGTTGTAAGCCACTGCATCGTTGACCGCTTGTGTCAGCATTGCATTGAGCTTCGCTTTGAGCAGCAGGTCCATCTCAGCATCACGCAACACCACAGCCAGCTCCACCAAGCTTTCGCACTGACGCAGCTCAGCGAGCCTAGCCAGATGTGGCTTGGACAGGAACAGCGGAGTCACCTTGCGGAAGCTGTACTCCACCGGCATGTCTTCTGGCACATCGTGACAGATCATTTCCTTGTGGTAGTTCAGTTCGGCCTCTTCGAAGGTATGGCACGCCTTCTTGAGATCGAGGAGCAGAATATCCACCGGGGTGGGTTCCTGACCTTCTTCCAGTTTGGATTGAGCTTCTTCGTGCTCTTTGAGTTTCTCGACCGGCAGGGGTTCATGCGTCAACGCAGACCACGGCACCTCAGCGACCTTGACGTCCTCAGGCAGACGGTAATCAAGGCTCTTACGGATTTCGTGGTTCATGTATTGCATGCTGGACCTCAGATCGTCTTCGATTTCGACCAGTTTCTCACGGATAAACATCGACCCGTCAGGATTGATCTTACGGATGTGGAACTTCATGAAGCGCTCAGGATCGCAGAACAATCCATAAGGCTGCGTCGGATCGTAGCTGACCTTCCAGCCACTGGAGTAAGCGGGACGTACTTCTTCACCCGATTCCAGTACCAGTTGATCCCACAGACGATTGGGGTCCGATGCAATGAAGCCCATCTTGTTAACGAACTGGAGACCCGACAGATCCAGAGGATGGAACTCACCCGGATTTTCCAGCGACTCGATCACCGTCATCTGCTTCGGTTTGCCGGTAGGCTGTTCCTGAACAGGTGCTTGGGTTTGAGCCGGCGGGTTGTAGGACCCTTGTTGAGTTTGCGGGACAGCACCCGACCCATAACGCTGCGAAGTTTCAGAACCCCATTCTTCCATGATCGCATCTACTCCCTGTAGTTTGGTCACTTCGACTCGCTGTTCTTCTTGAGAACTCTGGATTGCCGGCGTGTACGAGTTGCGCTCGTTGCTCCGACTAACCACAGCATCAGCGGTGTTGTTGTGCTGATTCTGTTGGCCCGCCCAGCTGGGCTGCTGCATTTGATTGCCCCACCCTTGCTGCGGTTGACCCCAACCAGACTGTTGGGTCTGTTGTGGCCAGTTCTGCTGCATCGGTTGTTGTTGGGTTTGGGCGGCTGCCCACTGACCACGCGGTTGCTGGAACTGCATGGAGTTCTGTCCCCACCCTTGTTGCATCGGTGGCTGCTGCATACCACCCCAACCACCCTGCATCTGCTGACGCATTTGGCCGATGCGCTGGGAGATTTGCTGATAGGTCGCAAGCAACGCTTGGATTTCTTGCTGCTGTTGAGGCGGCATGCCGTTCATCAGTGCAGGAAACTTCTGCGTGTAGATCGCAGCCAAACAGCTAGCCACTTGGTTGGCAGCTTGGACGATAGCAGCTTCGGGGTTGTTGCCTACTTGGCCGGAGCTAAGGAGAACAAACGCAAAGTCCGACACCGCCATGAAAGCGCTTTCGAACTCTGGGTTGACCCAACGGTTCTGCGACAGCATGTTCGCAGTAAAGCAGCGCAGCGGGTTGCGGCCCGCGTTATCTTGAACCACCTTGATCAGATACCCGGCCACCATCGGGTTGAACTGTTGCATTTGGGGCAGGGAATTGAAGTTGAAGGAGACCGGGATGTTCGGAGCACTCGGGTAGAAGTTCTCCTGCATCGGACGGTCGATAGGCACAGGAAGCGAACCGTACATGGGTTGTTGGTACATAACAGTTATCCTTAAGCGCTAGGCTTATCAGTTTAGTGCGAGAAAGGGGTTGACCCTAAGGTCGTTAGTGCGTGTGTTGAATCTTTTTCTGCACGCTGTTTAGCAGTTTGACAAACCGCTGGTTACGCTTGACGCGACGCCCTTCTTCCAGTTGCAGATACGGGTTGGTCCGTGTGCGACCGTCAGGACTGGTCTTAGGTAGGTTGTTGTAACTTCCTACCTCAGCGATAGATGCGTGCAAATACTTCGATGGATCGGTCAGGGTCGTCTTCTTGTTTCCACGACCACCGCCAGTGGCACTGGTTTGCGGTACCAGGATCGAGGTGATCTTGAAGTACATGTTGTCGCCGGGACTCGAGATCCCCGCCACTTCACCGTGACCACGGTTCATCTTAGCAATTTCCTCTTGACCAATCTTGGTCTTGAGAGCGCCAATGATCTCCTCTTTAACCTTGGCTTTCTTGATGATTTTCTGGAGGGTGAACTTAAAGTGAGAGATGGCCTTATTGATATCGAACAGTGCATAACGCAGAACCATCAGTTCTTTGTCATACATCGTTGACTCAACGTTATCAGGTCGAATGACCATCTCAGCCAACATTTCAATCGCGTTGTTGAACAACATGTAGATGTCATCCGCCACCACGCCGACGCTGGCCAGATCCATACGAGAACGTTCATCCATGTACTCATCCAACGATTCAATGTGAGTATCCACATCGTCAGAGAGCTTGGCTTCACTTTGGCCTGACCCGAAGATCAAGTAACCCATCAGGACTCGCCACAAGCGCGTGTTGTCCACGAACTCAGGCTCAATCCGATCAGGGAAATGGTCCACCACATAGAAGAAGGATGCGATCAGTGCCTGCAGACCAATGCTGAGGTAGTCCTTGCGCACTGCCAGCCGTAGGTTACTTGGGAAGTACACCCGTTTACCATTGGCCCCTGGAGCAACCTTCAGTGTCCTGGGTAGATCCTTAACACTCTCGCAGATCAACCACTCTGAACGATCCATTCGCTCGTAGTTGATGGTGTCAGGATATCCCACTCGAACATCACAACCCGGCACCAGTTTTTGGAACGCTTCAGTAACACCGTACTTGCAGAACAAGTAATGACCCAGCGTGTGCTTGGCCTTTACAAAATACTGCCCCTGTCGTTTTGCGCTGTCTTGGTTATAGATCGTCGACCAAGCAACGTTTGCTTCCACGCAGTACAGCGCATCCGCAGGCTCAGACTCCATTGACCCGACTTCGTTGTACTTATAGTCCAACCGTTCGAACGTCAACTTTGCCACTTGCACTGGGATGAAGATGCTGTCAGAACCATAGCTGATTGCTCGGTCAGCCAATACAGGACTGATCGAAAAAGTACTGCCCCGAATAGAGATCAACCCGGCTTGACGCACATACGGCAAGTATATGTAACGGTCTGGCAGGTCTTCCCCGTCATAGCGAAACTTATACTTCATCATGAAGAAGTCAGAACGAGCGATGTCGATCGTGTACCGGTTGTTGCGTTTGCGGGTGATCTCTTGGTATTCCTCTTGGGGCGTGCAGCGCGAGCACCCAACGTATTTCAACTTCTCAGGGAAGCTCTTTGAAATACTGCGAAAGAGAGAGTCAACATAGAGTTCCACTCCTTTCATTTGTTCGACGGCCAACCCATTCATGATACTTGAGTTGAACTTGGGTGTTGCGTCAGCAACCAAGCTAAAGAGATTCATATCCACGTTAGTTTAACCCTGCTGTGTTAGCGTAACGCAAGGAATAAAGCAGCACCAGCACCAATTAACCCAGGAACCCATTTGAAGAACTCAGAGCTGTCTTTACGACTGTAACTGCGTTCCTCGTAATGGTCTTTACGATGAAGTGACTCCATGGAGCGTTGGTGCTCCAAAGTAGCCACCTCCTCCTTCAGTCGCATCAAGCGAATTGACTGTTCAGATTCTTGGCGCTTCCACTCATTCTCGCGAGTTCTGCGGGCCTCCTCTTCCTGGAGACGTTCCAGTTCGAAAGCTCGCTTCTGTTCATCAAAGGCTCTATCGTGATTAAGCTTAGCGGCGTTGAACTCAGCAAGGTCACGCTTAAGTTGGAGTGCACGCTCTTCCAACTCACGACGTTGTTCCTCACTGATGTCACCCAATATCCGAGCTTCCTCAATCGTCTTGAAGAACCCCAAATACTGCTCAGCTTCCTCGAACGAATAGAGCATAGCGATTGGTGGCGGCACAATACCATTGTCCCCAATCGGTGCAGTTTTGGCGTGGTATACTCCACTTAGCCGACTGCGGTCCACAATAGGACTGATCTCGTAAATTTCCTTATTAATGTTGATATACCGTTTACCGTAGATCCCCTCATTGTCTACGATCTGAATGGCGTAACCAAATGAGCCTACTGTGTTGATTGTTTCCTCTCGTCCTACGAGGTAGTTTCGAATACCGTCGAGGTTGTGAGGATGACGCGGGACATAGTGCCCCTGCATCGTGGAGACCACGATGTCAAGGTTTGTGAGATAAAGGGAGCCACCTCCTGCTTTGAGCTGTTCTTTGGTCACAGCGTAGGTTATAGAAGTTGCCATCTTACCGAAGGCACCCTCTTTTACAGAGCCGTGACGTATGGCATCACGCAATGCTCGTGATGTTTCACACTTCGCATTAGATAGGCGCTCAATGTCAATTTTTACACTTCTGTTGTAGGTGAAAGTGAATCTCACCAAGAAGGTATTGGGATACTCGATACGCATGGGTGCGATGGTAATCGGAAGGCCCGACCGACTCACCAGCGTCACTGGTTCGGACAGGCCGTTGTAAAACTCCTTTTCCATTTTGCAGGGAGTGGACTCCCCTGAGTTGGGATTGAAGGGTTGGTCTAAGATGTTTGCCAGGGCATTAATAGCTTCTGGATGATGAATGTACTGGTGCGTCATTGTGCGTAGCCTTTTCTACTGACCACATTCATTTTGATAATATATACCTGTTTTTCCTTTCAATCCCAAAAAAAAAAGAAGGGCACAAGGCCCCTCTTTCTTTATGCCGCTTACTCGTCCTGATTGACAGGTTCGTAGCGCACCGCAAGTTCTTCGAAGAAAGCATTATCGTCTTCGAGCGCTTGTAGCGACGTTACACGCGTCATCCGACGACGAACGTTAGCGGTGATCAGGAAGAAGTCCGAACGCCCAGCACCTGATACCTGAAAGCCTGCATCACGAATCTCGGTGATCATGCTACTGACTGTGGAGTCTTCGATACGACTGCGATTGGTGATGGCAGTCAGTTCGGCGCGAGTGAATTGAACTTCAACATCATCCAGGCAACCGAACTTGAGGTTCAGTTCCAGACGGGTTTGCAGCATAGCGATGATGTGTTTGCCCAGATCTTTATTACTCAGTTTCATTAGAGCGATTCTCTCTGATAGGTTAAGGTTAGGTGTTACAGGTTATCGTAAGCCACCCTTCGTAAGAAATGTACGTATTCGGTACGATTGTGGCAACGGGGGATAAGGTATGTCAGTTCTGGTCGGTGTTGACGAATGTAAGTAAACGCAATCTGTGCCGCGCGCTCCAATTCAGAACCCGGGAGTTGGTCAATGACCATAAAGGTGTTGCCCAGCGCCCCGCGCACAGTCTCCTTCAAGCTAGGTGCTCGACCCCACACAATCCGATTACCAAAACCGGAGAAAGGAGATTGTTGACCCATGACCATATTAGCTTGTTGTTGCAACTGTTGAAACTGGGCCATGCGCTGTTGCAACGCCATGATCTCTTGAGACAGACCAGGAAGTTCGTGTCGACTGATGTTGGTGGCGTAGTAGGAAAGTTTCTCACGAAACTCCACCATCAAGGCTTCCTGAGCCTGATTCAAGTTACCCATCACATCCTGTGCCGCCGTTTGCATGTACGGGTCGGTGGCAGCATGAGGCGGTGTAGGCTGGAACGACGCTTTCTTTGACAACTCTTTAAGTAAGTCAAAAACTTCACCCAGTACATCGACCGCGGGCTTCGAGGTAAAGTCAGTCCTCACTGTAATACCGTTGTGGTAAAACATCTGCCCCTTATAATCAAACCAAATTGCCCCTTGTGGTATTGCAAAAACCAGGACTTTACGTGCAGGGATGTAGCGCACTACTTCACCCTCAATCTCTCGCATCAAGCTAGCGACCAAGGCTTCTACCGTAAGCCCACGGGGCACGCCCATCATCTTCTCGTACAACGACGAAGAACTGATAATGTGGACCACTTCTTTGAAATTAAATGGCGTCATCTCGTTTCTCCTTAATGTGGGGTTAAACAGATTTGGCTACCAGAACAAAGTGGCGTTCTTTAACCAGCTCTTCTACGGTGTTGTCTTCAAACATAATGTCTGAGGTGTTGCGCTTCCAACCAAAGCCACTGTGGACGATGGTATCAAAGTACTTGTCGTCGTCGGTTTCAAACACCCCACAGACCATCCAAGTGTCAGCCCCTGTTGCAGCACGGGCCAAGTACAACTCTTTAGGCATCTCGTCATTAACACCTACACGAGCCACTTGTTGAAACACGAACATTGCTTTAATCAGATCCATTGTAGTTCTCCTTAGAACTTAAGTAGTGGGGTCGACATTGACCCCACTAGGGTAACCGTTAATCGTAGCTGTTTATAAGCTCCTGAAACAATACGTCAGGTATCTTAAACTCAGCACACAGAAAGACCAGTCCTTGAAAGGACATCACCCGACCGAACAACTCACCCACCTCACTGTCCAGCACACCACGAGGCTTGAGTCGATCGACTTCCAAGTAGGTCTCTTCAGGGGTGATACGCTTGGAGGCTCTGCTCCACCCTTTGAAGAACTCACCGTACCTACGGAACAGTGCATCGTCAGGACACAGGCTGCGGTCAAGCGCGGTGTTATAAACTGGGACCATAATAGTTCTCCTAAGAACATTGGGGGTTAGATACAAGATTTTGTATCCTATTCACAAGAGTAATATAGATCTGAAATTTTTTTAACTAGGAAATAGACGGCATAAAAAGAAAGGAGCCCTCGGGAGGCCGAAGCCCCCCGAGGATTCCAGTGTCCCCACTTAAGGACCCGACTTCAACAACCCGAAGATTGTTAAAGCTTTTCAGCCAGCTGCAATAGCTTACGGAGCTACGGCAACGACGGTCTGACGGTTCTTCAGTACCTTGTCCAGGTTCTTGACCTTGATGCGAGCAGCGACCGGAACGTTGTTCACGTGCAGGTTACGCGGCTGAACCATGGCTTCTGGGTAGGTACCGCCATCACGAGCAACCATCATGCTGGAAGCCAGTTCCGGAATCCACGCGTGAACGCCCCACTGCAGCGGGTCACCGGCTTCACACTGGCCGTCACGGGTCAGAGCGATGACGATGGTGTCGTCCATACGGGAGTCGAAGGTCGACTCGATCTGGTAGCTGGCGAACGCGATACCGAAGGTACGGCTGTCGCCGGTAACCATCAGGTGACGCTGCAGCAGTACGTCGGTACCGATCAGCAGCTTCGGCTGGTTGGAACCGTTGCTCGAGGCATTCAGCGCAGGCTGGAAGCCGGAAGCGCGGTACATGCGGTAGGACACGTCACGAATGGCGTTGACCAGCAGAGCGTTGACGTCGGCCGCACGGTCGATGTCACGGATCGAGCTGATCTCTTTGTCCATGTCGATTTCGATGTCTTCGAAGAACGGGTTGACCAGGAAGCCACCCACGCCTTCCACCGACGGCAGGCAACCTTTACGCTGAACGCCACCAACGTACTCTTTCAGAGTGCTGATGTAGTTGAGCAGGCGGGTCACGGCGTTGTTGGTGTTACGGACGCGAACGGCGTCGATCAGGCTTTCCAGGTCACGCGCATCGCGGTTGGAACCGGCCGGGCTCGGAGCAGAGATCGGCGCACCCAGCGGGATGGTGTAACGGAAGACTTGATCGTTGTGGTCGAGCAGCAGACCACGGGTACGACGGTTGCTGTTGGTACGAGCCGCTTTCAGATCGTAACCCAGAACCTGCGAAGTAGCAGTCAGGGCTTGAGCGATGGTGCGACCAGCGCCGGAGGCCAGGCTGATTTCGTTACCGTCTTCGTCGACGATCGAAGCCACGTTCACCTTGGAGGCGAACAGTTCAGCGTTGCCCAGCTGCACGTTGACGGTACCAGTCACGTTGACCGACAGACGAACGGTGTAGTTGGCATCACGAACAGCTTGCAGAACAGCCGGAGCAACGCCAGCAACGTCGGTGGTGTTCTTGTCGAGGACCAGGTCCTGAGTACGGAACGCCAGCGCCATTTCGCGGCCGTCGCCTTCAACCGACTTCACGAAACCGGCACGAGCCAGACGCAGAGTGTTGAAACGAACGATGGTCGGAGCTACGCTGTTGGCAGCGTCGCCTTCGTCGAGTTGCACGTACAGCTTCTCGAGACTGATGGCAGCGTCGATGGCATCGGTGTGATCGATGAAACCAGCGCCCAGCAGGCCCGGATGGCTGGACAGACCCAGCAGGTCAACCTGCTGACCGATCAGCAGAGGAGCGGTGACGACGTCGACATTGCCGATGCGGCGAGTGGTCGGCGCGACCAGAGCTTCCGGAACGAACTTGTCGGCGTTGCTGCCGTTGGCCAGAACAGTCGGGATCAGCGCGGTGCTTTCGTCGGCCAGGATGGTGGCGTCGATAGCGGCATGAACCAGGTTCTTACGCTGCCAGTCGCTGCGGTTACCGCTGGACTGGTGCTGGATGGCGTTGTGCACGAGGGTGCGGCGCAGGTGGACTTCGTAGCCGCCCTGGTCGGGGCTGACGACGGTAGTCGGGTAGAACATTTCGGAGAAGCTGTCCTGACGGGACGCTTTCACGTTGAAGGCGATCGAGTACGGGATGAACTTGGCCAGTTCACGCTCGTCGAACGCTTCGAGGGACGGAGTTTCACGGACGTCGACCGAACCGGCAGCACCGGAGGTAGCAACTTCCAGACGCTCACCACCTTCAGCAGGAGCGGAGCGCAGAGCGATGTCGGCGTACTCGGCAGGAGCACCAGCGGCCATGGCAGCGATGGCACCAGCTTCCAGTTGCGCGTCGGTCAGCTCTTCGCCTTCGTCGTCGCTTTCCATGGAAACCGACAGAGCGTTCTTGATTTCGCCTTTCAGCATGTCGGCAGTGCGGGTCAGTTCGCCCAGGGAGGCCGCGTCCAGCGATTCCATGCTGATCACTTGTTGGGTGATCTGACGGGAGCTGAGGTCGGTACCTTGCGAGTCGATGGTGCTGCGCAGAGCGCCTACAGCAGTGGCCAGAGCGGAACCCTGTCCGGATTTCGAATTGATACGAGACATGTGTTGAGTCCTTACCTTATTTCAGATACAGTGGGGAGTACGGCAGAAGTCGCCTCATAGTGTAGGTACATCTAAAGGAAACAATTTAATCTGCTATACCATTTGCAAAAAATCCACTTTCTTGCAGAAAGCAGAAACTTGTTGGCTTGGCGTTAAACTCCATAGAATAGAGTTAGGCGACCAATCCTTTCAAATAGTTGATAAACACCGGCTTGTCAGCCAACTCTGGCAACTTATGCTTCAGCAGGTGTTGACCAAACAACCGCTCCTTAAACAGGCGCTCGGCTTGTCGCACTACTTCGTTGGGCGTACCCACCTCGTGCTGACCCAGCGTGACGACGATGTATTCGTCATCCAGCACAGTGCAGCTATAACATAGTGGCGCACCCTCCACGAAATTGCGGCCGATCAGATGCTCCAACGGATTGAACTGTTGAGTCTGAGCAGGGTTGTTAACCTCGGTGGCAGGATTGAGCTTCATTTCCAGATAGCTCATATACGAACTGACCCGTGTATCCTGAAGGGCCAGAGCCTGTTCAGTGATCTCGTAACAGCCCGTATAGATGGCACCAGAGACATGTAGCGGCCACGCATTAACCGTGGCGTAAACCGATACATCTTCAGCTGATGTTATAGACAGAACTTTTTTAACGTCGGTGACAGCAGACAACGGAAGCCCATGGGCTGCCAGGGTTTGCTCCAGCCACCGAGGAACAATGATCAACTTCATGTTTTTACTCCTAGGAAAGACAATGGACTTCAATATTTTGCTGGTTCAGGTGATTACCCTTTTGTATCGGGAAAGTCAGCTGGACAACCGGACGAGTAACTCTGCCGAATTGGCGAATACCGTCGTAGGTACCATCAAGCTTCCTGACACCACCGTAGAGATGGATCGTAGTCGCGATACCTTGGTCTCTCTGCGCAGCACAGCCTTGTGGATGATCGGCAACCCGCCGACACAGGACTACGATCGCGGAATGCTGCTTCAAAGGATACGTGTAAACGTTGGTGATGACGAGTATCTCTACCAAGCTGTGGAGATGGCCACACAAGACCTTCCTGACATCGGTGCTGTTAAGAAGGCTGTGTTGGAGTACCGTGCTTCACTGAACTCGTATGTCAACCTGGCAGCGGTTGAGGAAATCCTCAAGAACAACTACCACAAGCTTGCTTTTCATCGCGGTGCCATTGGACGAGACTTTGTAGGCGAGATTGTCACGGCCCTCGAACCTTACCAAGCAGGGACAGGTGCTGTTGCTAACCCTGCCATCGTTGGTGAAGCCGACCTTGATGACATGGAGAAGGTACTGGCTCTGTTGGAACAGTCGCGTGATGAACTGTCCAACGAAGGTATCCTCAAAACCGGTTGGCAAGCGATCAACCGGATGTTTGGTGATCAGGACGGTGCACGGCGCGGTGAGCAGATTCTGGTAGGTGCACTCCAGCACAACTACAAAACAGGTTTTACCCTGAACCTGTTTAAGCACTTCTGTATCTACAACAAGCCGTACATGCGCGACCCTTCCAAGAAACCGATGGGTGTACACATCTCGGCTGAGAACAACCTCAACGACAACATCATGCAGCTCTACGTCTCGCTTCGTGAGAACGAAACCAAAGAGCCGGTGGTGTTGCGTGAGGTGGATATCGACTATGCCTCCAAGTACGTTAAGGAAAAGCTCCAGGAGACGGGTTACTCCATCCGGATGCTTCGGGTAGACCCCAGCCTCTTCACGTACCGTGACTACATGGACTTGATCACTCGCTACGAGTCCGAAGGCTACGAAATCCACTTCTGTGTGTTCGACTACCTGAACATGATCAACAAGAAGGGTTGTCAGCAAGGCCCGCACGGTTTTGAAACACGTGACCTGTTCCGACGGATGCGTAACTTCAATACCCCACGGGGTATCACCTATATCACCCCCCATCAGCTGTCCACTCAGGCTAAAGAACTCGTACGTTCCAACATCGAGAACTTTGTCCAAGAGATTGCCAACAAGGGTTACTACGACTCCTGTCGGACGATCGACCAAGAAGTGGATATGGAGATTGCGATCCATATCGAGAAGATGAATGGTAAGAGCTACCTGACCGTACAGCGGGGCAAGCACAGAAAGTTGGGGACGACTGCGAATGAACACCTTTACACTGTACTCAAGTTTGAACCTGTAGGGGGAGGAATACCCGACGACATTAATGGACCCGACATGTCTCTAAGAGCAGTGGGTGGTAGTGCAGTGTCTTCAGAAGATCAAACAGATACCTGGTGGGCTAACTAAAGTCGGCATAAACGAGGTCTTCCCCTTCGGGGGAAGCCTCACCCTTTTATGACCTCTTTATTCTAGGCGGCATAAAAGTTATTCCGACCACTAAGCCTACGGGTGCACTCCGCGCTTAGTGGTCGGTCTAACCCCGTCACCTAACAACACCCGCGCACAAAAGCTGGGTATAGGCTTGACGGCTGCTCACTGACTTGACGGGTCAGAAGCGTTCTCGTTCGTCCCCTGAGTGTCAATTCAGGGCACACGTTAAGCGCTCTTAGGCGCTGAAAGGGCTTTCGTAACCCTCACCACCTACACGATGAGTCAGTGATGGAGCGTATCTTTAACACTCATTAAAAACCCTACAAAAGTAATTTTTTACAGAATTGAGTAAATATATACTTTTTTGACCTTTAATTTGAGAGTAATGTGCTCTCGTCACTTAAGGTACCAACCAGTACCATAATCTAATCAAGCTTCGTGCTTGCGTATCGGACTAACCACTGTGAATAATCACAACGTCCTGAACGGGTGTGGCTGTCACCAGCAGTCACCTAAGACCCCGTTTAAAACTGGTTTAGCTCGTAACACCGTAACACCCTTCACTGTCGCTGGTCGTCAGCAAACCTCTCACGAGGGTTTTCTCAGTGTCGCGTTGTTCCTCTCACTCGGTGATCTTTCTAACAGAGCCGTTCAGTGTGGGAAAACTGCAATTCATCGCGGTTTGGTAACTTTGTTGTTTAAGACAAAGCCTCTCTTTAAAGTTCTCTCCAACCAGAACTTTAGTCGGGTTTTTAAAAGTGTTAAGTTGGGCGTTGGCCGCAAGTCGCGTGTACTCTCTACACCTATTGTCGCAGCGTTCTACTCAGGTTCTTATTGTGATTCTCTCACAACGAGTGCCAACCGGTAACGATAGCGCCCCTGCCACAGGGCCACCCTTAGGAGGACTCCCGTGTAGGGAGCCTCCAAGGGATCGTTATGCCGCTTATTTTCCAAAGCCTTTTATGCCGGCAGAGCTAAAGAGCCGTTTGGTACTGTAGTAACCAAAAGCTCGACCACTGTACCCGTGGCTTTTTGGCAGTGAGACTTCCACTACCATCAGTCCTTGATCGTCGAAACGACGTTCAAGCATCTCCCCTAAGCTGACAATGAAGTCGACTTCGCGGTGTTTAAGTTCAGAGAACAGGCTATCACTGACATACAAGCAAAAGCGTTGACGGTAGTATTGACTGTCATTCTTCACCCGGTAGGTGACATAACCACTACAGCTCTTCTCAATGTCATCCTCAATGTCAGCGATGGGCATGAAAATCGTGTTGGGTAATACTTGAATGACATCGCCGTTCTCCACCATAGCGTCCAATGTAATCATCTTCTACACCTCGGATTACGTAACTGGGGCTGTGGCTAAAGGACAGTCTTAAGGACAAACCCGTCGAAGTAGTTTTTAAGCACGACTGGATCAGTTTGAAGGTGTACTTTAGCAGCGCTGGGTTTTGTGAATCTTCCGCCGGTGAAGGTCCGGTGCAGATCCACGCCCCCTCGAATTAATGTGAGTTTCCATGAAGCCACTTTGAGTACTTGTAAAGCTTCGTAGAAAATGGAGTCGACTCGTGCCCGGCTAATCACCTTCGGTCCGGTCGGAGTCATGAGTTCTGGTTTCTCACACAGTTTGTCGTGCAAGGCTACCGCTTGGTCGTATTCGCCGTGACGCGGTAAGAGTGACCAGACAATGCGTGGAATATCGGCCCCATTGGTCAGAAAACCCAATTCGACGTCAACCCATTCGTCACTGTCCTTAGTACCCACATAATACCGGAATGGTACACACACTCGCCAGAAATCTTCGGCCAGTATGAAACTTGCATTCTCGTCATAGGCAAACGCCGTGCGGTTACTTAGATTGGTGAATCCAACAAAAGTATCCATAAGGCTCCCTGTGAAGGCTAACGAAAAAAAAAAGGACGAGGCCCTCTCATAAAATAGGCGGCATAGACGGGGCCGTAGCCCCGTCTAAACCAAGTAGCAACTATTTCGCCAAGAGGTAAAGCCAATACCCGAGGTTCGCTAACAGGAATACGCAGTTACCCACCAGAAAGTTCCGGTCGGCTAGAAAGGCCCTACGACGCTCCTGTTGCAACACCAGCGCTCTGTCGAACACTGCCATAGCTTACTCCTTAAACGCCTCGCTTAGACCAATCCAAAGGCGTTGTGTAGACGTTTGATCATCACACGGCCATCGTCCGCATGCTGTTCTTCAGTTTCCACTTGGATGGAGGTGATGTACCGCGAGGGTACTACGAAACGACCTTTGTCATCGCGTGGGAAGAACTGCACAACATACTCGTCTTCCAATTGATCAGTGACCAAATCGGCCGAGAGAACGTGGAACTGTTTCTGATCCCCGTAAGCACGCAACGTGAGGTTTTCCAACCACCCTTCTTTGCATTCGTCATCGGTGTAGTACCGAGGGAACTCGATGTCGCGGGTCATGTTAGTAATGCGCACCGGTTGGTACTCACGCTTCATGAACTCTCGCACCAGGTTCAGGTTGTGTTCATCGTTGGCGAACATCCCGAAGGTATTGAAGCGGCTACCCAGCACCAACAGAATCACCCGACGGCGAAACGTTTTGCGTTCAGGGTCAAAGGTGGAGATGGGGGAGAAGCGTTCTTTGAAAGCTTCCTCGGTGTTGTAAAAGAGCGTGCCGCGTACACTGTCGAACGATTCAGTCAACAGGGAATACACCACCTGCTTTTGCGAACAGTCATCGGCGTGGCTGGCCACCCCATGAAACATCACCGGAAAGCCGCTGCCGCTGATGTAGATGGTACTCGGGATTGGGTTGTGGTCAAGCATTGATACTGTTCTCCAAAACAACGTAGCCAACGGTTCCGTTGGTCAGGTGATATTCCTGAAGCACCATGCCTTTCCACGGTACCTGCTGACCAACCTTAGCTCCTTCGAACAGGTTCTCAGCCGAATTGGTCAACATCCGGACACTGCCGAGATGACCGACGTGGTTGTTCAACTCCTCGAGGGATTCGGTTGTGGTGTTGATGCGACACCCTTTGACATTGAAGTAGACGATGCCGCCGGATGCTTTACCGACCCCGACTGTGGCCCGCTTAGGGTGGAAGGTGTTAAAGTCCACACCCTCGATCACACCCAGCTTCTTCCCCAACCCCAGTTTTTTGAAAGTCATAAAGCTACCCATGTCTTACGCTCCTTGCTTTTTGTAGTGTTTAGATACGACCTTTACCCCGTGCTCCCATTCCGTAAACGTCATGGAGTCTACATACCCGTCAAGGGGTGGGGTGTAGTAAGTATCGCCTTCGTAATCCCCATCAATGTAGGTGATGAGGTACTCGTCTACGCCGTAGGTGTCGGCAGTTTGGTAGAGTTGTTTTCCACCTATGACGTAAACAAAACCCGTTTCAGAAACACTTTTGGCAAAGGCCAGTGCTTCTGGGTACGTGTTAAAAACCCGAAGAGATTCATCTGTGGGTAGATTCAAAGAGCGTGTAACGACGATGTTGAGGCGGCCGGGTAGCGGCTTGCCGAGGCTCTTCCACGTATTGGCACCCATGATGATCGGGCTGCCTATGGTGGTCAGGCGAAAGTATAGCATGTCGCACTTGAACCGGGGCCATGGCAAAGCGTTTTCCTTGCCAATAACTCCATTGCGAGCGATTGCAACGATTGAGCGAACTTTGACGGTCATTCGATGACTTCCTAGTTTGTACCGCAGCTAAAGTGACTTGGCGACGCGTAAGGACCGCGCACACCCACTCCAACTCGATCCAGGAGATGCCTGAGACATCTAACCCGTAACGCGGGGAGTGTTGAGCAGTTGGTTGTTTTATCCCTTCCAAGGTCAACAGGGCTATACATCCTTGTAGCCTCTGGAAGTGGTCCAGCAATTTACTTGCAGCGATTTCCAGCGGAACATATCGCGCTCCGCTATTACAGTAGAAGCGTAACTTCAACGTCGGGAAATACGACAGAAATACCGAGAGTTGCTCACAGTTGAGCGACGGTAGTTTCATCCCCAAGACGATTTCTCCTCGCTGCTTGTTGGGCAGCCAATTCGTTGTGTGTGAAAGTTGCTTCTAAGACCTCACCCTCCCCAGGGTAGTACAACAGGTCTTTGTAAGGAACCGGTCCACCGAGGTTCTTAATCGCCCACCAACGAGGGATACCTTTAAAACCCCAGTTAGCGAACATCAAAAACTCTGCCTCAATGTTGTCGACAATGCGATAGTGCCAGATCAACCAAAAGAGGGCAGCGGTGTAGATTTCAGTTTCGTTCTCATGAGCCCACAACAGGTCTTCTTCGGTTTCGTAGGTGACGTCAATGCCCCATACTACACCATCATGAATGACCATCCCCATGGCGCCGGCATCACCCAGCTTACGAGCAGGGAGTGCGTAGTACAGGTAGTCTTCGATATAGCTGTCTAATTTACGACAAGCCAGATCAACATTACGGCCCAAGATGCATTTTTTGATAAAGCCTTGACCCACTTCAGGTTTGACCTTGACTTTACCTTTATACATCTCAACCGCTTTTTTATACATCGCTTTCTTACCATGGTTGATCTCAATCAACTTCAGAATCAAAAAAGCGTCCAAGTCGTGATACATAATGCGTACCCTTTCTTCCGTTTAGGAATGTAAGTTTAAGTGAAACTCTATAGGGCTTAGGCGTGAGCCTAAGACCCTATAGAAAAATGCACGAATGTTATTATTTATTGCTACAGGCGACCCAAATAACTGTCACGCAGTACTTGAATCCCGGAGGCGTGGGGATGTCCGCCCCCACCCCACTGCTCAGCAATGGTGTTGACGATAATCCCACCTTTCTTCGAACTGATCCGATACACCCGACCCATAGCCGTTTCGTGGTAGATCATCACAATGGGGAAGTTGTCTTCCAACGCACGACCGATTTGGGTGCAGAGGTACTTCGGTGCGTTGACCAATGCCACGTCGCTGTACGTCGTGGTGCGACCGTCACCGTTGGGTACCTCCAAGCTCACCACGCGCAAGGCGTTCTCGATAGCCCACTGGACGTGATTGTCCTCAGTCTCCATCAACAGGCGGGCTTGCTCCATCACGCGCAGATCGGAGGTAAAGCCATCAACCATGTACAGGTTCAGGAAATCGTCCACTGCACGCATGCTGGTCAGCTTGGCCTTACAGTACGCTGCAAAGGAACGGTATTCGGCTTTCTGAGCATCGGGGAGCTGGAGGTCCCACGTCTGTACACGGTCCAACAGGCGCTCGTAGTGCCGCAGGTCACCAATGCGCAGGATCGGGAACGCCAGTTCGTCAAACACAAGCTGGGTACCACAACGTTTTTCGTCAAACATCAAAATAACGTTGTCGTCTTGGAAGTAGTTTTGTGGCAGTTGATCGAATTTACGGATCGCCGTGTCATGGTGATCATACACCGCAACCCCCACGGCTTTCTCAGCCATCGCCAAGATGACGTCAGGACTGGCCGACATATCAGCAAAGACCACTTGATCCCCAGGCATTACGAAGCTCAGCAGCTCGTCCTTGTAGGTTACCGGGTACAGCTCAAAGGGTTTACCAATGTGCTCAAATACCCGCTTGAGCAAAGCCCCACTGAAGTAACCGTCAGTACAGTCTTTGTGATAAAAACCCACCATGCGGGTAATGGCAGGGGCGTCTTTCCAGTCTTGAACAATTGCGTGTGGCATTTTAGAACCTATTAGGTATTAGGGGTTAAAGGTTTATGGCGGTGTCTCTTACCTAAGTAGATCGTGTGTTTACGCATTTCTACCTCGGGTAAAAAAATAAAAAGGGAGGATAAGGCCTTTGTGTCCTTATCCAACCCCTTGTTAGGTAAAGCAAGAGCAGTGGTAGTCGTAAGGCAGAATAAACTGCCTTACTCCTTATTCTATCCGAATAAGCTCTCAATCAATAAGAGCTATCAGTAGAAATAAACCCGCTAAGGGTTTAAGCCTGATGCTTGTAACGCTTAAGGAACATCAGATCCAGCGCCCGCATACCCAAGTGCATCTGAGGCGTAGCCTGAATGCCTTCCTCGGTTTCAGTGATCTCAACCGGGATAGCCTTCACTTGTATGTGAATCCCATCCTCTTCCATACGAGGACCCATGAAGTACACCTGCTCAGGGATATCTACCCGTACCACTAGATCCCCTTCCTGCAGGTCCTGCCATCTGTGGTTACGAATGTGGTCCATCAGCGTAAGGGTGGAGGGATTGACGGGGGTGAGGCCCGGCAAGCGGAGGGTGTTGTTCTGTACGGCTTCACGCAGACCAAGGTCACTGGCAAACGTGGGTTGGATGCGGAACAGGTAGACGGGTTTTGTGCACTCAAGGCTTACTTCCAACCGCCCTTGATGGAACACGACCTCACCTGCGATCTTGACCAGTTCCTTGTCTCGACCCAAGAACGTCAGCTGGTCACCTTCAACCCCGACAAACTTGAAGCTATCAGTCAGGACGGTGTCATGGTAGGTGATCTGGAATTCGGTCTGCGCAAACAGTTGCTCGAAGAATTCTGGATGGTCCTTACCTTTGTAGGTGGTGTAGTAAGGGGTCCGGGCACTCTCATTGTAGCGTGAACCCATGCCTTGACCAGCCAGTCCAAAGCCTCCGAAGCTACTGAAGCCTTGGGCTGGAGGATGGCGGGAGGGGGGGTTATTCACAAACTGGCGTTGACTACCGAAGTATTTCTGGAACTGGCTATGTTGCTTCGACGCCACTGTGATGATATCAATGATGTCCTGCGGGTCTAGCTGTACCGATTCGAGGGTTGTGGCCAGAACTTCCTCGAGACACGCACCGCTTGCCGGACCATTAACGACGGTATTGATGTTGAAGGTTTTCTTATCCATGGTGGTACTCCATTTAAGTTTAAGGATCAAGGGGTATCACTAACTACTACCCTCAGATAGTATAGGTTTGAAATTATTTTATCGATGATAAGAAATAACAGGGTTAACCTAGGGTATGCAAAGTGTCCGATTTCAGGTAGAGCGGGGCGTCCCTGAAGGTCCGTAGTCCGGTTTAAACTCCGTTGACCCTATGGTATAGTTGGCACAATTTTTTAACCCCCGATTGACTTGAAGAAAAAGGTTTTCCCAATGCTTAAGACCATGGTGAAGTTCAACGGTACCGAAGAACCCTTTACAGCGAAGAAAGTCGCGCGTTGGGCAGAATGGGCCGCCAAGAAGCTGGGTCACAAGGTTGACTGGCCGAGCATCGTTATCACTGCGGTAAACGAATGTCCTGAGAAGATGTCCACTCAAGACTTCCAGAAGAAACTGATCGACGTCGTCCTGCGTGGCGAAGACTGGCCTCATTACCAGATGGCCGGTCGGTTGTATGCCCCGATGATTTCGAAAGCCACTTATGGTCATGACGTCCCCACCGTTCAGCAACTGCATCAAAAGCTGGTCGGTTTGGGTTTGATGGACCATCTGAGCTACACCGACGCTGAATACGCTGCTGTGGAAAAGGTCATCGACCATGACCTGGACAAGGATTACATCCACTCGCGTATCGAGTACATCTACAAGAAGTACGCGGTACAGAACCGTGTGACGGGTAAGAGCTACGAAACCCCACAGTTCGTCTACATGCGTATGGCCATGGCCTTGTCGGAAAGCTTCCCGACTGAACAGCGCATGAAGCACATCCGCAAGTGGTATCACTACCTCAGCAGCGGTAAGCTCAATGCTCCGACGCCGAACTACGTCAACCTGGGTACGCCGCTCAAGGGCTTTACCTCGTGTTGTATCTACACCAACCACGACTCGGCACGTTCGATCGGGGTGGGTCTGCATATTGCCTACACCATGACCTACATGTCGGCAGGCACCGGTACGTACCTCAATACCCGATCGATCGGGGATGAAGTGCGTGGCGGAGCCATCGAACACCAAGGTAAGCTACCTTACCTGCGTGCTGAAAAGTCTATGGTTAAGTGTAACCTGCAAAACGGACGTGGTGGTGCACTGAACGTCAGCTGGTCGGCTTTTGATCCTGAAGCCGAAACGTTGGTGGCGGCGCAGAACCCGATGTCGGTGGAAGACAAGAAGATCCGCGGGATCGACTACACCATGACCATCTCCAAATTCATGGTGCGCTTCGCAGCTCGCAAGCAGAAGCTCTTCTACTTCAACAGTCACACCGCACCTGATCTGCACGACGCTCTGTTCTCCGGCGACGTTGAACACTTCGAGAACCTGTACAACAAGTACGAAGCCGATCCGCTGTTCATCAAGACCTACTTCAACGCGCGTGAGCTGATCATCAACGCGATGAACGAGGCCTACGAGACCGGCCGCTACTACTTGGCATGGGCTGACACCATCAACATGCAGACGCCGTTCTATGACACCATTTGGGCAACCAACCTGTGTGTCGAGATCATGCTGCCGACCTCCGGGTATGCAGACATGCAGGATCTGTACAAGACCGAGGACGTGGGTTACCTCCGTTTCCAAACCACCGATGGTAATCGTCATGAACTGGCGGCTTCTCAACCGGTTTATGTGGAGCGGGCACCTGTCAATGCACTGCGTGCCTCACGCCGTGTGATTCCGGCCATTGAGCTGGAGCAGGGTGAGCAGTTCCAGTTTGTCAAGGATGGTCTGCACTTCGATGTGTTGCAAGTCGATGAGCGCAAGGCTGAGCCGGAAGTGGCGATGTGTAACATTGCCGGTATCTGTCCGGGACTGATCGAAAGTGACGAAGAATACGCAGACGTGATGTATTACGCGCTGCTGATGATCGATCGTTGCATCCACATGACACACTACGAACTGCCACACATCGGCTTCACCTCGAAGAACCGCATGAACGCAGGTGTAGGCATCATCGGTGATGCGTACTGGATGGCCAAGAACGGGTACAGCTACACCACCCGTGAAGGCAAGGGTAAACTGTTCGAGCTGAACGAAACCCACTACTACCACGCCATCACTCAGTCGATTCGTCTGGGCCGTGAGTTTGGTAACGCGCCGTGGATTCACCGCACCAAGTACCCTGAAGGTTATCTGATTTTCGACGATGGTGCTAAGGCCGTCATGGAGATCCATGATCAACCGTTCATGCGTGACTGGGACCAAGTCCGCAAGGATCTGGTAACGTACGGTGGTGGACGTTTCAGCTGCCTTGTCGCCCACATGCCGGGCGAGTCCAGCTCCAAAGGGGCCGGTCAACCCAACGGTCGTTATCCGGTTCGTAAGGCTGTGATGACCAAGACCGACAACGGTATTGTGACGCGTTTTGCCGCGCCGGAAAGTGATGTACTGCACTACGAGTCGTGCTGGGATCTGTCCAGTATCGATCAGATCGACATCTACGGTCTGGCGCAGTACTGGACCGACCAAGGGATCTCGGCCGATACCTGGAAGCGCCTGCCACCAGGCGAGACCGTCAAGACCAGCGAAATGATCAACGATGTCATCTACATGACCAAGATGGGCCTGAAGTCGCGTTACTACACCAACAGCCTGACCTCCTCGCTCAAAGAGATGGAAGACGGTACAGTGGTGATGGTGGAGCACCTCAATACCGATAATGCGGTTGAGGTCGCCAAGTGCGCCGATGGTGCCTGTTCCATGTAACCTGTAGGAGGGCTTCGGCCCTCCTTTCTTTTTTGTCAGAGTGTGATATGAAACTAAAGCCTGTCGAGATAGATCCCGCTATCTTCAATTTGAAAAAGACTGACTACGAAACCAAGAGCTTGTTCTTGGGTCAGCAACCTGGTCTGTTCGATACCATCAACAAGAAGTATCCGCAGATCTGGGAAAACTACAAGACCATGAAGTCCCAAGACTGGGACGAGACTGAGATTCCTTTCTCCAGTTGTATGGTAGAGTTTGAAACTGAAGACGCGCGTAAAGTGCGTAAGATGATTTACTCGTTGGCTTGGCAGTGGGAAGCCGATTCGGTGGCTTCACGTTCGATCAGCCACATCGTGTCGTTGTTTGACCCCGCCAGCGAGCTGTGGGCGGCCTGGCAGCGCGTCTCGGACAACGAAGTGGTACACGGTGCGACTTACTCTGAAATCGTGCGTGGGAGCTTTAAAGACCCACGTAAGGTGTTGGAAGAAGTACTGGGTATCGTGGAAGCCCACCAGCGCCTGGCTGTGGTGGCTAACGAATTCACTTGGATTCGTCGTCGTGGTCTTCTGTATCAACTGGGCGAAGTCCCGAATGATCAGGAAACCTACAACGCCATCTTCATGTTCACCTTCCTGATGTTCGTTCTCGAGCGTCTGCAGTTCATGTCCTCGTTCGTGGTGACCTTTGCCATGGGCGAAGAGAACAGCTTCATGCCGGCCTGTAAAGCGATTCAGAAGATCGCTCAGGATGAGTTCGAAGTCCACGTTGAACTGGACCGCATGATCCTGAACAACGAGCTTCAGACCGAGCGAGGTAAGATTGCCTATCGGCAACTCAAGCCACGCATGCAGGCGGTATACGACGCTGTAGTGAACGCTGAGATCACCTGGTTGACTGACGTATTGTGGGCTGATGGGTACGACCTTCAGAACCTCAATCTGCGTCAAGCGACCGACTGGGTTTACTGGTGTGGTCTGAACGTTGCCCGTCCTATGGGTCTGGAGACCAACCACCCGATCGTAGACCGCATTCCGGTACACTACATGAAGACCTGGTTGAACATCTCCGACATCCAGCCGTCTCCGCAAGAAGAAGCCAACGCTCAATACAAAGTGGGTCTGATGGAACGTGATGACGAGGACATCGAGTTCGCGGTGGACTTCTGATGAACACGGTTCTGTTAGTACTTTTCGCGGTGTTGTTGGGCGTTGTTTCCTGGTGCGTGCGAAGTGAGGAAGACCATGGTTAATCAAGTCCGTCCTCTGGAGCGTTTGGCATTTCTCTTCGAATGTCGGGAATACCCCATCCGTGAAGAGAACCGTCATGGTTATGTGGTATCCGATCGAGACGAGAAGCGGTTCTTTACGATCATCAACGGCGTATGTCGACCCGATGAAGTACAGGACTACTTCAACACTCAAGGAATCGGCCGTTTGGTATTAGACAATCCGCTGTTTGAAGTGGGTGAACCAGTCGAGATTCACTTTCACACTCCCCGTTGTGGTTTCTAACCACTTGGCCTCTAAGGGACTTCGGTCCCTTAGAGTGCTCTTTATGCCGGCATAAAACCCATGAGGCCCGAAGACCTCATGGGTTCGCCTTAGGCTACCGGAGCTTCCGGTTGAGCAAAGGTCCAGCTGATGGCGTTGAACGCAACATCATCGCCCATCGCTTCAGCAGTTCGCAGTTGTTTCTCGATACCGTGGCGGTATGCAGTGAAGCCAGCCAGCGCCGGACTGTACACTGCATCATTAGCCAGGATACGCGAGACCAGGTCTTCGAAACCGTCGCCAACATTTGCAGCCACGCGCCCTTCGTTCAGTTCCACCAGGAACGGAACTTCAGGAGCATCGCCTACACGACCACCATCGATCCATGCTTGGTACGCACGGGCTTCAGTGACTTGTAGGGTCCACGTGTGTGTTTCAGCAGCGGGGTAATCGACATTGAGGACAGCCACCGCCTGATCGTAGTCAGCATTCAGACGACCCAGTTGGATGGTCAGACGCTCGGCCAGCGGCTTGGCCAGATACTCTTCTTCCGGAGTTGGGATGTGAGGTGCGTCTACAGCGATCGGATTGCCTTCGGCATCTGCATCGAGCACCTTGCCGGCAGCCAACTCGATCATCAGTGCGGCAGCAACTTCCTCGGTCAACAGAACCGCATCGTCACCCACCGGCAGGTTGAACAGGCCTTTACGAGAAGGCGAGAAATAGGTATTCATTTAACGTACCTCAAGGTGATGAATTACGGGGTGTACTTGATCCACAGGTCGCCGTCTTTACCGTCAGTGGAGATGGGGTCGACAGTCGACACGAAGATGTTGGATTTCGCAGCAGTACCCAGAGCCAGAGCAGCAGTAGTGTCTGCGATGACCTGAGCTTTGGTACGCCCTTCCAACTTAGCAGAATCTGCAGCTTGGGCAGTAGTACCGAGCTTACCAGCCAAATCATCCGCCAGTGCAGTTTCGGCGGCGGTTACAGCTTCAGCCACAACTTGAGCTTTGGTACGTCCTTCGAGTTTCGAAGAATTGGCAGCGGTATCGGTGGTACCCAACTTACTACCCAATACCGAGCTGATTCCATTAATGGCACCCATGAGGCCATCTGCGGTACTGTCCAAGCTACTCTGAGAAGCCTTTTCGTTGATCAGACCAAAAGCGGTATCCATTTGGTCTTGGGATGCTTTTGTCAACATCAACTCATCGATACCGTCAATGCGTCCATGAACCTGACTGAACCGAGTATCGACCATATCGATCAGGTCTTGAATCACATCCGGGTTGTTCTCCAGGGCAGTAGCCAGTTCCATGATGGTGTTCATGGCTTCAGGAGCAGAACCGACCAGGTCGTTCACTGCCGCTTCGATGGCCGCTTTAGCACCGACGGCAGTCAGGTATTTGGCGTCATCATTACCGGCGATGGCTTCAGCGGTCGAAGCTTTAGCAGCGACGAAATCGTTGAAACCCTGTTGGAGAGTGGCAAGGTCAGCACCCGAAGCCAGATCGGCCAACAGTACAGCCAGTTCCAGTTCACCCACTTTGTATTGACCGAAGTCATCAGTCTTATCGACCTTGGACCCCAGCGATGCTGCGACGGAGGCAAGTGCCCCGTCGACTTTTTCCGACACCCAAGTCGAAAACTCGGCAAAGCCGAAGAAACGTTTCTCAGACATTTTGATGCTCCGATAGTTTGAAATACAACAAGCTTGAAAAAAGGTGTGTCGAGAGGCCAGTTTCGAGAGCCCTTTTTTCATCGCTCTCTCATAAGATTCCTGAGATTCTACGAGAAATGTAGGAGTTTCCCTTATTTACTGACCCCCTCAACATTTAACCAGCTGCCACCAATTGGATGTTCTCCAGCCGTGAGGCTTTGCGTACATCAATCGAGGTGATGGTGCTGGCACCGGTCACCACACGCCCCAAATACAACAGAGTTGAGCTGTCGGCTTGTTTGGTCAGACTCACCAAGTATTTGGCTTCACCGTTTACCACTTGAACGTGAACGTAAAACGTCTTATTCGCGGGGGTTGGGGTGATGTTCAACAAATTGATGTTCTGCGGAGACAGTTTATAGAAACGACCGTTGATTACTACCGATGTTTCTTCGGTGAAATACAACATCCAGCCTTGCGCCACTTCTTGAGACGTCAAAACACGGTAATTGGTTTTAGGGACGTTACCCAATACCCAATTGTCGAATTCACTCTCGGAGATCTTGGCAATCGGCACAAACACCAATTTAGTCAACTCATCGTTTGCTCCAGAGGGACCGGATACGCCATAAATCATCCCTAGACCCAAGGACGGTGAGGCATAGTACGAGCAACTACTGTGTAGAGCATTATACGCCTCAAATCCCAGCCCAGCACCGAAAACAAACTGGCCGGTGGTTTTGTTGTACTTAAAACGGATGCTTGTTTGCGGACCATTACCAACGTAGCTGTAGCCAAAAGGTCCAGCGTACCCGATCAGACATACAGACCCTACAGTGTAAATAACTGTCGCACCGGCGTAGAGTTGATAGCCTGGATAGCGTGTCAGAGACACGCCACCCGTGGTCAAAAGAACCCGAGGTGACAGGGAGTGTACGGTCACTTCAGTTACTGCCCCACTAGCTACACCACTGGCCACATTCAAACGAGCCACAAACTTTTGGATGATACGGTTGGTGTAAAGGACCATCACCACTGCGAATGGAGGTACGCCTGAGGCTTGTGGGAACACCACATCAACAACCATGTCTCGAACCACACCCGCTTCACCAGCAGCCGATAACGCCACAGCTAATTTGGCTTTAAGGTCATCAATCACTGCTTGTGACATCGTCCCTGAACCACTGGTAGTAAAGTCCGCATTGATGCGTACAGGGGCGGTGGTTTTTAAACCATCCAAATACCGCGTACCGGCTACTGTGTGAGAAGATCCATTTACCTCTACGATTGGTGCCGCAAGATCAATGGGGTTACTCACACCAATGTCGGTTAAGAAATCGCGATTCGCTGACGGTTTGTAACCGCTGTAGCTACCGTTATAGATCGACTTGTGCGTATATCCGGTTGGGAGTCCTTCCAAGTCGGTATATGCCAATCCGTCTATTGTTTCACCATTGCGCGACCGGCCGTTAGAGAAGAAGATCATACGCGTATCTGACAACGCAATAGGGGCTGCCAACTTACCACCTACTGCACTACCAAATGCGGGCGGTAGCGATATACCACTATAGTTCACAACAGACTGACGAGGTAAGCGCAGAGCTTCGTATTTGTCACTGAAGTCAACCATCTGTGAGCGATACAAAGCCACGTTATCAACTGCTTGGTTGTTGATCATGTGGAATACCCACCCACTCCCCGAATAGATGCGGGCGTCGTAGACGTTGCCGGTGGGCGGGTAACCTAAAGCCCATTCGGATTTAGAAAACAACGTTCCTGACGGAGTAATGGAGTTGTTGTCTTGACGAGTCATCGTTGCTTGAACAATGTTCGTCTCGTCCAGCGCAGCTTTTTTGCTCACAGGATCGTAGGTGAAGCTAAAGATCACTGCACCTCGGTTACTGGAGTAACTGTTAGCAAAATAGGAGCGTCCTATCACCAACCCGCGCAATTTACCGGTGACAGGGTCAGCAGCCAATTGAAGGTATGGTATCTCGTAGTGGAAGACGTTGCGGGCTGTAAAACCAGTACCGACTGACAATACCAGTGGTTTAGTGGCCGGATCGTCACTGACACTGACGTTAGCTAGATGGATCAAGCTAGCGTTTGCTACCGTTCCACTGAATCCTGTAGTAGTGATACCTGTCACCAAGGTAAATGCTACAGTTCCGCCCGCTTGAACGGCCGCTTTAGAAACTTGGTAAACCAAATAACCAAACGCACCGCTTGCGTTAAGACCCGTCGGGATCATGTAGTAGATGGTGGAGCCGGCCAGAATGGCTGTTCCCCGTAAACCTTGATACGTAGTGGTTGAGATGAGAGCGCCAGTGTGTTTTTTATCGTTGTAGGTTCCATTGGTCAACGAGATAAAGTAGTCCCCTAAAACCCCATTCGCATCTTGGAGACGACCCATGATGATCGATTCGCTACAACTGATGACATATGCCGCTTCCATACCCGCGGGAAAATAATCAGGGCGATATTTCTTATTGGTACGAATGGGTTGGCGAAGGTCACCTACCATCGCGTTTCTTAAATAGGCGTAGTATACACCTCGTCCTGAACCGTTGGTCCCATTTCTCAGTATGATCAATGTTCCATCGTCTTCCACGAACATACCAGCATCTTTGGGTGAGGTGATGGTGGTGGCTCCTTCGAATGTGGCGGCCAAACCCACCGGCAGGTAGTCGGGTGTGCCGTACGAGGATAACGGCAGAATCCCTTCAGGCATCCGTGTGGCGGCCAAACTACGCACCTCAGCTTCACTATAACCACCAACATCCGCCGGCGTCAGGTTGTGTGGGTTGCCTTTAACCAGTTGATGGTCCATGATCGTTTGCAGACTTTGTGTTTCCAAATCGCTGTACGGTAGGCCATTCAGTGCGTCGCTGTTGTCAGCACTGACGGTTGGCACCACACGTGAAATGGCTTTATCATGTAAAGCCAGAAAGTACCGCCCCATCGCATCAGACAAGGCAGTTAGGTTAAGATTGAATTTCATGCGACCACCTCAATCGTTCCGTCTCGGTTGGTGTATACCCGATATTGCGTCATCAGACGCGACACTTTACGAATCGCTGTGCTCAGGATACCTGAGGCATTCGTGGTGAGAGTGCCAATGTTCATCAATACGTCCGTCTCAGCCAACACCGATTCACTGAACCGGTAACGCAACGCCCCGGCATCTAACGCCACATAAACGTAAATCGTTTTGTTGGCCGGGTTAACAATCGATTGCGACAAGTCGTAGTTAGCTGCCGCCAACACCCCTTCTTGTCCTGTTAAGATCACCGGCACTGCGTTTTGGAAACTGACCACCCAGCCACCACTGCCGATCACCGTTGGGAAAGTAGTATCCATTGACCCGTAACGTGATACTGCCAACTGTCCTTGCGGCATCAAAGGTGCCAATAAGGCGTCTATCTGAGCTGTGGTGAGCATTCCCAAATGGGCTGCAGTGGTTTGGTGAGGATTGGATTTATTCGCTTCGTGTGAGGCAACAACCACATTCACGGTGTTGGTCAGATGGGTTTGGGTTTTACCCTCAATGGCCAAGGCGTTATCTGCTACCGAGGCGCGAGCCAACTTTTTACTCAGTAGAGTTTTGATGTCGGTGAACATCGTATCCAGCTGGTTACGCAAAGCGGTAATTTTTTCAATGATACTCATTTATACCTCCCGAACCAAACCCAATGAACCATTGGCGTTGGTGACCATTCGACACACGTCCAACCGAGACAGGTGCGTCAAAGTGTGGCTAGTGATAGCTGTCGCTGAGGTCACAACAGTTCCTAAGAACATGCTGGTCAACGTGTCTGGTGTTTTAGCGGTTTTGATCACATAGACCAACAACCCATTCGACACCTCTAAATACACGTAGTTGGTGCGATTGGTATAACCTGCAAAACTCAGTACCTGTTGTGGCAGATTGGCATACAGACCAGCCAAGAAACAGGACACTGGTTTTAAGGTCAGGTTTAAACCTGAAGTAGTGGGCGCAATAGTGGTACCTGGTGCCCCGTAGCGAGAAATCGGTACATATTGAGCAGCCAACAGTTGTGCTAACGCCGCTTGTACTTGTGCGGTGCTGTAGCTCCCTACTTGGGCAGCCGTGGTGTTGTGCTTATTACGACCGGCGATGTGAGCAGCTGCTGAAGCTTGACTGGCGGACATAATCTCAGCAAAGGTTTTACCGCCTAACAACAATGCGTTGTTGGCAGCAAACGACGAAGCCACTTTCTTTTTCAGTGCTGTTGTAGTGTCGGCGATAACCTTTTCCACGCTGACCTTAAGCGCAACCAGTTGTGTTTGAATTGTCATGACGATACCTTTTATAAAAACCCACAGGGACGCAGTCGCGCCCCTGCAAGTAAACGCGTTAACCGAAATTCAAGGTGGCGACTAAAGATAGACGAACCTCAATATCGTCTTTACCAAAAAGACGCATCCATTTTTCAATACCGACGGTCATGGTATCCATGGAAAAGGTTGTATAGTAGATGTATGGAAAGAACAACCGCAACACGACGTTACCACTAGCGTCCACATACACGGCGGGGGAGAAATTCCCTTGGGTGTGAACTGCTTTAAGTGCGGTTTGTTCGCTGTAGCAGTAACCGACAAAAGTTTCCTTAAGTGGTTTAGCAGCTCCGTAACAATACCCCAGTATGCGGAACCAGAACATACACACATCCCGATTAATGTTCAACGGGAGACGGTAGTGAACATAAACACTTTCAGTGGTTCCTAAATCTACTCTAGGGTATTCGCCTTTGGACCCAACTCCAGCCGGACCTCCAGTTCCGTAAACGTGGCCTTGGTGGATCACTTTACGAAGGCAGCCAGAGCGTAGTGGGTCACCAACCAAATCCTTAGTTAGTACCAACTGTTCAAGTTGTTGTTTATTTGCGTTGAGTCGGTTTGTATGGTCGTCGAGTTGGATAACAAAGTCACTCGTTATCCGTTCGATCGAATCTGACAAACCAGACATAGGTAGTTCCAGACTCATCTCGACATCCCCGTAAATTAAACCACAGGCTTAGTTGGCCACACTACTTCCCACGGCAAGCATTCCTGCGTCGGCAGGTCACGCAACTGCTGGCGATAGCTGGACATTTCGGCTTGTTGTGATTCATCCAAAGGATTATCGGGAAGCTGGGTATGATCGGTAGCACGCAGTAGATCGTTACGCTTCTGGCGCACTGAAGCCCAGCCGGCTTTAACAATTGACTGTTCGTCCATTATGCAATTCCTGCAAAGGTGACTGTGGCGGAGTAGGAATACTGTACTTCAAGATCCCCGTGTTGAAACAAAGGACCATCTCCTACTTGCATGGTGTCGATGTGAATAGTCGTGTAGTAGATACTTGGAAATAACAACCGCAACACGACGTTACCGTTAGGGTCCACATACACCGTAGGTGAGAGATTCCCAAAACCGTTACTGCTGATCAACGCTTGTTGGACGGCGTAACAATAACCTACCAACGTTTCGTCAATGATCTTAGATGAACCAAAAGAATACCCCGTCATGTGAAACCAGAACATGTGACTGTCACGGTTAACATTCAACGGCGTCTTAAAGTGTACATAGACGTTGTCGTTGCTACCTAACGCCGGAGGTTCAGGAAAGTCGCCTGAACGATACCGTGCTGCGTGTTCAACGCCTGCAGTAAAACCTTGGAAGATAGCGCGACGAATGGCACCTTGGTATTCCGTAGCGCCGTCAATATTTCGGGTCTCTACGGCTTCCTGTAGCGCTTGTTCGTGACCATCTAACTGTTCTTTAAAGTCGTTAGATTTACCAACGATTGCATCCGTTAGGGCATCGACTGCCTGAACCAATGCCGCCTTTTCAGTTTCCAAACTCATGACCTTACTCCTTACTCATCGGCAACAGGAGTCGGGAACGGATAACGGGTTTTGATCTCCGCTACCTTATCACGCCAGATCTGTTCGGTTTCAGAGGTTTGGTCGTATTGCCATTCCAAGAACAAACGATCCGATTCAGCTGCGTAAGCCTGACGACGTTGCTGACGGACCGTGTCGATGACCTGCTCTTCCAATGCTTGTTGAACCACAGCCTCAGGGATACCCAACTCGAGCAAACGTTCAGCTTCAAATTGGGTGTAGGTCTTACCATCAAAGACCAAGCTTTTAATCATCATAACCTCAGTCCTTCAAATTGGTAATGGCGTGGGTAAGGTCAACATTGAGCAAATACGCCCACGTGAGACCATTCAGCCGAGTCATCTCGATACCATAAACAAAGAACGGCATCTTACCGTCCGAGTATTTGGCAATCAGATACGGCCATCCTGCCGTGGTGGCCAAGGTGGCGCGGTCGGTCAACCCGATGGTGACGTTGCGCATGTAGAGGTCTGCCAATCCGATACTACCACCGGTGTGCTGGTGCATCAATGCCCCATTATTCAAGGTCACTAAACAGTGCTCCAAGAACACTTTTCCAATCGACCCGAAGGTGCTGATCAGAGAACTGTGCCACACTTCAATACCAGCGCTGACTTGGGCGGCGGTATACTTGACGGTGCGAAGTTGACAACCGGTGATTCGCAATGCCCCTTTCCACCCCAGGACGAAAGCACCGGCTGCGACCACCCCTTCGTTGATGTTGGCAATAGATTCAATAGGGACATAGGTGTCAGCTTGGTAAAACTGATAACCTTGACCTTCGATCCACACCGTCTTGTTTTTCAAGTCGATCTTTTCAGTCAGTTGATGCGTAACGCCCGCACGCAGGTACAGTTGAGCCACACCACCCGAAGGAATCAATTTCACCGCCTCAGCGACGGTAGGGACCGCACGAGACCAATCTTTGCCGTCGTTACCCACTACTCCGACCGTAGGGTCGACGTAGATTGTTTGACTCATCCGAGCAAACAGTTGTGTCGGGATGTCAGCTTCAAAAACCTCTAGCTTTTGGTCATATCCATCTAAGCGGTTATCAACGCTGTCGATGAAGTGTTCAATTGCCTCCACCAGCTGGGGGGCTTCTATCTCAAAACTCATAACAGCCTCCTTTAATCCAGCACGTTGGTCATGGCGTTTTCCAAGGATTGTCCAAACAATTCTGCCACAGTGGCAACGTTATCCAATACCAACCGGTACGCATAGAGCTTAAACGGAATGGGGTGATTTCCGTGTGTACCCAACAACAACGCCCGGCGCCGGGTATCGGTCAGTTGAGCATCGGGGGTTCGATGCACATTCATTTCACGTATGAAAATGTCCATCACCCCAAAACTGCCCCCTGAGTGTTGGTACATCAACGGAGCGTTGTTTAACACCGTTTGAATGTGTTCCAGCACCACCACCCCATGGTTGCTATTGCTTTTAATGAAGGCGGTGTTGTAATCGGTATTGCTGTAATTCGTCACATCGGGACCGTAGCTGGCCGTAACTAACTTACAACCCCGAATGTACAAAAAACCGTTACGCCCAATCGAAATGGAAGTAGATTTGATATAGACACCACTCGGCTTAGCCACGGAGATCAAACTGGCGTATTCGCCTGAGTAATCCGGAACTCCGGCGTTACCGTTGATCTCAATAATCCGGTTACTGCAATCAATGGATTCCACAAAGTGTTGTGAACCTTTGATCAAGTTGACCTTACCATACGCCCCAGATGGGATGCGTTGACACGCTAGGTTAACATTGGCCAATGGGGTATCCCACGACAAGCCATCATTGTCATCGCTACCGTTGACCGAATCAACGAAAAGTTCAATCGATAGTCCTGCCGTCAAGACCTGAGGGTACTGGGTGATAAACGCCCCTAGTACTAGGTCTGTGGCTAAGACTCGGTCGACCATGCGGCTAACCGAGTCCTGTGCTGAGGCGGCTAGGGCGCTACGTTGTGTTTCGAGCCCCATACATCACCTCACTCAGACTGCGTTGATCTTATCAGCGCCTGCGTTGAAGGCAGCAGTGAGATCAGTCAACATGGTGTTGACATCAGCTTCAAGTTGAGTTACCGCTTCTGCTGTGGCGTAATGGGTAGGGAGTTGTCCACCCAACTTAGCCGAATCTACCGCTGTAGCAGTAGCATCCAACTTAGTGTCTAATGCATCAGACACTTCGTTCTGATTGGCTTTGGTCGCTACTGCTTGATTGGTCGAATCCAAAGCACTTTGGTCGGCTTTGTTCAGAAGGGTTTGGTCCACTCCATCCATCCGAGTGTTGACTTCACCCAATTTCAGATTCAGATGATCGGTCAACGTTTGGATTTGGCTGCGCACCCACGCACCGAATTCCCCGAAACCGAAGAAACGTTTCTCAGACATAATGAAGACTCCAGTTTGTGTATTAGGACAAAAAAAAAAACAAGAACCCGACTTGCAAGAGAGGCCAGTTTCCCAAGCGTAGCCTTAGTTCCTTTTCATATGATTCTGAAGAAAGACGGCATAAAGTCCGCCCCTTAATCGGGACGGACTTTGCGCATTTGTGTCAGAATTTGTTGGGTACAGCTCATCACACGAGTTGGGTACAAACGTAAGTCGTATGCCGAACCACAAGCAAGACGATCTTCAGTAATCAGGTCTTTATTGACATGGACAATTTCATCGTAGTTCTCACGAATCAAAACGGTCAAGTAGTCAAAGAACTCATCGCTGATAATGGTCTCATCCAAGTAGTAGTAGGCGTAACTACCCATCAGCCACCAGGATACTGCCAAGTTTTTAGAGCGTTGTAAAAGGCTCGTTACGTATGCATCCAAAACACCATTGACCACCATCAAAGGAGGGTATTGGTAATTAGGTTGATGTTGATAACTGGCTATGTAACCTGACGCTTTGGGGGTCAGGTTTACCACATCAGACTCCTTCGGTGCAAAGAGGTCTATTTGCATTGTTGCCTCCCTCACGCTGTCTGCTTTGATAAAAACATTCACACTAAACCCCCAAAGAAAAAAGCTGTGCAGTCTCTATTAAATATCGCACAACCGTTAAGTTTAACCGATCGGCGAACTAGGCGTTATAAAACCCGACCCCTGATAAAGGAGTCGGGTTAGAGTTAGTCTTTCTTCAATGCTGCCTTAACGTTCTCGTTGACGATTGTAGAGGACATGTGGCTCAGCACTGCCGCGTAATCCCACAACTTATCGAACGCATTCATGTACGCGAAGTGGTTGCAGGCTTTGGGATCATAGTTGCTGTGATCCAACACGTTAGATGATCCTACTACACTGAACGTGTCGGTCAGGTATAGGCGACACACCGTGGTACTGGGTCGTCCCGCAGGGCTTAACAAAACGTCGAACATCACCCGTTCGATCATCGCTTCAAGGTTGGCTACCTTGAGCCCACCGGGGTGGTTCAAGCGACGGTTTTCAAGCTCTTCGATTTCTCGCAGGGTCAGTGACTTGTACTCACCCTTGTTGTAGATCGTTGGGGCGGGGTGGGTATCGGGTGCACTGCACAACGTCTTAACGTATTGATCCGAAGCCTCCACCACCTCTAGGGGTACATCGAGATCAACGTACTCCGCATAGCCACGCCATGATTGGGTTTCTTCATTGAAGTCGCCCAAACGGCGCTCGATGACTTCACGATAGGGTTCATACATGGCAACCAGCGGTTTGAACTGAACCTTACTCAACACAGGACGACGAACAGCCGCACCTATGGATTCGGCCATACCGCGACTGACGTTATTCTCCCCCTCACCCTCAACGATGAGGTTGTATTGCCATGCCAAAAAAGCTTCAAGGGTGTATCCGGGAATGCTACTCATCGACTTACCTACTTCCGGGTGTATTCAAAGACGACTAAATGTCCAAAGGTTCCTTTTGTGATGTAAACCTTGGGGAAGGTTTCAAAAGGAACCTCTAGTAGTTTGGTGAGGGCGTCGACGCCTTGAACGTCAGTCCGCTCACCAGTATTTTTGTTAAACACTTTAAACTGTCGAGATTCTGGGTTCATCGCTCTTAACCATGTATTCGAACCATTTCAGAAGTTTATCAAATCCATCTTGATACTCTTCCGGGATGTGACCTCGGTACTTAGTCGAGTAGTCGGAGACGTAACCGCCTTCACGTGCTTCGGTTAAAACAAAGAGTTCTGGGTAGTTAAGATCTGGCAACAAGTGACGATCCTTAACACCCAGCTCTAACACCAGCGCATCCGGTACCTGCGTGTAGTACCAGAACCCATCCAAATGCATCGCACCGCCGTCGGCCCGAAACGCTTTGAGGTGAAAGACCCGTTGGTTATCCTCAAAGCTTAACGAAATCTTGTCAGGCAACTTGATGTCACGTAATGACAAATAGCGTTGACCTAAAGTGTCGATGTCCATTAGGACCTCCAGTTTAAAAGAGGGTGGGGTGTCCCACCCTTTATGTCGTCTTACACCGCCGCTGCTGGGTACTTGATCGCCGGTTGTGGGTGGTAATCCACCACTTGAATATCATCGATGGTGAAATCGAAGATGTCCTTGACTTCAGGATTCAGGACGATGCGAGGTGTGTAGGGACCTTCAGTTGGACGCGCCAGTTGTTGATTGGCGGTGGTTACCTGGTCTTCGTAAACGTGACAGTCACCACCCACCCAAACGAACTCATCGGTTTCCATGTTGGTGACATGAGCCAGCATTTGGATCAGAAGCGAGTACTGAACGATGTTAAAGGGGACTCCGATGGGTACATCAGCGCTCGTTATGTTCGGTGTCGCTCGCTAGGCGACACCCGTTTCCCCAACAACGAAGTAATTTTTGTACCGTGGATTCTTACTCTTCAAGCGAAAAGTCATCGTTCCCGGAGATACCCCCAAAGCCTTAGCAGCTTGACTTTGAGATGCATACACCACACCGTCGACCGAGATCTGTTTGGTGTTAATAGGTAAACGACCTTTCATTTTACTGGAGAGCAATACCTTAGTTTCTTCGTTGTGCTGTTTTCCGTAAAAGGAGTTTTTCTCCCCCACCCTAGCTTTTGCGGTCTCAGAGAGTATCCGACGATGCTCGGGGGTTATTACGCAACCCAGCGCATATTTGTTGCCTTTATTTATTGCCGATAGTTTTGACTTAACTTCTTCGGTATGTGTTTTACCGAACATAGGGTTGAGTTCTCCCGAACGACCCCATTTAGCCCGCTTATCCTCAACTGTCATCATTGACAAGTTGTGGTGGTTGGATTGTCGAATTTGTTCGATAATCGCCAACCTGTTAGGATTGAGTGTTAGGTTATCCCCACCCTTTGCGTGTCTGCCTACGTTATGACAATTGCCTGACGCTTGATAGTGGGTGATAAAATCCTGTTCGACTCGGTAGGCTTCTTCTCTTGTCTCGCAGACAACGGTGTGGATACGAATGTTGGAACCACCGGCAACGGTCTCTTGTAGAGGTTGGTTGTGGTGGGTCCCGGACATTAATTCCCTAAAGTGTCTGTCGATGCGCTTATCGAATTCTTGCGTGCTTCCGATATACGCTTTGTCATCATCGGTAATAATCAAGTAAACAATATACATACCAGTCATGACACCTCCTTATTTAGAAGTATCGTTGCTGGGGAAACAGCTGCATGTCACCATGCAGACCAGACTATATCATGATCTCCATCCTAGAGACCCCTCTCTTTTCGAAGTCACTTGACTCCTACTCTACTCATCACCCTTTCTCATCCTAGGGTGCTTTCGATAGTCGTTCGGCATTTAGGGCTAAGCCCATTTAGCACGGGATTGTCTCCTTGTGGAGAGTTTCCCCGTTTAGAGAGGTTTGCTACTGGGATCACTCCCAGAAGGCGCTAAATCAACGCTGATAAAGCAACCCAGACAAGCGATGAGTTGCAACCTTCTCCAATGGAATATCGCGCTCTTCAGCGATCATCTCGCGCTCAGTCAGACCCATCTTGTACGGCTTGAGATGCAGGAGAACGTGGCACGGCGGGAGTGCCATCTCTTCAATCTCCGCCACGTTCCATGCCGAGAGGATGATGCGACGGTCGTCGGGGTTATTCTTGAGCTTATCGACCAACATCTGGATTTGATCGTACTCCTTCTTCATGATGGCGTACGTCAGGCGGTCTTCGGGCTGATAGACTTCAGTCCAGAGCCGATACCCTTTGTCCCGGTAGTAATCGACCAGCGGACTGTCATTGTCCACCGTCTTGATCGATTCCCAGCGCCGCCATTGGTGCTGATAGATCTTCGGGAGTTCGCCAGCAACCAACTTTCCTTCAGCGTCGTATTCTTCCGTTCCTTTCTTAACCCAACTGTCCCAGATACTCACCCCGTGTTGCTTGAGGTAGCGGATGTTGGTGTCACCCGAAAGCATCCAGATCAGTTCGTGGAAGATGCCTTTGTGGAACACCTTCTTACTGTGTAGCAGCGGTACCTGACCATTGCTGATGTTAAAGCGCATCACGCGCCCAAACACGCTATGGGTGTCGATGCCGGTACGGTTCTCGCAATGGATGCCGTTATCCAGAATGTCTTCCATCAGGGCGTGGTACTGACCGGTTGGGCTATTGTCGCGGTGAGGCATGAGTCGTTCCTTATCAAGGAGGGTTAGCGTTTAGTTAACGAGTGATCGCTCACATTGGGAAGTTGCTACTTTCTCGAATGTCGTAGAGAAGGCGTGCTAAAGCTCTGGCGTTCTCCAAATTTAAAGTTTCAATTTCAAGTACTGGGCGGGGGATATACCGAAGCTTGATCGTACGAGGGTTAAGTTCATACCAACACCTAAAGTAATGTCCCCGTGGAGCATACTCGAGCAACAGTCTGCGACACTCGAGTGAGTCTCGAATGTCTGCAATGGATTTCTCGCCAAGGGAAGGCAATACTTTTCGAGGCAACACAACCTCAATGAACTGTGTTGCCATTTGGAAGTCAGAAGGCCTCGAAACAATGATACTCTCTACCGAATCGGTGGCCCGAAACAGAAAGATTTGGTCACTTGAAGAATCACCCATGGGTGAGTTTTCTTTACCGGACGTCACCCATTCAAAGTCTTCGTACAAACCCCCTTTAGCAAAAGGTGCGGCATCCTTCATACCGAATCGGTGTTCGATCCCATCGTACCCTTCATCCATGTATTGCAGAATCAAGTCCTCTCGGTCCAGGAATTCGAAATCGCAAGAGCAATAGATCTGCTTTAACTTGGTGCCGGGCTTGAGGGTGACCTCATAGGTGACGATGTCGACCAAGTGTGGGGAGGACCAATTCTTTTCACTATGTGAGAGATACAACCCTCTGGGCTCGAGGGTATCCATCGACAACCATTCAGGGTGTTGGCAATGGTGGTAATAGCGGATATCTTCTTCCATGACACTTTCTCGTTAAGGTTTTGTGATTCGGTGGGGTGCTACACAACCCCTTTCTTACCGAACTGTGCCTGCACCACGTTACCAGTGATCTTCTCAACGGGTTCGTCTGCGAGGTCAAAGGAACCTGAACCACAGGCAACAACATTACCGACATTAGTCATCAGTTCAGCCATGGCCTGAACTTCATCGGGACTCATGGGGATTTGGTAACGCACCCAACCACCATTGCGCACCTCGATAGCCATGACTTCATCCCAGGTGATGGTGTCATAGAACTGTTTGCCTTGCAGGCCGCATTCGAAGGTGACGCCATTGTAATCCATTTCAAAACGAATCACGGCACTGGCGGTAATGTTCAATACCACACACTGACTTTCAGCACACATAAATGGGAACAGAGCCGCACGGTTCTTCGCGGGTTGGAACACTACCAAATGGATTTTGTCTTCATGACCCAACTCACCATACATCAGGTTGAGCAGATCGTGACACCATTTGCCGTAGGCTTGATGCATGGTAGAGGACCAGATGTGGTTGATTTGCTTCAGTGCGACGAGTGTGTCTTCTTTCATGGCGGTTGCCTTTTAGTTTATAGTTGTACAGGGATCAGATCAGTCAGAGGAACAGCGTGACCTGCATCAGTTTGCGGGAGAGTAGTTTCGTTAACAAAAGGAACCGGGTTTACCGCCACGATTCTTCCCAGCAAGACATCTCGTTCGTAATTAAACCCAACGAGTCGATACGGACGGTTTTCGTAAAACACCAATTGCCCTGCAGCGGGTATCCAAGGACTTCTGTCGGACGACACACCATTTATTTGGTCTGCCATCAAGGCGATCATTTCAGAGTTCATGGAGCGTTTGTTCTGTCGCGCCCGCTCGGCGAGGTCATCACGCATGCCATCAGGAAAACGCACCACGAATTTGTCAGCTGAGCGACTGTTAGTCACCGGGTATTGTTTAAGTACAGAAGGGACGGGGTGGTTCATGAGAGCGGTATCCAGAGCGATGGAGGGAGTAAAGGTTATAGAAACAGATCGAGGTCGATCTCTTTGTTGTCGAAGCTGTGAAAGGCTTTGCCGATATTGGACAGTGCGGTCCCAGCTGCCGTTACTAGGTGTGTGACCACCTCTTCTACTTGTTGGGGTTTGATTACCAACGGAATGTAGTAAGCTTCAAAGGCTTTGTCGTTGACCTTGACCCCGACGTAGGAGATCGCTGCCCAGCTTGGTGCAAACTGCTTGAGTAACACCTGAACCGATTCTTCTTTCCACCACCAAGGATTGGTTTGCAGTTCTTTATCGGCGGTGATGATCACGCGGATATGGGGAATGATCTCAAGGTTGTGCGACTGCGCCTTTACCACGACCTCTGCATCTTTGAGGAAACTGAACGGCCCATTGTAACGGTACAACCCACCTTCGGTTTGTCTCCACAACCCTTCAGGCTCTTTACCTGCTCGACGCATTTCGCTGAGGGTGGTGTATCCCTCACTACCAGAGTAGTCTGTGGCAGTAGTTTCATCTACCTCAACTGAGAGCACGTCCTCATTAAACTCTGCGTTAACCAATTCGCGATCAGTTACCAAAGCTACGCGGACGTTACCACCTATGTCTTTAACGTGAGGTGACAACAAAGCGTTGAGGGAGAAATAGAGCTTGCGCATGGTGACTCTCCATATAACCAAAAAGAAAAGGCCGGTTCGCCGGCCTTAAAGGGTTACTTACAGTACTACCGATACACGACCATGGGCTTGTAGGCCTGCCCAGAAATGACTCAGTACCCGATCCTTATCCAAGTTACGTTGTTGTTCACTGGGGTAGACCATGCACTTGTGCAGTTGATCAAACCAGTCACTGATGGCCAGATCCAACCCTTCGGGACAACCCAACCACACCGATGGTTTTACCGGCAGTTTACTCAGGTCAATTGTTGGTAGAGCTTCACCGATTTGGCGGTCCACCACAGTGGTCAATACTACGATGGCACTTTCAGTCATAAAGCCTGTCAGGTGAAACACACGGACGTGTCCTTCAGGACAAGGTCCGAGTTCACCAAAGTAGTGATCCCAGATTTCAGGTTCTTGTTTGACAAACAGGACCTCACGGGCTTCAGTGGTCAGGAAGGTGCGGAACTGATCGTATTTTTGTTCTGACATAACTTCATCCTTACAAAGTTAGGTAGCTATTTCAGCAAGCGTAGGTTGGGCGGAAGCTTCTACCAGATCGGTTAGGCTAAAGACTTTCTCGATCGGTTGGACGGAATAACGAATAGCGTCATCATCTCGACGACCTGGGTAATCAACAATCACAAGTGAACAGACTTCTTTTTCAGAGGTACATTCACCAACAACCATACCCACCCAAGTAGGGGTAGCTACGAGATCACCGTATTTGTAACCTTCGATACAAGGCTCGCCCCACTGGTTACGCAGGTTCAGATGGTCTTGTTCAACGTAACGTTGGGTTTTGAACGTCCAGTTAAACAGACTGTTCTCAGGCTCACTGGTCAAGATCCAATGGCTGAGTAAAGGTCGCCCCATTGGGATAGGATTCAACACCGCATTCCACAGATGACCTTTGGTGTAGTCCCAATGGATGATCTGTTTAAACTTCAGGGTTGCAGCATCCAAAACATTGAAGTTGATGATATTGCCTTGGGAAAGACTGGCGCTGTTACAAGGACGAGAACCTGAATAAAGCGTCAGAAGGTCACCATCGGCATTGGTACCTACCACCCACTCAACCACTCGGTGTAACGACATCGCCTTGGCAGCGTAGGATGCCGCCAGACGTTCGTCCACACCTTGGGTGAGGGCTACATACCTGAAGTTACCAGCGTGCAACAGTGCGGCTTTGGGAACCTCTTCCACGGTGTAGGTAAAGGTACTGCGTTCGTGAGTGTAGGGGTTGAATATTGCGTAGGATTCTTCGCGTTTACTGCGATCGTAGTCCGCACTTGTAATCATGCGAATTTGCGAACTAAGGCCGAGTTGACGACCTCCTAGATCGTTGTGGCGAACGTAGGCACACCCATCAGCTTTAATCGCAGCTTTCACTTTGATAAACAACACGCTATTACGATGGGGTTTGTTAAGATTGTAGAGCGCATTAAATGCGCGTTGAATCAGGCTTGGGGTGCTCATGTTCATTCCTTGATGGCATAGCAGAGTGAGCCTTTCGACCCACTCTGATACGTTTACGGGTTACAGACGTTCAGCTTGGCATTCAGCCGAACAGGTATCTTCACCACCCTCTTCGTCTTCACCTTCACCCTGTACGCCTTCGACGCCACCCACAGCAACCAGCGCTTTGAGGGCCTCTTCCTGTTGGGCTTTGAACTCGGCGAGCTGGACAGCTGCCGCCACGCCGGCCTGAGTCAGGTCTTCGATGAAGCTGTCTTCGAAACCTTCGATCAACAGCTTCGACCAGTTTTCGAAGTTGTACTGATCCAGGGTTTGGCGCAGCTTGCTCAGTGCAATGAAGCCCAAGCCGACAGCCGAGGATTCGCCCATAACCGGCTCGAGACCGTAAGGGATCATCATCAGCATGGTCACGCCGAGATGACGCTGACCGACCGGGTCGCTGTTGTCGTTCAGGTAGCCGTAGATGCTCGGTTGAGCACGGATGTTTTCGTCGAGCAGGGCTTGGATGATCGGCTGACCGTTGAGGGTCAGTTCTTCACACAGCTCTTCCATCACGTTGTACATGATGGTCATGCCGAGGTTCAGGCTGCTGTGGGCATCGTAGAACTGAGCATGGCTGACGTTGATGTGACCGCCCAGACCGATGGAGTGACGGCCCAGCAGGCGTTCTTCGCCGCTACCTTTCACACGCTGGTAGACGAAGACCTCGAGTTCACCTTCGGGGTTCACGCGGAAGATCTGGACGTAGGGGAGCAGGTGACGATAGGCCGAGTTTTCTTCGACCGCCTCACGGCGCTTGATGGCCAGCCCTTCATTGAGAGCGGCTTCCAGTTGCTGGATGTTGGCGAAGTTCGGGGCCATGTCCGTGCCGGTAGCAAAGCCTTCTTTCGGGAACAGGTCATTGATCTGAGCGGTGGGATGAACGAGGATCAGTTCTTTCTTCGACATAGGTCGTTATTTCCTTGTGGGTTGGGTAGGGGTTTTTGCGTTAGCAACAATCCAGTTGTCCACGTCATCCAGTTTAAATAACACAACCGGCTCAGTTTCAACGGGGGTGAGTTCCTCCACACATCGCAGGATGGCTTGAACGTGATAGCCCTTACAGGCTAGTTTGGTGTACAGTTGCTTACATGCGATGGTCTTAATAGCGGCCATAGTCTGACTACTTCGAGGAGGTTAAGGTTAAAGGCTTTTGCTCACAGTATGGGACTTGCTAGTTTTTTATAACTGCAAGTTGTACTCTTCGACCAAAGCCTGAACGGTTTCGGGGGGTAAGAATTCGATATGGCTGCGGAACGGCCATTCTTTTACCAGAGACAAAAACCGTTGCGTGGTTTCCGGGTGAGACTCGCGGTAGTGAGGAAACACTTCAACTACACGCAAGGCCAGCGACGCAAGTCGGTCCACACCCAAATTTTGCAACAGGGTTGCATCCTTCGGGTGGTTTTCCATCGTGTTGATGGCTTTGTCGATAAAGGCTTTCCATTGGGTACCACGCATGGTTTACTTCCTTACAAATTCAAATTGGCGGGGTCTTGGTCGAGATAACCGATCCGCACATTGTAGACATGACCGTCTTCACGCTGACGCACGATCTCAACAGGCCAACCGTAGGTTTCTCGTTCAAAGAAGACCAAGTCAATGTTGTATTGTTCAGGGACGTGGAAGTCAGGGTGCTCCAACACCCCTTTGATGAACAACTCTTCCTCGAACTGGTAGGTGAGTACCACCATGGGTGCGTCTTGGTAACCGCACTTAGTCAGTGTGACTGTCGTCATCGTCAAGGTCCTCAAGGTCTTCCAAAGTTGCGGGACGGAAGTTTGGTGTAAACGCACGGCAGGTATGGCGCCCTGCACTGTCGACAATCCAGATGCTAGGGATAGTCGGGTACAACACACTGTTGTCATCGAAAGCAGCGTAATTCAGGGTGAAGTAGTCACAGAGTTCACCGCCGTCCAAGAAGTACGCACGAGGGCGAGCGTTCTTCACACAGATGTCTTCGACTTCCTTACGCATCACCGTGTATTCGGCAACGTCATAAAAAGACAAATCCCCGATGACTACATAGCGGACATCAGGGGACAGGTTTGGTGAGACGGTCACCGGGACACCATCTACCCCTTCGATAACCACAGTGCGCATGACTCGGGGTTGAGGGATTTGGAGGATGCGAGCATACTGAATCACATCCTCACTGTTGTCGTTGACAGGATGCCAAGCCAATACAAAGCCAGTCGCCCCATTGTTGATAAGGTCACCTACCTCGGCTAAAACTTCGGCGTCGAGTTCGCCGTTACCAAGGTAACTCCCACGGATTTGGGAGAAACGGCTTTCACCATTGATGCGGTCTTCGATCAGTTTAAACATCTCAGATTCCTTGAGGAATGTAGGTTAAGTTTGGGGTTTTACGTTTACGACGAAGTTGTTGTTGATTGTGCACCGCATTGATCAGGTGATCAGGGGCATCGAGTTCGATCTCCACCTGAATCAAACGGTAGTCTTTGAGTTGCCCTTGGTACATGACCAAGACCGACTCCTTTAATGGCTGAATCTTCCAAATGTGAGAGAAGTACTGAATGACCCTTAAGTACACCGAATAGCTCAACATCACCAACGAATTGAACTCGTGTTCTTCAAGGTCGTTAATACGATCCATCACCACGATGTCGTCATTGAAGTCCTCATCCCAAAGCGTACCGTCAAAGAGGTATTCAATCATCTCGGTATGGAATTTCTCATACTCCATATAACGGTAGCTGGCGCAGTAGTTCAGGGCACAATCAAGTAGGTAGGGTTCTAGTAGACGAAACAGATGATTAGATCCCAAATGGAGGTCCGATACATCAACAGTCACCAACATGATACAACACCCAGTAGCAGAGTCACTTTTATAATGTATGTCTCAAATGTGTTTAATTACCGACTGCGGGTTTCAGGTATGGTATGAGAGGGGACACGTACTCTCACTTTAAATGGGCAGTAGGAAACCAAAGGGGAAACAAACCATGAAATACGATATCCTGAAAAGCGGTATTGAAAACATTCTGGCTCTGGTCAACGCTGACAACGGACAAGCGTTCACTCTTGAGCAGATCTCGATCGGTGCACCTGCGGTATTCGTGGATGAGACGGGGGTCAATCCACGCAACACCCAGATCGTGGTCAGTGCTCAACCGGGCAGTGGTATGGTGGGTTCTCAGACTCATCGTTACACCCGTCTGGATCTGGCTGGTCTTCCGGTAGCTCCGATCGAAATTCAACTGGGTGAGACCACCACTCTGGCTGACGTCAAAGCCGACGTTGTTGGTCAGCTGCTGGTCTCTGACAGTGAAGTCGAATTCACCGTCGCCGAGATCCCTGCTTTCGAAGAAGGCGTAACCTCTCAGGTCCTGACTCTGCAGGCTATCGACGGTAGCTACGGCTATATCGGTTCCGTAGAGATCACCGTCCTGGCTTACGAGGCTCCGCCGGTTGAGCTGAGCAGCGTACTGCCGAACCAAGACCTGAATGGTTTTGAGTACTAAGTAGCAAACGGCATACAGGGAGGCGTGAGCCTCCCTGTAGGCTTTTATGCAGTCACAAGCCAGAACGGTTGATGACTTCATCAACCATCTTGTTCAAGTCGCGATGACCCGACATCAGGTAGTACCGACTAGGATCTGCGGCGATCTGATCCAAGAAGCCTTCACGCACCCGTTGGTGGTATTCCAACCCTTTGGCTTCCATCCGGTCCAGTACCCCACGTTCCCGCACCCCTTTGAAGGAGACTTCGGGATCAATATCGATCACTACGGTCAGGTCTGGACGAAAGTTATCGAGCGTAGTCTTGACCAACGCGTTGAACGTGTGACGAGAAAGCTCACCACCACGACACTGGAGTGCATAGGTCGAATCGATGAAACGGTCGCACAGAACGATGTGACCTTCACCCAAGCGAGGCTTAATGACTCGTTCAACGTGTTGACGACGGGCTGCAAAGAACAGTAGTGCTTCCGTCATGACGTCCACGCGTTCTTCACGGTGAGCCAGCACCAGCGCTCGAATCTCTTCGGCCAACGGCGTCCCACCAGGCTCACGTGTGTACGTGACTTTGTACCCCATTGCTTCCAGACGCTCCCCTACGGCCCGCCGCAGTGTGGTCTTACCACATCCTTCCCCGCCTTCAAACACAATGAACATCGTTACTCCTCTTCCTTATCCAGGAATAAATAAAGCGCCGTGTTGGATTTAAACCGCTGGCTCGTGCCACCTTTACCTTCCATCGAGATAAAGTGTTGATCTCCCACCAAAACACCATAACGAATGCGGACTTGGTTTTCATGCTCGTACATGAAACGTACAGGCATGCCAGGGTAAAGCAGGGTGTGATCAGAGTTCTCCCACGTGGCAGTTACATTGTTGCCCTTGCGAAAGACTGTTTTAGACAACTCGGCAAACAAGTTGCTGGTTGCTTTGGCCCCACGTGTGACGTGTGCCAATCCCTCCACTGCTTGATCAATCAACACCTCCGTAACGTTCTTGCCTCGAGAGGCTTTAGCTACGTTACCGACAGTGTGCACAAAACTGTCTAAGAGGCCTTTGGCGTCGTTGAACCGAATGCCAATCCCCTTGTCCAGCTTTGCTTTATCTGAAGTATCGGTAATGTCCGTGCGACCTGTGGACAAGACAATCAATTGATTCCCTTTAGTCAGCCACGTCCGTTCGATACTCGGCATCTTCTCTTCTGGTACGTTAATGACCGTGAGTCCACGAGGGCTTTGGTCAAAACGTTTGGTATTAAGTGCTGGCCATACATACCAGTCGCCTGCCAGTAAGTAAATACCCAACCCGGTGTTGTAAATCCCCCCACACTCTTCTTGAAGGAAATCGGCCAGCTCCACCAACGGCTTACCGTGAGGCACTACAATGTGGTCACGAGGCTCAAGGTTGTCTGGTGGTACCATATCCACACGTCCTTGAGTACCCACCACCTCACGGGGAATCTCTTGGGTCTTGACCGTCAGTAGTGTCAATAGAAGATCTGCTGCCGTACGTTTACGGAAACTCCCGCCTACTGAAACAGACCGCAACCACTCAACCGATCGATCGATCAACTGCAGACGGACGTTGGCAACGTTAGCTGAGTCAGCGACCTCAACGTTATCCAGAATGCCTGAACCCGAGGCGGCTGCAATGTCCTTGGTTTCGCAGAGGACGGCTTTGTACTCTCGGGTGATGATCGGTTCATCATCAGCTGTACTGTGATCCCCAATGACTTCACGAGTGAGCTGAACCGACAACCGCTCTTTATTGGGATAGATGTATTTGCTGTACGTCCCCACCCCAAAGACGATTGTGATATACGACTCATCGGCAAAGGTTTTAAGGTAGTCGCGAGCAATGTCATTAGACACCACCCGCAACGGTACCAATTCACGACCGTCCGGTAGGCGTACACTACAACTGTAGCGATATTGGGGAAGTGGCGTACGGCTGTCCGTCACCTCCCGCACAGCGTTGATTAAGGAACTATTCTCCAGCACTGTCCTTACCTCCGCGTTTATCGACCATGTCCGTAATGGCGTGCGCCAGCGCATTGTGGGTATAATCCACTTTTGGCATCTCGGCCTGCTCTTGGGACGCACGTCGACGAACACCACGACGACTGTTGAGTCGATCCAGAGCATTGAACAGCTTGGAATTGGTCGGTTGGGTTTCCATGTACATCCGAGCCATGGGAAAGAGCTGTTCGGCGAACTCTTCCAAGGTGGCCAGATCCTCTACCGGTGCATCGCGACGGTTGGGGTCTAACAACAGAGCATCGTGCCAGTCACTGATGTGGTCCCGAATCCATTCATAGATCTGTTTGGAATCATCGGGGTTGATCAGTGCAATCTGGGCACCCTGGCGGGCTTTATCCGCCATCTGCGCAACCGTCAGACGTGCAGGAACAGGAGCGTTCATGCGTCCGTTGTCCACAGCGTCATCCATCGAGGTGTGCAGGCCGAAATGTTCGGCAAACGATTGGTCGATCAGATACAGCTGTGGGATCATGCAATCGACGTAGTATTTGAAGATCTTTTCGGCGGGGGTGTGCCCAGGTTTTTCGATGATCATTTAGTAATCTGCCATGGCGTACTTGATGAGGATCAACACCAGTGGGATGTAGTAGAAGCGCTCAAGGTTGGGCCAAGTCTTAGCAGACTCTACCAATCGTAACAGATCGGCTTTATCCACAGGCTTGCCTTCCAAGGTATTGCGCGTCGCCAACTCCAACACGGATTGACCTTGTTCTTGGTAGTAGAATGCCCGACTGAGGACGTAGAAGTCGTCAATGGTCACCGGATGAATCAATACCGGCTCACTACCTGATCCCTTTTCAAAGCCTGCAAGGTCGGCGCTGGCTTGAAGGATCTTGTTCAGATCGTTGCTGCGACGAGAACCACCCACAATACGTTCAGGTATCAGTGGGTCTACGTATTCACACCCGTAGTTCAGTCCTTGGTAGTCAGTCCGATCACTGCGTGTCGAATCTACCACCTTAAGATTGGCTTTGTCGGTGGGGTAGACAATCGATTCAATACCGCTGTAATAGAACCCATTGAACTGGGGGTGTTCGTTGAAGCGTTCGCGTGGTGCCACCCCGGCTTGATAAAACGCCATGGTCAGCAGATCCACGTTGTTCTGCGCCAAACACTGCCACAGGTTAACTTCCTTGAAAGCCGGATCGCGTTCAACGTTCAATACCTTGATCCGATAGATCAGCGGGTGTTCACTCTGCTCAACGGTCGACAACACCCCACTGACCAAGAAGGGGTCGTACAGCTTCTCGGGTTGATCTGGCACTAGCAACGTCTGGTGTTCGATGTTGAAGAAGTCTCGGAAGTAATGCATCACCAAGTGTTTGTAACCTGCCTCGATTTTGGCCAGTTGTTCGAACTCGGTAGTGACCAGGGTGGCATTACGATTGGTTTGGAGGGTGTTTTTAACAAACACCTGTTCCACCACAACCTTGCTGTCGAGGTCACGTCGATGCAAGTCATCCATCTCAGAACGCATTTTGTACGAGATGGTGTACACCGCATCATGAAGACGAGATTTCTTCTCAGAAGCCGTAACGGTAAACAGACCTTCTTTACCGTCGCCAATGTCTGCAATGAATACGTCACCTACGTTAGGAATCACTCCTGCGTAGACGGTGGCTTCACCAGTCACTTCCCATGTACGGGTATTGGCATCTTGGCTTTGGGAAAGCTCTCCGGTAACCTTAAGTTCCAGAAGCTTTACCAAACGATATTGTTGATAGGCCGCCTCTTGGTTGACTTGAAGATCAGAGACCTCATCGTCTTTACCTAAGATTTGACTATAGTAGTTGACAATCCAGCTAGCCCCTTCCACGTACGCCAACAGCGACTTGTGAGGTTGGTACCGGGTATCGACCACGTTGCTTTGAATTTCAGGCGCAACGGCATGGCCCAGGTTTTTCTCTGGGGCGGGTGCTGGCGCTTTGGGATTAAGAATCGGCATGGAGATCTTCCTTCGGTCGGACGATGATGCTGTAACTACCCACAGTCCGCATCGCTGCTTGTCGACTGGTGCGATCAAGGAGTTGTTGAAGCGTCTTACGGGGCAGCAATTTATCGCCGAGCAGTTTAGTGTCTTTGGGGTCGATGGGCTTTTGAGGGTAAAGTACCTTGACCAAATCCAGCGCCACTTGACCATGTTGACGCAAACGTTCCAACGTCTGAGGACTCAGGATCTTAAGATCACAGATAGTCATCACCACGTGGTACATTTTACGAGGATCGAGGTCAACTGTGGTTCGCACATTCAGATCGGTGTCCACTGTCAAAACCGTCTCCTCCATCCGGGTGTCACCATGGAACAAATGGAGGTTGAAAACAGTCTGTGCAGGCAGATGTAGGTATCGACACTCGTCTGACAGAAACGCCAGAACCTGTGGTGTGAACTCGTGTGTGCCCAACTCCTTAAGACTGAACAATTCACGAGGGTCTTCAGGATTGACGCCCATCAACAAAGTCAGCACAGGGTACATGTTCTTAAACTGGGTAGTAGCAACCCAGTCATCGTACTCCGGAATGCGCACCCCTTTGAAAGGATAGAGTACATCGGTGTACAGACGTGTGAACTTGTCCAAGTGACGACGTTCATCGTTTGGTCGGCGGGCGACGTTGGCCAGTTCGTAGGTCAGTTTCTCTTGACGATACTTTTGATCCACCACCTGATTGTGGACAACAATCGGATACCGCATCGCACAGGCCACGGGCTTGTCGTACTGAAAACGGTATTCAAACCCGATCTCCCAAGGAGCCCCTTCACTCGCAGCACCGCCTTTGTCGGGCTGGGCCATAAAGTCAAACCAGCCGATGACCCCTACCTGACGTTCAGCCATGGACAACAGTGCACCGCGCCCCGCTTGGTTAGTAACCGAAACTACCCGAGGACTGAAGTGTGCTCGCAGGTACGATTTCAGATCTTCTCCATAACCGTGCTCGGCTTCTCTCATTCGCCACAGTTCGCGCAAGATGAGCAGTTCGGCCTTAGGGAGGGGGTAGTGGTAGTCGAACTCGTGTAAGAGTTCCTGTTGGCCTTCAGAGACCTTCAGACGCATGCGATCTCGCCACCGCAGGGCACTGGTGCGATCTGGTGCTCGGTAGCGGAAACTGATCGCCACTTCTGTCCGTACATAGACGGGTTTGATGTGAATACCCAGTACCGGGTCTGAGAAAATGAACTGTTCGTTCGGTTTACGGACTGCTGTGGTGAGGGTACGTTCTTCAATGTACTCCTCCTCCACTTCTACATAAACCCGCCCAGTGAAGCCGTACTTGTTTTCAGCAGTAGGGTCCATGGGACTGGCCGATTGGTATTGTGCTTCAGTGGCGCCGTAATAATCGATCCCGGTGTCTTTAGGCAACCCCATATAAGCTACCAGGTCTTTGATCATCTGAACGCACACTGGTCGAGTCACCGAGTTATACGTCTCGGGGATCTCAGAAACAATGTTGGGCATGGTTAACTCCTTGGGTTGTGTAGTGTCAACCACACGTTTAGTCTAAGCCATACCATACGCGGCATAGGAGGAGGGGCTAACCCCCCCTCCTTACTTATGCTTTCTCGAGACCTTCGACTTGTCGAACCAGTCGGTCCAGGGTCCTTTGTTTAAGGGCATCCAAAGCTTTGCCCACGTGTAGCAGTGCTTCTGCATTATAGTTGTTGGAGTATGGTCCTGACTGGAAACCAGACAAACGGTGTTCACAGATTGCCAACAGTGCTTCTATGGTTATGCCGTTCTGACCACATTCGGGTACGGTACCGTGTTGGAATATCACCGGCAACCTACTGAAACTGGAAACATAGCCTTCAGCGTTACTATTACTGGGATTGGATTTAGTATCAAAACCAGTGATGGTGTAGTGATGGTTAGCATTACCTGGTCCTGGTTGATCTACGACTTCAACTACTAGGGACTCTTTATGGTCACCAAAGATAACCAGATGGCGGTGAAGGGTTTTATTACTCATATCGACTACTTCCATTAGTGGTGGGTTGTCTATAGTATCACTAAACAATGTAAAAAAAAAAGAGGCCCGAAGGCCCCTCTTTCACTTTATGCCGTTAGGCCAGGTGACGCTTGTGCAACCCGTAAGGAACCAGGTGGCTCTTCAACAACCGACCCACACTGTTTGCCACAATAGTGGATTTGTCATTCAGGGTTTCAGTCAAGCGCTCTTTGCGAGCTTTGGTTTTACCAACGATGCTCTCCAACTGGACCAGAAGCTCTTGCTCTTGGTTGTTGAGTTGGCCGCCGTTTTTCAGAATGTCGATCAGCTTTTCAGCGCGATCAGTATCAGCAGCACCTACCAAGAGGTCGTAGTGGTTTTCTGCTTGAACTGGTTGGGTTTGTTTAACGGGAAGTGCTTCGATCTTTTTCACGGTGTTCTCCAAATCTGTTGGCTGAGCTGTAACGGTTTCGGTTGGGATTGGGACCTGTTGCTCACGAACCGGAGTCATCCCGGCGGCGATCATAGCCTGAACCAAACTGTCTTCATCAGACACCATGTCAGGATCAACCTGCTTGATGGCCTGATCGAAGTTGGACATAGTGGCAGCCAGAGCACTGCTGATCAGTTCTTCACCAGAGACGTTACCGCCTTTGGCGTCGTACTGACGGATCATGTTGTTGAAGCTGGCCATGACGATCGCCTTTTCCATCATGCTGCAATGGAAGAACAGTGGATTGATCAGACCCATCTTCTCGCAGTAGATGGCGAATGCGTCCTTGACCGGAAGGTCGTGACCCGGCTCGAATTTCACAGCCCCCTTCAAGCGTTCACTGGTGAAAGTGATTTCGCCTTTATCGTCCACTGTGATGTTGACCGGGTAGTTGTAATCGCTTATCAGGAAGATACGCTCTTCCTTGTCAGTGGCCATGCCGGCGTAGAGTTCGTCAGCGAGGCGACCGCCTTTGTCCATCAGTTGAACGACGGCTTTGATCACATTGATGTTGTTAACTTTCATGGTGAATCTCCTGAGATTACGGGGATAGTGGATACGTTATTGTATCCTATTCACCTGAGTAATATAGACTTGAGATTTTTTTATTTCGTCTTTGGGTATAGGCGGCATAAAAGCCCATCCCGAAGGATGGGCTTTTACAGACACCAGGTTTCAGAGAGAATTACTTCTTCTCTTTAGCCGGGCCAGCCTTGTGAGCTGCAACGCCGCGATCAACCAGAGCCAGAGCCGCGCGAACGACGTTGAACTCGTGGGAGTAGATCGCGTTGACGCCACGACCGAGGTCGAGGTTGGCCTTACGCATGATCATGGAGGCACCGGCTTGCTTGGCGCTTTCCTTGATCTTCTTGGTCCAGCCTTCGACCTTCTTCTCGCTTTCCTTCATCGCTTTTTCGCGAGCTTCGGTCAGCTTCTCGAGGGACTTCTTCTTCTCTTCCAGCTGAGCGATCATCTTGTCGCAAGCGCCAAGAATCTTCTGCATTTCAGCCTTCGAAGGAGCAGCTACTTCGGTACCCGAATCGTCCAGGGCCTTGAACGCGTAGCCTTTGACCAGCTTCGGAGCCTTCAGGTTGCCGTCGGTGCCTTTTTCAACGCTGGAAGATTCTTCCATGCGCATTACGGCGTCGCCGGACATCGGAGAAGTTACGCTGACGGTCTTCTGAGCAACGTCGGTGAACTGCTTGCTGGCGTCCAGCAATTCGTTTTCCAGAGCGGCCTTGGCGAAATCGTTGGTCTCGGCACGCTCAAGCAGACGCGGTACGCGGACGGCGTAGAACTCAGCAGCGGACTTGGAGAGGTTCTCCATGTGCTCGCCGGCGATTTTGTGAGTGGCTTCCAGACCGGCGATCACGGAACTGATGTCAGCTTTGCCCTTGTAACGCAGGGTGTTGGCGTTCGGGACCTTGATCTTGTCGCCTTTCTCTTCGGTCAGATCGCTGACGGCCTTCTTCAGAGCGTCGGAGCGAGTCTTCAGCTTGGAGACGCCACCGAAGATCTTGGCGAAGAAGTTCTTGATAGCCTGGATTGCCTTGGAGACGGCGTTCTTGATGGCCAGCCAGATTTTCTTCAGAGTTTCGCCGATGCCTTCCATGGAGATGGTGGTGGCAGCAGCTTGACCGGAGGCACCGCCGAAGGATTCCATCGACGGGGTAACGTCGGAGGCTTCGAGGCCCAGACGACCAACGTGAGCTTGAACAGCGTGCTGCATGAACAGGGCTGCTTGCGGGTTCAGGCCGCCGTCTTGCATGGCGCTTTCCATGGAGATCAGGATGCTTTCCAGACCTTCAGAGATTTCGCCCAGCTCTTCGACGTTGTCGCCTTGCTCTTCGACTTCGCCTTCAGCTTCGGCAGCGTCAGCGATTTCGATTTCGAGGGTATCGTCGGCAGAAACGACCAGCTCGGTTTCGTTGGTGGCTTCATCTTCCATGGAGATGAACAGTTGCTTCAGACTCATGAGTAAAACTCCGTAACGTTAAGGATAGTCATGCGACTAGGTTTTGCGCACTTGTGCATACAATACACTGATTGTGCGAAAAATGTTTAAGCGAAAAGCTGGTTGAGCTTTTTGATCCGATTGGCTGTCGATTCCGTGGTGTCGGGCTCAAAAGAAGAACCAAACATCAACCAGATCGTCATAACCATATCTTCAAAACCATTCGGGTGGGAACACCAGAGGGCAACGACCTCGGCTCCTGGGCGACCCATGAATGGCTTAAAGACATCACCCAGCTGGCCACTACTAGCGCGCTGCTTGTGCTCAGAACGGGGTTCGGCCCATTCAGCCAGCAAAGGCTTCCAGTTGTGAATGGAGACCTTGCGGCATCCAGTCTGGATGAACTTCAGCGTATCCAGCAGAAACTCATAGTTATAACCGTAGAGGAACGGGTTATTTTTCTGAGTGTGGAGAAACTGGGAGAAATTACCAAAGAACTCCATAGCTATTGGGAAAACTTCCCGATAGAAGGAAAAGCCTTGGGTGTTGGCACGGCCGGTGAGGGTGAGGTCCATCACGCGATCTACGTCACGGCTGCCGGGTGTGGTGACAACACCACCTGCACCATTAGCCACGAGAAAGCCACGTGGGTAAAGAGCGCCCGACAACTTAATTGTCATAGTAGTCGCTCTCCATGTCCATCACCTTCTTGTTCAGCTTTTGCAGACGCCCTTCGGTGTAGGCGATTTCCTGCTGGAGCCGAGCATCCGGTTCACGTTCTTCTTTGAGAGCGAGCAGTCGGTATTCGAGTGCACGTTTCTCTTCCAACGCCGCCTTGTAGCGATTGACTTGCCACTCAGCCACAGCCATGCGGACGTAGTAGATCGGGTTCAGACGAACCGGGATCAGACCAAAGCCGAGCGGGTCGGTCTTGGTCGCACCCAGGGTTTGTTCAACCATGGGGACTTCGTCAGCAGTGACGGTCATGTCCGGGATCGCAGCAAAGCTCGATTCCAGCTGACGCGATGGGATGTAAAGGATGCGGCAAGCTTGAGCGAAGTTGTCGCGGTTATCCCACACCCAGCGCTCTTCGGCTTTGGACATAGCCTTCGGCAACGTGAAGCCGGTTTTGCCTTCAGCCTGTTCTTCACTCAGCGTCCAGAGGAGCAGACGGCGAGCGTAACGCGAAGCAAAGGAAGCCACCTCGAGGTACTGAATCAGGTTGGCACGCGTGAAGCTGATGGCGCTGGAGCCTACGTCTTGTGCGAAAGCCTTGTTCACCATCTTCTCGATAGTGTCCAGACGCTCACCCAGACCTTCCAGTACGGTAGATACCGCGTAGAGGTAGTTAGCGTTAGCCAACTTGGGGGAGATCTTTTTGGCGAACTCACGATCGTAGTTCTGGCACTGCTTGGCATGGAGCTTACTGCGACCGTAATGCTCTTTAACCGAGAGATACGGAGGCAGGGTGATCTCGTCGACCTCTGCGCGCAGAACCGAGAGTTCCTCGGTCAAACGGCTGCGCTCAAACGTCGGGAGCATCAGAGAAAGGAACTTTTGGATCTTCATGGTTGACTCCGGTCAAATCGTGGGGTTGGCGCCCATCTGGTAGGCCTTCATGATCTCGGCCACATCAGGACCTTTCTTACCGTTGGAGATTTTCAGCTCCTTAAACGACAGTTCGGTAGGAATGGCGATACCACGATGGAAGAACGTGACCATCTCATAATCCGGGTCCACCACACAGAGGATCATACAGTAGGTTTCACGGAAGATTTTGTCGCGAGTCCTAACGTCTCTCAGACGACCACCGATACGTCGTTGTAGTTCAGTAGCGGTAGGTGCACTGATCACGATCAGGTTCGAGGCAGTGGCCACCGACGGCTGACCCGAGAAGATTGCCGAAATGCTGTTGCCACGGCGACGCTTGCGGATCTCCTCGTACAGACCCGAGTTGTCTTTGACCAGGGTCTTCTTGTGAGCATCGATCAGGTCTTGACACATCACGAGGTCACGAATGAACTCGAGTTGGCCTGCACGCCACGCATGGAAGCGCTCTTTGACACTGATTTTCTTGCTGCCGACCGATAAGATATGAACCAGTTCACTGGAACCAATGCCGGTGCAAATCAGGCGGACGTTGATCGGGAAGGTGGCTCTTTGGCCATCGGACTCGATGTGGACTTCGAGCATCTTACCGACCGACAGGTTGGTGAGGTCTTGGAGCGAGGCAACTGTATCGCGACCAAGACCCATGGTTTCTTCACCACCAGGTACTTCTTCACCGGCACCAGCACTTCGCACCATGTCTCGCACCGAAGCCGCTTCCATGGAAATGCCGAGCTTTTCCAGCCCAGTAGGCTTGCCCGGAACCGGGAGACGGAAGCTGTAGGAACGGGCGTCTTCCAGGACGAGGGACACACCGTCACTGATGCCGTTGGCTACGTTGTCTTTGACGCTGCGTTGAGGGTTCAGCTTGTCGAGCAGTTTGACGACATCTACCCGACCCACGTTCACCGACAGGGCCACAGCCTGCAGGTAATAACCACTGAACAGTGACGTCAGCGATTGCATGATATCTGGGGCGACATCCAGTTTGGTAACCCGAGCATCCATCAGCACCAGCGGTTCAACGCGGGTGGGCTTGGTGTACTCGATCAGCGAATCGGAGGTGCTGTTACGCATAACCTCCGTCAGTTTACCGGCCAGCGCAAGACCGGTGACGACGTCATTCATCATAGTTGAAAATCCTTCGAAGGTGTTTCATGAGCAAAACGATTAAGGATGTCTTAGGACAGATCTCACGGTCGGTTGGTCGAGGCGATATCTCCCAAGCGGCGTTGAACACGCTTTATGGGATTAACCACCGTGGGTATGGTAACCCTGTTCCGAACAACAAAGACAATGTAGGCCTGACCTTTTTTACGCGGCCTAATCTCAACCTAACATACGATAACATCTCGCCGATCCGTGTCCTGACCCCACTACTCGATGGTAATGGTGGTGGTGTGAATACGTTACAGCGAGCCATTCGCATGATACTAGACCCTTACCTTGGGAGTCCGGCTAAGTTCGATGACCCCACCCTAGGTGGCAGTGGTGTCCCGTTGGCATGTCCGCTGATTGATCAGGACAGCGCTTTCATACCGCTACTTAGCAACAATCTGATCTCCCTCAGTGGTTGGCCAGATGTAGGTGTCGAGACTTTCACCTCTACACCGGGTCTATTCCAAGAAGCTTGGAGTATAGTTGATGGCCACTCGCGTTTCTTTGAGACGTATGAACTCAACGCGACCTTCAAGAATATTGAAGGCGACCCTATATCATTGCTGTTTTTCGTATGGCTCCACTATATGTCCTCGGTTTACCAAGGCGTAATGGTTCCATACCCTGAGAACATTGTGGAGCGTCGCGTTGATTACCAGACTCGGATTTACCGTTTGATTCTGGATTACAAACGACAGTACGTTCAAAAGATTGCGTGTTGTGGCGCTGCGTTTCCGTTGAACAGCCCATTGGGTAATGCCTTTAACTTCACTAACGAAGGGGTGTACATCGGTGACAACGATCAGCTCAACATTCGATTCAAAGCCATGGGGGCTGATTACAACGACCCCATTATCATCTCCGAGTTCAATGCGGTGGTGGCCATCTTCAACGGGAAGATGAAAGGCAAAGCGAGTGATCGTGAACGGTACTATCGCAAAGTCTCTACCGATGAGTTGGATTATTTCAACTACCGGGGCTATCCCTACATCGACCAAGAAACCCACGAGTTGGAGTGGTGGGTGCCGAAAGAGTTGTACACCGAATATGAAAACCGATTCAGTTTTGGTGTTGAATCATTGAACTCAGACAAATACTCTGAGATCGACCCCTTAAAGATGTAACGATTTGGAGTTACCGTTATGACCCGTAAGCACCGTTCCCTGAACCTCACCGGGCTGAAACTCGATTATGCGCTTGCCATGGCGTTGGATTGGACCGAACCGATGTATGGTGTTGGAAAGATTCGTTATCACGAAGATGATAACTACATGACGATGGACGAACCCGATCCGGATGAGGACGAGTGCACCGAACCCCATCACTTCAACCATTATGTTCAGTGGGCGCCACAGCGCCTTAAGTCCATCATCCTCCAACTGATGATTGAGCATCGGGTGGGTGTGAAATGGGAGTGTGGTTCTGCGCGGGTCAGTAAAAGCGGGTTTGCCCACACCGGGGAAAATTTAGGAACTGCGGTAGCTCAATTGTTGGTGGCGTGTAAGTTTGGTCTATACGTCGAGTTGCCTGAACACATTAATTGATTAAGGGGGCTACAATGCCACTGTCCATTGAAGAGATGAAGGCCCAGATCGACTTGGTTCGATTCAATCCTTCAGCCATCTGCCAAGTGGCACTGGATGTGTTGGAAGAAGTCAATACAGGTACTCGCCTGATTGTTGATCCCTCCAACCCGTTCATGTTCCTCTTGGAAGCCAGTGCGGTCAACGCATCAGCTGCGATGTCTTGCTTTGCCGATTACAGCCGTAAACAATACGGAGTGATGGCACAAGATGAAGACGAAATCTACATGCACATGTCGGACAAGGATTTCTTGGGTCGCTTTGGTAATCCGTCGTCCACTACCATGGTGATGCTGCTGAGCCTTGAAGAAGTAAAAGCCAAGGCTATTCAGACCGAATTGACCAACACCCGGAAGTTGGTGATTCCTCGCCACACCACGTTCACGGTCGCCGGTTACAGCTTCATGATGCAATACCCGATCGAGCTACGGGTGATGAGCCACGGTGGCTTGAACGTGTTGCACGATGTCAGCCGCAAGTCACCGTTCATGAGTCTGGAAACAAATGTGGTGGAACATGAGATCGTCAACATCGACGGCACTGTGTTCATTTGCATTCAGATCCCGGTGTTGCAACTGAGTTCTGATATCTACTACCCCAAAGTGTCCATGGGTACTTTGACGGAAGCCACGTATACCTTCTCCGGCCAGTTCCATTTTGCTCGGGTTTACCGGTCGTTGGAGAACGGTGAGTGGGAGGAGATGCAAACCACCCACAGTGCCCAGGTCTTTGATGTCAACACCCCCACGGCCGTTCTGAAGGTGTACGAGCAATCGGTTCGTGTGAGCATCCCTCTTGTGTACCAAGCCAACGGGATGGTCACTCGTGAGCTGCGGGTTGAGATCTACAGCACCAATGGCGAGATCAACCTGATCCTCAACAACTACCCACCGAATGCCTACAACGCGATGTGGTTGGACTACGACAATGACGACGATGGTCGTTACGTGGCGCCGCTGAAGACTTTCAACGCCATCTCGGTGTATTCGGAAGCGACAGTAGCGGGCGGTACCAACAGCATGTCCTTTGATCAAGTGCGGGAACGTCTGATCAGTACGGCTTTGCGTGAACAACAACTGCCAATCACCAGTGTTCAGTTGGGCGCGACCTTGGAGAACGCCGGTTTCAGCGCCGTGGTCAATACTGACTACGTCACTCAACGCCAGATCTTGGCTACACGTACACTCCCCACCCCTGAGGACCTCAGTGTCTATACAGGAATGGCTTCCACTATGGGGATGCTTCAGTGTACGGCCGATGAGATTCGTAATCTCCACGGTGTGTATGACAACAACAAACGGCTGACCCTGACACCTAAGGTGTTGTACCGTAACACCGATTCGTTGTTGACCATCATGCCGGAAGCGACCATCCAAGGACTCGAAGCGCTGCGTGTTACTGATCTGTTCACCCAAGAAGTCAGTGGAAAGAACTACCTCTGGTCGCCGTTCTACTACGTCTGGGGTTTGGTCGGTGATTACTTTGATGTACGGGCTTATCACTTGGATAGTCCAGACATCACCTCCAAAGCGTTTGTGGAGGAGAATCCGACGCTTGGGTTGGTGGTTGCAACCGACTCGTACGCCATTGAAAAAGTGGCTGCGGGCTACCGTGTGGTGGTGACAACTCGTTCAGGTCCTGTTTATAAAGAGCTGGATCTGGAACAGCGTCACGTGGTCTTGAGTTTTGAGGCACCGAATGAAAACGGTCGAGCATCGTTGGCCGGGTCGCTGTTGTACGTAAACGAGGAAACCGGTGAAGCTGCGTATGAGTTCTTGGTGGAAACGCAGTACGATCTGGATGAAGAGCATCGCCTGATCGTAACGAACTTCACTATCTTCGGACAAGTCCAACCTTGCGGTATTCGTCTCAAGGACAAGTTCACGCTGGTCTATGGGGTGAGTAACTATCAGACGCAAGACATGCAGTTCACTGACATGGATAAGTTGACGGACACCACCTTGGTACCGGCCAGTCACTACGCGATTATCCAAGAAGAACTCAATTTTGTTTTGGGTTATTCGCTGGACCGTTTGTGGACCAATGGTCGTAGTGTGGTAGGTAGTGAAGGCTATCTGACATACGAGACGGATGTACCGGCCTTGTACGAAGCCACGCAATACCGCCGCGATCCTGTCACCGGCAGTTACGTCATTCGCATGGTAGATGGTCAACCGGATTTCGAGATCCTCCACAATATCGGAGACCCGGTGTTGGTCAATGGCGAGCCTCAGTACGCACACCGTAAAGGTGATTTGGTGTTGGACAGCAATGGGCAACCCATTGTAGCCAGTCCGCGTAAAGTGGTACGTCAGGTGGATCTGTTCCTGGTGGATGGTCTTTACTACTTTGCCGACGATGAAACCACGTTGACCTATACCCGCTCCATTCCGAATACGGTGGTTGGGTGGTTGGAAAACGATATCACCATGGCATCGAAGAAGATGCTGGAACTGACCGACCTGTACTTCTATCCACAACGAACCACAGGTTATGTGGATGCGCTGGTCTTGGAAGGCTTTGAGATTCGCTTGGAGGTTGAGCAGGCGCTTCACATTGAGCTGTACATGACCAAGAGTGGGTATGAAGATCTTCCGTTGCGAGCCTCTATCGAAACCAGTATCTTGGAGATTCTGGCCGATGAGTTCAAACGGGATACGGTTCGTTGCATCGACATCGAAAACCGAATCATTGCGTCTGCTAAGGACCAAGTGATTACGGCGATGGTGTCGGGGTTGGGTGGCTCCAGTAACTACCGAGTGGTAACGCTGGTCGATCAGTCTGCACGCTTTGGCATTCGCAAAAAGCTACAGGCCTTGGCCGACGGTACTTACTCAGTGGTGGACGATGTCACCATCAGCTTCCTGCGACACACCAACGCATAAAAGGCGGCATACAGGGCGGGTCACCCCGCCCTGTACTTTTATGCCGTCAACTCAGTTTGATCTTAGAAGCTTGGTGCAATGCTTCTTTGACTTCTTGGTTGTCGCTTTGTACCGCTACAGCTGCTACTCGGCGCAGTTTGGCTGCTGAGTACTTTTCCACATTCAACCAGAAAGTACGCGACACACTGGCCGCTGCCGAGATCATGCGTGTATAGCCCATGAGCTGTTGGACGCCTGCGCGAATGGAGTAAGACACCTTGTTGATCTGATTGCGCAGTTCAGGATCGATGTCTTTCTTCTTAGCCATCTGGGCTTCGAGTTTCTCCATCTTCTCTTCGAGCTGTGTGGTTTGGGGAAAGCCCTTACCGAACACCTTAGAGTCGCTACCCGTGTACTTCTTGTGCTTGTGGAAGAAGTCTTCCAAGTCACCTTTGAACGGGATCTGGATCTTGTTTGTCTCAGCCAACTTCTGAGCTATCTCAGCCACCGCAGAACCTGCTTTATCAGCCGAAGTGGGGTGGATCTTTTTGAGTTTGTCAGGGAGCGTCATGTCAGACGGATCGATCAGTAGACTGGCATCCACCTCTCGCGTATCGCCGTCAATGAGTGCTTCCATCAGCTTAACGGATTTCTCCACCTTCTCAAACAAGGACTTGGCAACACCATGAGCATCGGCCAACGCATGAGCGATCACCCCATTGGACAGAATGTCTGCAGCAAACGGACTGTATGATTGACCGATGGCTTTGCTGTAGAAATCCTGAAGTTCTTTGGTTTGGTCGGCCAGTTCTTTCTTGGCTTCAGGCCCCAATTTACTTTCCAATTGGTCAGCCACCTTAAGGCAGCGTTCAATCGAATCCACGTAGCCACTGATGACTTTGATGGTGAAGCCGATTTTCTCACGACTCTTTTTGATGTACTGAAACACCTTGATGGCCAGTACCGCGACAGCTGCAACCGCACCAGCGATCAGTAACGCAGACTTAACATCAATTGCCTCCAGGGTCACCTTAAGGTTAGTCTGGGTGGGAGTTTGACTGTAGTAAGCGTAGTTGGTCTCTTCCGGCAACAGGTGAGAAGCTTTCTCGGCCATCGCACGTGATACACCGCCAGCTTCCTGAACCCCGTTCAAAAAGCCATCGATGTCCAAGGTGATGGCTTCAAGGGCGGCGAGCTGTTCTTCTTCAGTCCCGAGATCTGGAATTTCCAGTTCTTCATTCATGCCCGATTACTCCGCTGCGACGATGAAATGTGCACCGTCAAGCAAAGCCGGACAGGCCTTGAGGAACTCCACCGTCTTGTTGTCGACTTCGCTGATACCACCACAGATGGCGAGGCTCAGAAGCTTCTGACCCAGCGGGTGAGTCGGTTCATGAACCAGCAGGTAGCGGGTGTACCAGACCCGGAAGATCAGGTCTTCTGCCGTGTCGATGTCCAGCGGCAGCGCTTCGTTCAGTTCGTTGAGCTTGTCGTACACAGCCGTCTTAACGGAGGTGCGGTAGTAGCTGCGAGCGTTATCGACACGAGCCGACGGCAGAACCAGATCACGACCGACTACGCTGGCGGCGAGAATGGCAGTAGCACGCGGACGATCATACAGACCGACGTTGCAGCTGTTCAGGTGGTTGGTGATTTCTTGGGTGAGTTGGCGCAGGTTATCCATGGGGAGTCTCGCTTTAAGAAAGTTGTTTGAGGCGCTCGTGGGCTAGGAACAGGTCGTTATTGACCAGTTTCTCCAACTCCACTTGGAACTTGAGCTGTTGGTACTGTTGACGACCCGATGGCAGAACCGAGGTGTAGAACATCTCGATCAATCCACGTTTGTCATCCACTTGTTTGAGCAGTTGATCCACCGCTTTGATGTCCAGCAGTGTTTCAGCCTTACGCTCAGCCGACATCTTTTCCGATTTGATGGCCGTCATCATCTCGTTACGGATGCGGCGCAGACGCGCCTCAGGCGGATCGTAGGTTTTCTCAGCCGGGTTGATGAACAGGATCAGGAGGAACAGACCGAAGGTCAACGCCGAGAAGAAAAAGAACAGTGCCACGTTGAACACTGTAGCAATCACATGCCCTGCGGTGGTGCGATACGAACTACCGCCACCATAGGAGCGCATGATCTTGTCCAAACCGGTTGCCAGAGCCCGTCCTGCGCCCATACGGACAGCAAACTGGTCAGCCAAGGCCTCGGTAGCGGTGAGGTCATAAATCGGCGTGCCGAGCGAGCTGCGCGTATTCAGGATCTTCTTGCGGACGAACACTGTCTGGAAGACTTCTTTGTCCGTACATTCCACCAACGACTCAACGTCATCGATTTCCACATCCAGTGCTTTACAGGTTTCGTGGACCAGGCGCACTTTGCGAACCTTGTCGTCGGCCTTGAAGAACTGTTGGGTAGCGGCGTGCAGTACGATGTTCGTGGTCAGCACGTGACCCAGGAACTCGTAGTAGGTGAAGAGGTGACCCAGTTCGTGCAACATCACCGCTGCGATTTCTTCGCAACTTACGAGCTTGCTTTCAAACATCCCACGCAGAACAACAGCTTTGTGTTGTACTTGGGAGAATGCGCCGCCTAAGCGACCATGAGCCAGGTCAACCCAACCGACCACCTGATCCAGCTTCTTATTCTTGATCAGGCCATCGAAGTCGTCTGTGCCCAAGTACGGCTTGAAGTAGTTGTACACCAGCGGATTGTTTTTATCCACAGTTGGGATGTGAACGTAGGCATTGAGATCCGATGAGTCTTCAACTTCGAAGCTCACCTTTACTCCGGTGCGATTGAAGATGATTGCAGGGATGTCAATGGCTTTGAGGGCCTTGCCTTTGTAGGCCTTCTCTTCGCGGATGCGTTGGAAAGCCAGTGTCAGCTCTTTAAAGAGCAGATCGGATTGGACCTGGATGGCCTCCAGTCCGAGATTGAGTTTTCGTGGGGTAAGCATGTCAGCTCCGAAACCAGAAGAGGGCCTAAAGAAAAGATCACTCATACTGATAACGGAGAGGGGGCATAAGAACCCAACCCCAGCCCCTAAGGGCCGGAGTGGGCAGGAGGAAACGGGAAAGCCATCCGACAACCAATCCCCTGAGAGCCATAGGCTGGGGGAGACCGTAGGTGCCAAGGGATTGCTGGATCAACTTCCCCAGAGCGATGTTGGGCCAAACACCTCTCATACTAAGGTTAGAAAAGTAGTTAATTACTGGCCCTGTTAAAAAACACCACCTGTCCTGATAATATGTCTTAAGGGCCTGATTGGAGTACCAACGATGTCGCTGCCCGTACCTAGCGAGAATATTAAAGGCATTGAATGTAAACACGCGGTTTACACACTGCCGAATGACGATGGTGATGGGGATGCCCTGATCGTCAAAGAAGTCATTCACACCAAAGACGGTCAATTGATCCCGAACCTCAAGATCATCGAAAACTACAAGCGCGATTTTTTCTATGCGCGCGAAGGTCAACGTAACTATACAGAAAAGAAGACTCAAGAAAAAATCAATAACCTGCAACGTTACACCTGCACCCAGCGTAACCTGCTCAGACAGATTGCGCGGGCTAAAGGGGTGGGTACTTTGCGCGGGGGCTTGCGTCAGATTGCACGTGATCCTTATTTGTACGGATGTGACATCACCACACCCACGCTCCTTAAACGCGAATACCAACTGCGTTCGCCAGATTGCATGTCCCCCAATGGCGTAGCGGTATTCGACATCGAGACGGATGTGGTTAACGGTACTGAACAACCCATCCTGATGGCCTTGACGTTTAAGGACAAAGTCTACCTAGCTGCGACCAAGTTCTTTGTAGGTCAAGACGTTCGCTTCTTGGAAAAGCTTAACAAAGCCATTGAAAAGTACTTGGAGAAGTACACCAAAGAGCGCAACATTACCTACGAACTGGAGATCGTGGAAACGGCAGGTGAAGGCATTCGGCGTTGCTTTGCCAAAGCCCACGAATGGAAACCTGAATTCGTCACCATCTGGAACATCGACTTCGATATCCCCAAATGCGTCAAGCAATTGGAAGCTGAAGGAATTGATCCGGCTCAAGTTTTCAGCGATCCGTCGGTTCCCGAGCGCTATAAGTTCTTCCGCTACAAGCAGGGTAACGCTACTAAGAAAACCGCTTCGGGTCGAATCGATTCGATTCACCCAGCCGAACGGTGGCACGTAGCCGAATGTCCAGCGACGTTCTTTCTGATCGACAGCATGTGTGTGTACAAGCGTATTCGAATGGCTAAGCAAAACCTGCCTTCGTACAGCTTGGACTACGTAATGAAGGAGGAGTTGTCGGGGCTTGGTAAGCTTAAGTTTGAAGAGGCCGACGAATATGCAGGGTTGGCATGGCACGTGTTCATGCAGACCTATTACAAAGTCGAATATGCGGTCTACAACATCTTCGACTGTATCGGTGTAGAACTGTTGGATGAGAAGACCAAAGACTTGCAGCTGGTTATCAGTACCCAGTCGCGGGCTTCGGAATACACCATCTACAATTCGCAACCTCGTCGTTTGGTGGATGACTTCTATTTCTTCTGTCGTGACCGAGGCTATATCCTAGGTTCGTGTAGCAACGAAATGGTCCATGAATTGGATGCTTACGTTGTTGGCATGAATCAGTGGATCGTGACCCTACCCTCTCACCAGACAGTGGATAACGGCGTCCGCGCCATTAAAGAACTGCCTGATGTAAGGACTTACATTCGTCGTCACGTAGCCGACTTGGACATCGTATCGACGTACCCGAACGTTCAGGTGATCCTGAATATCTCGCGTGAGACTACCTTATACGAACTGTACAAGATCAAAGGGTGTAATGAATACCAGACACGCATGGCGGGTATTAACCTGACAGGCGGTCACGTGAATGCGGTAGAAATTGCAGTCGACATCATGAAAGCCCCGAGCTTTGATCGGATGCTGGCAGAGTTCCTTATGGACCATCCAGACGCAGCATAAAAGGGTTGTACGCTAGGCTCCCTAGGGAGCCTAGTGCTTTTATGCCGTTACTTCCCGCACCAGTCATATTTGGTACCGCCGTCATAGGCGACAGCATGTCCACGTTCAACCATGGCGGTTCCTACATTGATGTCGTCTATGTAGACATCAGCCAAAAGACGGAAATACTTATCTCGGGCAAGGTTATGGAGTTCGATCTTCTGACCGCCTCTCAGTGCCCCTAATAGAAAATCTTTAGCCAAACCTGCTTTGTGACGCTCCGCCGCTCGCAGGACGTCGGTACTGCAACTGCTGCGAATCTCCGGGGTGTCTATCCCGTTGATCCTGACAGACAACTCATGACCAAAGACATCCAACATCCCAGGTAGTTGTACCTTAAAGGTATCGCCATCATAGACTTCGACTACATTAGCCGAAGGCATGCGGATCATGTCAGTGGCCCACAGTGGACTCGGGAGCAATAGCGCACACAAGAAAACTACCCGGATTAAAAGAGAACGCATACCCCACCTCACCAAAAAAAAAAGAAACAGTAAAGCCTTCGACACCCAGTCACCGAAGTGACTGGGCGCCTTGGGTCATACCATTTCTCGGTGAGTTAGCAGTGAATGCCGATTTGCAGGTAAAGCTTTTCAAAGGGATGGTAGAAGGTTAAGCTGTTTTGCTCTTTCGTATAAGCGATCGCACGCTTTGACGGTTTGTTATTAAAGCGGGTGGGAAGACGTGAGAAATGCCAGACGAGATCGTGGTCTTGCTTGCCTTGTTGCTCAAGTAAACAATCTAATTCATGGAAAGCCACAATCGGTTCGTAGTTGCCCGTAAGACCGGTGGGTAACTCATCAAGCAATCTGAAGTGAATGGAAATGCTTTCAGCCTCATAATTGACTTTAAGGGTATCTTCCTCAAAGGTGGTTGATAACAAACCTTTAAGACCAGGTCCTGAGTTCCGTAAGATGCGAGCACAGTAAGCCAGTATCGAAACGTGCGGTAACGTTCGACGGTTGGGTCGTTTGGTTTTCAACAGATTCACAAAAGCGTCTGTGATAAACTCATTTGATGCTTTCAGTTCCGCATAGGGGGTTGGTTCCACTTTGATCTTTTCATAATGTTCCCGAAGGATCAGCTGCTTGAGATCATACGTGTGAGTGGTTGGAATCAAATCACGTTCCCCTTGGTACCACGCAAGCAGCGTCAAGTGATTGCGATCGGCACTGAGTACTGTAACTTCTACTGATGCAGTGATCACCACGTTGATGTGTTGCTTGAAGAATGCAACATGATGCGGACGGTGTTTAATCTCTTCATCCACCATGTCCTTAAACAACTGCACCATGTCTTGGGTGTGCCGTACAGCTTCTTTGCGTAAAGGATCGTCCATGTCATGTAGTGTAGGCGCACTAAACGCTGCAACTTTCGATCCAAAACAGGAGAGGATCAGAGGTTGACCAGACCTTGGACCTTCACAGAAGACGATCTCGTGGGCCGAGCGGAAAGTACTTACGCGACAGGGTCGCAAGTCCAAGTCACCGAGTTCGGGGCTGAGTATTTGTTGGGTCTTGAACCAAGTCATCAGTGCTTCGAGATGGGGAGATACCATCATGAGGTTAAGTCCTTCTAAAACAGCATAAAAAAGAAATGGGGTCCGAAGACCCCTTTAATTCAAACAGCGACCGCTGAGGTGCGTGGGTGGTAACGGGCCATGACCTTGAGGCCTCGCTCTTCTAAGTACGAAGAGTAGTCCACCTCAGACCCTTGCTCTTTACACAACCCGATAAAGTTAAGGAGTTTATAGGTCCCGGTCGAATCGTCCACTGTATAAAACCCAACTTCTCCTTGTAGGTCTTCCATGGGATCTACCACCACCACGTGGTATTCGCCATCTACCGAACGTACAATGTAAGCACTGATCACACTCACTTCTTCAAGCCTTGCAGACGTAACGTCCTGCAAGGTATGCAAGGCCTTGGTGCCATTCATTTACGTGTTCTCCCTAGAACTTGAATGAACAGTCGTTCAGTAGATCCGACACAGCGGACGTGTGGGGCTAGCATCGACACCCACAGTGATACACTTGGGTTCTTCGATGGCCGCTACATCTACATCAAAGTACGATTCAGTGGCCCAGGTAAACAAGAAGCCTACCACAAACAGGACCGACAGGTAGATAATCCATCGACCTTGGCGACGCAGTTGGATCTGCTCACTGGGTGTGAGTGGTCGATGATGTACGTTCGAGGTGGCGAGAATCGTACTGGAAATGTTTTTGTGCATCTTCTTCTCCGAGTCCTAATTCCTGAAAGGCGTGCTTGATTTTCCGTCTAACCCAATAGGCAGAAGGAACCTTACCTCCATTCAACCGCTTGTGCGTATACTGCAAGTTACGCGCCATGAACAGGTAGTGGTACGGAATGTACCAGTACACAGGTCCGCTACCCCGACGAACGTGGATGCTCTGAAACAACTTCTCGTTTTCGGGGGTGATGTTCCCAAGGTGGTATTGACGGATCTGCTCACGCTCTTCTTCATTCAGCGGTTCGTTGTTATGAAACAAGTAGCTGGTAGGTTCTTCGTGCTGGGGTTTGTGAGCGTTCATACGCGACCTCTTACGGGGTACACCCGTTGATTGTGCAGGGTGTAGGTGTGGTGCAGTTCATCAATCGCTTTACGCGTGCGATGTAGGTTAAGTTCCACGAAGCGGCGTTGAGCGCTGTCGCTGGCTATCTTGAGATCTTCTTCCAGATGCCGCTCATTGGCAACGAGGCATGACAATCGAATCAAATACTGTTTACGACACATTTACGTATCCTCCTAAGGATTACAGGGCACAAGACCCTCCATAAGAAGGGGTTTGTGTTACTCAAGGTTTAGAAGTACCAATCTCCTAAGAACTGTGGACGCCCCCCCGAAGAGGGGCGTTATTACTCAGTCGTCGTAGGAAGCGAGTTCCTCTGCAATCTGTTCTGCCTGTCGAGCACGACATTCACCACAGACTTCATAGACCGGACCGTTTGACCCTTCATCGATGTCACGGGTGTGACGAAGGTCTTTCTGGGTGGTGACTTTGTTACACCACTCGCATTGAGCTTCGTCTTCGGCATGCCTCTCGGTGAAGTACTGCTGAAGCTCCTGCTCGAGCGTATAACACGCTTCGCAGTAATGGTGATACTCGGCGCCGAACGAATCGGTTTCGCCTTGTACACGCACCGTAGCGTCGTTCTCACACTGCCACTCTTCACCCTTGGCGTACTGAAGCTTCAGAGCATCAGATGCTTTGTTGGCATCGATGATCTCCTTCATGGTTTCGAAGTAACTCCACTGCTCGAACTCACAGACGGTGGGTTCACGAACGGTGGTGACACGACCTGGAAGATTACCGAACATAATGTTCTCCTTAGAACGAGGGGGGAATAAGTGGTTTGGTTAATCCACTCACCTAGGTAATATAGATCTGAGATTTTTTTATTTCGGCAGGCTCAAATCGAAGCATTCGGCGAACTCCAAGACGAACTCATCCATCCAATCCTGCACGTACATCACGTTCCAGTAAGGGGTGGTTTGAAGTCGATTAAAGTCCAGTCGGGAAACTCGTTGTAACTGACCCAAGATCCTCTCGATTCTCCGCATGAGGAAAGGAACTTCCTCCACTTGGGTTTGTACAGTTTCACGATAGACCACCAAATAGGGATGGTCTTGGTGCACACTAAGCTCACTGACAACCACCTCGGCTAAATATAACCGAGCCCCTATATCCACTTGGGCCTCAATCGGGAGGATGTGACCATAGTAGTTGTAGAGGGAATCTTTTGTCAGGTTAAGGTGTGGGGTGCGCGGTACAATCTGGGTAACAAACCGATCAAAGTCGGTAATCTCGCGATTATCAACTTCAAGCACCAAATACCTGATTACACTCGCCATGGAGCACTCCTACGTTTTTGGTTTTGCACAACTGTCGATCTGTTCTAAAAGAGCCACCTTAGCACGCGCCTTCAGGTACCGACAGACCTGTTTGCGTTTGCGCCTAACCCAATGTATGTCTGGCGGAAGTTC